AAGGATTTCAAGGAATTCAAGGTTCTAAAGGAGATCAAGGTTTTCAAGGAATTCAAGGAACCAAAGGAGATCAAGGATTCCAAGGTGCTAAAGGTGACCAAGGATTCCAAGGAATACAAGGAACCAAAGGAGATCAAGGTTTTCAAGGTATTCAGGGTTCTAAAGGAGATCAAGGATTTCAAGGAATTCAAGGTACTGTTGGTAATCAAGGTTTTCAAGGTATTCAAGGTTCTAAAGGAGATCAAGGTTTTCAAGGAATTCAAGGAACCAAAGGAGATCAAGGATTCCAAGGTGCTAAAGGCGATCAAGGTGCTAAAGGAGATCAAGGGTTTCAGGGTATTCAAGGAACTAAAGGAGATCAAGGAGCTAAAGGTTCTCAGGGATTCCAAGGTATACAAGGAACTATCGGTAACCAAGGTGATAAAGGCGATCAAGGATTCCAAGGAGCTACCGGCCTAAACGGTATATCCGGAACTTCTGGTGTACAAGGTTTTCAAGGACCTTATGGAATTCAAGGAACTATTGGTAATCAAGGTTTTCAAGGAATTCAAGGAACCAAAGGCGATCAAGGATTCCAAGGTATTCAGGGTTCTAAGGGAGATCAAGGTTTTCAAGGAATTCAAGGAACCAAAGGCGATCAAGGATTCCAAGGTATTCAGGGTTCTAAGGGAGATCAAGGTTTTCAAGGAATTCAAGGAACCAAAGGCGATCAAGGATTCCAAGGTATTCAGGGTTCTAAGGGAGATCAAGGTTTTCAAGGAATTCAAGGAACCAAAGGAGATCAAGGTGCTAAAGGAGATCAAGGTGCTAAAGGAGATCAAGGTTTTCAAGGAATTCAAGGAACCAAAGGAGATCAAGGATTCCAAGGTATACAAGGGACCAAAGGAGATCAAGGATTCCAAGGTATACAGGGTTCTAAAGGAGATCAAGGATTCCAAGGAATTCAAGGTACTGTTGGTACACAAGGTTTTCAAGGTAGACAAGGAACTGTTGGTACACAAGGATTCCAAGGTAGACAAGGTACCGTTGGTACACAAGGTTCACAAGGATTACAAGGAGATCAAGGATTCCAAGGTACTTTCGGTATTGCTGGTATAGATGGTTCCCAAGGTAATCAAGGTTTTCAAGGAATTCAAGGAACTATCGGTAATCAAGGTGCTAAAGGAGATCAAGGAACCATCGGTAATCAAGGTTTTCAAGGTATACAAGGAACCAAAGGTGACCAAGGTGCTAAAGGAGATCAAGGAGCTAAAGGAGATCAAGGTTTCCAAGGATTCCAAGGTATTCAAGGAACTATTGGTAATCAAGGTTTTCAAGGTATTCAAGGAACTATTGGTAATCAAGGTTTTCAAGGTAATCAAGGAGATAAAGGTAATCAAGGTTTCCAAGGAATACAGGGTACTAAAGGAGATCAAGGTGCTAAAGGAGATCAAGGATTCCAAGGTATACAAGGAACCAAAGGAGATCAAGGAGCTAAAGGTGACCAAGGCGCTAAAGGAGATCAAGGATTCCAAGGTATTCAAGGTACCAAAGGAGATCAAGGATTTCAAGGAATACAAGGTGCTAAAGGCGATCAAGGAGATAAAGGTAATCAAGGATTCCAAGGATTCCAGGGTATACAAGGTACCAAAGGCGATCAAGGTGCTAAAGGAGATCAAGGATTCCAAGGTATACAAGGAACCTTTGGTAATCAAGGTTTCCAAGGTATTCAAGGAACTATCGGTAATCAAGGATTTCAAGGTATTCAGGGTACTAAAGGAGATCAAGGTTTCCAGGGAATCCAAGGTACCAAAGGAGATCAAGGTGCTAAGGGTGACCAAGGTGCTAAAGGCGATCAAGGATTCCAAGGTATTCAAGGAACCAAGGGAGATCAAGGAGCTAAGGGTTCACAAGGATTCCAAGGATTCCAGGGTATACAAGGTACCAAAGGCGATCAAGGTGCTAAAGGAGATCAAGGATTCCAAGGTGCTACTGGTCTAAACGGTATATCCGGAACTTCAGGAGTACAAGGATTTCAAGGACCACAAGGAACTAAAGGAGATCAAGGAGCTAAAGGATCTCAAGGATTCCAAGGATTCCAAGGATTTGGATTCCAAGGTAATCAAGGTAGTGGAAATCAAGGATTCCAAGGAATTCAAGGATCTGCTGGATCTGGAACTGTTCCTGGAACTAATACTCAAGTGATTTATAATAATACTGGAGCTTTCGATGCTAATCCTAATTTAGTATTTGATTATACCAATAATTATCTGGGAGTTGGAACTCCTGCGCCTAATTACCCAATAGAGGTAGTTGGTGCTAATGCAAACGTTTCTATTTATGCAAGTAATGATATTATTGCATTCTCGGATGCAAGAGTTAAAACTAATGTAGAAACTATAATAGAGGCCTTAAATAAAGTAAATTCCTTGAGAGGTGTAACTTATGAACGTATTGATTCTGAATCAAGTGATCGTTTCATGGGTGTTATTGCTCAAGAGGTTATGACCATAATTCCAGAAGTAGTTTATCAAAAAAATGATGGAACTTATGCAGTAGCCTATCAAAATATGGTTGCGGTATTAATAGAGGCAATTAAAGAATTAACCGCCAAAGTAGAAAATCTAGAATCGCAGATGAAAAACAACATCTAACGAATAAATATAAAAACAAACAAAACATTATAACATGCCATTACAATTACAAAGAAATCCAATTGCCGGTGGAGTAAACGACTACAAACCTAACACTCTATGGAGTAATGGTTTTGCCGTAGCAACTAGCTCTAAAGCACAATCACAAGACAGTCTTACTTATTACGCAGGTGAAACTGGTGGAAGTCAATACATCATATACTCAACAAAAGATGCGCAAAGTGAAGCTTATCCCGGTGGAAGTAGTGATTATACTCCGGTAGCATGGGGTTCATTTGACTCAACGAATCCAACTAAATTACTTGAACTTATTAATGGTTTACCGGGAAGACCTGGTGGAGCTCAATACGGAACAATTGGTGCCGCAATGAATTGGTTAAATAATTCCGCTGAATATTTCATTATGAATCAAGATTATCCATTTGTGCACATAGCTGATCCTCTGGTTATATGGGATCCTTCTATTCCTCAATGCTCTTGTTTAGGCCTAGTTAATTCGAAAACGACTAATAATCTAGGAAATAGTAATCTTAACGGTTTCCCTTCAACCTTTGCTCCAGAAGACTCGAATTCTATCGATTTTGGTGCTAATGGAGGAACTGCATACGGAGCATTTCAATCAAATACCTCTTCTCCTAATGGCTCAATGCATTCAATTACCTTGGATATTTCTAATGCTTATATTGGTACTAACGGATTCATGATATCTGTTTGGTTTAAACATTCTAATATTTCAGGAATCAGCACTCCATGTTCTTTATTTTCTTTTGGAAATTATGCACAGACTGGATTGATTTTAGCGATTAATGGATCCCATGTATCATTTGGAAATGCTGCAGATTATGCCTCTCTACCTAAATTTACTCATTCATTCTCAAATAATCAATGGAATAATGTAACTTTAGTTTTAGATAATAGTTTGATTGGAAGTGAATTTACTTTATGGATTAATGGATCGTCTGAAGGTTCTCAGACAAAAAATTCTTTCGTTTGGAATATCCCTGAAGAAATTTATATTGGCGGAAATAAATTAGGCAATGGAGTATCATACAATGATCCCAATTTAGTAATTGGTAATACCATTATCGATCATCTAAATTCTCAACCTTTTATAAATTATAATTATCTAGCGTATAAAGCAGCTAATGGAATTAACGGTAAGTACTAAAAATCCCAATCTTCAATAAAGTCTCGTTCACCTCTCTTCTTTTCTAGATGAGCATATGACCAAGCTCCTTTATTGCTATAATCTATTGGAGACCACTCTTTCATATTGAGTTTTATCCATGGATCTTTACCATCCTCAAGGTTATTCACATAAATGAATAACTCATCAAGATAAGGAGATAGCTGTTTAAAGAGAGAATTTCCTCCAAGAACATATACAGTTCCTTCAGTGTGTAGGTGCAAATCATTCAAATCATGAATTGTACCTACACCAAATCTTTTGAATTTTTTCTTTCGAGTAATAACCCAAGTATTAGGTCCTTTCCAACCAGTCATTTCAAAAGTTTTTCTGCCTATAATACAAGTTTTGGTTCGTAGAAGTTTCTTAATTAACTTTTGATGATCCCATATCCTAACAGAAAGATCTGGAAATACCTTTGATTGATCGTCTATTAGTGAGACGAATGCAATTTTTTGTTCATGTAACATTTAGTTCAATCTTTTAATTTCATCAATCAAATAGGGATTTATCCATTGTAAAAATCCTGCAGAATTTTCAATTTCGGTAATTCTTTCAATTGTCGAAGGATCACCTATCATAAATACTTCTGATCGTGTGATGGTTTGATCTTCTAATATATTTATTTGCTTGTTAGCTTCCGTCCAGCCTCTTTGTATAACGCCATCCATAGATTGAGCGACATTACCTCGTTCATACATGGCATTAAGTAATGTTGCATTGAGTGTGTCGGCAATAGATCGTTGACGAATCTCCTGCTTTTTATCTTCCGCCATCTCGTTGGTGCGTCGGATCATCCAATATATCCGACCTATATTTCCTTTATCCGCAAAAAATAAGTCCTCTACGATCATATTAATTGTATAGTATAATTTTTCTTTTCGAAGTGTTTATCTAGATTGAATGAGCTGATGTTTTCATATAGCCAAACTCCTTCAGACATTTCTTGATGAGATACTCCAAAAGGAATTAGATTATCAGCAGTCCAGTAAAAATCTTCAAATTCACTTATTTTTAGGACATCTCGATTTGTTCGAATTTTTTTCCTTTGTGAAGGGTTCTTCTGATAATCCGGATTATCATAAAGCATATCATCCCATGAAATATCTATAAGCAGATGATGTTTGAATCCTATACTAGAAGCAGAATTAAGTATTTCTCTTAGTCTCATATAATCTTCTGGACCGGTTATGATGATATCAACGTCCCATGTTTCAATGAAAGGTTTTTCAACGCCTTCGTTTTTAGATTGCCAATAAGGTCGAGCAAAAGATCCACCAAGATAAACCGAAAATCCTTCTAGATTTACTTGATCCTTCCATTCAATTAACCAAGCATCGAAATTCTCGATAGTGGGAACTAACCAAGGTTCAGAAGTTTCCACTTCACCTCGTCTATAATAAAACTTCTTGCTCATTTATGAGAGTATATTTTTCTTCATATGTTGAAGGCATAATACCTTCATTCATATATTTTATGATTGCTCGTTCTTTTAGCTTTGCTTCAACCATAATCCATGCACCAGTACCATAATCAGTAATTTCTTCGTAAATCCAATCGGCATGTGCACGAGCCATTTGATCAGGAGATTCGTGATTTATTGTAGATGAGAAGTGAAAACCGGCAGGAACGGTACCCCATGTTGAAGCGGCAAGTTTAGCAGCTTCTTCGTGAGTTAGATTACCACTACAAAATTTGTGATGGTGTGAATCAAAGGTGATTGGGATTTGGATTTGTGTATATAAAAGATCGTATAGATCTTTTACTGAATATTGAGAAGGTTTATCGTCGTTTTCAATAACTAATCGAGCTCGAGTATTTGGGTGTAGTTTTTCAAATCCTTTGATGAAACGTTTAGCGCATTCTTCTTTACCACCTTGAGTTGTATTTAGATGAATATTGATTTGATTCCAATGAGATGGTACAAAACCCATGGCATCGTAAATTTCGGAATGTTGATTAAGTTCTTTAACCGTTTTTCTTACAACAAAACCATTTAGAGATGCAAGAACATTAAAAGGGCCGGGATGCATTTCTAAACGTTGACCATAGTTGGTTGCAAGAGTACCACCAAGTAGAAGAGTCTTTTCGATAATTGGCCAATTTGGTAGATCGGTTAATTCATATTCAGACATCCATGGAAACATGTTAGAAGACATACGAAAGAATTTGATACCACGACGTTCATTCCATTGAATGATTTTTACTAGATCTTGTACGTTTGCAAGAGCAAGTTTTGATACACCTTCGAGAGTTGAACGTTGAGCTTCAAACGTTTTCTTAATCATGTGACGATTGGTAGAAATTCCTTCACTACCTTGTAGCTCGAGATTAATACAACAATAACCTATTCGTTTATGAATTTCCATATTTTATTTTATATGCGCTAAAAATGTAAATGAAGCTTCCCAATATCGATCATCATCGGATTCCCAATCAGATACATGAAGTAATTCGAAACGATATTCAGAAGTTTGTTCGTTAGTTTTTGCAAAGGAATTTTTAAGTCCTTCAACCGAATCGTTTGACCAATCTCGAAGATAGTTTACTCGGAAGTAATGTCCTTCGTAACTATGAGTTTCATAATTTCCCATTGAAGATCTTAAGAAATTTTCACATTCGCAATTCTTGGCAAGAATTTCTAGATCAGGATGGTTAGATGGAATTCTACCATCAATAAAAGTTTTTTGATTTTCCATAGATGTATTAATTAATTTGATATAACAAATATAATAAAAATTTGTGGAATAAAAAACTTTATTGACAAAAAGTTATTAACAATTAATAAAAGCCTATTCGTTTTTTATCTAATTTATCTTCTTCGCTAAATTTCTTCTCTTGATTATAGATTTCGGCAAGTGTCATGGCTTTGTCAATTTTAGTATCAAAACCTAAATGATCGCTTAATGCCTGAGCTTTCGCGATTGGAAGTTTATCAAATTCATGTCGGAAGATTAGGCGACCTTTACGAAGTAGAGCATCATCGATTGTAGTAATAGGGCAATTAAATGTACAGATAAATTGAATGCCTAGAAAATCTGAAAGTATACCATCGGCTAGATTAAGTAATTTATCAACTGATGCACCACCAGTTTTTCTAGATCGAATAGCTTCATCGGCATCTTCAATAATTATAATAGATCCACTATAATCAGATAACAAAGGAATAAATGAAGGATCTGTTAATGAATCGATTAGCTGATTAGGAAGATATATGACGGTTCTCTTTTCAGATAACAAAGAAATAAGGTGTCGAATATACATTGTCTTTCCAGTTCCAGGATGTCCATGAAGAAGAACAATTCCTTTTTTTTCCTTCATGTTAAGTTGATTCATGAGATAATTATGTTTATCATTCCATTCATCATCATAATTCATTTTTAGATCGATATTCGGTTTATGAATTTCAAAAGCTCGAAGATCAAGATCTCCATTATCTTTAACTAGCAATTGAACAGAAGATTTTTCTTTGTGTATAATACACATATCTTCTATTTCCGTAATCATTTTCTTAACTGCATCGTTTCCTCTCTTCAAATCCCAACGAAGATGAACATATTCAATTTCGATTTCACCTTCACTTGGAGTAGAAACTCCACATGTAAAAATTGTAGAATTTACGGTTTTAGTTCTACCGGCATAATTCTCTACGACATCACGAGTCTTCAATTCACAACATTCAATATCGACATTTTTATCTACCCAATCATTCCAGACCTTTTCATTTACTATGAAATTCTTACGTCTCCAATTGGAAAACATATGGTCATTATCTTTCCACCACATTTTTTCACCCATATCATAGAGATTAGTGAGTTCAATGCTACGTCTTATATTATTTACCGGTTTTATCATTTTTATATAGAGTGCTTCTAATTTTCGATCCTAAGTCATAATCATTTGAGTTTTCTAATAGCTCATCATTTGTTACTATATACGAAACAAAATCATTTTCGGATATATCAATACCCATTTGTTCTTTGATTTGATCCGCATCTAGAAAATGATAATCCGTTTCGTTTGTATCACCCCATTCAACTAGAACATGATACATTCTAGGATCGGTCCAACCTGAAGGAATAATTTTAATTCCAATTGGTTCACTGGTAACCCATATACTCAAGTATGAGCTAAGAGCTTTAGATGCATTAGGAGTATTTCCATCATCTGAAAAGGATTTTGATAATTGTATATCTTCCATATTATTTGTTTATGTGAGTGATTAATTTTTTAGCAATCATTTTACAATCCATAGATAACTCAGATTTATTGGCAATCCAATCAAGATATCCTGGATCTACTTTATTAATTTCCATTACGGATTTTCCATTATATTTACCAAATCCATAGAATACGTTATTATCTTTCTTAACGAATTTACCGGTCAAATCTATTCGATTGTCTTTTTTAGATTTTTCAATAACGTCGTCGAAATCCGATTCAGTAAATTTGTAAGTTTCCATTTGTTTAAAGAATACTCGTTTAGTTGCATCCACGTCCCATTTTGCAGAGTGAGCATTTTCAAATTTCTCACCGAGAAAACGTTCAACTGCACCAGTCAAAGTTCGAGGTTCGAAATAAGTCCAAAGTGCATATGAATCTAGAAGACGATGTTTCTTCCAATCGAATAAAGTATTAGCTCTACAAAATTCTTCGAATAACATAGGAATGTCAAAATTCTGAATGTTATATCCAGCTAAATCACAACCTTCAATAAAGGCTAAAATATCTTTTGCTCGTTCTTCGAATTTAGGAGCATCCATAACATCTTCATTTGAGATACCATGAACAGATGCAGCTTCATCAGAAATTACTACTGGATGAGGATTGAATTTAGAATACCATTCCTCTTCACCATTGGCAGTAACTTTAATCATTTGTAATTCTACAATACGATCACGGGTAGTATTAATTCCGGTTGATTCGATATCGAAGAATACGATAGGTTTTGTTATTTTCATATTTCGTCATTTACTAATTGTCTGTGTATTTCTCTTCTTACTTCTTCATTTCCTTCACCGAATTTCTCGTATATCTTTTCGGCAAAATCTCCTTTAGTGGTATCAATGATATATGCATCGGCATAAACCATGTATCTTTCAAACCAATGGAATGAATCTGGATTTGATTTTGCATGAGATCTAATAGAATCTTCGCTTAGGTATCGTTTATTAAAACTCATTATTTTTAGATTTATATTTATTATAAGCTTTTTGGAGAATAATAATTTTCCCAGTACTCGATCATTTCATCTAACATTGTTTCAAATGTATACTCTTTCTCCCATTTAATTATGCTTTGAATTTTCGTTGGATCGCCTTTGAGGTGATGTAACTCTTCCGGACGAAGGAATTTTTCATCGACTTCAACGTATTGATTCCAGTCCAAATCAAGGCTTCCAAATACATATTCCACAAGATCTCTAACTGTATGTGATATTCCGGTAGCAAAAACGAAATCGTCTGCTTTGTTATTTTGAAGAATCGCCCACATTGCTTTAACATAATCTTTTGCGTGGCCCCAATCTCTTGATGCATCTAAATTTCCTAATTTTAATTTGTTTGATAATCCCATTTTAATTTTAACGGCTTCCTTACATACTTTGTTGGTTACAAAGTTAGTTCCTCTAAAAGGAGATTCATGATTAAATAGAATTCCATTAGAGATAAACATTCCATATGAGTTTCGGTAATTTCTTGCAATGTTATATGCAAATACTTTAGCACAACCATAAGGTGATACAGGATTTAGCGGAGTTGTTTCTCGTTGAAATCCATCAGGATCAATTGAATTTCCAAACATCTCTGAAGATGATGCTTGATAAATTTTGATTTTTGGATCGATCAATCTAACCGCTTCAAAAATATTTAGAGATGCAATACCAGTTGCATTTGCTGTGTAGATAGGTTGATCGAATGAGATACGAACATGCGATTGCGCTGCCAAATGGTAAATTTCATCCGGTCGAACTTTAGAAACCACGCTTATAATCGAAGCTAAATCCGTAACGTCACAATACTCTAGATTTAATTTGTCGAATATATGTTCAATACGAACGGTTTGATTTTCTGCAACCGAATTACGTTTAAGAGTACCCCATACCTCATACCCTTTATCTAAAAGAAAAGATGCGAGATAAGATCCATCTTGACCGTTGATCCCGGTAATAAGAGCCTTTTTCATTAATTACGATTTAGTAATTATATGAATGACATATTACTTTAGAAAGCCATAATCTACATTAGCATTCTGTATATCTGAGAAGCCAGTAGTTTGCCAAGCTAAATGAGGATGAATTCCATAGCAAGGGTATTTGGTTTGTATCTCATATGCTAGAAATTCATCAATAACAAATCGATCGTAACAGAGAGAAAACTTCTCTATTATTTCTGCTATGATTTTAGGATTGATTGCAAAGCAATGAGTGGTAAAGGTTTTCTTTAGACGATGTAGATTAGAATCAATCATATCTAATTCTTGTTCATTGTGATTTCCTCCAAAATAGAGAAGAGCCCAATCTTCAGGGATTTGAATGTCTCTTATTTTATCGATAACATCCGAAGAAAATTCAACATCGTCTTCTAAAATAAGTACAGGCTTATCGGATCCTATAATCTGTTTGTAGATTTTTAGATGAGATAAATTACAACCGATAGCTCCTTTAGGTATTGTGAATTCTCCTTCAATATCTCGTGAATCGATGGCATCCACAAATTCGAATTCGATTCCTAGAGAATTTAGATGATTTTTGATGGAAGATCTACGATCTTCTCTACGCTTAAGTGATATGCAATAAATATTAAAGTCCTTGAAGTTCATTCACCTTAGATTTTAATTTAAAGAGAAGTTTCTTGGCCGCGGCAAAGTATTTTCCCCTAGCTTCTAGATTTTTAAAAGCCTGTATCGGAATCATGTGATCTTGATTATTATGAGATCTTTCTGCCTCATGCCAAATATGTACTAGATCATTTTCATTCATTGAAGGGATTTCTACGATTGATGAAAGTTTATCCCAGAAGAATTGATCTTCTACGGAATATCCATCGAATAAATGCGAATCAAAACCACCGATTAATTCAAACAAAGATCTTCCTACGATTATTGATCCTCCAGGAGCTTTTCTTTGAAATTCTTCTGGCATAGGAGGATTTGTTTCGCTAATAACATCTTTGATATGTGCTCCATCAACCATAATTCTATTAGCATCTCCTTCGCTCATAGATCTAACGCATCTTTCTCGTAAACAATGAACTGCACTAATAGAATCAATTTTACGATTTTTGATATTCGAGTAAAATGAATCATTAACTAATATATCTGAATCATGAAAATGTAAAATCGTTGAATCCGAAAAACAATAGCCTATATTATGAGCTAAGCATTTATTGAATCTTGGAGAATTTTCCTTTATCCAAATATATGAACATGATTTTTCTCTACAAATATTAAGATGTTCCATATTAACAGATATCTCAACTACAATAATAGACACCTTATAATCAGAAGTAATTGCAACCGAATCTCTTAACGAATCGATCGTTGCTCTTAATTGTCCATGTCTACCCTTTGATGGTATTATGGTTGTTATATCAGCATCTTTCAAGTCACTTCTCAATGACAGATATATTCCATCTATTGGATTAATTGGATTTTCACCAGTTGTTTCAGTTATGTGTATTAAGTCAAAATCCATTGCTATGATTTTTTATAGAATATGTAATTCTCAGTAACGACACAATCTAATTGAGTGGTATCTAATACATAGAATGCATCCTCATATGTGGTTAAGATTGGATTTCCTCTAATGTTAAAAGATGTATTTAGGATTACCGGTATTTTTGATCTTGAATTTATTTCAGTTAAGATATCGTAAAATCTTTCATGACTTTCTGAAGTTACGGTTTGCAATCTAGCAGTATTATCAACATGAACGATTGCAGAAAGATCTTTGATGTATTCAGTTTTAACTATTGGCGCATAACTCATGTATGGAGATTCGATAGCATCATCAAAAAATGTATGCATATCTTCCATTTTACATACTGGTGCAAAAGGTCGATACCATTCTCTAAATTTAACCTTTGCGTTTAGAGTATCCTTCATTCCTTCGAATGCTGGATAACAAACAATACTTCGATTGCCTAAAGCTCTAGGACCAATTTCTGAATTGTTTGTAATGAATCCTAAAATCTTACCTTCGAGAAGAAGATCCGTTAGCCTTTCAATGGTTGCTTCTTCATGAGTATATTCGTTTAGATATTTTCCTAATTCTAGCTCATCTAAGATATGCATGCCGGAATACACGGATTCTTGATTTTTATATTCAGGAAATAAATGAAGGAACCATCCATGAGTTAAACCACAGTCATTGGGATTTGGCGGAACGAAAACTGAGTGATTTCTTGCAGCGATATCCATTGATATTTTTTGATTGAATAAAACATTTAAAGCACATCCACCAGTTAAAACAATATCCATTGGATAAACATTATAATAGGTCTTTATCAAGTCCATCATTACCATTTCAAAAGCTTTCTGATGCGTTGCGGCTAAATCCCATGCATCATTTCCGGATAGATCTCCTTGAGGAAGACCAAGATTACTGATATATGATTCTAATCCAGCACCGGCACCGCTCGTAAAATACTCTATTGAATGATGTAACCATTCTTCTCTAATTTTTCCATATGCACACAGACCCATGATTTTACCAGCATATGTCATATGAGTAGAATCTTTCCTTATATCAGATAACACATCACCAATCGATTGATAGGCTCTTCCATAATCAATAGATGTTTTATGTATGCCGGATATCTCTCCGTGATTTGCTAGATAAACATTAATTGTACTTACTGCTTCGTAATCTATTCCACCTCCATCAACTGAAAAAATTAGAGCATTATCAAATTTGGATAGATGATAAGCTCCATTTGCGTGTGCTAAATGATGAGGGAATGTAGAGAATTGTGCTAAAGGAAAAAATCCTCGAATGAAATCTAGATCTTTTCCATCTAGTTCTAAATAGAAGATATTTGTTATTTCTGGATCTGCTAAATTCTCTTTTATTAAGGTAAAGAATTGTTTACGCTCATCTTCATTAGATCCTAGATATTCTCGAGAATCGAAAGATGAAGAAAGCATAGAATATCTTCGTTTAACAAATCTTTCATATTCAAAAACTCGAAGTTCATTATTTTTATCTATGAAGGTAACGGATGCATCATGAGATCCATATATAACTAATGTCTTTTGAGCAGTAATTTCTGGCATATTGAGGTTTATTAAATTATTGTCCAGGTATAATTACTCCGTAGAATAATTTACCATTGAAATTTGTATTAATCAAGTTTATTAATCCTCCTGGATCTTGATTAGGATTGTATATATGAATTTCGGCACCAATCCATTTAAAGAAATTCAGCTTGTCTAGGATTGTCGGAATAATATCATATTCTCCTCCTTCACAATCCATTTTTAAATAAACACAGGTAGAATTGATATATTTACCTAAAGTTTCGGTAACACATTCAGATGTATAACCTATAGAAAAATGACTTGAATCAGATTGAATAAACGTGGAAGATGCTCCGCTATTATTTGTTGGAGTTCCTATGTTTATAATATCTCCATCTTTACCGGTTATTGCTACCTGATGTATTTCAAAATCTTCTAGGGAAAATCCGTTCAAAACAATATTCTTTTTGAAATTCTCGAAATTTGCAGGAACTGGTTCGAATGCAATTATTTTGCAGCCATATAGTTTTTTTGCATATATTGAAAAGATTCCGGTATTTGCACCTACATCAATTATAGTATCTTCAGGTTTAATATCTAAATTAGATATTCCATAGAATAAATCTTCCTTTAGCTCTCGGAATACACAAATAGGAGTTTCTGAATTTTCCTCATCAATTATAGACAAATCAATACCATTTATAGTATCGGTAAAAATTTTAGTGGCTTTCATATTTAATGTTGTGTTCGGTTATGGAAAATTACTTGAGGAAATTTTCTATTATATGTATTATCTATCACTGGATGACCGCCTTCATCAAATGAAGCAAGATCAGGTATTGCCTCAACTCCATTTAATTTACAAACTAAACTAAGAATAGATTGATCGTGTCGATGTTCGATAAATTCAGGATAACATGGTTTCTTTGATGGTGCAACGAATTCATCAGCTACTAAATTAATATGAGACATCCAACGATACCATTCACTAGCAATATGATGAGCAAATTCTGTCTTTCTACAAAAGAAAAACGAAGAGGATCTTTGAGTAGTGTCGGTAAATTCTGGTTCATCACAATTCATTTGGATAAAACTATCTCGTTTAGTCCAAAATTTTTCTATATGAGGCATTTCACAAACAGCAACACCATATTTTGTAGAATTTACTAGATCTATTACTGGATCTATTTTATCTATGAAATAACACCCTGAATCAGAATACATTAAGAAATCATTAGGTCCCATTTTAGATAATGCATCTAAAATTATATAAGGTTTCCAAATCCAATATCCTGCTCCTCTAGTATATTGAAAATGTTCTTTGTGTTTGTTAAAAAAATCTTCGGGTAAAGAATGAGATCCATAATTAATACATCGATCAAATCCACCAACATCTAATCCAGTTTGAGTGTTCCTTCTTTGAGATTCGAAATATCCTCCATTAGGTTGGTTTCTTGCATAGTTACTTCCTAATGCAGCATAGTTAATTAGTATATTCATAATTCAAAAAAGCCGAGTTTATTTAGATGATACTACCCTTAAGGAAACTCGGCAAAAACTTTGTTGGCTTACGATCCAAACGAGCTAGTGTGCTTCGGGCGATAGGCATCTCGGGTTTACGATTCCTGGCCAGGGACATATTAAGGTAGCCAAAATAAAAGATGGGAGGAATCCAACCTACCGTCACGTCCTCACGGATTGCTCTCATTAATGTCACTGAGCTACATCTTTAGTAGCGGGAGCAGGATTCGAACCTGCGACCTACGGGTTATGAGCCCGCCGAGCTACCACTGCTCTATCCCGCAATATATTTTTAATGACGAGGTACTACAATTTCTACCTTTTGTCTAAGATGTATTGTATGTATATATTTAATTAGTTCATCGGTCTTAACATCAAAACGCAATTGCGTTATGGATAATTCCTGAATTGGTTTAGCATACTTACCGTGACCTGGATTTAACTCATATTCTGAATGGTCATAATAAGCAACTGGATTAATGTTATAAAAGATGGTATCATTTTTTGTTGACCATTTTACAAATTCAGCTTTGCTGATAATTTCTTTATCGACTGAACAACTCCCTAGAGTTAGTATAAGTCCGGCAATCATTAATTGGTTTTTCATAATATAGTTATTTTAAGTACCCTTAGTAGGACTCGAACCTACACGCCTAAGCACCAGATCCTAAGTCTGGCATGTCTACCAATTCCACCATAAGGGCATGTTGAGTAGGATCAGAGGCCTTCTGCCTACTGAGACCTCATCGTTAACTTTCGTCAGAGCGTACCGAGACACTATTTTTTTGATCCATTTCTTTTAAAGATTCTTCCATCTCTTGAAATATCATTGCAACAACAACATGTTTTTCTTGACCATGCATATTTTGCAGCAAATCTAAATCGGCATCAGATAATGCAGCAGATATTACGCATTTATCATCTTTCTGAAATTCGATTATTACTCTATCGTATCGTTTTTCCATTTTGTGTTAATTAGTTTAATATTATATGATGTTCATTTATCAAGATTCATTATTACTAAAAGGCTTCTCATATTTAGGTTTGATTATTAACCAAATTCCTTTTGAATAATCTTGACCATCTAGCATATTGAACAAAATTCCAGGATAACTAAAGTTTCTGGCGGATTGAGCAAATAGCTTTCGAGTTCCTAAACGTTTGATGGAATCAAAATGATCTAGATACTCGGTTTCTAATTTGGAATATGCTAAACGAATATCCTCTTCTGTTTTACGAACCCATGAATAAAATTCATCAGGAACTTCGACTAAAACCTTTTCAGACATTTCACCAGTATTCATTAGGTTTTCCCAAACGTCATATGATGAGATGCTGGTGATTATTCGATGAAGTCTAACATAATCTTCAAATTTGATTTTCATTCGATAATTAGAAGGATGGAATCGAAGAATGAAACCTTCAGAATTTCGTTGATTCATTTCCTTTAGTGCTTTATAAAGAGAAGTTCCAAATACGAAATGCTGTTCGGTGTGAACGATGTACTTGTAAGGAATTCCATTTACATTGAAGAATGCTTTTGCAGTAGTCCAATGTAATTCTGAATCTTTTGTATTGTTATTATAAAATGCACGGTTATAAAAGGCACTAAGAAAAATGAGTTTCTCATCAATTCCATAATCAACTACAATTCGATTTTCCGGATAAATGATTTCACATGCATAAGCAATGGATTTTTCCCAAGCCTCTAAATTAAATAGACGATTTGCAATTTCTAATCCTCGGATTGCTTGATCTGAAGTGAAAGATCCTCGAGTAGCCATTATCCATTCGGATTCATACCAAAATAAAATACCAAGAGAACCATCCATTTTATCTTGGACATAGACATAATCACCAGACAAAGGAATTTCTCCTTTGTTTTCGACCTCTTCATAATTGAAGAATTTACCGAATGGCTGAACGATTACCTTATATTCTGAATCGATGATAAGTCCTCGACAACTGAGAGTTACTTCATCCCAATGAGATTCATACTGAGTTTTCTGAGTATAGTTAAGAATTCTCAATGGGAGAGTAGGATGCGATTGTGAACGAATCCATCCTTCTTCTTCGTATTGGATTAGTATTTCTTTTGTTAATTCCATTATCCTAATTTAACTGCAATTATGCCAATTAAAGTAAACCAAATTAGTATAGCTACTATTGGCCAGTTTTGTTTTAACTTTTTCATTTTTTTCGAGTTTAGATTATTAATTTGAGTATGAATCGAATTTACCATCGCAAAATAAGATGAAGATGGTTTCATTTTTTAAATATTTTTTACCATCTTTTACTTCGATAGAAACATTAGTAAATCCTTCATTTACATCGAGTAAATTATCAATATCTTCAAATGTTAATAGACTACTAAATTCGTTGATAAAATCATTAGCAGACATTTCTTCGGCGATTGATAAAATTTCAGATTTGATTACGGTTTTGGTTTGGTTTTTGATTTTCATATGTTTATTATTAAATGGTATATACAAATATAATAAATCTTTGCGGAATAAAAAAATCTTTTTGAAAAAAGTTATTAACATTTAATTATTACCGAGATCTAATTTAAAATAGACTTAACTTGAGAATTCAACTCATTAAATTTATTTTGAAGATCATCTGAATAATGATTTGCTAACTCTGACTTAATATTCACGTCACTCAATCTAGCAGAATATGCCTCGTGCCTTTCAGCAACATAATCAATACCTAAGAATTTGCAATGTAGTAATTTAAGAGGATGGTCAAAGAATCGATCGAGAATCTCAAATTGTTTTTTATATCTAGGCCACATATGTCCTCGGTAAGGTTTTTCTGTAGGTATCTCATGTTCTTCAACGACATGATGAATATCACCAAATGATATTAGAGTATCATTAACTAATTCATGACAGCCTTCAACCCAAGAAAATTCGAAAACTGAATTAGGATCTAGTATAACAGGTTTTGAATACCAGGGATTAGGAACTCCAGATTTAACCTCATCGAATATAGATCCAGTAGTTGTAGGAAATTTATCAGATACCATATCGAAACCTGCAGGATAGAGTACCGAATATTTCCCTTTAGCTGCATTTAAGAATTCCAATATATTTTCATGATAGACGAATTCATCGCAATCCGTGACAATAACAAAATCTGCTTTATTACGAGCTTCATGCACACATCGAGTTTTAATTTCAATGTGTGCAAAATCGTCGAATGTATTATTTGTGCTAAATGTTCGGAATTCTACATTAGGGAATCGTGAACAAATTTCTCTAGAATTATCGGTTGATTCATTATCATATACAATTACTCGCTCACAGAAAGTGGTGTAATGTCTCAAATAATAAGTGAGCATCTTCTCCTCATTCCAAGCTAAACAATATGCCCAAACTTTAATTCTATCCATTTAATAATCAAAAACTTTCTCGAATGGTCGATTAGATCCTCTTTCTAGAGTATCAACAAATACTAGGTTTGCATTAGGAGTTTCAATCTCAATAATATCATCTACTGGAGTATGACCAACAATCTGATTGATTCCAGGCATAGGTTCCTTTTCTAATTCTTTTCGATCAGTCCATAAAGGACCGCTATAAAGAGATGCACCTCCTCGATATAAAGACACTTGAAATACTTGAGGCTCTTCTCTCATCATCATATCATTGAGTACTTGAGCCCAATCGTCTGTTCCATGACGAGGTCGGTTTTCCATATGATCTGAATAGAATCTTTCGTTAATTCCGGCATGCGTCCATAACCAATCTTTGTATTGAAATGCTAAATGAAATAGGTCTCGATCTCTTTGAAATAACTCTTGAAAATCCCACATCATTTCCGGTCTAAATCCGGAACATCCAGAAACCTTAGGTATGAAATATTGAACATCATGATTTCCTAAAAGAAGAACAACTCGATCTCTTTCAAATCTAGCTAGGTTAATGATATCCTGTAGATTTTCCTTCATATCAATATTTTCTATCGTGAAAGAATCTACATAATCACCGACAAAGATAACTTTATCATAATCATATAAAGGAAGTAAATTCTTTACAATATCTACTTTACCAATATCTGCGGCTCTTCGCCATTCTCGGTATAAATCATTGCTTCCGAATAAGAATTTCTTCCAATCTCGTCTACCATGAATATCCCCTATCGTTAATGTTTTCATATTTATTATATGTAAGATGAATTAAAAAAAGAAGACCAGTGTTGATGTGCATATCACATATAATAGATTCCTAATAAGGTAATATACACATCAACAGGCGGCTATCTTTGTTATGCAGAAGGTATCTCTTTAATTACTATATTAAGGTTTTTTCGCCATAAAGCTAAATCAATCTTTTCAGTAGTATGAACTATGATTTCTAATTCCTTCTCAGAGTATATCTCTAAGTAATCATTTCTAGTATCTACTTTGTTTTGGGTAGATTCTTTAATGAATGAATGCAACCAAGCCATTGTTGATGCTTGATCGACTGTTATTCTTAACATTTTAATTTTCATAATGACCAATCTATTTTGTGTGATGCTACATTTTTTGAATATTGATTTACCATAGGTCTACCGGTATTGTAGCAACCGAATACCTTGTGCCAATCACCATAACGATCATGTAAATGGCGAAGTAATTTCATTGATAATCTAACATTGAAATCAATATCAGTTAGAAGTCTTTTGCGATTTGCAGATGGATCCATAGATTTTCCAGTTGCAATCATAATTTGCATAGGACCAACTGCACCTACTGGACTAATTCTTTCCGATTGATAGTTCCAATGAAAGGGTCCTTCGTATCTAGTTTCTTCGTAAGCAATTCCATAAGCGTAACTTTTAGGTATCTTATAGAATTCTGACCATTTCTCGATAGATTCAAACATTTGAATGCAATCCGCATTCCGTGGAATTCCTAGAGATTTAGCAGAATCAAGTAGAGATAGGCTTTCGTTTTTTGGGTACATTTTACTTTCCATTCTTAAATGGATTAGGCCAACGATAAGACCTAGTACAATAACGGTTAAAAATTTTAGCTTCTTCATATTACTTACGTTTTTTTAGATTTTATGAATTAATTTACTTTATAGAACCAGCGATTTGATTCGCATATAACTTGAATATATTTATTCCTACCGTATCCGAGAACATTGCGATGCTTCCGGTGTTACGATCAAGAATAATCAATTCGCTGTTTTGTGAGATTGCAACGGATACATTTTTTGATTGAGTAATGATTAACTTTTGTGCATCAGGTTTATCCTTAGAGAACACTTCATCATAATACTTTCCAATAAAAAAACCGGCAGTAATTGCAATGATGATTAGTAGGTAATTTCCTAATTGTAGGAAGAATTTACGAGTTGGCTCCAATAGATTTTTAAATGCAGTTTTTTCGTTTTTTTCAGTGTAGATTTCCATTTTGATTTTATTTAAGGTTTAATTAATATTGAGTTCTTAATAATTGAATTACATCCCATGCATCTTCGATAGCATTATGAGTTACGATACCACCAATTTTTGCTCGAACTTTGCAGGTGTTTAATGAAGGCATTGCATTATCGGCTTTCCAATCAATGAAAAGTATTGATGGATCGATAATTCGTTGACGGATTCGGATTGCTTGTTTCCAACGAGGTAAACGTTCAAGAAATAACTTGTCGAATGTACCGAAATTCTTACCGGCTACATTGATTGTTACCGGTTTCATTTTAGAACTTAATCCTGGATTAATAGGAAAATCAACATTTTCCACGACTCCATTACGAAATAAGAAATCGTAGAAAGATTCAACCACATTATCTCGTTGTAAGAATTGCATGCCAGTCATGTTTACTAAATCATTCTTTTCATCTTGATCCTCGGCAGTTTGATAATGAACCATTGATTCGATGAGTTCACGATTCATGTCGAGTGCAAATGGAGATCCGGTTAATTGATCAGTCAATATGCATACATGAAATTTAGGAATCTCATCGAATGGTAGCCGGTTTTCCGTATCTTCAATGATTGCTCCGATTGAAAGTATCTGATTGTTTTCCGGATCTAAGCCAGATGTTTCTATGTCGATTGATAGATATTTCATATTATTCGTATTCGTTATTGTAATCGTCCTTTGTGTTGTCTTCTTGAAAGATCTCGAATTTAGGTTTAGTTTCTTGAATTTCATCTTCATCCTTATCAATTTTCAATTTTCTAAGAACGGAAATTGGTGGAAGATATAATTGCACTGCATCATAATCTCTAGGACGTTCATGTATCTTTCCTTTAATTTTGAAGTACTCTTGAATTTTACGGCCTAATGCGAATTGAACAAAATGTCGAGAACATTCCCAATACACCGGTTTCATTCCTGGTTCGCGAATCTCTTCGACGATCATTGTCCAAATAGAAGTCATTCCGATAATTTTAAAAGTTCTTTCTTTATGTTTAAATTCAAGGCCAAGATCTTCCTGTTTTAACAATGATGGATTAATTACATTACGATGAAAATGTGTGTAATTAGCTTCCCAATGTTTAAGGAGAACAGGACTGGCATTAGATTTTTGACGCATTAGATCGCGATCTTTTCTTACTGGTGTTGCTTTTGTAGCTTGCATAATTATTTATTTTTGATTTTGTTTGTTTATGGATTATTGATTAATTTTCTGTTTCGGTTAATTCCGGTTGTATGATACCGAAAATCTTATTGAATTTCTCTTCCTCGGAAAGAAGAGTTTCTTTTTCACGTTGTAAACGTTTACGAATTTCTTCATCTCGTTCAAGTCGTTTTTGATCGTATTCTACTTCGAGTGGATTATCAAGAGAGAAGTATATTTTTTCGTATTTGAAACCTCGACGATTTTTAGTTACCTTAGCATAACGATCACCGGTAAATTCGGATGAGTATCTTAATTCGATCATACCGGTTGTATTATGTTTTAATTTATTGGAACCAACGAAATTACCACCCTTAGTTACTTGTTGAATTGCAAGTACGGATGTAAATAGATTTGCTTCATTGTTTCCTTTATTTTGAGTGACCATCATATCGATTAACCATTTTTCTGCTGCAGTTCTTGTCATATTTGAAGAAGCTTGAACGGATTCTTGAACTTCGATAAATGAATCGATAAGGATGATATCCCAACCTTGATTAAATGTTTGTTCGATGATTTCTTTAGGATCCTCGTCTAGATAATCACAAAGGAAGAGAGTAGGTATTTTACCGAATGATGGATAACGTTTAACATAACCATACATATCGATTTGATTCATTTCGCCAGAGATGAAAAGTATTTTTCGATGAGGTTCGTTCTTTTTGATTTTTGCAAGGAGATCAAGTGTTTGTGTAGATTTCCCAATGCCAGGATCACCGATAACCATGTAATTTGTAGCCGGATAAATTCCACCATCGTTTGAAAACATGTAATCGATTGGGGTTCCGGTTCGCATTGGTTGAAAGATACGATCATCATAATGTAGATCATCAATAAGTACCAATTCGATTTTGCGATTCTCAGCAGATTCGATTTTTGCGTTTGTTGGATTTGGATTCACATTATCAAATGGTACCAAATAAGTTTCTGTTCCTCGAGAAATAATAAATTCTCGATTTGAACGCCATATTCCACGGAACAAATATTCAGTTCCATTGTATGGGTTTTTTAGCTGATACTTATCTGCAAATCTCGAACGTTCATGACGTTTTTCAGCTTTGAGGATTTGAGCATTTGTTAATTGGATTGCTTCCATGTATATGATTTTTTAATTAATTTGATATAACAAATATAAAACAAATTTGTGGAATAAAAAAATATTTTGACAAAAAGTTATTAACATTTTTTTATCGTTCAAGAATAACGAATTCACCAAAGTGCTTATCGAATACTTGAAGGAGATGTTCATAATCTCCAGACATAAGATCGGTATTCATTTGTGCTCGATCGTTTGGTTGCATTTCCATTTGTTTTGCGAAACGATTTGCATATGAGATTATGGCGAATGCATTACCATCAGGACCAGTAAGATCGATAACGATAGGTCCGGTTTGTTCTTCTTTTTTTCTTATCATGATTTATTAATTTAAGTAGTAGTTTAATTCATATCTTCCTGAATCCATACGATGAAGATTTACATGCAACCATTTACGAGCAGGATTACCTGTTCGTTCGAGAATAAGAGGAAGATTATAGTGAACGGTTGTTCCGTATGAAACATGTTCAGTCCATAGATTATCGGGTTCGTTTACCAAATAACCTCGAGATTGAACGTGTTGAAATGCTTCGTTTAAAGCGGATGATTGCGTTTCGAAGTAAGTTGTTGAAGCATGTGTTCGCATATATATTGTTTTAAATTGTATATACAAATATAAAACAAATAAGTGGAATAAAAAAATTTATTGATGGAAAGTTATTAACATTTTTAAATTATCTTGGAATCATACATGATTTTCCATTCTAACCAAGGGATAGTGTTAGGTTCTACGGCTTTAATAGATTGCCACCATCGAAAAAGACGATCATGTGAATTCTCTTTATATTTTCGGATAAGATCTTCTTCGGATTGTATTTTACTTTTAAGATCATTGGCAAGTTCCATGTTCTCGTCTAGATATGAATCCACAATCTTAAGTCTCTTGAAAGCATCGTTATTAATGAAACTCATTTTAGCCGAATCCAAAATCATTTTGTTTAAAATTGTTTGATCTCTCAAAGCATCATTCAAATTAGGAACTAATTCATTGTAACGAGCCTTTAGAGATTTAAGAGTTCTTTCAAATCCATCTAGTCTTTCTTGTAATTCAGTATCATTGAAATCTTCCATGAATGCAGCGAATACTCGTTCAACCGGAGTAAGCTCAACGATTTGTTTTTTAGTCTTTGCCATATTTTGTTTTTGATTAGTCGTAATTCTATAGATAAATGTATAAATTATATGAGTATGATGGAGTAACCTTGAATTACCTAATCTGCCTGAAGAACTATATTATTTCCTCGATCACCTTAGATAAAGGTTATATGTTAAAAATCACAGGTCAGATTCAGTAATAAAGGTTGCTTGATTAATTTTCGTAGGCAAGTAATGCTTTAACGTTATGACGATTAAGCAACATTACTTTACCATATTGCATATTCATAGCGGATGTACATTGTGTATAATTTGTAGGACATTGACCATCTAAGAGAAGAAGATCAAATGTATCGATTAACCATTCAAGTGCTTGTTGACCAGTTGGTGCATTGTAAAACATCCATCCGGCAAAGAACATTCTAGCACGATTTGGCATTACACCAACTTGAAACGATTCAGCGAGAATTGTATTTATTAATGTATCGCTGGTACTAGCCGTTTTGATTTGTTCAAATGTTAAAGTGCTATCTGGATTTGTTTGACTCTTTAGATTTTGTAGAGAGGTTGCTGTTATAAATTGTTGTGCCCATTGCATTGGGGAATCTTCCATGGTTAGGTTAGCTCGACGAGTTTGAATGATTGTCATTTCACGAAAAGCAAATTGACGAAGCATTGCAGCATGGGCACCTTCATTTATCGAGAAGTCTGCGCCAGATTTTAGAAAATCGTTTGCGATGCTATAGAACATATTGCAAGGATCTACCGTACCATTTTGAAATGCAGTAGATAAACGAGTTTGGCCATTATGTTTATCTCGAGTTTGAGCATATGTAGGAGCCATAGCCGATGCACGAGATGTTATGATGTGAGGCATAATCAAGTTATTCTTAGTGTATTGCGGATAACTTTTGATTGCTTCATTAATAGGATTTGGTACAATTTCAGAATTCCATTGATTTGGTTTGTGTGTAGATATTTTGCGAGTATGTGACATCCACCTAGATTTAGCCGTCATATTAAAACAAGTATCGTCGACAAGATCAGAATCGATTAATTCAAAAGGAACTTTGATTTGCATTGGATCGGTTGTTTTCCACATTCCAAAAAGAGGAAGATCTATTACAACTCGATCAAATCCATGTTTATCAATTAGGCTATTGATATGTTCAATAGGATTTGATTGTTTGAAGACGTAAAACTCGTGGCCAATAGCCTTAAGCGATTTACGCATAATATCAAGGGATTCGTAAAATGCTTCAAGATTAGCCGTTGAACATTGTTTCAGAATTTGTTTTTCCCGATCACCAGCAAAGTAGTATGGTGAATAATATACGAATGTACAAGGACCGGATAATTTAGATGTTAGCCTAGAGTCTGTACGAAATGAATGGGTTAACCAAACTAATGTTGCCATATTTATTTTATGCCTTTATACCATTTAAGATTAGATTGAGCTCTTGAGATTTTAAGATCTAAACCAAAGTTAGAACCTTGATAGGTTCCGGCTAAAAGAGGATAATAAGTTGAAACGTTATTTTCCTTCATTTCTTTAAGATCTTCTCGAGTTTCAATTTCTTTAATAGAGTTTGAATGATTTTGCATTTCGGTGATAAGTTCCTCATAATCTTTTATGAGTGAATCGTATAATTTTGCTTTTTCGTGTACTTTCATGATTATGCTATTGTTTTAATTTGGGTTTCTAATGCGATGATTTGATTACGTACTTTTTCGTTTTTGCGATAATCGAATCCAATTACTTCGGAAGCATGGATAACGGTACCGTGATTAGTACGATTATGTTCGGCCGCAATTATTTTAAGAGAAGCGGTTGTGTTGAATCTGCATAGATACATTGATATTTGGCGAATGTATGCAATTTCACCAGTACGAGATGGTGAAAGTAATTTAGGTAGTTCGATGTTAAATGATTTCGATACTAATGATTGAATTGCAGCAATTTTTTCGATACTTGATTTAGATTTCATATTTTTTGAGTTTAAAAGATTAATATTAAATTGATATAACAAATATAATACTTTTTATTGGAATAAAAAAATTTTTTGAAACTTATTTTTGGCTAAATGTAAAAAAGTTATTAACATTTCATTCGTGTGTTGTATGCTGGTCGGATTTCGTTAATAAGTTGAGATTCTCTTCCGAATGCGGTAGATTTACCACGTACAATTTCGATAATCTCAGGTTTAAATTGAGATTCGCCATATTCGCGAATCGCTTTTGGAAATAACCATTCTTCACGAAGCACCATTGCTTTATAGATATGTCGCTTCCATCGAGATTTAAGAGATTTAAGATATGCTCTACCGGTTACGACTGTAACTCCTATATAGAATTCTCCGGTTGAGAGATTTTCTATTTTGTAGATGAGATGGTTACGATCGCTTCTTCGTTTATGCATTGATGGGTTGTTTACGAATGATGTATCGGATTATTGCCGATTTAAGATTAGCATCTTTGGTAATTCCCATTTCTCGAAAACCATAAAGAATTTCACCTGCATTACCATCGAATAAATCGATTAGTAGAGTTTTTAATTCCGATGTTGTGAGTAATTCAAGATCGGATACTTCAAAATTATTTTCCATAGTATATTTGTTTAAATTGTATATACAAATATAATAAAACTTTTTGGAATAAAAAAATTTATTACGGGAAAGTTATTAACAATTTTAATCGGATCCTAAAAGGAGAACATGTCCAATCTTCTCATACACATTCTTCTCTTTATCAGAAAACTTAAGTCTGTATACATAGGATCCTTGTTGACATAATTCATTTTTGGCTTTTCCATCCCATCCTTTTTTAGGATCGATTGATCTATAAATTAAGTGATCCCATCGATCGAAAATCTCTAGTGTATAAAAAGATAACTCAACTCCATAGTCAGAAAATACTGGAAGAAAATAATCGTTGAGACCATCTCTATTAGGAGTGAAAGTATTTGGGATATGTACTTCAAATTCGTTTTGTATCTCTATCATTTTTCTAGTAGATGCCGTGCATCCATTAACCGTCTTTGCAATTAATGTTATTTCGTACTTGCCTATTTTCTTGGGATCGTATGCAAGATTAATTGTGTTTACTGAATATCCATTAGATACCATCCATGTGTAAGTGTAACTTCCTACATTAGGAGTTAGATTTATTGCTTGGATTTCTGAATCTCCTGCATAAATGGATTTTGGTAATTGAAACTTGGGAAAAGGTACCTCATCAACTCTAATAAGAGTAATCATTTGATTTGGCGATACACAACCTTCATCATTGATATATGAGAATATTATTGAATGTATTCCGCTTGAAGTAAATGTATATGCAAGAGAATTGGCTTCACTAGAATATCCATTACTAAATTTCCAAGAAGATAATCCAGTATTTTCGTTTGAATTGAGAATTACTCTAAGAGGAACACAACCAATTGAATCAGATAGCGATATGATGGGTTTACTTATTTGAGCAACCCTTATGTTAAATGATTTTTCATCCGGACATAATGAAGCCGTTGGTGCAGAATGCGTTCGATAATATATTAGGTTGTTTCCGATGTTTGCCATTTGTGGATCGAACATATAACCATTTACTCCAGGACCAGACCAATTATAATTTGGATTTTTGACTAACGAATTCAGATTAAAAGGATATTCAGTACCTTTACAATAAACGGTTTTAGGGTATCGATCTAGATCAGCCGATATAAATTTCTCAATATTAACAGTAGTCTGTGCATATGCTATACAAGGACCGGCAGAAATGCTGTAATTAATTATATTGTTTCCTATCGCTCCATATGCTGGATTAAAAATTCCGTTAGTATTAGATCCATTACCTCCGAATATACCACCGATTGGATTTACTTGTAATTGGAAAGGCGCATATGTGTTACATACAGAATTTGGCTTGATTATTACTGGAGATTGTAATGAATATACTCTAACTGATATGCTTGACGTACTAGGACATAAACCACTAGATGATGATGTGGTATGTACTAGAATTAATGTTCCTGAATTCGATGGAGTAAACATTGAACCATTGATTCCTAATCCTGACCAAGATCCAGGAAAACCAGAATATGAATTAAGATTTATGGGAGAGCTGGTATTACACAAGTCAGGTATTTGATTTGTTATCGTTGATGGAATGAACATCTCAACCACAAAGGTTTTTGTTTGTTGAGCCGAACAAGTATTAGTTCCTATTACATATTGAATGGCATTAATTCCAATAGGACATAGCGAAGGATTTAATATTCCATTAATGTTTAGATATGGAGTAGAAATCCAACTACCAGAATTAGGAGTAACGGTCATTTGCATAATAGCATCTTTGCTACATATAGGTCCGAATGTAGTAATGTTCGGAGATGCCGGATTAAGAACCGATATGTTTATTGTTCGGTTATCTGGACATAGAGTAACATTAGGAGCCGAGTTGGTATTGTATGTTAAAGTATAATTTCCGGTCGGTAATCCTGAAGGGTTGAATATGTTTTGAGTAACATTCATTCCTGACCAAGATCCAGTCGTATTTTGTACGATTGACATTAGATTTATTGATGAGCTCGTTACGCATAAATTAGGGATAGATCCAGTTAAAGAAGCCGTATTGAAAGTTGATGGATATATGTTGAATGTGTTTGTGTTTATACATGGACCAACATTAACGACATAATTAACCGTTGTATTTGTAGGAGATGTCAATGAAGGAGTTACAATACCTAAACCGCTCACTGCAGAATTGTTAGACCAGATTCCTCCATTTGGATTAGCGATCAATACAAAAGAGGAGGCATTCGTACAGAATGGATTGGAATTTGCAATAGTCGGAATTATTGTATTAGTAACCGATATATTCATTTGAGTAGATGAAGGACATACTGTAGGATTTGGTGTTGATAAATTATTGTAGGTTAATGAGTATACTCCATTTAGATTTGCTGGATTGAATATGTTATTCGTTATATAATTACCTGACCAAGATCCTAAGGTATTCTGAACAATAGTCATAAGATTTATTGTTGAATTAGTAGAACATATAGGATTTATTGAAGAGCTTAATGATGAAGTATTGAAATATGATACCTGATAACTTCCAGTATTAGATGATGCGCAAGTACTAATTGAAATGGCATATGTAAAGTTATTGATTCCTAATAGTGAAGCAGTCGGAGAGATTAAACCTAATGTACTCATTCCAACTCCGGTAAAGATACCACCACTGGGATTAGCCAATACTTGATATGGAAGCATATTGTTACACATATTAGGTATTGCAGTAATAGTTGGAATTGGTGGATTGATTGCCCATAAATTTAATGTACGAGTCATCGGACAATTAATAGCAGTAGGAGTAATTACAACTGAGTAAGTTATATTTGATTGCGTACCTACTGCAAGATTTGGTATGATAATCGTTGATTGTTGAGTGTTTCCTGCTAAAAAGATATTAGGTGTCCAAGAGTAAGTGTATTGAGATAATGATGGTGGAATACTAAATACTACTCCGGCTGCAATACCTCCACCAGGACATAGAGTTGTTGAGGTTGGACTTAATGTAGGAGAAAATACATGAGTAGGTATAATAAAGGAAGTTGTGTATGCACAGGAACCATCAAATACTCTTACTTGATAACTACCGGTTCCCATGTTTCCAAACAAATAATTATTTTGATTAGTAGGAGACAATGATGAATTGTAAACCGGAGTATTATTAGAATTCCATACTGAATATGAATTAGCTCCAGGAGGAGAACCAGATGCAGGAGTTAGATTAATAGTTCCACTGCCATTTGTCGAGTTTAAACAAACAGAAGTAGTTAGTAATGATATACTGCCCGGCGGAGATGGTATTAGGGTGAATGAAGCTGCTTCATTACAATTTTGTAATGAAGTATAGGTAACTGTGTATACTGAAGCCTGTACTGGATTGTTTACTGTGTATCCCATTGCCACTCCTAATGGAGCGGAGATAGCTGTATTGTTGGTAGACCACTGAACACTATTACCCGTTACACTTAAATAGGCTTGAGAACCACAATACGGTTTTAATAGATTTTGCATTTGAGGTATTCCAACTCCTATTGATATAGTTGATGTTGCTGAACCACATCCTGCAGCGCCAAGACCAGTTATAGTTACGCTATATGTTCCTGGAAGCAGTCCACTTACTGTTGCTGAGGTACCAACTACAGCATTATTTGAATTTACCCAAGTATAATTGTATCCTGTGCCACTGCCATTACCTTGAACAGTACCCGTTCCACTTGATCCTCCTGCACAACTTGTGCCTGAACCAATACCTGCAATGTTTACAAGAGTAGGCATGATTGTATTGGTTGCAATATAAGAACACCCTGATGGTGAGTTTAACTGAACTGTATACACTAAACCTGCAACTACTGGACTTATGGTTAATACTGGAGCTGTACCTCCTGCATTAGCAGGAATTGTTCCTGTGATAGGAGATATCCATTGATATGACGAGTATCCCAATGGTGCGGCAATAATAGCTTGATTTGAACCAGCACAATAACTAACAGGTCCTGCAATGTTTCCACCAACTCCACCTAATCCAACTCCAACTAATTGACCACCGCATCTTGCATCAAAATAAGCAGTTCCATGATGTCCAGAATAAGAACAATCTGAGCAAGTTACCACAATTCTAATACACTGACCAATATAAGGAGTTAAGTCAATATATTTTGTTTGCCAATTAACCCATGAAACTCCACTGGTTACCTGATATCCAGGAACTCCACTTTGACAAGATTGTCCGGAAGGAGTTAGGCTTACATTGGCACATGGTATTGGGATTAATGAACCTGTACAATTATACATATCGATTCTAAAAGCAGGTTGTCCACAACATTCATGAACACCATCCCATGAACCAGCATAACAAAATTGAAATAAGGTATTAGAATTTGAAACAGGAAATTGTGTCATAATTCGAGTCATCAAACCGGTTGGACATGAGTTTTGTAGTCTTGCAACTCGGTTACCGCCAAGAGGTGAATTAGGTATTGATACATTGTCAATACTAAATCCAGGAGGATTAGCACAACTAGGAGCAGGTAGTATTGGAGTAGCAACAATAGAAAATTCAGGACTACCTGCATTCCAATTAGCAATAGGATTAGCAACACAGCCAGCACCATATGTAGGATTTCCACAACAGATATTGGAAGTATTTTGTCCACTTTGAATTGTCCATCCTAAAACAGAATTCATTCCATTATAAGCTCCAGGTGCAGTAAGCTCAAAGTCTTCATTCACACAAGCATTACCAGGTGAATTAACTGAGTTAGGACCTCCAATAGGTCGGTTGTTTGAATTGATAGGTAGTACAGGTTTGATACCGTACTTTTGATTTACCCATTCTCTTTTTACAAGAGCAATGTAGTTGATGTATTCTGAACCAAAAACGTTTCGTCTTAGTAGTTCAACTTTCATAGCTGCTTCGTCGAATCCTTGTATGGAATCTCCGTAATAGCTTTTGTAATCGACTAAGGAGTTTTTAGAAAGATAATCAGAATTGTTTATGTATCTTTCTTTAGGTGTTGTTTGTCCAATTACAATTAAATTAAATAGTAACAGGCAAATTAAAATAGGATTTTTCATATGTTTGTTTCTCATATTATTTATAAGAACATATCTCCTAAAAGTGGGTTTACTTAATAACCGACGGGATCCGCCGAATAACTACTAGGTCATTTTGGTCTATTTGACCTTACCATACATGCGTTTTAAGATACGCTTTGGTGTTTTTGAAAGAAGTCTTGTATAATATCCATGTTTAACCATTTCAGGTTTCTTGTCTTTACCGACAATATCAGCAATGATTTCAGGATCTTCAATATAAGGAACATTTGAATTTGAAAGAATCTCTTCCATTTTACGAGAGGCCTCTAACAACCAACCAGGATTTTTAAGTAATGAAATAGTTTTTTCTAGAAGATCTCGTTTTGCAGTCTTCTTATCATTAGTTCCTAGAAGAGCAATCTTATTTCCATACTTCGTTTTCTTGTATATAATAAAGGCATCTGGAATACGATCATGGTCAACATCCTTTAAGAATGTTGCTTGGTATTTAGTTTTAAGTTCAGCATAATCATCGGCAGAGAAATCTAATCCTTGTTTAGAGTATGTGTCAGTATACATTGTCCATATGAGTTGCATCATATCATCATCCTGACCTTTAAGGTCAGTGTCTATCCATTTACCGGAAGGTATATGAATATCTTCATTAATGAATTGTCTAAATTTCTTGAACATTATAATAAGCCTAAGGCTAACATTTTTCCAACGGCAATATCTAATGGATGATGCACACCGGCAACAACTCGTGAATTTGCTATTTGAGTAGCCACTTCCATTTGAGATTCTTTCAATTGAGGATATTTCTCTGCAACCTTTTTTGCTACATAAAAAGATCCGGCCGCATTAGTTGAAGGAAATGAGAAGGATTTAGTAGGAACCAACCCCTTGACTTTTGAGCTTAATTCAAATGGACGTTTTACTTTCCAAATATCTTTTGCAGTACCTGCTACACTGGTAGCATAATCCCAACATTCAGTTAACCATTTACCATCTAGATCAATACCAGCTTTCTTGGCATCTTCAACATGAAAAGCCATAGGATTATTATTAACTGCCTGAACAAATGATCGATCTTTATCACTCATTCCGGTTTGTACCTTTTCGATATCTTCAAGATACTCGACGGTAAGTGTGCCAGGAGAAGGAACGGTATTATTGTGTCTTTGAAGAAGATCAATAATAAAGGATTCAACCATATTAGGTTCAAACGAATTTGGTGTGTCTCCTGGATCTTGCAGACCGATGAATCCAAAATCTACTCCGGATGTACCGAATAGAGATCCATCTGCAGGACCATCGATTTCATTGAGCCATTGCTCATATAATTTTATTTCTTTCATGAGAGTTTTTCGTATTGATAGCCACCTCGACGAATGAGTGACCAGAATTTTTTACCATATGTACCTTCGTCAATATCCTTACCAAATAGCTTCTTGGCTCCTTTGACAATTCCTCCACCAATCTTTCCTAGAATAGTTTTCTCATTGGCAAATTCTCGGAAGATGGATTTAGGAACTTCATAATATCTGTAGCGGTCTCCATTGTTAAAAGTAATAGTTAGTTCTTCAGTTGATGAGTCATATTCAATTTCGTTAAGGTGAGAAGATTCTACTTCCTTTTGCCAAAGTTTTTCTAGAATGAATTCATCAACTCCTAAAAATGATTCAGATGCTTGATTGGCCTTTAACCATTTTTGAAAGATGGGAATTGCTGCTCTCATGCCATCATTCTGACCATTTGAGTATTTAGCTCGATTGAGCATGGCATTAACGATTTGAACGGCTTTTCCTGGATCGTCTGCCTTCATTTTGTCAGCGATCTTAATAGTCTCTTTAGCTTTTTCTGGCGTTCCATATCCAATTCCTTTAGTAGATCCTTTACCGGCATCAGCAAATAAACCTTCGCCTTCATTAAGGAATGTATTAAAACCTTGGATATGTTTCATTGTATGTTAAAATATTTTGTAAGATCTACTCCTAATTCTTTAGCATCTCTTTCGTAGTAATGCCATCCTGGAATTATAACTTCATCAACCCGGATTTTATTTCCAACAACAAATACCTCAAATTCATTCATGAATTCGTGAATTGATTGAGTAAACACCGGATTCATAATTGCTAAGGGATGTGTGTCTTTAATTTTAATAATCATCGGAATCATACCATCAATGGATCCATCTAATAATCTTTTAACAACCGTTTTAGATGCTACAATTTCGTTATAATTTTCTGAACTAAGGCTTCCTGCAAAAGTGGCCGCTATTTCGATAGATGGTGTAAACGAAGTGAATCCCTTTCTATTAATACTTTCCCAATTATATGATGTACTGAGATTTAGGCTACCACCAAAAATATCAACCGCGTCGTTACGTTTCCATTTACCCTTTAGTGATAACACTTCTTTAAATGGTATTATAGTTCCTCTATAAAGAGAAGTACCTTCATAGACGGATCTACCTTCAGATGGTTCTAATATTTTCGGAAACTTCTTTTTTAAGGGCAGCAATTCTTTAAGGATATGTCCCATCTTTGGATCTGCCTTTACTTTAAAAATCCAATCTTTTATCAATTGTATTAATTGAGTTTTGTCAGCAGTATTAGGTTCAAACTCTATTCCGAGATCTTCCCATTTATTAGGTCTACCCAATAAAGAAGGATCACCTAGTAATACTTTACCTGTATCGAATTCATTAATAAAATCTTCAAAAAGTTTTATCGGTTTCATTATGCGTCACCACCATATTTTTTAGATTTGGCTTTGGTTCCATCTTCACGAGGAGTAAGTCCTAAAGCTTTGCAGTGGTTTATCTGATTAAATCCTTCTGGAGATTTGCACATTTCAACCTCTTCCGGAGTAGGTTTTCTAGAACCAGCATCATAACCAGCTTCATTCAACCAACGATTAAAACTTTCCTCTAAAGGATATGTTCCAACTTTCCAAACCTCTTTGAAGTCTTTAGCATCAGCTTCATATCCTTTCTGAGTTTCGTTAGTATCACTATTAGTCCATTGCCAGTGAAGAAAAAGTTGAGGTGGAACTTGAAATCCGAAATACTGAAGTACCGTTCTTTGAGTATTCATTACATCTTCTACATTCCAATTGTGTCCAATGAAGAATCCACCAGCTTCAATATTTCCTAGTAGATTAGATTCACCAAGAGTAGTGTGACGATTCTCTAACCAAGTTAGACGTTCGATAAGTTTTTGATAGAATGCATTTGCCTGACCCCATCTTGTAGAAGCAAAGAAGAGGACTACATCTGATTCGAATATAGCATTACTAACTTTCCATAACTCATCATCGGCATTATTAATAGAAGCCCAACAACGAAGATTACCAGTAGGATTTTTAGTGGTATCCTTTAGGGCAGCAGCCTTAACTCCACAACCATTACCACTTCCGGAAGATACATTACCTTCACAGTTGTGAATATTGAGAGATGGAATATCTATTACTTTACAAAGAGTAGAATCCGTTGAATCGTCGTATAAAGATCTGGCTATTAACTCAGCCAATTGAGTAGATTTAGGTTTTCCTCCTTCATCACCACTCCATCTATTAGATGTTGTAAGAAGAAGAACTCGCTTACCTCTTATTCGTTGAATAAGAACTTGAAGATCTGTGTATGTTGAATTAGCCATTTAGCTTTTGTGTGTTTTTATATTTATCAATCAAAGTGATTTCCTCCGCTTCGGTTATAATTTGTGAATATCTCTTCACCGGCCTTTATGTCTCGAGTAGAAGAAAATCTGAAACAGCATTTAGCTTCATCAGTATCCCAGGTTGCATTGTTTTCATATGAATGATTATAAACAGTTCCACTGCCTAGTACAACAGCAAATTGATGAACATCATTATATGCCGGCCATGCGAATACCATCTCTTTTAAAGTATCATCCATAGCTGAATGATTACCATTAGTTAGTAAAAAGAAGTGGCACTCTTCAAGTACCTCTCCAGCCTCTATATCGGCTATGGCAAATACACCTCTGCCTGCTACAGTCGATTCTCCGACTGCAATTTTTGGTGAATAGTATAACATATTACTTTTATGTAAGTAGTGATTTAGCCAGACTGATATATTCGTCAATGGTTGCTCTAACTTTAGTGATAATGGCTTTTGCTGCTGGAGTTTCTGCCTTATCAAATTTAGCAGAATTATAAGCTTCCATCATCTTCTTCGTATATTGAGCAATCACTGCATTTAGTAGATCAGCAGCTGATTTGTATTTAATAGTAGTTCCAAATTCGTCTAGCTGACCTAGTGTCTCGGCAACCAGACGAATTCCTTCGGCTAGATCTTCGAATCGAGGAGAGTTGCGATCCATTCCCTTCCAAGATTCGATAGGAGTAGCGGTGAATGGAATATCTGTTCCGCTCTGTTCCCAAAAGAAACGAGCGATATCGGTCATGAATGATTCAGCATTTTGTGAGATGATGCGATCCTCAACATTAGCTCGTTTAGAATAAGGCTTCATAACCTGACCTTCAAATTTAGCTCTTACTCCTCTTGCCTGAATAGACAAATCTAGAACTTCACCAAATGAAGAGTAGAGATTTCCTAGCACAAAACCTTTAACGTTACGAATAGGAGTCATACGGAATACTGCCCAATCACTATACTCTTTGTGAGTAACAACCATATCAACCTGAACATATGCATCAGTTCCATTAAAGGGAACGATCGCAATTAACTTAAGAGAAACATCCGAAGATATTTTCTTCGTCTCATCAATATCTACATCGGTGATACCTTCTTCCTCTAACCACATGAGCAGCTCGGTATTGTATAGCTTCACCGTAGCAATCTCATCTTCTCTATCACGACCAGCAGTGAGCTTCAAAGTGGGATAGGCAACCATGTAATCGACATCTCCATAAGTTTTGTCTGGTTGTTCGGTCACATCTTCACTCCACCAAGTTCCACTGCCAATAGGTTTTAGAATATCTAGAGTGGGAAGTTCAAGCTCTCTCAAATGTCCATTGAATCCCGTATTGATCAGATCCATAACCTTCACAACCTCAGCGATAACAGCTGGAGTCAGAACGGTTCCTTGTGTTTTGGTTGTTGCCCAGCCTCCTTCTGTTAAGAAGGCTTCATATAGCTTAATTGATTTCATTGGATTCTTCATTTTCAAAGGTTGATGCTAATACTGAAGTGGAATAAGGAGAGTTCATTATGACCTTTCCGAAATGAAGAACGAATCCATCTGCCTCTTGATCTATGTAATAATCCTTCTTCGTTTTGAGTTTGCGGAATGCGGCTTTAATATAAGGGGCATATAGTTTAGCTCGACGAGAATCTATTCCTTTTTGTTCTTCGTGATCGGCCTTAGGTTTCATGTGAAATTTATCAATCTTGATTCGTCCATCATCCAAGAATCGTTGTAGAAAATCAATGGCACATTCGGTAACGGTTGCCATTACTCGGAATTGTTCATTAAGATTAGTAGTTTTATCGAAATCTCCTTCAACACCAAATCCTAATCCGGCAATTATATGATATCCAACCCAATCTTTAGGTTTTTCTCCTTGAAAGGCAATCCAGATATTTCTACCAACAAATCCACCGATGTGTACATGATAATTTGTATTAGTCACATCCGATCGGAATTCATATCTAAATGTTTTAGTTTTATAGTAAATATCTTCTTGAGTTCCACTCATCTTCTTGTCTGCAGCTCCTTCGATACAATCATCTATCCATCTCTTCATATTAACAGCGATAACAGGACTACTCCATTTGAATGGCTTGGCTGATGAATCACCAATTTCATTTATCCATTGCTCATATAAGGCTATCTTTCTCATTCTTATTTTCGGTCTTTAATTTTATTAGTGTTCATAAGAGAAACTCCACTTCCACCTTTATGATTAACTTTAATAAGAATCCTCGGATCATTAGCCACCAACTTATTAACATCAGCGATTCTCACAGGTTTTAATTGATTACGTTTTCCATTATCCATTATTTGTAGTTTTTCTTTATATAATCATCTATGTCTCGTCGATCGTAACCTAGAAGTTCGCCTATTCGACGAGATTCTCGTTCAGTCGCTTCATGTGATAGATATCCACCGTATTTGTTAGCAATCTTCGCTAGCTCTCTGGCACCTCGCTCGGCTCCTTTATGATAATAGATATAGGCATCATATTCATTTCCAGATAGGTGAATGGTACTCAGATCGTGTATCTTCACCAATGTCCAGAATTCTTTTTCGCTCACATCAACCGATGATTTGATGGTAATGAATCCCATATCTCTCTTTCCATCAATGACGGTTTGAATAGCTCCTGTATCTCGATAAGCCTCTTCTGCACGAATAGACTCATTTAAGAATTCATCATATGTCGATATTGATTTCATAGTCTTTATACTAATTAAATTTTCCTAATTCTATATCGGCTGAGAATATCATCCATTCAGCATCTTTTATAGAATTCCCTAAATGAAATATTTCCTTTTCGGACTTCAGACTTAATCGGTCAGCTATGGGACCAGTCAACTTAGGATTACCTACAAATGTATCATCTATCTTAGCTCTTAAAATAGCTGGTCTAGCTCCTTTTTCTAATCTAGGGTTATTTAAAAGACCTTTATCCGCAAACCTCATTGCTACTTTATAATCATATGTCCAACTTTGTGCTTCTGATTCGCTGGTATAAGGAAAGTTAAATATGCTTATACCACCTTCTTTTTTTGATAATCCATTTTTTAATTTATGAAACATATCAGGAGTTATTGAAGTTCCTCTGTATGCATATCCATTTTTAGGCTTTAGTACTTCACTGTACTTGTTTTTATTCTGGATCAACCATGAAACTAAATCAATGAACTCTTGTTTTTCTAAATTTTGTGGTTGTTCAATGTAATGGATTAAAATGTTTTTGTATACATCATTATCTAAAATATCCATTTTAGAAAATAGGTCTATTAAAAACTCTTTTGAATGTCGAAGTTCATTTAAGAAGCTTTCGTATGTTTGAATGTTTTTCATCTTAGTATATAATTTTAACCGGAACTTCTCGTATCCCTACTTCTTGTAGAGCTAGCATGCGATGAGATCCATCATGAAAAGCAGGAGCAAGTCCTTTATCGTATTGAAACTTATCAGAGAACCACATGGTTGGTGCTGGAATTCCTTTGACATTACCACGAAATTCTTTAACATAATTAGCCACTTTAGATTTATTAATCTCAAATCGGTGATATTGAACTCTCTTCAAGAAATCCATCGGACTCATTATTACTATAGATTGAGTAAAATCTCTAGAATGTTTCTTTAGATCATCATCCCAATCTTCACGACCAGTAGTATCGGTATTAAATGAGACGGTCTCATTAAGGAATTCGTGATATGTAGGTATTGATTTCATTTATTCTTGGTACTCAGAGGTGGAAGCCGCTGCGCGCTTTTTTGTTCGTTTATATTTCTATTTATTCCTGAAACTCAGAGTTTGAACGCTGGAGGGCTTTTTTTTTTCAATGGACTGGCTCCACAACCTTCTTAGAGTTGAACCACTCATCTCGAATATCTTTAAGTACCGTCAGTTCTTCCCACTCTTCTCTTCCACTTCTCCAAGTGATGATCTTCTCCCATACTTCATCACACTCACTTCGACGGAGAGTTACCCACATAGAAGCACCTACATCCATACAACGGATTTCTAGAACTTCCTCAGAGTGAGAGGTTGTCTTCCACATGGTAATCAGAGCTCTTTCGAGAAGCGGAAATATCGTCGTATCATCTTCAATACACTCTCGTGCATCTTCAATAGTTGAACAGTACATTACAGTTTTCATTTCCATATTAGTTTTTATATGACTTACACGATTCGCCGGTAAGATCGAGTATATGGTTTATTTATCGTGGTTATCAGATGCGAGTCGCGGTATCGGCAGTTCAATCGAGGTCTCGAATTTATACCGAGAGTATAAAAGAGGGATGCGAAATAAACCATCAGAGAAGTCTGGATGGCCCCTCGTCGTTTGCGTCGGGTAAGAGTTTACTATTAACAGATTACTGTAAACAAAGTAGCCGTCTTCACTCTGTCAGTACCTTCTCCTTCGAGCAAAACAAAGAGTCAGAAAGGTTTAAAAAGACTCACCGGCTACTCTATATATTAGTCAATGAGTTTCGAGAGATCCTATATAGTCTGGAAAATTTTTTTAAAAAGGCCTTTGGGCTTCTCTTACTCGCGTTACCAGAAAGGGCTTTCCGTATAGAGTGGGATGTGCGTCGCCTTATTTCCGGCCCAAAGTTTCGAGGGTCAAAAATGTCCGGAATTTCATGGGCCCTAGCCAGGACTGGACTTCCACGGGACGTTAACGCGGACAAGACATGGATTACGAGGAGCACATGTGGCCTTTTTGATCCTTTTTGGCTAAAAGTGATCCTTTTTGGCTTTTTGTGACCTTTTTTTGACTTTCTAGTCCCTATAGCTCACCTCAGCGGCTTCTAGATGATCTATCGGTGATATAATGAGTATATATGAGTCTTTATAGCACTCTTCTGTCCTATATGTGGATATATTGAGCTCTTCTAGTCTGCTTCTAGCCTTAATAGATCCTACTAGTACACTGCTAGTACTCATCTAGTCTATCTAGGCTCTTCTTGTTAAGATCTAGATCTAGTAGGATGTTGTTTTGCTGGTCTAGATCTGTACAGGCCCTTATTAGGTGAGACTAGAAGGTATCTAGTCTCTTCTAGGTGGTAAAGGTGAGTAATAGGGCAGTCTCGCTGTGTAAACCACAAAAAGGCCACTCTAGTGAGCAGCCTTAGTGGTATTATCAAATTAGAGTGGTTTTCTCCACTCGCAGTTCCTTACTCTTAGTAAGGTTGATTCAGGATTAGGTTTTGTGTGTCGAAGTCCTTAGTGAGGATATCACCAGCTTGTAACTGTAAGTGGCGATCACAGTTAGCTGTTTTTTCAAAACCATAATTGTGTGAGGCAAAATCGGTAACTCCATTAATGCAATCCCACATGGTTAAGCCAGTACGTAGATTGCGTTTCTGTCCTGGTGTTAACTTCAGGGTATCGATTCCTGTAGAGTGTAGACGATTGAAGGTCGGACGGTAATTGATGAATTGGGGTAGATTGTCTAGATCACATTTTGAATTACCTAGGATGAGGTTCATTGATCTTTCCATCTCAGCGAAAGAAGCAGTAGTGTTTTTCGCAGCGAGTACCTTGTTGGTAAAGGCGATGGGTTGAAATCCAGAGTGTTCGATTCTTTCTAGATTCTGCCAGAAGGAAGTCCAACTTTCAGTGGTGTTGCGATTAAGATTAAAGGATTCCTCGAAAGAACGTGTTACCATTCCGTTCGTACACACTAGACGGTGTAGATAAGGAGCGGCTTTAATTCCATCGGCAGTGATAGAGAGATTTAATCCTCCATGGAAAACCTCATCGTTAAAGTTACCCACGTTAAATTCTGATTTGGGTGAAGCCGCAGAGAGCGATATTCCACCTGTTTCGCGATTGAAGTGCATATCCTTTATTTCCATACCGGAGTTGGTATTCATAAAGCGATCTACTGTATTGAAGTAGGTAGGTGCAGTAAAGAGTGAAGTTTCTTTTCCACCTTTAGTGATACGTTGAATGATGCGATCTGGTGTAACCGATAAGATAATAGATCCGGCTGATTTAGATAGTGCAGATCTTAGACCATTAAGGAAGTTCCTCGCACCATCCTCACCGATAGATTCAGATAAGCGAGATTCGATATTCATGTTTACACCTAATATACGCATTAGATCTTTAAGTGCAGGACGAGCAAGTCCAAAGTTTAAACCGGCATATTCGATTGCATCCATAGTGACGAAACGAATATCGGCTAGTGCGATTTCCTTGCGGAGTGGTTGATTTTTTAGTGCGTCTTCTCGGAAGTCACTAAATTGCTTTTGAGATATTGTCATTGATTGGTTGTTTTTAGTCCACCGTCTGTGTGAGAGTGGAGTGGTTTATTATTATATGTATTCTACAATACGGGTGGTTCAACGATTTCAGGACGTTCGAAAGGAAATGAATAAACGGTAGTCATGATTTGTGTAGCCATAGATTCGGTATGTGAACCTTCAGAAACTACTCGAATTTCGGTTGGGATATCACCAGTACCATTGGGGTATAGGAAAACGGTTTTCACCTTATCTACACCTTTAGCGTAATCTCTTATAAGATCGAAAGCTAATTGAGGACGATCACGATGTATTTTAAGAATACCAAGTATACGTTTGTATTGATCTCTTCTAATATTTGGATTAGAAGGTAATTCATCATTTAGGGAGTGTGGTCTTGCTGACATATGTTTTTTTTATTTAGAGATTACTGATTGATTAAATTATTAGCAGCCTTTTCTTCTTTAAGAAATTGTTTGATTGCGATTTTACGATCTTCCGCAGATAAGTGTCTGGTGCGATTTAAGATATTGTCTGGATTATAGTGTGAGATACGGGGTTGAGGTGGGTTGTTCACCATACGTTTTTGATAATCCGCAGTACGTTGTTTAGAATCGATTACCTGTTGTTCGAACCATGTTGGTTCTTTTCTGTATTGTTCGTTACGTACGATTTTTGCGAATTGTGATATTACCACATCTTGTTTATCGTAAACTGTTAATCCGCCTCTAGATGATTTTGCCATAATTGATTTTTTTTGTTTTATTTGATTTTTAAATATAGTATAAATATAATACTTTTTTTTGGTATAAAAAAATGTTTGATGGGAAAGTTATTAACATTATTGTGTTAATAATCTTGATCCATATGATTTAGTAAGAATTCTTTCGTGTGCGTTATTGGGATTGGTAACGGTAACGAAGTTGTGATTACGAATTAACTGATTGAATACCGCTATAGGTAGTACCTTCGTTGAGGTAGATGTGTTATCATCGATAGGGTGAAGGTGAGCGAACTTCTCGGTAAGTGTTACGTGGAAGGTAAATCCACCGCTGTTACGAATAAAGGAACCGGTTTTAATTTGATTGATTTGCATATAGATCTTTTTTAAGTTAATTAAATAATATATAAATATAATACTTATTTGTGGAATAAAAAAATTTATTTTACTATTTGTTTCAAAACTTATTAACAAAGTTATTAACAACCTATACGAGAGTATCAATAGCCCTTTTGATGCGAGCGGATTTCTCATATTCCTCCACCTCTGGAGAAGCAAACCATTTCATCATATTATCGAGGATTCTCCGCTTCTTGGCCGCGTCACCAATCACTCGATTCTCGATCCAAGCCTCCCAGCCTAGATCTTCCTCTATATAAGCAAATGCACTTCTCATGGCCTTTCCTATTTCTTCTTGATATTGTAATTCTAACTCGGCCTTTTGTACAGGATCGAGTTCCTGATTAAAATCTTCTTGTTCTTCCATATAGTGTATTAGTTATTATGTATATACAAATATAATAAAAAAGGTTGTAATAAAAAAATGTTTTGTGAGAAAGTTATTAACATCTTAATCGCTACTGGATTCAATATTCCTTATATAAGGTAAGGCGGAATTACCACCGGATCCAATTATCACTATATAAGGGTAGGCGGGTTGTGGACGGAGTAGCTTTGGTGATGGGAGTTAGCAACGAGCCCTGGGTGATTGAGAGCCATTACGATTATGGATTCCTCGGTACTTAACGGCTCGTTGGTATATGCGGCAAATCTTTGTGAGAATGCGGAAAACAAAAGGTGTCACTATAAGCGGATCTGCAAATACCGGCTTCCTCCGTGGCTTACCGGATTTCTCCGCTCACAACACCACGACTAGTCAGACGAGGAGGAGAGTTATCTATATAGATTATTACCTTATATAGCGTATTACCTTCTATATAAAGCGGTTTATCCTATATAAGATGTAGTAGATTATATTAGAAGAGTGTGTTTAGAGTGAGCAAACTTTTTATTTACTCTACTTGCAAGGGAGTGATCTGTACTAGATTATTATAATATAAGATTATCTATTAAGGCGAGTTTTTCTGTACGGGAAAGCTGTTTTATTCTCCACTCTTCTTTCGCGGCAGTGGATCTCGTTTCTGAAGGTTGAGACCAAACTAACTCGACAGGAGTTCGAGTCGCAGTATATTTAGCTCCTTTCTTGGAGTTGTGAGAGGCCACTCGTTTTTGAAGGTCAACGGTGATTCCGGTATACAGAGTTCCATCAGAGCAACGAACTATATAAACGAACCAACTACTCTTCATAATGATTAAGAGATTTGACAAATCCTTCGTTAGTAGAGAGTCGAAGAAAGTGTCGATAAGTCTCCTCATTCCCTTCCATTTGGAATGTATAATATCCATCAGGATCGTCAAATTCTGATAAGACTTTAACCTGCCATCGCCAATTGGGATTGTCATTTAAAAACTCTATCGTGGATCTAAGTCGACCTCGATCTTCTGGTAATATGCCTATATAATATTGCATGATTGACTATTTTGTTTCTTTTTCTTTGCGATATTTTTCCAAATACGAAAAGTATATACTACGACTTAACCAAGCCATAGCGAGAATAACCGTGAAGGCCATTAGCTCTCGTCCATAATTGAATACTAACCATAGAGCAGCTTCGATGGAAAGAGTGGTTCCCACAACTACCAATATAGTGGAAATGATAGCTCGGGTTTTAGGTTGTTTGAAATAATTTAGCATGTTTCTATTTTTTTGATTTTGAATTTCCTAATATAATGATTGCCACGTATATAGGCCAAAGCGCAATGATGGCACATCTTTCGACGTTAGTAAATTCTAGTTCAGGTTTTTTGATAATGTATCTCATAGTTATATCGGAAATGAATGCCAAAATGGCACCAATTACAATATAATTAACTAAATTAGCTACCGATAGAATTGTTATCATCTTCGGATTTTATAAATGAATATAGGTGTATCAGAGCAATAGCAGAATTTACCGTTATGACCGGAAAATCGAGCTTTAACGATCCATATAATAACCAAACCAAACAGCCAATGAAATTAACCATTCGAATGTCTTTGATTTCTTTAAATAGGAATGATCCTATTGTGATGAGTGTAGCGATTAAGCCAATTATTGATATTATCATGTTTATAGATTTTTATATATGAGTGAAAAAGTTGTATTTATGTCAGCGGGATTGATTCCAGAATTAATGAAATTTGAATAGGTAGATCCAATAAATGTAGAGGTTATTCCAAATTGTAATTTCTTGGTAACTGGTATAGCAATCGTTGCAGATATGCGAGAATTTGTATTATTAGCTGCACTAACTCCTCGATCATTCCATATTGAAGGTTGTATAAGTGCTACAAAATCGGTATTGACTTTCCCATTAGTGGAAAATCTAATTCGAGTAGATGCTCTAAGCGATTGTAGGTTTTTATCAATTATCAAATCTGATAAATATGATTCATATACAGCGGCTTCGGATATGATGAATTTAGTTTTAGGTGTTCGAATTATATCGAAACTCCATCCAAGACCAATTGATGTTCTTAATCGGATTTGTTTTACTAATGAAGTCTCTAGTTCAAAAGCCGAAATAATTTTGTCGGAACCTCGTCTTTCTTGAACAGCACCGGTTATGTATAGTTCTCGCTGTCTGGGTTTGAACTCATTATCTTGTTGTACTTGTGAGTAAATAAATGATGGCAGCAAAGACCACTCACGATTTAGTGAGGTATATGTAATAGAATTGTTGGTATTGAATCCAAGTATTTTAGCATTTCCATCAGTATAATTTCCGCCAAGACCAATTTGTATTTTGATTGGATTGATCTTTGAAGTATCTTGTGCAAAGGCAGTAGATGCCAAGAACATAATTACAATTAGTATAGATTTCATTTTATAAGGAATATTTAATTTATATGAAAAGAGAGGGTTCGTTAGAACCCTCTCTGAACTCCTTCTCGATTAATTGTTAATTAGTTTTTTCTTTCAATTGAGGTAATGCCTCGTATATTTTATTATAAAGACGATCAAATCGACGATCTAAATCGGATTGATTTTCTTTCCAGGTTTCTTCAGCGTGACGAGAAATATTTGCATATTGCTGGTCGGCTTGTTGTAGAGTTTCATCTATACGACGATGGATGTTATTTTCCATAGTGCAAATGATTCGATTCAGGTTTTCATTCTCTTCACTTATTCGATCGTGAATTTCTTCATGATGGCGAATACTTGAATTTGAAGTTTCTAATAGGTGGGTGATTTGTTTGTGTGCCTTACGTAACCCGTTTACCATTGCTATTAGTCCAATGATTACTAGAGTGCTTGCTACGCTTAACACTACGATTGTTGTCGTTTCCATTTTTGTTGTATTTATTTTTTAAGGTGAGAAGGAGTTAAAAGGGAAGATCTAGTGCAATTGCTTGCAGATGATCAGGTGATATGGGAAATTCCATTAGTCGACTAGCGAATGTATCTCTAGACATTCGCCTCATAGAAGATCCTTCTTCTATATGTCGAGGAGATCCATCGGATTCTCGTTGGTTGGTATCCCACATGTCGTACCAATAACCTAATGCATGATCGAATCCATAGGCTATTTGTAAATTGTCTTTTTGTGATTGGTATCTACTCATTTGTTTCGGTTTTTATAGTTGTGTCGTTTTTACTTTTTTCAATCCAATATAATTTATTCAATCGCATCAATTGATCTTCGGTTTTTTTCATGGAAGTTTGTATATCTTGAAGATCTTCTTCTAATTCGGATATTGTTTGTATATATTTTTGGCGTTCCATATTTATCGAATCCAAAGTAAATTGAGTTTTTAGATATTTACGATTCATAATAACTAATTCACCTTGATCGGCAAACCAAGCAAACCCTAACAACGCAATCCACAAGACTAATCCAATTAGTAACAAATTCTTCATTGATGATTTTCTACGGTTATTATACATATTGATTTTTTATTTATATGACAAAAGTCAATCATTAAGATCGACTATTTATTTGATTGTTAATAAGTTATGATTGATCGCTATACCAATCCCAAAAGTGTTTTACTCCGGCTTCTAGCTTAGGTTGAACGGGTCCACCTTCAGTTTCTCCATTTAACCAAAGTGCTCTTCGACCACGATGTATAATACTACAGGCTTCTTCGTCTTCTAATGCCGTTTCAGCGTATACTCGTTTGAATATCTCTTTAAATTCTTCAGTGGTTCCTTTCTCAAAGAAAAGATCTACATAATTGGTGGTAACTTCTGGTTCAGGTGAATAAATGGTAGAGATGGCAATTGTTTTAGGGTACCATTCAATCATGATATTAGGATATATGTAAATCCAAACTGCTCCAAATTCCGGTGTGATACCGTCTCGTTTAAGAGAGTCTATCATATCAGTATATGATGCAGAATCATTACCATTTAGATCAGGACGAATACCAATTTTTTGTAGTGACCATTGTTGACCAAATTGCCATTCGAGTATTTGCGGATCTACAAATTTACGTAATCCAGGATGCATTGCATAGATGTGAAGATTTTCTAAATAAACCTCAGCGAAAGTTTTCCAATTAAATGCATATTCTGTCTTTGATGAGCTATCAAAATCATATTTATGAAGGTCTATAAGATGATCTACTCCAGTTTCTTTTAGATCTATAAGATTATTCACATGACCTGAAAAAAGAGCACCATTCAAATTGATTAGGGATTTTCTTTCTAGTGCACCAACAACCTTCTCTTCAAAATGAGGAGTTCCTTTTATTTTACCATCAACGTCATATGTCCAACAATGAGCTTTACACATCATCGTTTTACCGCTTCCGCTTCCACTACAAATTTCACCTTGTCGATGTAAGCAAACATTTGATTGTATGAAATATTGATAATCTCTATTGATGAGAGTCCATCGATTATCAGTATTAGCTAAAACTGAATAATCTAAATTTCGTGGGACTAGCTGAGTGTGTCCACAATATAACAATTCACCAAAGAGTTTACTTTCTCTTTGGTGATTGTCTTTACTAAAATAATTAGAGATTTGCATATTTATTATATGCTACTACTTCATTTCTTTACTTACCCATTCGTCAGAACAACTAACATCGAAAACGGTAGGAGTTTTAATACATACTGGTCCGCTAAAACCTAGATCTGCTAGATTATAAGTTCTTGTTTCATGACGAGCATTACCATTATCAAATGGAATTCCAGTATCACCTTTGTAAGTACATGATGCTTTAATTGTGATGGTATCAAATGTATAAGTAACATTTAATGTCGGTGCATCACTACATGTATAAGCGTTGTAATAAATTATGGCAGTACCAGTTGAACCACTGAATGTCATTGTACAAGTATCTTCGGAATAATGACTTTCATAATCATCTGTTGTCGTATCGGTATGATCTGAGTATGCTGCAGTTGCTGTAACACTCGCAGCACCATATTGTACATTACCAGTAATTGAAAAACTTCGATCAACAGAAATATTACAAGTTGTTCTAGAACTAGATTGATCTATTTTATGAAATGTATATGATACCGTATCACCAGTCAATTGAATAGTTTGTTTTACTTTTTTAGTTGCTTTAAGGTGATTATCTACATAATCTTGTGCAACTGAACTTAGATTAGATGAAGTCATATTCATCGACGATCCATCATCATTGGAAGATCTAACTTTAGATTTTACCGTTCCTTTTTTACATTGAGTAGAACACATTGCATTAAGGCTTTGTTTTCCTACCGCAGCTGCGTATACTGCATCTTGAAATTCTTTTAAACTGTTGTAAGTTTGCATATTAGTATTATTTTGTTTTTAATTCGTTTATTGCATCTTCAACATACTTATCTCGTTGTTCTTGAAGATACCGAATTCGATCTAACATAATTTGTTTATCTTCTTTTACACTTTGCTCAGTATAAGCTTTTTGCTCTTCATATAATTTTTGCCAATACGCAACTCTCTCTTCCATCAATTTACCTTGATACCAAATGACGGCTATCATAAGTATGATAGTAAATGATTGCTCTTTTAATTTAGAAAAGAAGGTATCAGTAAATCCTGAAGTAGAATTTTTTTCGTCTGCCATAATTATTTAAGTAGGTTATAGTATTCGTTGAAATGTTTGATGCGATCTTCAAGACCGATTGTACCACCATTCACTCGTTTAGTAACTGCAGTTACCGTTGCAACATCAGCACCTTTATCACATATAGTCCAAAGAGAGTTATTATTGAAGAAGAATGCTGCAGACATTAAAGGGTATTTAGTAGCAACTAAATCCGGAGTAGCAATAATATCTTCATCCACGGTTTTATCGAATGCTGCATAATTAGATTTTCCAGTCAATTGAATAAATCCACGACCTTTATATTTCCAACCTTCACCAGAAGCCTCATCACCATTACCCATACGAGATGAATAAACTCGATTAGCTATTTTTTCTGGCTTTTTTTCATATTGTGAAGCAAGTGCATCGGTTGGAAAGTATTTACCAAATGTACCTCGAAGACCTTTTGCTCCATAATTTAGATTTTCATTAACTGCTTTAAATCCACCTGATTCATGTCCGCATTGAGCTAAGAAATGAGCTAAACGAAGAGGAGTTGTGATATTAAATTTTACAGCCGTATCAGGGATTTGTGCAATAACTGCATCAGGAACATGTCCTTTAAGAGCGGCTAATTTAAAAGAAGAAGCCGGTATAACAATTGGTGCAGAAGCAATCGGAGTAGTACCAAACATTTTAGCCCATGAAGCATCGCCAACAATACCATCGGCAGTTAAACCATTAGCACTTTGCCATTCTTTAACTTTAGCTTCTGTTCCAGGTCCAAAAGAACCATCGGCATTTAAGCCTAATTTAGTCTGAAGCTTTTTTACGTCTTCTCCAGTAGATCCATTTTTCAATAACATAATATTCGTTTATGTTATTTATCTTCGTACTTTGTCTTCTTGATGATTATATCAATCTTCGGCTATTATTAGGAACAATCTTCTAGCAACGCAATTATCTCCATTAATCATTGCATCAATAAGCAAAAAAATCGCAGGAAAAAAGGTAAATAAAGAAAATAGTAGCACGATAAATGCGGTTAAACGTCGTATCATTTATATTAGGTTTTTTGGGTTATTGCTTGATATTACCCCAGCAGGAGGAACACTTTGATCGAATGCCATAGTAGAGAAGAATGTATCGTAATCCATAAAAGGAACATCTTCTACCTTTCGGATTACACACCATAAAGAATTTCCTATGTTAAATTTATGATCGTCTAATTCTAGAATTTGATATCCATAATCTTCTAAACTTTGAAAGAATTCTCGAGTTGCATAATATCTACCATGACCAGGCCAACTGCCAAGTTCAGGAAGTTCATGTATCATAATTCCACCGATCTTTAACCAACTATGTATATTCTTCCAACAATTCAATTGGCCTTGTTCATATTCAACATGTTCTGTTGTTCCTATATTAGTAATGATGTTTGCTGTAAATAAACCAGGTTGATATATGGATAAATCGACGATTGTTACGCCATCTTCTTTTTGAAGATCTAGTGTATGATAGGCTTTGAAATATCGATGTAGTATATTTCGTATAGGATATTTGTCTATTTTCTCAGGTTCAGTCAAATCATTGAATGCGTTTTGAGTTCCTAATTCTAAAAGAATTGATTCTTTTGGATCCACGTAATTTGTGGTAGCCAACATTGTTTTTCTGAGTGTTCTTGTTACAAATCCCATATTAATTAGTCAATTGAATTTGATATGTCTATTATAAGTTCGTTTATTTCTTTGGTTTTTCCTCGAAATATTACATCTTCAAATTCGTTCAGTTCTTTATTTTTTATAATCTTAAAGCAAATTACTCTTAAGTAAAGTTCATCTACTTCACCGGTTTCTATAAATCTATCTACTACTCGTTGATCGATTTTAAATGGAAATATACTACGAATTATTTGCATTGGGTTAATTACTTAAAGGTGCTTTGATTGCCGGATGTGAATTGTAATTTTGAAGTATAACATCATTATGAGAACTACAAAAAATACCATCTCTAACATGAACGGTTGGTAGTTCAAATGGAGTTCTAGTGATTTGTTCTTTTACTTGATCGACGTGATTGTTGTATATGTGAGTATCTCCAAGATTACCTATTAGCTGATCAGGAACCATATTAACTTCATCGGCAATCATCATTAATAGTAAACCATAACTTGCAATATTGAATGGTAAACCTAAAAGGGTATCTACACTTCGTTGATTCCACATAAGAGAGATTGCTCGTTTTGGGATGTTATGTTTTATCATTTCATCTTCGGTATAATATGCAGGAAGGTTTTCCGTAACGCCTAATTTTTTATCCATTAGAATAACTCTTTCCGTTTGATCTAATTCTCTTGTATACATTTGAAACCCATAATGACAAGGTGGAAGAACCATTTGATCTAATTCGGCAGGATTCCATGCAGTGACCATTAATCTTCGTGAATCAGGATTTGTTTTAATGTCATTGATTAGGTTTGTGATTTGATCTATACTCGTTTCATATACTCCAGGTTCAACAATCTTTTCGTCTCGTGTAGTTTTTCTAACCCAATTTCTCCATTGTTTACCATAGATTGGACCTAGATCTCCCCATTGTTTAGCAAATTCATCATCTGTTTTGATACGATTGATGAACCCTTCTTGATCGTATTTTCTTCCCATATCATAAACTTCGCCATTTAGTTCCTTTTTAACCGGTTCCATCCACTTTGTGTCAATACAAAGTTTGTCATAATTCTTATAAGCATCACCATCCCAAATATGACAATCATTATCAACTAAGTACTTGATATTAGTATCACCTTTTAAGAACCATAATAACTCGGTAACGATAGATTTCCATGCCATCTTTTTGGTTGTGAGAAGAGGGAATCCATCTGACATGTTGTGACGAATAGTATAACCGAATATTGAACGAGTTCCTGTTCCGGTTCGATCTGCTTTATCAATCCCGTGTTCTAATATGGTTTGTAAAAGTTCTTGATATTGTATATCTAATTTGTTTTTCATTTTAAAATCTAATTCTGCAATATGTATATGTGAAGGTTTTAGAGTCTTTTGATATAATTCCCAATTGATTATTGAGTTATTCGCCATCTTCGTTTTGGAGTTCTTGTATTTTACAATTCACATACTCTTCAATGTTCTCTGATGCTTTTATATAAGCCTTTCTTAGTTTATGAAATTCTTTATCTTCAATTTCTTCGAAGTTAGAGTAATGCTTAAAGCAATAATCCATACCTTCGGCTTTGATTCGATACTTAACCGATTCAAAAGATTCTATTAAGTCTTGCATATTATAAGTTTACAAATTTATGTATTTTTTCTGCTGTTTGTTTGGCATCTCGATGATGTTCGCTCATATTCCAATTTCTTCCATCAGAATCTATTACGGAAAATGCGCCATCGAAAAATTCAAGAAATTCTTCTTCTAGAAGAACCGAAATAATTTCTTTCCATTCATCTACAATGATGTATAGGTTTTTATGTTTTACGGCTTGTAATACCGGTCCTTCAAAATTAAGAAGTTCAATTTTAGGTAGTTGGGTTTTCATGTTTTCATGTTATTATAATTTATATGCTTCAATTGTACCTATATGATTATTCCAAGAAGGTCTTTGATAAACTGAATATCCTACCGAATTAAGTACATTAATAATCTTTTGGGAAATATCTTCACTATGATATTCGATAATGTAATTCTTTACTCGTCTTAGGTTTTGGCGTGAGATAGTATCAAATATGAATTCTTCACCACCTTCACAATCAATCTTCATTAATTCAATTTCATCTTCGGATATCGTTGCTAGATAATCGTTGATGTTTATTCCTTTTACTGGTATTTGTCCGGATTCTAAGAATTTTGCAGTTCGTATATTAGAACCTACTACCGTTGCACAATTAGTTTGATTTTCATAATTGTCCATGAAAACCGTACCATTTTCAAGCGTTATTGCGGCTTCGGTAATATCAACTAAAACAGATTGTTCGTTCATAATTCTTTTTCCAATCTTTACACAAGAAGGCATTGGTTCAACCGCATATATTTTCTTGGGATCAAAATTGTCTATTGCGTATAGCGAGAAGATTCCGTAATTAAATCCAATATCAACAACAATTCCACCTTTGTCAATGTTTAAAAATTCAGAGTAATAATCATCTACCATGAATATTTCCCAAACCGTAGGATATATGTCAGTAAGGTTTCCGGGATATCTAACCTCTCGGTCTTTTACGATTAATTTTTTTCCTGGTCCATGACGATAAAGATATTCGGTTTGAATCATTTTATCACCATCTTTGATTTCTACAATAATGTCACCTAGGTTTTTTCTTTTACTTTGTCCTGTTCCAGGATGCGGATTCCACCATACCCAATGTCCTTCAGGTGATTTTATTCTACAATCGATTTTGGTTTTTCCTCTTAATAAACCAGTAGCTACGTCTCTAGCGTACATGGTATAGGTTTTATCTACTGGATTTTCTACTATAAATCTAATCTGTCCTTCAACATCATCGATTATTTTAATTGGTTTGTTTTGCATATTTTCTTTTTCTGATTTGATATTATCATTAATAAAACTTGTTAAGAGCATTAATGAAGTTGAAAATTATTCTCTTTGTTGCATAATCAAATGCTGCTGTATTAGATATCCAAACTTCTATATCGCCATTCAATCTATCCTTTAGCTCAAATTTAGATTCTTGTAGCAAACCCGGTTTTGATTCCGACATTTTATTTGTTAATGATATAAGTTTCTCACGATCTTTAACATCTATTAATGCATAATATTCGTTGTAAAAATTTAGATTAGGCTTTATCATATCTTAAATTCTACCATGAGTCAACATCTGTTAAATCTAAAGGATGTTTAGGTGCATGCGAACTGGTTACCGTGATGGTATCTCCAATTCCACATGATGATACTGTCCAAGTTAGATCGCCTCGTGATCTAAATATAGCCGTTAAATGCTTACCCCAAATATCTAAACTCTTTTGTTGTTTATCATTTAAGGTTATGTTTATTATTACGTTTGCCATTATTGTTTAGATTTTACCACTGTTAATTTAGCGTCAAAATGAATTCCTTGACCATTCATTGAAATTCCAGGAGGCTCGTCATATTGAACAATCTCAATAGCACCAGAATCTTTAACATGATTAAATAGATCTTGTATCAAATCCATTTTAATCATCTCTATTATACGAGCTTCGCTTAAGCCTTGTACTGTATGCATCTCTTGTAAATCCTGAATCGACCATCTAGCAGTAGATCTAAGTTTTAAAGTTTCGGTTGGAGTTTGTATAACCCTATGCTCTTTATAATAAGGACTCTTATTATCAAAGACCCAAGATTTTAATTTTTTCTGCAACCAAGCTTTTATTAGTCTTTTCATAGATTAGTACATTTCGTGATAATTGTAAACACCTACTTCAAAATGCAACCATTCTAATTTTAGAATAAACATGGGAGCATATACTCCTTGTTCGATAAAATCTCCACTAGCACTCCAAGTCCAAGACAAAGAAGGAATAATGTAGAATTTTTTGTACATAGTGTTCCATCTTTTATGGAAGTACCATTTGAGTCGATTTTCCATATCGACCTTTTTCATTTTAACGGTTTTACGTTTTTTAGTCATGTGTTGGTGAGTGATTTTCTATTGAGGTTTTTTTACCTTCGTATTTACGAATGTGCTGATTGAATGATTTTCCGATAGATTCCTCACTATTTGCAAATGCTAGATAATCTACGGTATCTACATTTTCGAATTTGTAAGTGGTACCTCCATTAAATTCTACTTCTAAATCCTTAGTTTCAAAGTTATAACGAGATGTACGAATCATTGATGAATCGTATGTGCAAAATTCAGATTTCTTTTTCATATTATATTTTATATGATGGAATGTACCATCCTTTAAATTTAGATTTTTCTGCTATCGGTTTAACTTCTGTTATATGCATATCTCGAATAAGAGTACATTCATTTCCTTCAATTTGAATAATTGCTAACCGATCCCAATAGAAATTACCAAAGGAAACCCATGGATAATTTGATTGAACGGTTTTTACTTGTATACGATCACCGTTCTTCAATTCAAAATCCCAACCTGGATCGGGATCTTCATGTACCGTTAAGTCTGTATCATTGATAGCATCGCCGAGAATTTTCTTGTATGCAATTTCACCGAGCTTACCAATAACAATATCATGTATTAATTGTTTATCCGTTCTTCCGTGTGAAGTATGGTATTGATAAGCCGAATTTGCGAATTCTGCTGCAATTAGAAAATCTTCCTTAGTTATTAAGCATTTCATCTAATCTTGCAGGTTTGATTTTCATTAGCAATTCTTGAAAGAGAGAAACTCGTTTATTACTTAACCAAATATACTTTGCCATTTGCGAACGTCTTTTAGAAAAATGCCACCATGAAGTTTCTACATAATCCATCAAGATATATTCAGCATCAATAGCCATATTCTGATATTCTTCAAAGAAGTTCATAATAACTTTTTGATTTTTCTTAGAGGAATCGGATACTTTAGAAAGGTTTTCTATTTCCCAATGAGCATCACCTAAAAGTTTAATCATTTCAGAATTATCTAAATCTTTAGGTAATGTATCAATTACATTAGCTATTTTTTGGAGTATTTGGTTTTTCATCTTTGGTTATTTGACTGGTTTTAGGTGTGAATAAAAGAGTAAATAAGATTAGAATTCCTAGCGCTTGCCAGAAACCAATAGGGTTAACGCCATTTACTGCACCAACTAAGCAGTGATTCCAAAGTAATTGAATTGGCCATGCAAAGATTGCTGATACGAATAGGATGGTAAATACTACGGTTACTAGACCAGTTATTAACATTGCTGAGTTTTTCATTGTATGGTTTATTTGTTTTTAGTTTTGATGGGAGTTTTTCTCATTCTTACGAATTCATTAGATTTTCTAAAATAAGCAAATTTAATTTCTTCCATTTCTTTCGCTTTGACGAAAACGATAGTGGGATTTTGTCCATTCCAAGTAGAATCGGATTTCCAAATTTTGAAAGTTAACTTCGTTAATGGATCGTTTTCTAAAAGAAATAGCGTATCTTTTTTAGAGTTTACTTGTGCAAAGTTTCCCATTTCCGTTTGTGAGTAACTCAAAATAGGAAGTGCTAATAAAGCAATAATTAATGATTTTTTCATGTTGTATATTTTATATGAATTTAATATAACAAATATAATACAAAAACTTGAGATTAAAAAATTTCGAGTCTAAAAGTTATTAACATTTTACTTCTTTCTATTAGATCTCCAATGGATTACGATGTCAGCCAAGTTTGATCCAATATTCCAACCACATATAAGACATGTAGTAATAGAAACAATTATAGATAGAGCTCCAGTCCAACTTAAAAATGAATTATGGGATTCCATCCAATTAAATCCTAATCTACCTAATTGATGTGCAACAAAAAATAGTAGTAGAAAATAAGCAATTTTAGATAATGGTTTTTTCATGTGAGAGTTTTTATTATTAATTATATGTATGTTGAATGTTATTAATTTAGGCACCAAATCCGAATGCAATCTTTATTGCCTCTTCTCGCTCCTCATCACTTAATCTTCTAGGTAGAATATAATCATTTGATGCATTTTCTTCTAACCAAGTATGTAGATCTTCTATAGTTTCGCACATTACATTTCCTTCACGATCTGTCATATTAAAATCCTTTCTAGTTCCCCATTCTTTTTCATAACACCACCAATCAAAAACTTCTTTACCTTCAATACCATAGATAGATCCAATCAAATGAGATACTGCACTTTCTATTGGATCTAAGAAATTTATCAAATCTATACCAGCTTTGTAAGCTCTATCAATAGATTCGTTTTGTTCCTTTAATCGGTTGATCGTCTCTTTAAATACTTCTAATTTCATTTCCATAATAATTGAATTGCCAAAATACAAACTGCTAAAAATAAGCAGGAAACGGTTTTGGCAGTTAATGTTTCTTTGAAAATAATTTGCGACATTATCGTAAATACGATAGCACCTATTGCAAATCCAATTAATCTCCCTGGCCATATTTGACCATCGAAAGCGTCTTTACAATATCGAGTAAAGGTTATAAGCAACCAACTAATAGGTAATCCAAGAAGAACTGATGCCCAAATGTTATTCTTCATCCATTCGTTTATGAATTGTCCTTGTAGTTGTATAAAGGAAATTGATTGTCCTAGAACAATACATAGGAGTGCTATTAGTAGGTTTCTCATTATTTTTCGTTTAGTAGAAATTTGTTACTGATTACTTTGAAACTGATTTTTCGATCGATACTACGAATAACGACACCTTCACGATCAAATTGATTATTCAATTCACTTTTCTTATCGGCATAATTAAGAAGTTCTTCGATTGTATTAGGTAAAGTAAATGCACGATCGATAATTGGAACGGTTTTTAACTTCATTGAAGTGATTAGGGATTCGAATTCTTCTAAACTTAAGTATTCATATTTGTCTATATTGAATGCGTTAAAGAAGCGAACCGTTTGTCCTTTGATCTTATAAGGATTTCCTTGAATACCTTCACCAATTAACTCACCTTGAATGGCATAATTAATTGATTGTGTTCCTAACCATTCTTCTATCTTTAATTCTCGAGCAATCTTCCAAAAGGTATTACCTTCAGTTTCTTCAAGATCTAGATTTCTAGAACACACTCCAAATTCTCCATTGCGGAAGTAGTAGGTTGCGGATGATCCATCTAATTTTTCAGTAACATAAAATGGTTGAGTTTTCCAAGTCTCATATTTGTCAGTTAGATTTTGAATTCTTTCTTCGTCAGTCTTTGGTATAAATGAAGGAAAGTTTCCTTTTACTTTACCGGCTAATTCTGCAGGGATAGGTGGTTCGTATTTTATAATTCCTAATCTTTCGGTAACATCAAGACCTTCATATGCGGTCCATCCAAAATCACCAAATATACTTATTGGTACGATAAGTCCTTGTGATATTTGTCCTCGAAGTTTTATAGTCCTAAGACGAAATCCTTCTAGATCATCCATCTTCCTATAAGAACTTTTTCGCAAGAATTCGAATTCTTCTCTTATAGGTAAGAATGAATCAATTTCACAATAAACAACATGATCGCCAACTTGATGACCTACGCTTTTTGCGACTACTACTTGCCAATCATTAATGATTGCTAATTCGATTGCATCTGCTCCTTCAATAGGACGAATGTCTCGAATGACTTGAATGCTTGCTAATTTTCTTTCCATAGTTTTATCTTCTTCCTTTTACACCGGTTGATACGCCAAATGATGATCGGCTAGCTAAGAAATTAAATTGTCTTGCTGTTTCCTGATCAACGATTTGGATTTCGTTCCCGGTCTTGTGATTGTTAATTTGTATAACGGCTTTCATTTCTTCGGTTGAACATCCAGTACACGTTTTATAACCTAATTCAATTCTTTTCGGATGTATTTCCGAGTTACATTTACATATCATATTTTTATTTTTCTACGTGAATAATATCAATAATGTCAAAATCATAGAATCCCATTCGTTCACCATCTTTGGTTAATCCTATATGTAATCCAGTTTCGGATATTCCATAATAGGTTAATTCCTCAATGATTTTTACAACATTACTTTCAAAATTTGTGTTCGCAGTAAAGCGATCGCCGGTTTTTAGATTTTCGAATTTTAGCATATATGTTTTGTTTTTAGTTTCTCCATTCGGTTACTGGTTTACCAATTCTGTTCATATCGGTTGTTGGCCAATATGATTGAATATAGTTTGAATCGTAAATTTCTTTTGAAGCGATATGTACTTTAGAACCTTTAGTTGCGAATACCGTAAAGTAATTATCAGATGCTTCGGATTTTTGTTCGATTGTTAGAATAGTTTTTGGTGTTACGAAAGATTTCATAATATCCATTACGGATTCAGTTTTTTTATCGATGATAGTTAAGAAACCACCTTGACATTTAATAACGATTCGAAAGTTTTTCATATTTTGAGTATTTAATTATAGTATAAATATAATACTTTTTTGTGGAATAAAAAACTGTTTTCGTAAAAAGTTATTAACAATTTAAGATAAGCTATTAGGTAAATATAATAAAGTAGGGTTCTTCTTTTGGATATCTACTTCAGGATGTTTCTTTGAAAATTCTAATACGTCGAAACGATCAGTAATTAAATGCCATCCGTTTTTAGTTGGAACGATGTATTTAGTTTTTGGTCCTTCTGGTTTGCATTGATTAATAGTTACTTGAATGTTTCTTAGTTCTTGTAGATCTTGTGTATCGATATCGACTATCCAAAGTTTTTCTTGCGTTTTGATTTGACCAACAACCGAATCGAATAAACCTTTTTGATTGACGTTTCCATCTTGAATTCGTTGAGCAAGTGCAACCATCATATTAAGAGAAACATCAAAGTGATTTTGCTTTTGTACATGTATATATGCTCGGGCTTTAAACATTTCGCACATTTGACGGATTTCATCGTATCGTCTTTCTAGATGATCGATACTTTCGATGCAATAAGTTTTAATAGTTCTTACTGATTGATGATTATTACGTTCTCCTTCAGGTTGATCTTTCTTGCGTTTGAAAACGTATAACATATAGAAGTCACCTCGCTTCTGGAAATTAAGAATGCTCTTTATTATTTCTAGATTGTCTATCATTCTCCTGGGTTGTCATGTTAATTGGTTTTAAGGGTTAAGTAAGTTTCGGACGTTAGGCCAACAGATTCGATTGGCCACAAAGCCTTGTGCATCGCTTGCGCCATAGTACTTCTTGATCGCTGCATTCGCGGTTGGATTATCCATTAGCCAGCCATCCGCAATATCGAATGCCATTGAATCGTCTATGTCTCCAGCATCGATTGCGCCCACGGCAAGCTCTCGTAATTCCTTATCTAATTTTTCTTTTGTCATACTTTTTTGCGGAATAAAAAAATTTAATTATTGAAAGTTATTAACATTATTCTTTTACGAAAGTTCCATTAACCATTTGTCCTTTACGTTTTGCAATAACCTCATAAGATCCATTGATACAATCCTCAATGTTATAACCTTTAAGTTTTGCTAGATTCGTAAGTACCACTACACAATCACCAATAGCATCTTGAAATTCCGCATCATTCTTCTTTAGCAATGACATAGCTAATTCACCCATTTCTTCGGATAGCTTAGCGAATTGTGTTAGAGGATCGCCTTTCTCGTAGATTCCTTTGTCTTTTGCCCATTCTCGAATAGGCATAAATTCGTTTGTTAAGTTCATATATTTTATCTGTTAATCTTCTCTTTCGTATGATTGAAATACACATACAAATTCAAGTGAATGTTGACTCCATCCTGAAGGATGTTTTGAATTGTATACTTTATGAAACGCACCGTCTGGAATTAGAACAATATCGCCTTCAGCAACATCGATAAATTCTTCATCTAATTGCATAACACCACTTCCTTTTTTGAAGAAGTAAACTTCCTCGAGACCAGGATGTGAATGTCCTGAAGTATCTTTACCAGGATGTAATGTAGTTTTTGATAGAACCATATTCTTCAAAAAACGATTGTCTTCTACGATGTAGGTTTCGTTATCACGAATAACCATTCCATCAATCTTATTAGTATTAACCTTCATTTTGTACTTTTATTTTTTCTAATACGCTTAAATTAACATCGTTCATTATGATGATGCTATACAATTCAGAAGTTGGTTTACTTTCATATACCAACTTACATTTTTCATTTATTGTCTGTTGAGCAGTAATAATTGCAGTGATGGTTTTAAGTCTTTCTTTACCACTCATTGCTTTTTTATCTTCAACTTTCTTGGTATCTTCTTTAGATTGGATCCAATTTACTTTTTGATCTTTTAATATACTCATATTATTCTGCAGATACTGCTCTACCGATTTGTTTAGTCCAATCTAAATCAGTGCGAACAAGGTTATTTTTATTAATTGTAGCGGTTAACATAGTGGAATCTACGTTAAGGTTTTTTGCAACATATTGTAGTGCTGCAATATCTTTTGGGAAGCAATGTCCACCAAATCCATAATCACCATCTGGTCCGGGTACTGACCAATGTGAATTACCTAAACGGTCATCGTATCGAGCATATTCAATTACTTTATCGTAATCTACATTAAGAGCTTGACACATTTGAAAGATTTCATTTGCATACGAAACCTTCATTGCCAAGAATGTATTAGTTACATACTTAATAGTTTCCGCGATAGTGGAAGATGTTTTGATGATAGGCACTTTCGGAAATGCTTTAGCGAAAATTGCTTTAACTTTTGTAGATCCAGGTCTTTCACCACCTACAATAATACGATTTTGATTTTTGTAATCTTCGGTTGCATTAGCTTCTGTTAGAAATTCAGGATTGAATAGGATATCTAAATTGGAATATTCACTATTCAATTTATCAGTTGTTCCTGGTGGAACCGTAGATTTCATAACCACGATAAAATCTTCAACGGATAGCGACTTTGCTATATTAGAGATTTCTGTTAATGCATTTCTAACGATTGATAAATCACATTCACCTGATTTTTTCATTGGAGTAGGTACACAAAGAAAAGCAATACTGGTAGATTCAATCATATGATATATTGATTCTACATTGCTGTATTTATTTGGATCTTTATCAAATGCTAAAATATCAAAATAATTTTGCATTCCTTCTCGAACGGCTGATCCAACAAAGCCTTGACCGATGATTCCGATTGTTTCTTTACTCATGTTTATTAATTTAAAGTTATTATATGATTCATTATTTCCAATAATTTACGTCTTTCTTAAAGTGTTCTATGTTATTACGATTAAGGTAATTACTGAATACCAGCTTTAACATACCTAAATATCCGGTCTTCTTAAATCTTCGATCGTCTTGTCCGGTAAATCTATCTATAATCTGGAATCTCTTTTTAGGAATATTTCTAGAGAAGATATAATCTTCGGATTGATGTAGATCTTCATTGAATCCACCAATTCTTCGATATTCATCCATATTAACCATCATAAAAACTCCAGTCGAAAATGTTTCTGGCATAAGACTTTGTATGATATTAAATGTTCGGTATATGATATTTGCTTTAAGTATTTTTTGTGTACATTTTAATTTGCATGTTACTAGATCTGCATAATGTAATATTTGAAAGATGGCTTCGAATATAATATCCGTTTCAAAAAGATGAGAATCTGCATCCATAAAAAGAACGTATTGAGTATCGCATAATTTGGCACCGGCATTTCTACCAAATGAAACGGAACCTCCATCAATTACCTCAATATTAAGTAAAGAATGTTCTTGATATTCTTTTATTCTTTGTCGAGTAGAATCCGTAGAATTTGCATCGGCAATAATTACTCGAGTTCCAACGATCCACTCCTGTTTTTCTATTGAATATAGGGTTTCTAATATGTAATTCTCTTCGTTTTTACACGGAATGACGATTGTCAAATGTTCCTTTATCATATACTATGTATGTATTGTTTTCTATCCAATCTCCACAATTGAGATAATGTATACCATCAATTATTTTATTCTCTGGTTTATGTATATGTCCGCAAATTACGCCAGTACAATTGCGTTTATCTGCTTGAAAAGCTAATTGAGATTCGAACGATGTGATAAATTTTACTGCATCTTTTACTGAATCTTTAGCCCATTTAGATAAAGATTTCTTATAACCAAAACGTTTCATGAATCGATCAATGGTAATTGCTAATTCGTAACCAGCAGATCCTAAATGAGCTAACCATTTTAGGCTAACAACTCCATCGTATAAATCTCCATGTGTTATGAAATATCCATTCCAAATCCATTCATCAGCAATTTGTATATTGTCACCTAGATCGGTTGGTGCATAATGACGAAGGAACTCGTCATGATTTCCTGTTATATAAATCACTTGAGTTCCTCGTTTTGAGTATGATAAAATTTTACGAATTACGTTAGTATAATCCTGTGTCCAATAATGTCGCTTCTTTAGCAGCCAACCATCAATGAAGTCACCGACAATAAATAATTTCTCCGGTTCATATTGTTTTAAAGTTTCTAATAACTTTGCGGCATTAGATCCTTTACTTCCTAGATGTACATCTGATATAAACAGAGCTTCTACTTTTTTCATTTGATTAATGTGTATTTTAAATTATATGAACTACGCATTAATGAAGAATATCTATTTTATTTCTCTACGTCGAAGAAGAATAGATGGAATAGTCTGGAATTATGTAGATCTGTTCCAAAATATTTAGTAGCTGCATGGAGTGTTAATGCATCCCATATAACTAATCGATTGTAAACGTTACCAACAACATCCACTACATCGAATTGAGTAGAATCATAGAATCCTCTTTCGAAAGTTTCCTTATGTAATTCATCAAATGATTTTCCGGTTGCTGTTGCATGAGGATTATCCATGATTTTTGTTAGTTTGTTTTTCTTAGAGCGATAGAATGTAGTTCCACTTTCGGGTGGTGCATCTGGTGTTAGATAAATTACACCTGCATAATTTTGCGAATCAAAATGATAAACCACTTGATCTTCGGCTATACAATGTTGAAAACATCCATTAACTCCATATTTGTCCCATGAAGTGATTTTTCTACCAATGATCTTTTCGAATTTTTCTCTTAAACCTTCAGGACGATATACTACATCAGTTCGTCTTCCTTTATGATAATCTTTGTGTATTTGAAAATCTTGATTCAATGCAAATTCTCTAACTGCATCAGGATCGTCATAAAAATTATCAACGCATAAGAACGTTTTCCATTCGTTAGTCGTTTTAAATATTTTATCTAGATCTTCATTAGAGGTTTCTGCTTTAGGAGTTACTGCTTCGGGAATTCCTAATAAATCGAATACCTCATCCCATGTACCATATTCATTTTTAATAAGTACTATTGCGGTTTTTGCAGTATTAGGAAATACGGTTTGAAATCCAAATTGTTTTTCTTTTTTGTAATATACCTTTGATACATCTGGTCTTTCCATACCTGATGCGATTGGCATTTCGATTCCATCAACGAGTAACTTCATTTCGTATGGAGTTCTTCGATCAAGAGGACAAACCCAACCTTTTACGAATGTTCCATGTACTTTTACTTCTCGTGAATCAATGAAACCTTTAACTTTAGGAATGCGTGTTTCGTGCATAATTTTTATTTTTTTATTGCGTTTAATATATGTGTAACATAACCTCGATTAGATCTTTTAATAATCATATCATGATCCATCCATTCAATAGCATCAACTTCTTCTTTTTGAAGATCTCCTACAATTTTTAATCTATCGTCATTAATGGAATCTAGATAAATCGGAAATATGTGTATTTGTTTCCAAACCATATTAGATTTTTGATATTCTACTAGAAAACTTTCTTTAAGATATTTAGGATCTATTCGCCAACCAATTTCTTCTTCGGTTTCCCTGGCTGCTGTTTGTGGTAAAGACTCCCCGTCTTCAACATGACCTTTAGGTGGCATCCATGAATTCCACCATCTTGAATTAGTTGAATGTGCTAATAGCGCTTTGTTGTCTAATATGAAAAGTATTCCGGCTGATGTTTGCATATTATTACTATTTAGAATATAGTAATTATATGTAAAATTTAATTAGAAGTATCTTCGGTCTTCTTCTCTTTTTGGATTTGATTAATCATATATCCAGCAACGGCAAATTCAATACCTGCCCAAATTAACATATCGGATGCAGTTAGTACATCGATTTTCTTTATTAAGAACCAAATCATACCCCATTGAGATATGACAAAAGCAATTCCAGATTCAACTCTCTTCTTAGAGAAATATGATTTTTCACTGCTGTACATTTTCATAAGTTCGGTAAAGAACCATTTAAGTTTTCCAAAGACGGTATTTGATTTGTTTTCCATTTGATAATTTGATTTTAATATCTATCTAAACTATTTTAGATATGACACCATATTTAATGGCTTCTTTCGGTGAAAAATAGAACTCTGCTCGTTTATCCTTAATATCATCTAGGAACACTTTATCGAACTTGGTGTGATTAACTATATACTCATCGTACATCTTCTGTAGACGGTCACATTCTTTTAATTCTTGTTTGTGATATTGTATCTTCTCGTGATATGGTACGGAATGGGATATTTCATGATACATGAAAGTACAATAAGGAGATGCAGTAACTAAATCTCCTGATAGAGCGATTGGTAATGCCATTGACATGATTTTACCTACACAATGAATATGGAATTTTATTGGTATAGATTCCATATAACCTATAAGGCCAAATCCATCATACACATCTCCACCTTCACTAGACAGAATGATTTTGATGGGACCATTGTCATTCGGATCTTCTTCTAAAATGGCATCAATTTGATCGATGACTTTAGATACATTGTTTTCTGTAACCTGACCAAAAAACATTATGGTTCGGTTTTGAATTCTACGTTTTGCCATAGGGATTATTTCCCCTGTCCTACATAAGCTTTTCTGTAATTCTTAGAAGTTTTTGCTCTTGAAGATTTTGTCTTCGAATGTACTCCAGGATTTTTCTTTTTAGTTTTAGCGTGGAAATTTCTAACCTCGCTGGTACTAGACTTTGCCATTTTTTATAGGTGTTGGTTTTTTGCATTGGATATGTAAACAAGATCTCATAGTGAGAAAAGAGAATACGACTCCAATCGTCATGAAAAGAAAAACTGGAAGAATAGACCAATCTCGTATTTCATGTAACAACCAAATAGTATTCGCAAGAACCCATGAGGCAAGTACAAAGTTTTCTTCTCTTTTATCCTTTTGTGCTATTAGAGCATATCCGGTTAAGAGTAACGTAGGTATAATCATAATCAGAGTTAAATCAGAATTGCCTGAGTACCAGACAATATCAGTTAACACCCATGATATGATGTGTAATTTATTTTTTAGAGCTTTAAACATTTCCAGTTTCTACGACTTTCATTTCAGTATTACGATCGATGAACATATATTCGCATGAAACTAGATCGAATTCTTCTAAGTGTTCGATAACTTCCTGTGGAGTAAATTCTGAACATGAATATAGATCGAATTGGAACATTGCAGGTTCAATGTTATCCCATACATGAATAGATGCATGTGAGGTTGCTAATGTAACGGTTCCAGTTAAACCTTCATTTCCGGGTTCATTAACATATACAGAAGTTGGACCAGCAACTACTACCATTCTTACACGTTCGACCAATCGTCGAAACCAATCATTTAGATGTTCCTCTGTTCGAGGTGGATTTTTGACATAACCTTTAATAAGGACGTGAATGTGATTTGGTACAAACATTTTGTAATTAAGTATTTTTAAGACATTGTTAGGAGATATTTCAATTTAAGAGCTTCTGCAACGATTTCATCTATGATATTCTGAATTTCTGTATCATTTTTGAAAGTTGTGTTTCTGAAATTGTCAAAAAGTTTTATGTATTCATCAACAAAAGCGTCAATGTTTTTTAGATCTTGTAGATCAACAAGAGGTTTAGGAGATCCAACCGTCTTAACAGAAATTCTTCCGTATTTTCCCATTATAGCTTCTACTAATTGATCGAGAGTTTCTAATAAGTTTTCGTAAAATTCTCCTAAGGCTTTATGTTGATCGCCAACCTCGGTTTGCCAATGCCAAACGTGTATTTGATCTCTCAATGAAAGACCATGAACGGCAATTAGAGAATGATTTTTATCGATTGAGTACTTAGCGGCTTCTTCTAAAGCAAGATATTCTTGGTAGTTTAGTATCATAATGTATATATTTGTTAGGCGATATCAGTAGATTCAATTAGAGTATAGGTAAAAGAATTACCATGAATATCTCTTGATTTTCTGATTATAGTCATAAATTCTTCAAAGTCTGCTGATTTTTTAAATACTTGGCAACCTTCTGACCAATTCTCGACGTATGTTGAATCGGCACCGGCTTTATGAATATTAATTCCAAAAACTCCTTCTTGAATTTTATCTTCGTTATAAGTTAAATCTCGGTTAGCATCTCTATAAACTTTTACGTTTTTAGCTTGCCCTAAAGCTTCATATTTTCCTTGATGTAATCTGATAGTATGAGATCCACGATATTGTCCTTCGACTAATCTTGCAACACCAGCAGCATTATGATATTCCATAACACCCTTTTTACCAGGGTCAGTTGTACATATCCAGGTATGGAATTTCCATTGACCGGCAATCTTATAGGATAGTGTTAATGTATCATCAAATACATTAGTAACTTTTTGGCCAGTGGCTGAATTTCTAACTCCCACGATATTAACATCGTAATCTTTTTCCCCTTCAAACCAAACGTATCCTTTAGCCTTTACGGCTCCTTCTATCTGTTCTCTAGTATACATGTTTTGTTTGTTTTTGTTATGTTATTTATCTTATTTCATCGAGGATCTTTGATGGAATAATTTATCTATTTTAGATGTTGTTCCTTGAGGATCTTCTACAAGATTTCCGATAATATCTTTTCTTTCAAATTCTAATCCGGCTTGTTTACTATTGGTAGTTGCCGACCTTAAACGAATTTCATATGCAGTATCGCCAATTGAAACGTAATAAAACAGAACAATATCTAATCTACTAGGTAAATCTAAAATAACTAGCTTGGCTTCTTTGTTACCAATTCCTCCAATTAATAACTTTAAAGTATCTCCTCCATGAAAGAACTCTAAACTACCTTCACCTTTTATACTTCCGGTGATTTTGAAATATGGAGGATTTGTTGATTTGTCGGCTTGCTTAAGTCCAAATTGAAGAACACTTAGAAGATTATCATCAAGATCTTCCGGTGATTCTTTTGGTAAAGTAAGTAGATGATAAGTTAATTTTATGGCAGCCAATTTACTAGGTAATAAAGCCGGTTTAATACGATCTACACTTCCAGGGTTATAATGAACGGTTATCTCTGATTTAGAAGCGATAGTTCCTAAGAGTTGTTGATAATTAGAAATTTCTGCTTTTGCCCAAGATTCATCAGTTTTACATTTAACCAATTCTTCTTTTGTAAGGTTATATACTGAATCTTTTGTGGATATTGTTTTTAGGAATTCTTTTGCTCTACCTAATCTAGCTACTTGTTGTTTAAGAGAAACCGCTACAAGAGATCCCATAGGTTCAGCTGAGGTTTCTCTTGGTGTGAATGAATCATTGAATAATAAATTTAATTCTCCTATGGTTTTTGCATTATTTACATAATCAAGTATGGTAGATTTAGCAGAAGGATCTACTAAGTAAACGTCTCCAGGACACCAATTATCCGGTGCTAAACCAGAAAGTATTCTTGCCCTATCTCTAACTTTTATAAGTATATCATTTCGGTCTAAATGATATCCATTCGATAAAAATTCAGCCATTACATTACCGGTAGATTTCCATTGAGCGATTTGTTCTTCATTTTCTCTATCAAAATCAGATAACCATAATCTAATTTTATCCATAGCTTTTGGATGTAAATCTCCATTCGGAATGTTATCTACTAATGCAACTGCTTCTGAATTTTTTATAGAAAGAATGTCTGCGTCTTGATTGTAGTAGAAATAAACAACCATACCTTCTTTAGTATCGGTATCAGTTGAAGTCTTTGATTGATTAGTAAATAATCCAGTTTTTAGCAAATGTGTTAATGGTATTTTAACTGCATCAACATCCATTAAAGGTTCTTTAGATGAAACCGCTTTATCACTTTTTATAAACGATTGTATATCTTCTAAATTAGAAATATCAGAAACTTTGAAAGTTAGAAATGGATATGAGGATTTGTATTTACCATCAATTATAAGTTCTTTATTTTTATCTTCTAAGAAACTAAGAAATTGTACTCGATATTTAGGCTTCTCATTCCATTCAACTGGAGCCATAGCTGATTCATTTAACCATTGAACGAATTGATTGTATTTTAACATCATGATGTAAATATATTTGGGTATTGTTCTACACATTCAATAGGGAAAGGAACTTTAGCAGCAAGTAATCTAGTTCTGAAATCTTTTAGAATTGCATCTAATTTATCTTGGTGAATAAATTTAGAATCCATTGTATGTCTCCAAGTATCTTCAAAAGTCATTATTTCTGAAATGGGAACATCCGGACCGAATGCCAATTCCGCAATAACTTCTGGAGTATTAGACATAAATTTATCTTGATCGTTGAGTAATGTAGGATTCTTAACTAACCCTTTCTTACCTATAAACGATTTGGTTACCGCAACAACACCTTGATTTAGACGAAGTACATATGAACGATATTCTTCAATTTCACCTTTGTCGGTTAGCTTGGTAGTTTCTCGTTTCGAATTGCTAATGATATTCATTAGTAGAATATTACGGTAAAGTCCTTTATATTTGGATTCTGCTTGAGTAAAGTCTGGTGAATGATACATGAAGGAGGAAAAATTCAGATTATCTGTTAGCATCAAATCAATTTGTGCAATACCTTTTTTCTTATCACCTTCAATTGGAACACCTATAGAAACTTGTTGAAACCCTTTACTAACGACCGGAGAATAATCACTCAATTTAGATGCGATGAATTCAAGAACCTGAGATAAATCAATTCCATTTTCTCCGGCAATTCTATCAGCAAGAACGGCAATATCGATATCACCAGATGTTTGATCAGGTGCTTTTTTCTTAAAAGATCCTATTGGTTTAGCAAAATCTTCGGCAAGACCAATAAGAGGATATATGTTTTTAATAACATATGCATACGTTGCATCTATTTCAGATTGCAAAATAGGACGAGCATCCTCAATCGCATTACCTCCTTCATTAAGAATCAGGTTAACAAATTGATTAAATTTTAGCATTATTTAATTTGACTTATGTTGGTAATTCTTTTACCTTTAGTTTCTCCATCTAGTGATGTATAAAGAAGATCGGCTTTAATTAGACGAGTAAGAATTTCATTTCTAACTATTTCATAATCAATAGTATCTGAAGAATTCTCCCAAGTTTCAGCCACATATTCAGGATCAATCCAACCAATACCTCGTTTGATACTACTTTCCATGTCTTTATAATCGATCTCAAATTGTTTAACAGCACCTTCATCTAATTTTAAAAGACCTTCACTAATGGATTCATTATATTCAATAGCACCTAATTTCTGATCAGCTTTAGCGACAGTATCTTCCAATTTAGAACAGGCAGATTGAATTGTTTTAAGTGCAACGATCCATTTTTGATCGGTGATTTCCCATTTAAGCATTGCATCTATTTGATCCTGAAGTTTGGTTAGGTTTTCTCCGATCTCATCAAATATTAAAGTTTCACCTTCATTAACAGATTCTTTTAATCCTTTATATTTTTGACTTTTTAAAACGTCTAGTATTGCATAAACTGCATCTTGTAAAGAATAATCATATTTATCAGCCATACCGGTTACAAATTTATTAACCATACGATGTACTTCTGGTGATACTGCTTCATTAACCGATTCGTTTTGGTTTTGTTTTATGAAGTCTTTAAGATCTTTTAGATTTTCAATAAAAAATAACATATTAAGAGCTACTTTGTATTTCTTTTCAGTCCATAATTTATCAAATTTGATGCATAAATCTTCATCGCCAATAAAGAAATAACCAGGATTAACTCCAATTTCTTTATTGATTAGATCGGCAGCTTTGTCGGTGTCTATATTACTCCAAGCTTCATTAACAGATTCTTCTAAATAATCTTGTGAGTGTAAATATTTTAATAAATCATCTTGTTCTTGACTAGATAGTTTTTCAACATCGATTTCAAAACCAGCACCGGATTTCTTCATATCCCATTTATGACTATCAAAATGAATATCCATCCATTTGATTATTCTAGTATGATCGATATTAGATAATACCGGAATGTATATAGGAGGACATTTAGCTGATTCCTCGATAGATTCTTCGATACCGGCATCTTGTTTTCCAACTCGGATTGCTACTTTATAGTATGCCTCGGTTCCTTCATCTGATGTAGAATTAAGAGCTTTTGTTAAAGCTTTAATGTTATCGGTTCCATCAAATTTGAAATGTGATAATGCGTTTGGACTAACTCTAAAGAATTGAGAAAGTCTTTCGACACAACTCCGTTTTACCATTTCGTCGTTAGATCCTTCATTAACAGATTCATCAACATTAACTCCTCTTTTCTTTAGAATCTTTCCAATTTCAGTATATGCCTTTTTGTAATCGGCTTTTGGATATTCAAATCCTTTTTGCCAATAAGCAAATCCATCTAATGCACCTTGGTATATAGCCTTTAGTTCATCATCGGTCATGTCTTCATTGAATACGAATGGACCAATCCATGCTTCATTAATGAATTCGTTGTAGTTTTTAATAGGTTTCATATTTATATTATGATTTTTATTTTTTAAGGTATTTTTGTAGCTCTTTATAGAAAGGATGTAGTGATCTTGGTGTAGCTTTTTCGAATGCCTCTTTATCATCATTCATAAGTGCTTCACGAACTCTTGTTCCTGAAGGACCATCGGCTCTTCGTTCATCAACCATTGCAACCGAAAATTTATTAACTTGAACATCCGATTTCGGTGATGTTAGATATTCAACTTGACGTTCATAATCTCTTAAACGATCACTTCCACAACCAATACCAATTGGATCATAACCCTTTTCTTGAAGGAATTTAACCATTTGAGGTACTACAGTTTTCTTATCAGGAGGATAAAGTACATAATCTTCAATGAAAGGAAATTCTTTAATCATGGCCTTACCAATCTTTTCTAGAAGAGAATCTGGGAAAGGTGAATTTTCGTTCTTTGATTTGATTTGTACCGGGATAACAGGAACTCCGAAAGCTTTTGCTGTTCGATGTATTGCTTCAATATGTCCATTATGAAAAGGTTGAAAACGTCCAGGAAATATACAAACTTCCTTTCCATCAATCTTTTCAAATATCAGAATATCTGTAACGAATTCTTTAAATTTCTTCATTATTTGTAGATAATTTCTTTTTCAATTTTCTTCAAAAAGCTTTCAGCCTCTGCTTTAGTGGTAAAATCTTTTTGTGTTAATATGATTCGTTCTTTACCAAGATCTTCGCCGAAGTTATCCATAGTACTAGTTATAACGGATACGATTGCTGTGTGTGTAGCATCTAATCCATCAATAGAACCATTGATATTAATAACAGCAACATTGTCTATTTTAATATCTTTACTGAACATCCTTTCACCTTCTCTGAAAGGATCTTTAACGTAAGCAAAACCTTCGTTAAATTTTTTGAATGATGGTATAGTCTTCTTCATTTGTTTCGGGGTAATTCCTTTTTCCTTCTTTTTATCAGAAGGTTGTTTTGGAGAATCCGCTTTTGGACCAGGACCAGGGATGCCAAACATCATTCCCGGTCCAAAGGCAGAATCTTCATTAATTTTGAACAATCCGGTCATTTAGGATTACTCAGCACTTTTCGATTCTTGAACATCAACACGTAAGTCTTGAGCAAGTTTTTTCAAATCTTGCATAGCTTTACGGATACGAGTTCCAGCAGACTTATTTCCTTTATTATAAAATTTGTCTACGTCACCATCGATTGATGAGATTAAAGTTTTGATTTCTTCGTACTTTTGCATAATTACTTTGTTTTTATTTTTTATAAGCTAAAATAGAGCGTATTTGATGTAGTGGAGCGAAAATTCCAGTATACTTATAAAGTTTACCTTTATAAACGAATGTAATTCCTTCAGTAGGAACCAATCCTTCGACACCACCAGCAGCAGTAACTCTAGTTAATTCGTGTTCTAATTTTTCTACGTCTTTTTCGTCACCATTTGTACGAATCTTTGCGATAGTAGAATCAATTTCATTTTTCATTGCTTCGGCTGCTTCCGTAGGATTTGCAGATAGGAAGGTAGACATATTCTTCATGAATTCTGTTCCTATTTCAAGGAAAAGCGATTCAAGAGGAGCATAAATTTTACGTTTAAGTTGTTTGGCACTTTTCTTTTCTAGATCAAAATACCAATCAGCATTATCACCAAGTTCTTTCTTGATTAACGAAACCGAAAAAGACTTATTAATATCTGCTATACGTGCAGCCAAACCATCGATTGCAGATGCAGGGATTTCAACCTTTGCAGATTTAGCTTCTTCTTCAAGTACTAATCTAGCCATACCTATTGCATAATCAAATACGGTAGATGCATCAGTTAATCCACAAGTAGTAAGGATTTCGTTGTATTTCTTTTCGTAATATGAAGATCTTTTTGCGGTATTAGGAAATGGTTTAATATCCATATCTTGAGGTCCTCTAACAAAGAACATTTTCTGTGCAGCTAGATTCGCATCAGCAATTGATTTACCAAGATTTCTAGCAGCTTGTTTATCTTCATCGATAACATTTCCGGATTCATCATATTCAAGTACTCCATGGAATACAAGCATATTTTGACCATAAGGAACTGTATTTTGTGTGATAGGCGTAATAACTTCTAATGAAACGAATTTCTTACCATTAGCAAAGAAGGCTAATTTATCTTTATCTGATAAACCGCCAATAGATTTTTGAAGATCTTCCATTGCTGCATTATAGGCAATTTCGATATCACCACGACCAGCAAACATAGAAGCAATACCAGAAGAATCTAATGCGGCTTCGCCAGCATTCTTTAGATGACTTTTATTTCTTGCCGCAATCAATTTACCATCCTTCCAAGATATTGATATTTGCTGACCATCAGTTTTCTCTTGAACAAAATTCTCAGGACCAAAAGATCCATTAACAGTATCTTGTATCATCGTATGCAAATCTGCCATAGTCAAATTCATGTCTTCGAAAGGATGTGATAGGTGACCGTATGCACCACCTTCAAACAAAGGAAGATCATCGACCAATGCTTGAAGTCTAGCACCTTCGCTTAAAACTTCAACAAAGTCTTTATACTTTAATAATCTTTTCATGTAATATATATTCAATCCTCGATGGTTAAAACGGCAAAAGCCGCAATTAAGCGACTTTCTCCTTTTTAATCTTCTTTTCTTTCTTAGGTTTATCAACCTTAGTGATTTCTTCTTTCGTTTTACCGAAATCTCTTACATTTTCTTTCCACTCAGTTTTAGGACAGAAGTTCCATCCAACTCGTGTAAGATTGTTTCCTTCAGAGTCATTAACTCTCTTGTACTCCATTTCCCCTTTCAGGTTCATTTTCTTTAATGTTTTCATATTTGGATATTTTAAATTTATAATCTTTTGACTCGGTTTTTATTAACAAGAAAAGGTCGTTTTCTTCAATTTCAGCATACACAATATTAGAATCATTAGTAACCAGCTCTTCATTTATCCACATAGCTACTTTAATATCTTCTCTTTTGTTAAGCTTCATTTTACTTTCCATTTTTTGCTTTAATAAACCATTGACGGTTTTGTTCAATTCTAGCTAATTCCGTTTGTGGGATAAGTCCTTTCTCTTTAGCTTTAAGCAATTTTCTAAATGCTTGTTCGCCTTCTTCTTTACGACCAGAATAGAAACAACTTAAACAATGAAGATCAAAAATCTTCCAATTGTAAGTGTTTTTATCGATGAATAAAGTTGCTTTAGGGAATGGATTCTTACCGGCATATTTCATTGCATGTGATGAGAATATGTATGCAATATCAAATTCTTTTATTGCTTGATAATGCATAATGATGGGAACTAGGTGTTCACAACGGAAGATATTAGTTTTACCTATCTTAAGATAATCTTCGATAATTTCTGATGTTGGATGTTTTAATTGAGCTTTAATAGTTGCAGCCATTAAACCTGAATAATAAACCTCTTCCCAAAATCCACTAAGCGTTTCAGCACGTTTAGTATACCATCCAAGAGATTTCTTTAGGTTTTCTTCACCATTAGCATCTCTATATGATTGAGCTAAATAGAATAACCAACGAGGATCTTTCTTGGGATCATTTGCTACGTAATCTTCTAGGATTTTAGCATGACCTTCATATTTAGATTGTACCGATTCAGAAGTCCATGAATTACCATCAGGAGTAACTAGGACACCAAGACCAGGAACTTCATTTGATATTAGTGGTTCATCACTAATAAGAACCTCGTGGACTGGACCATACCAATACCATGGTTTATTAGTTCGAAAGAATTGCATACGGTAATAATTCTGATCACCATAAGTTACTTTTACATTTCCACCATCGATTTTAGCTAGACTCATTTTCAAAGCCATTAAATTAAATCTTGGATCGTATGTTAATTGTTCATCGGCATCTATCCAAAATCCAAAATCTACTTTACCTTTTACGGCATTCATTGCCGTATTACGAGCATCTTGGAAATTAACCCATTGATGTTCGATTACTTCACCGGGTATTCCTTTTTCTTCAAAGAATTTGCGAATAATATCTTGCGTTCCATCAGTAGATCCAGTATCAATTACACAATAGTAATCAAGTATAGGATGCACGGTATTGAGCATTCTTTCAATTACTTTGGATTCATTTTTTACAATGATGCTCAATCCAATAGTAGGTAAGCCGTTAATCGGCTGTTTTGTTTTCTCCATTATCTATTAATTTAATTTCAGTTATTTCGTTTAAGTACTCTTCTGCACCTTTTAATTTACCTTCATGATAAATGAATAACGCCAAATCCTCGAAGATCTCTCGATCTCGAGCATCCATATCTAAACGATCCATGAATTTAAACATTAATTCGTTAAGAGGATTAGAAAAATTTGAATTTGGGATTAATTCTCGGTATGACATATATTAATTATATGTACTTACTCTTCGATTGAATTATCTTCTTCTTTTTGGAAATCATTGAAACTTTCAGATAGCTTCTGATTTTTACTAGATTTGTCGTAAGTGCCAAAGTCCTGATATGGTAAAGTTGGTTTATCTTGTACTTTTTTAGTAGGATATTCCATCTCTGTACCTTCATAAGGATCGGTTTCTACACCTCTAGCCTTCCAGTAGTCGAAGAAATTTTTCCAAGTAGAACGAAAAAAACGAATCTTTTCTAGATCAGTATTTTCTGTACCTGGGTTATATTCACCTTGAGTAAGCAGGTTTTCTTTATTTGGTTTTTGCACTTTCGTTTAAAACTTGATTTTCATCATATGTAGGAATTGCCGTTTCAGGAACAGGATGTCCTGGAGGAATTGGTCCATCCATACGTTGTGCAGCCTTAGCCATTGCATCAAGCAAATCAATTGATTGCTTTACCAGGAATGCATCATCTAACGATAAGATTCCTCTTGATTGAGCTAATTCTGCGGTTTGAATTAATACTGAGATAGCTTCACCAGCATTAGTAACACTTTTCTTTTGTGACATATATAATTGGTTTTAGTAATTATATGAAGTTACTTAAACTGAAGTACCACCAAATTTTACCCAATTTACTCCACTATAAACATACATGGTATAACCGTCAAAAATAGTTTGACCAGTCATTCCAGAAGCTCCAGTAAATCCAGCGTAAGATGGAGAGATGAACATTCCCATATAAGTTCCACCAGTTGGACCTAATAGACCATAAACACCAGTCATTCCGGTTGGACCTAATACTAAAGAGTCATCATTTCGGTTAAATGCAGAATCGATTAAATCTGCAAATTTAGTTGCGGTTGCTGCAGTACCTGCAACAAATCCGGTTTTTAATGTATTTCTACTTGCTATAGACATTGTTTTTTATTTATTTTGCGTATAATATTGCAACATCTACCGTATAGGCAGATATATTGTTTAGAATTAAATTGCTAGTTAAAAGAGATTCTGAATTAAGAGTAAATACATCTTTCATAACATATGTGTTATATCTAGCAGGACTAGGAGATTCGATATTAACAGGTACGGTAGAACCAACATAACCAGCCTGTTCATTAATTTGAACTTCTATAGTTTTAGCAGATTCTAATGGTCCAGTAGTTCCGGTTGGCCATATAACTTTCATCATTAAGTACTTTGAATTTAAAGCAACCTCAACTAATGCTTCAGGAGCCATTTCTACAATAGTAAATTGATAAGAATCTACTACCTGATACCAATTACAGAATGCTAAATCGGCTGCAGAAAATACATTTTTGTTGTTTTTGTAAATAGATGGATTACAACCAATCCAACGAATGATATGTCGGTTATCCGTGTCCCAGCAACAGAAATTCTCTTGCAAGTCCATAAATGCCGTTCCAAATTGAGAAATTCCATTGATACTACTACCCGATGATACTATGTCCATTTAAAATGAGATGTTTTTATATTTATCTCATTGATTATGCATGCATCTTATTGAAGTGTCTTAGCTCTTCTATAGTATTAACAGTTTGTGGTTCTTTAGGTAAAGTTGACGATTCGCTAGCAGTAGGTCCTTTATAGAATTGAATTTCTTCTTTTGGTGGCCATTCTTCTTTATTCTCTACCGATTCTATTGTGATATTATGAGGATTTTCTTCGGATTCGATGCTAGGACTAACTTGAACGTCTTCTTCAATAACCTCATCTTTTGTAAATAAATCGGCTAACATTTTTTCTTTTACTTCAGGAGTATCATATATATTAGATTTCTCGTCAGATTTCATCGTCTTTATGATAGCCTCTTTCTGTATTTCTTTATCGGTTAAATGTTGTTCTTTTGAAGGTCTAATATAATCAACTAGGGATTTGATAAATCCAAGTGCAACTAAAGGTAAAATTGCACCAGAAATTAATGAAAGTATTCGTTTTTGATAAATGGGTTCGTCTTCAATCAATCCAAATAGCTCAGACCAAGATTGATATTCGGTTAAATGAGTATATGCATAATACATATTTCCCATCATCTGCATTGCAGTTATAATTAAGAATAACATCCAAACCATAAAACGAGAAGTTTTATCTAGGATTACGATAGCACCTAACGATGCAGCAGCACCAATCTCGAATGCAATCGCTAAAGTAATTGCCAACCAATTTGGATTACTTAAACGAAAGAAATCGATAACGTGAATAGTGGAGATAGCTGAAACCATGGCATATAAGCCAACAAAGATTCCAATGATTGTCCATTTAATTATGTTGTCGCGTTTGTTCATTGACGTAAGTATATTTTCTTTATTTATTCGATGATAGTTTCCATAGTATGATCGATACGAACTCTAACACATGTTTGAGGAGCACCTTCATTCATTAAGAAGTTATTGATATATCCCATCATATTAGCGCTTCCAATTGGATTTGCAGAATGTACATATACGGTAGGAAATATTAATGGAACAGATTTTCTATCAAAACGTGTCATTTCCGTTCTCTTAGGATTGATTTCGTAAAAATGATTAATCAACCATTTAGTACAATCCATTCCTGTTTTTTCATTGATGTTGTTATAATCTAACTTATAATTTGGTGATACATTATTGAAGTATTCACTCATAGCTCCATCGCCTAAATCATGATCTAATGAGATTGTTGAAATGTTCTTCAATCCTAATTCGCTAACTTTAGCTATGAATTTTTCATAATTTCTAACAATCACCCAAGAGTCTTTATCGACTGGAGTTCTTACATCATCCAAGTATATTCTGTATTGCATTTCTTGTATTTCTGGCTGTTTGATTGGTTAATCTAGTTACTCTAATTTTGAATGTTCGGCTGAAACAATTAAATCTCTTTTGAATACTTATTTCATGTTCGAAATCCAATCCTTTATTGATGTTATTTGTTATAGGCACCTTATATTGTTTTGATATTTTAAAAAATTTATCCAATGCCATTGGATTATGAGATGACCATCTTAGATCGCTTAATACTGCTAATTTCTGACGAATTTTATTTTCGTCATCTTTTAAGTAAAAGTGTTTTTCTATAGAATTATCTTCATTGATAATTCTTTCGATTTCAAGGAAAAGATAATCTTCTAATTTAATGCTTTTGGTAACTTTCATTTTTATGTATATTATTTATATGCAAAAAGGAGATCATTTAGATCTCCTAATTATTAACAAAAAAGGAACCGATTGCTCGGTTCTTTTATATATTACTTGGAAAGTTTTTCAATCTCTTTATCGATTTCTGTTTGACGACTAACGTCTAACATTTTACGATCGGTTGATTGTATCATTCGTTTTTCGGCTTTAAGTCCTTCGATTTGAAGATCTTTTATATTAACAGTAATTGATTGTAAAGAATCAATCTTAGTTGTTAAAGCATCTAAACGTTTGTTTGTAACTTTGTTTGGGTTTCCGCATGTATTTAGGAAAGTAACAATCAACAAAAATAAAGCTAATTTGTTAAAATGTTTCTCTATGAATTGTTCGAATTTATTCATCTTTTTTCGTTTTAGGTTTTACTTTTTTATTAGGTCTTGGTGCCTGTTGAGGCAGCTTTGCATTATAATAATCATCAGTATAGCAATCGCAAATCATACCAGTACTTCCACACTTAGGGCATTTAGTTACTATTGATGGATCTACAGGAGGACTTTGAGGGTCAGCTTGTTGGATCTCATGCGGTTTTGGTTTTTTGCCTTCACTTATAAATTGAAAGAATTTCTTGAACATTAGGAGTTTCTTTCTATTATATATTTCGTTTTTCTGGATCGAATGAATTTACTAATGATTCTACGGTAATTCCTTTTTCCGCTGCAGTTAATTCTAGAGCAACATCTTTCAATGTTTGACGATCAGTATTGATGTCTTGCATAGGTAATGCAAATTGATCGCAAATTGAACGGAATTTAGTAGCAGAATCAACACCAGTTCCAATATAATTTTTTAAGAAGTGAAAGATAGCTTCAATAATAGGAGCATCAGCACCTGAATCGATTTTGTTATCTTTAACCATTTCACTTAATTGATTATAGGTTTCTGCCACTGCATAAGATTCGTAACCTTTCCATTGAAATGCTGGATAGAATTCGTTCATCAATGCATTTGTTTGATTTTCATCTAAAAGAATAGAGTACTTTTTAGTATCTACTAACATTTTCATGTTATCAAATTTTTCCACCAATTGAGCAACTAATACTTCATTAATTGCACCTGTTTTTGTTTGTTCCTGAGTAGGAACGTCGTTTGCTTTAACTACTTTCATTTTAATTTGTTTGTTTTATTTTATATGATTGTTTTAATATTAAGATTTTGCATGTTTGATAATTATTGAACATATGAATTCAATGTCTTCCCGGATTAAACCTTGATGATTTGGTAGATAGAATCCACATTTATCAATGTCAACACAATTGAAGAAGTAATCATCTCGATCACCATATTTCATTTTCCAAAATGGTTTGTTTGCCATATTTCCGGCAATTAAAGGTCGAACTTCAATATTTTTTTCTCGAAGAGCAGTAATAATTTTTTCTCGATTTGCATGTACCATAGGATATGCAAAATTAGAAATAAATGTATTTTCTCGATATTCAATATCTAATTCATTGTATTCTGATAAAAGTTCTTGATAGATCGTGAAATTATACGAACGAAGTTTAGCAAATTCGTCGATCTTTCCTATTTGGCGTAAACCAATGAAGGCTTGTAAATCAGTAGATCTGAGATTATACCCTGGATAATAGAATGTATACATTGAATCAAATTCTGATATATCATATAGATCTCTATATTCTCGTTTGGTTTTATCGTTCCAATCGCGATCCCAACCATGAGATCTCATTGATCGAATTATGGTATTTAGCTCTTCGTTATTAGTACAAATTAAACCACCTTCAATAGTTGAAATATGATGTCCATAGTAAAGTGAAAATAAAGATATGTCACCAAAGGTTCCTAGTTTATTTCCATTATAAGAAGATCCCATACTTTCACATACATCTTCAATAAGATAAACTCCATATTTTTTACAAAGCTTAACAACATTATTCATATCTGGTACTAGACCAAGAACGGAAACTAAAATCATTACTGAAGGATTTGCTTCAATAAATATCTTCTCTAAATCATCGAGATCTAATGAAAGATCTTCATTATTACAATCACATAAAATAGGAGTCATTCCTAATTGCATAACAGAACTAACATCGGTTACCCAACTCAATGCAGGAACTACGACTTTTTCGTTTCTTAAACGATTTGTTTCTTTTAATGCGGCAAGCGCCAAAAGAATTGCAGATGAACCGGAGTTTACGAAAGTCGTATGTTTTACACCTAACCATTCTGACCAATTCTTTTCAAATTCAATTGTTAAAGGACCTTTTGTTAATTGTGGAGTTTCTGAGTGTAACATCCAATCAGATAGAGCCTTTAGATCTTTCTTATCAATTGTGTCGGATACTAACTTAATTGCTTTTTGCATAAGTTTGATATATTTGTTTGATTCCTTCGCTTAAAGTAGTGAACTTAAAGTCAGGGAAATGTTTACGTAATTTTTGTATTGAAACATCTTTACGAAATTGACCATTTGGTTTGGTGATATCGTATTTTATTTTTATATGATCGGCACCTAAAGAAGTTCTAGCAATATGTGCCATTTCATCAATAGATAAATTATCTTCAGTTGCCACATTCATTGATTCGGTTATATCATTTTTGATACATTCATATATGATGTTAGCTAAATCTCTAGAATGCATAAATTGACGAAGAGGAGTTCCATCACCAAATAGGGTTACTTCTTCTGCATTTTGTTCTTTAGCATCTAATATCTTTTTGATTAGAGCTGATATGAAATGTGCTCTTTGATTATCAAATTTATCGTGTTCTCCATATAAATTGCAGGGAATTAGATATTGATATTCCAATCCATATTGTTTATTGATTGCATCTATATGAGATGCCATACAACGTTTAGATATACCATAACCAAAATTAGTTGGTGCCGGTGGACCATCATGAAGTTGTTCTTCTGTCATGGGATAAATTTCAACTTTATCAGGATATGCACAAGTTGAAAGAATTCCAATTAATCTTTTTACTCCAAAATTACGAGAAGCTGATACGATGTTCGTATTCATTAGTAAATTATCTTCTGTGTATTCTGCAGGTTTTTCTATGTTATCTACAATTCCTCCGACTTTTGCAGCTAAATGAACTACAATATCCGGTTTATTGAGTCTCAATAAACCAAATACTTCTTGAGAATCTCTAAGATCATATACTTTAGAAGGAACTCCTATTACTGAGTATAACCCTTCGTCTTCTATTAATCTAATAAGGTCTTTACCAACCATTCCATTAGATCCAGTTATTAGAATTTTTTGTTTCATTTATTGAGAATATTTTTATAGATATAATCTTCGGCAATTAGGTAGGTTTGTGCAATTTCGAAATTTCGTTGTATTGCCTCTTTCATCGTATCATATTTTTCTAGAGTAACAGAATTTATTGCATCAATAATTTGTTGTTCATTGTAGCAAAGTATCATTCCTTCACGATCAAAAATTTCTTCGATCAGAGGATTTCCCCAATAAATAGGAACGGTTCCTGTTCTAAAGCAATCAATTAGCTTTTCAGTAAACCAACCAGCAATATTAGCGTTTTCAATAACTACATGGAATCTAAAATCTTTGAGTAAATCGAGCTTATAATCAACAGGCGTATAGCCTCTTCCTCGAACAGTTAGTTTATCTCTAGTTGCTGCAATGACTGAGTGTCGTAAACGATGACCAACCGTCATTTGTTTATCTGATGCAATGATTGAAGTCATTCCATGTTTATCATATATTCGTTGATCTTCTGGTTTTATCCAACAACCACCAAATGGTACCCATAATGCTTCAACTCCTCGATTTTGCATTTCATTTACGAAATCTATGTTATGCGAAAGAACTAAATCAAAATAACGAGTTATTCGGATGAAATCGTATGAATGAGGACATACATCCACCTGTTCTAGCAACCATGCAATCTTTTTACAATGTGCATTTTGCGAAGATTCTCGGTGAACTAATTCTAATGAATTGTCAGTATAGAATACCACTTTGTCTTCAGCAGTTATAGGTCCTCTATCCCATTCAATAAATTGAGAGTTTTGAAAATCTGTACTGTACTTTGCATGAGCAAAGGCATAATCTCTTATCTTAATTTTATCCATCGTTCAGGTATAATATCTTGTTGATCTTGTGGTCCTTCTGAACCAAACCATTTTTCTGGTGCAATGATTAGCTTATTAGGAGTTTCACCTAACCAAGCTGCCCACCAAGAAAAGGTGGAATTTGTTATAATATTAGCATCACATAAAGACATGAGTATCATGTCTTCCCAATCTTCGAATCCTTCAATGAACATATATTCCATTCCAATGAAATGATTTTTACACCATTGTATATCATCAGAGAATACCAGAAAAGTTACTTCATAATTAGGAAATTGATCTTTTACTAATTGAATTGCTGTTTTATAATAATCTGCAGGTGATTGATTGTGTTTATTCGGATATTGAAGATAATCTCCTCGTCTAACATGTATTGAGCAAGTAAAATCGATTTGTGAGATATGTTCCCTTAATTTAATTTCAGTTTCTTTGCATCTAAATAGATCTCGTATTTCTTTAGCGTATTTTTCAAAATACTTTTCACTTTGAAAATATCCGCTTAAATATAAATCATCTACTGCTGGGATCGTATCAAAACTGAATTTTTTCTCGTTATATAAGTATTTCGGGATTGGGGTTCCGAACTTTACATTTTTGAAGATATTATCTAAATAATAATTGATGTGTCTTTGTGATTGGCCGGTTCTACTTAAATCAAAAAAGGCATCAGTTCTTACATCTTTAGCGATAGAATGAGCTGTGGCAATTTGGAACATGTAATTTCCAAGTCCACCTATTAATGCAGTAGTTATCATAGGGTTTTCTGGTTTTGATTTAGAAAATCAAGTACTCTAGAATCGAAATTTTGAGAAAGTGATTTTGGCGAAAGTCTTAGAAATATTAAAGGAAGAGCAATGTTATGTATGGTCAATCCATTACGTAAAGAACGACACCAAAGTTCATAATCTTCAGGAAGACCTCGTAAAGATTCATCGTAACCACCAATTTCTCGAATCTTAGATTTTCTGTAAACTACTGTTGGATGATTAATAAACCAATGAGAGTTTTTACCAATTTCACGAGTAATTATATTAGGATGAATTATTGGATTAGGATCATAATTCCAAGTATCTTCATTTTTAATTAGATAAAAAAGACCACCACCAAGAATATCAACGGTTGGATTTTCTTTAAGATAATCCATTTGTAATTGAATTCTTCCTGGTAACATAATATCATCGGCATCCATTCTAAAAACCCATTCAGATTTCGAATAATGCAAACCTACATTAAGTGCACCGGCAATACCTCGATTTTCTTCTAATCTATAGTATTCAATTCTATTATCAGAATCCTCTAGCTCTTGACAGGCTTTTTGTACTTCAAGATCGGTTGAACAATCATCAATAAGTAAAATTTGCAGATCTTTATATGTCTGTGCTTTTATCGATTCGATTGAAAGTTTAAGCCATTCAATGGGTGTATTGTAAATAGGAACAATTACAGATGCTATCATAATTCGTTATAAAAGTTTGGGTTAGCTCCAAATTCTTGCGTACTACCCCATAATTGTTTAGAGTAAGATTTTTTATCTCCTGTATATTTGACTCCTGAATAATGTTCAGGTATAAAAACAAATGATGGATAAACCGAAATTGGATATTGATGTTTAATGATTGTGTTCGTAAAGAAAAGAGGACCGGTATTTTGCCAAGCCATACGATTAGTATATTTATGAGAAACCGATGTAGTTTTGTATAACTCATCAATAAGGATTTTCATGAATGGATTTTCTTTTGAAGCACCGATATAACCGTTTGCCACTAGATTAGGTCTAGCTTGTTCATTTTCGAAACCAGCAAAACAATCATGTTCAAAGAAAAAATCATCTAATGTATTAGTGCAAATAGAATCTGCATCACAAAAGAATCCACCATAACGATAAAGTATTTCATATCGCCAAACATCTGCTTTTCCTGCCCATTCTTCAATATCATTATAATGACGGATATTTTTCATTTTGAAATCATCTACATCTTTATCTGTCCAAAGTATATGTTGCCAACCATCTTCTTCTGGATGTAGATCTCGCCAAGTTTGTATTAATTTATCAGGGCATTTCTTGGGACCAATCCAAATTTGATGTATAATTTTAGGTATCGCCATATTCTATTATATGTTAATTCTGTGGGAATTTCTCATGATAACCTTTAACTAACTTCATAAATTCACCGAAATAAAATTTCATATCTGGTTGTGTTAGTGTAAATGTTTGTAAATCTCCAGTCTCACAAGATATCCATATTTCACATTCATCTATGACAATTCCAAATCGATCGTATAACGCAACTGCATAAGCGGATACTTGCATTTTATAACCTAGAATCCAATCATCTCTTTTAGGTTTTTTAGATGTTTTATAATCTACGACTTTTTTCTTTTGATCTTTATACCTAACTGCTAAGTCCATACGACCAGCATAACCACCACCTCGATTAGACCATAGAGCTTCTTCTTGATAAAGAACTCCATCAATTTTATTAAAAAAGTCGGATTGATAAAAGTTAAAGAATAAGTTCTTACCAATTTCAAATTCTTCTTCAGTGAAATCGTTTTCGGCTACTGCCTTTTTAAAAGATTCTTGTAATGCATTTTCTATAGGTGCAACGAATAAGTTATCAACATAATTCTCTAAAACGGCATGCATGAATGTTCCTCGATTTGCTGCTTTCTTGGCGATTTTTTCTGCCTCTTCAACACCAACTCGTTTTTGCCATTCTAGCAAACCGGATTTGTCCATCATTTCACCAAGTATAGTAGTGACAGATGGGAGTTTGATTTGTTTCTCTTCGTCTACAACATAGTATCTACCAGCACCGTGGTTTCCTATTGTAGTTCTCAAAATAATGTTATGAAGTGATCTAGTATACCTAATCCGGAAAGTTTAAGTACTATTCGATCGATTAAAAATAATGTTCCGGTAGTTACTGATAAATTAAGTAACCATCTTAAAAATTTCCATATCGAAAAGGATTCAATTGATGGAGAAAGAATTACCAAATATGCAAATGAATCTTCGATAGGTCTAACATCTGGAAATAGAAGTTCGTTTAGACGCAATCTCATTAGAAGTTCATCTACAGTTCTTAATTTATCTAGGACATAAGGCCAAGCCATATTCTTTTTTTCATATGGCCAAAGTTCTTCGGGTAAATTTACGACGGTATATAATCTACCAATTTTATCTTTTCTGATTTCAAGATCTTTAAATGCTTTAAACTCAGCATCAGTAGCCGGTTCTTTAAGTGCTGATCTAACAACAAACCATTGTCGTATATCATCGATAAGTTCAGCTGGCCATGACCAGAAATTAAATAGACCCATATTTTTAGATTTCAAGATCGTCAATGTCCTCGTTGCCAAGGGCTTGATGAAACGCTTTCTCTTTGGTTTTGACGATTTCATTTTGTTTAATTAGTTTATCTTTAAGTTCTTTACGTTTAGATTCATCATTTTTAGCAGTTGCAATAAAATCTTTTTGTATAGTCTGCATATCTAGTTGTGCTTGATGATAATCTTCGGTTGCTTTTTGAAGTTGACGAGATACTTTCATGCCGGCTTCATCTAGCTTCTTAGTCGTAAAATCTTGTTTATAGTTTTTATATGTAGGAATTTTATCCATGGTAAGTTGTTTTTTATATTTATTCGTCGTTTAGGTCAACGGTGTAAACGATCGGTTTATATTGTACTTGATAACGTTCGTTTAGAATTGCGGCATTGATGAAATGTGTTTTACCATCATGAGTTTCTCCATGAGCACAATGAATATGTCCGCATATATGTAGCTCAACATTTAATCTAGTATGAAGTTCCATTTCAAGCATTTCACAACCAACGAATTCTCCACTTAATGTCATATCACATCTTCCCTGTACAGGACCATGAGTAATAAGTACTCGAGTATCTTCGGGTATTTGTTTCCATCTTTCTAGAATTCGAGGTCCTCTTTTAAGATTGAAAGCCCAATCACAAAATTCAGGTTGCCATGGAGAACCCCAGAATTTAATACCTCGTATTTCTATACTAGAATCTTGTAGGTAGGTAATTTCTGGATAACGATCAAGAATTTCTTTTACTTCCTGAGGTTTAGTTTGGAATCCCCAATCATGATTTCCTGCAATAAGAATCTTATAAGAATATGATAGATTAGAGTACCATTTACAAAATTCTTCTATTTCGTGTAAATAACCCATTGAACTAATATCACCGGCATGTACGATAATATCTCCTTCAGGAAACCAATCTTCGGGAATTTGTTTGTGTTTACCATGTGTATCAGAGATACAAACAATCTTCGTTTCCATCTATTTCAATTTATTAATTAGTTTTTCTTTTATACCGGATTGTTTAATTCCTTCATTCGATCTCGGCGTTAAAACGAAATGTTCTAATCCATGATCTTGGTTATATTCTGGTGACATATTCAAATCATCAATAGCAACCCAATGTGTAATCTCTGGATGTAGTTCAAGATACTTTTGTATTTCTAATATTCGAGCTCTTTCCTTCCACCCTTTCCAATGATATATGCCAGCAGAATCAGGATCAAAATCTTCTAAGTTAGGAGTTATTGCAATAGGCCTTTTAACGATTCCTTGTGATTCATAATAATCTCCAAGTTCTTCGAGATTTGCGTGAAGTTTCCAATCAGAACTTACCACAATTTCAGCACCAGTTTCCTCAATAACTTCGTTAAGAATTTTAATGGCTTTCTTATCGAAATTATCAAATCTCACGGTAACAGGAGCAGATCTTAAGTCATTACTAGATTCAGGATTTTCACTCCTATAATTAGACCATTTCTTAGATCTTCCACCCCAATTGCTAGATAAACAAATTACTCCATCATTATCTAAAAATATTACTTTCATATCTATTATATGTTATAACCATTTTTCCTTTAAAATTACATCCCAATAACAAGTAGTTGTTTTTACTCCATCAATTGAGGAAATCCAATTACAAGGAAATTCTTTTCTACATTGAATGATTCTTTGTTCAATTGATTTAGTTTTATCAGTATTTCGAGTATAAAATAACCAACATTCCCAATAATGATCTATTTGAGGAGCAACAAACGTAATGGCAATTTGCCATTTAAAAAAGACAAATGACCATCTAGGCGACCATTCAAAACGATAATCGGTATCTGACCATTTAGTTTTCCAACCAAGTGAAACAAAATCAAAACCGATTTTTTTAGGTTCGGTATAAGACCATCTCATCTTCTCTACATAAAGATCATCAAAAGTCTTGACGGTTCTTTTATATTCGGTATGATTTTCATTAAATTTCTTGGTATCTTCAATTTCTCGTAAAGCTGCCTCAGTAGCTCTTTCTGGAGTAGCCTTTACCCATTTTCTAGGAAAAAAATGTGGTGTTCCTAAAGCAATTTTTCCAATGTACAAATGAGGTTTTGGTGCTAGGAATGGTGAGTTATACGCCTTCAAAAATTCGAAATCTTTGATGAAGTACTTTATTTTTTTTAACGCTTTCATAATTTTTTATCTTTGTATATCAATATCCAATTCATCGATTAACTCCACGAACGAAATATCTACTTCTAATTCTACCGTTTCTTCGACTAGAAGAAGTGCTTCATAATCGAGTGTTTGCATTTGTAGCTCTCCTAAAACAAAATCTATTAGATTATTTTTTATCTTGAATTTAATAGTTGTTCTTTCTCCTTGAATTTCTTTTAATCTATCAAGTATTTGTTCTGAACGAACATTTATTCGGTCTAATTCAATATCAATATTTTTCATCTATTATATTTTGTAATCGTTTAATCTTCTATGTTTAGATTATATTCATTAAGTATTTCCCTAATCGTATTTCTGTATTTTTCTGCAATATTCATCTCTTCATCTGTTGCTTCTTTTGCTGTATCAAGTTGACTTGCTCCATATTTAGTAGTTCCTCTTAACTTTTGATCTAAGTCCCACATTGCCATTTTCCATTTCATCGCATCCAATGCTACTCTTGCATCTTGCGATTCTTCGATTGAATCGAATTCTAATATTATTTTTCCCATTTATTTTAATTCAGTAAGTTCTAAGAAATGATTGTATACTTCTGGTATATGTTTCTTATAGTAAGGTTGATGATCCTTACACCAGGTTTTAAGTTCTTCTTTTGTTTTAAAAGGTTTAATATGAGATTGATTTTGGATTATCATATTAAAGATTGGTTGTAATTCATCGATAAAAGATTGAGCTGTCCAACCTTCCCAAATGTGTCTGTCATTTTTCATGTTATATTAATTTAAGTTCAAAACGGTCTTCCATTGCTTTTAATTTATCATCAGGTACTCCATGTACATTAACTCCACCATGACGATTTTCTACAATTAGAGTAAATACTTGATAATCGTGCATTTTTGCTAATTCACGATAATTGTCCATTTCCCATTCTTGAGTAAATGTATTCGAGATTATAATAGTAGGTATCTCATCAACCATTGCTTTTTGAGTTTGTATAGCACACCAATTATGAGCCAATTTTAATTTACTCGGATCAAATTGATATTCACCAGTTTCTTTATTAAGGAAATACATATCGGCTTCATAATGTGAAGAATATCCTGATCCTTGAAATAGTTTTGCAGCTGTGGATTTTCCAGAACCTGGTAATCCTCGAAGTAGAATTAGATTTTTCATATTTATTTTATGTTAGACTTGTTCATGATGATCTTTTGGTAAACGTAAAGAGGCAATTGGTTGTTTCTTCATGATGTTCACAATTTCTTGTAATGAGTATACTGCCATATTATTTCCATCAACACCTACATCCATTGCCTTTCCTTCACCAAGTTTTAAATTTGGTGGAAGGTGAACGTGACCATGTAAATGTATTACACCCATTGCCATATCGTGCCAAGATCCAAGAGGATAATGACATAAAACGAAGTTATGTTTATCTACGCCATTTGCTGTTCGGTTAATGTTGATTTGCATTTTCAAGTACTGATTAACAGAAGAAAATAAATCTTGAACATCATCTGCATTATTTTCGATATGATGGTCATGATTACCTAAGATTAAGTGAATGTTTTTACAAACGATACGATTACGAAATTCCATAATAGATTCAAATCCACCAAATGACCAATCACCAAGATGGAAAAGAATATCATCTTCCATTACCTTTGAATTGATTTGATTAACGATCGCATCGTTCATCTTTTGTAGATTTGTAAAATCTCGAGTTCCTCTTCCAGCTTCCCATGTACTTACGCCTCGACAAATGTTTTTGTGATTGTAATGGGTATCCGAAGTAAACCAAACGTTTACGCCTTTTGGAATTTCTATCTTCATATTGTTTAATTAATTATAGTATAAATATAATACAAAAAACCGAGATTAAAAAATCTCGAGTCATAAAGTTATTAACAATTTTAGCCAATTATTAACAATAGAGGTATTGATTGTAAGATAATGTATATAATAGTTATTGATTCTATTAGGGTCAATAGATGAACTAAGAAGTACATCTGTTGATTAATCCCACCATCCTTGGATTCTTTCGTTTATAATTTTGAAGAGTAGAGTTTGTGCTCGTTTTTGATTTTCGTTACTAATCCACATTGCAATTGTCTTATCAGATTTCTCGCTATAATACCAATGAGTATTAGGATCTAATGCTCGTTTATATTGTCTTGGATATTTAGAGAAGTATTCTGGAAATCTATTAGAAATCTCATCAATGTGTAATTGTGAATATCCGGGTTTATCTTCGCAATCTTCAAATCTAAAATCAGCTTCATGATAATCTGTATATTCACTATCATAGAAATCATCTTGTATACGATCAATTAATCTAACGCAAGTCATCATAATCTCGGCATCTCTTTTTGCCGTTGTATGACGATCCTGACCACCAATATATTTAGCTTGATTGGTCAATTTGAATTTTAGAATTTCAAATATGAAAGTATCATCCCAATCTTGATCTTTCCAAATAATAGGAGTCCATCTAATTAGATTACGAATTTTACGATAAATGTATCTAAATTGCCATCCAATATTCATCCAAAGCCAATTGGATATTTTATCTTTTACTTCTTTGATTTTGTTAGATGAAGATTCATCTAGATCAAAATCTCCTTTTAGCTTGTGTGGTTTCATTTCCTTAATTTTAAGAGATCAATATATTAATTATATGAACCGTGTAATAAAAAGTTACTTCCGATTTCGGAAAAGGATGATGTTGTTCATGGCATTAAGAAATAGCCAATCTTCAACATTAGGGAGTTTACAAAGAAATTCATATTCTCTTTCATAGCAAGTGGCTTCTTCATCGGTTGGTGAATATACTATTTTGTTATTGTATATAAAAAGATGATATGATTCATGTATTAACACGGCTGCTATATTATTGATGGAATTTAGATTCATATCTTTAGTGGTTATAGCAATCGTATAAGGAGGTTTAGTAGTAGAGTACTTACCAATAATAAATTCCACATCCTTACAATTTTCTATTAAGATTTGATAGGCGATGGTATCAGTTTTCTGTATAAGAGTAATAGCAGAATCTACTTTGCTTTGCCATCCGTCACCAACATCTTGAACTTTAATTTGTCCAAATATGAATGATGGTATAAAGAGTAAGAATATAATTAAGGCATTTGAGATACGCATGATTCTATTGCTTTTTTTATCGCATTAGAAACCGTCATCTTTGAAAATGGAGTCTGTCCTTCAACAATCTCTAACATCACAGTTCGTATTTCAGTATCAGATTCTCCATAAGCTTCGTATTTAACACCATTATAATAAATACGAATGCCAACTTGAGTTATTTGATTAGTTTTCTCTACTCCAATTATTCTATAAGTACTTCTAGGTAAACCAAAGAAAAATACCTCTACATCTACATCCGGAGATGATGAATTGATACAATATTTTTCAGAAAGAATATCCTCGGTCATTTGTCTAATACCAAAGCGAATATCACGATTACCCATATCCTTATATTTAGCGGTTGAATAAACCGAATCAACATGAACACATGAATTGATTTGTCCGAATGATAACATTGGAAGCAGAAGTAATATAAGAAGTAGATTTTTCATAAATATTTAGTATGTTACTTGTCCAGCATAACCTGGAGCAATTAGGTAATAATTTGCAGATCCACCATTCACTGGAGTTGATATTGTAAATGAGCTTACTCCAGGGTATGTTGCCTTTAAATTAGTAGTTCCGGTATTTAGAATATTAAATTGGGCTGGCGTATATAAGGCTGATGATTGAGATCCAATCCAACTTGCAAATATTCCGTTTTTCTTTCCACTCACATAGTATGCATCAGATATCGTTATATTTCCATCATTATTCACATCGAACATATTCCAATGTAAAGATTTCTTGGTGGTAACTCCTAATACGATATTTCCAATTGTACTTAAATCAGATGTTTGATGTATTGTGATTGGTGTTGGTGCATCATATCGAATATACCATTCAACTGATGGATTTGTCAATTGATTGAATGAATAATATCCACTAGCGTTTGTGTATACGGTTTGATGCAAAACCCATGGAGTAGTGGTTACAATATAATCAAATTCAATTACATAAGGTAAAGATGTGTTAGGTAGATCATTCCATTTACCGCCACTAACAAATTGAGCATAATCTTCATTGCCTGCATTATTTGGTTCACCAGGATTCCAATTGGTATAATTTACAGGTTCTCCAGTTACCCATACAAATGTACCTTCAACCGATTCATCAGTAAATCCAATCCATCCTGATGGCCATGTATTAAATACGAATGATTGTTCAGAGGCGTTAGCAATTGTAACCAAGTGCCCATTCATATTTATGCAAGCTTGTTTTGCATCAGTCCACGTCATAGAACCGGTTGATCTATAATATGAGTGACCATTATAGTTTGTTTGAGACGTAAAACCAGTTATATTTGGAGTTGTTCTCTTATATAACTTTACTGGAACATTTACTGCTCCTGTACCATTTGCGTTATATATGTAGCCTGAATATGTAAACGCTTGTGCATATGTAGCACCGGTTAACAAGATGGCAATTATTGTGGTGATAAACTTTCTCATAATAAAAATCTAGTACCCATCATTATGGTGTAGTTTAATGCATTTTCTTGTAATGCCCAAGCTCCACCACCATTTATGTTTAACTTAAATCTCTTCGTAAGTCCAATGTTAGTTCCAATGATAGGAAGAACTACATGAGGAGATTTTAGTAGTATGTCATTATAATAACTAACATATGGAGCATAGACATATAGCCCCATTAATTTAATATCTATTCGTTTAGAAATTTTCCAATCGTACATTACACCGGCAATTGCAGCAGTACCAACAAATTCTTCGCCATATACAGAACCAAATGATCCGGTTAACATGTATACTGCTTTAAGTTTTTTCTTTTTATCAATATTCCACATTTGACCAAGAGCCAAAGTTCCATAAACCGAAGTCTTTCGATCAAATCCTAATGTAAGCGTAGTTGATATTAAATCAATTCTCTTCTTCTTTATGATTGCATAAAATCCAGTAATATTTGGTCCTTTAAGAGCAGTTGTATAATCAACTAAAATTCCATGGGATCTTTGTCCATCCCATCTTAATGAAGTATAACCTCCTGTAAATTTAGCTCCTCGATCAATATCGGAATCTTTAAAATTAAATCCAACAAAATCACTACTTCCTAGAATTGTGGGTTTTCTACTTTCAGTTGAAGCGGCTTTACCAGAACTAGTTGAATTTGCTAAAGTCGAAACGGCTCCACCTACTAGGTTGGTTTTTCCACCTTCTTCTTTAGGCGTTTCGCTTCCTTGAGTATTTCCGCTTCCACTTTTACCTTCTTGAGAAGATCCATCGTTTGAGTTTGATCCGCTACCATTTTGGTTGCTCGATCCATTGCTATTAGAGGATCCACTCCCATTTTGGTTAGCATTGCCGCTATTTGAATTTGTGCTTCCACTCTGTGAATTTCCATTTTGGGTTGTGGTAGGGTTTTGTGTTTGATTTGTACCAGTCGTAGGTTGAGTATTGTTTGTATTATTGCTAGTATTACTAGACCCACTAGAATTACTATTGGTATTACTCGTGTTATTATTTCCATTTGTGCCAGTTTGATTTTGAGTAGAACCTACCGGTGGTTGAGTTGTTTGACCTCCTGTTTGAGTAGGTTGAGTTGGATTTGTATTTCCAGTTCCTTGATTAGTAGAAGATCCTGAAGTTGTTGAACCTCCACTTGGAGTTGATACGCTTCCTTCCGTATTTGTAGCAGTTCCATTCGTTTGAGTGGATCCGGAATTTCCTGATGAACCTGATGTTGTTGATCCTCCATTAGGAGTTGATACGCTACCTTCAGTAGTTGTGGTTGTTCCGTCTGTTTGAGCGGATCCACTCTTTTTATCATCTTTCTTTTTATTACTAGTAGAACCGGAAACACTTCCAATTCCTGATAATAAATTAGTAGCTCCACCTAAAGAAGATAAATCACTAATAGCAGATAGAGAATTTATAATACTTAAGAAATTGATTGCTGTGTTTTGTGCTATATTAATTCCAGTAGGAAGACCTACAATAGAAGCACATGGATTATTATTTCCAAAGGATGAGTATACCGTTTGAGCCCAACTTTCAAAACCTCCATTGTAAAAATCAGTAGGTTGAAATGTATGGATTTGGCCGTAATAGGTTACCGTTATTCCATTAGTAGAAACCGGTATTGTCTTGACTACACCTGTACAAGGATCAGTATATGAATAATTAAAAGACTGACCATAACTTGCTATTGACGTGAACCAAAAGGCAATAAAGAATATAATTGATCTAATGTACATTTACGATTTGAATATGCCTTTTTTAATCATTCTCGAAACAATTCTAGAAGATGCCGTTTCAAGAGATTTCTTGGTAGTTATACCAATGTGTGATTGATTGAACTTAATTTCACTATCATCAACTCCATCTAAAATAGAAACCGTCTTAATAGTTGATGCTTCACCAAGACCGGATCCCATAATAATTTCACCAGTCTCAGCATCCACAAATTTAATTTGTAAACCTAAACGAGTTATTTGAGTGGTTTTTGATTCGCCATTAATTTTTACAACTTCATCATCAGATACAGAAAAATCATAGACCTCAATATAAACAAAATATTTAGCGAGTTTGATCTTTCCTCTACCGTCTATTTTATTTTCAGTAAATCCTTTATCAGATGCTTTAAATTGCTGAACCATACGTTCTTTAATTTCAAGTTTATCTTCAGTGAATACAAAACGATTAGTATATTCAAGATATTCTAGAACAATATTAGTTACACCTAAACCAACTCTTTTATCTTTCAATTCAGGGTACATCTCATACAATTCTGAATTGATTCCAATTTTAAGAATTTGAATGGGAACTTTAACTGTATCAGTATATTCTGGTAATGCATCAAGAGATTGCTTCTTTTCAAACTCAGCTTGATATTGCTCAGATTTTATAGTACCAATCTGAGCAATACTTGCTTGAGCAAAAAATAATAGCAATATAGAAATTATAATCGCTTTCATAAATTTTGGTTTATTCAATAGGCGGTTCTTCATTAGATGATGAACTCTCATTTTTATTCTTTCCGGTTAAGTACTTATCAACTGAAGCGATACCAAATGCACCTAAAGTAATAACCATAAATCCATCAAAAATGAATTCATTAATCTCGAAAGGCATACCTTTGAAACCGGTATAAATATCAACTCCAAATGCAATAACCATCACAATGAAAGCACAAAATCCAACGATAGATTTTTCATTAATATCGTTATCATCCATAAACATTCTCTTAAAGAATCCAGGTTTGGTGTTTTGTAATTTAGCCATTTTGTTTTAATTTTTTTAATTACCAAGGAGCATCCTCAGATTCTTTTTTCTTTTCTTCTTTCTTTTCAGCAGGAGCTTTCTCTATAACTCTTTCTTTGATGATAGTAGTGGTACCACCATTGTTTTGTTGTTTTTGAGTATTCTCTTGATTTTGTTGTACATTAATTACAACTGGTGCTGGTGCAGCTTGCTCGGTTTTAGTTTCTTCTTTATCTTCGTGTCCACCACCAAATAGAGTAGTAGATAACCAGATTCCTCCGCCAGCAATAACTGTGGTTAGAGTTCCTATTAAAGTTTTCTTTAGACCTGACCAAGTTCCGTCATTTTGATCTTGTGTTTCTTCTGACATGATTATTAGTTTTTGATTATTTTTTTACTTATAGTTTGATTCTTGGCTTGTAAAGAAGCAACATAAATTCCTTGAGTAAGATGATTAATATTTGAAGTATAAACATATTCACCTTCTGGCATATCTTTATCAAGAATTATGTGATTGATTTCTCCATTCATGCCTACTATATATAACTTTACTCGACCTGTCTGTTTTACGGTAAAGTCGATGGTAATTTCACCAGATGTTGGATTTGGAAATATAGTCATTTCATTTTCACTTAAACCTCCAGAAATAGGTGCCATTTTAGCGACAATCAAAATTCCATTTGCTGGAGTAATATTCATATCTTTAGAATAAGCATCACCTGAAAATTTACGAGAAGTATAAAGAGGTGATTGATTCCATTCTGCTTGAGGTTTCAAAGCCAAGAAACGAAGAGTGAATATTTCATATCCATCAGAAATCATATATGATTTGTTAGATGAAGGATCATATCCGGCCCATTCTATAATACCATTCATAGGATTAATAGAAGACATCCAAAACATGGATTTTTGAGAATTCTTAACATCTTTGAATTGTAAAAGCGTTTGATCGTATAGCATTGAAAGTTGTAATGCTGAAATATCTTTTCCATTAGTTTTAACAGTAACTGGAAGTTCCACTAGATTTCCTTCTTTAACAGAAAGTGAAGGTAGACCTATTTCCATAGAAGATGTAGGAAAGTCATATTCAACTTTCATATCAATAACATTTTCTTGTTGGATAGGAGTTCCGGCAGGTGGACTAACAATAATATCTATTGGGGTTAGACGAGCCATATGATAACCGGTTCCATTTGCATCACCAGGTACACATACATAATAAGTTACACTATCTGGTGCTCCAGGAAGTATATCAAAATAGAAGTTCGTAGCTCCTGAAATAGTTCCAGTAAAGTTTGTGGTTGGGGTTCCAACGATTGTGGTATATTCTGTTTCAGTAAAGAATTTTACATCTTTAACTGAGTTAGGCCAAGTGCTAAATCTACCGGCAATTCTACCAAATACTCCATAAGCATCGGTGATGGATATTCCATTAGATGAATTAACGTCTCCAGTATAAAAATCAAATCCAGAAGGAGTAGCTCCACCAAGAACCCATTGATTAATTAGCTGAGCATCGGCAGTTGAAATAACGTTACCAACTGACATTGTATCTCCTTGAATAGAAAGACGAACATCATAATAAGTTGTATCGATTAATTCCGTAAATGAAAATACTCCTAAAAGGTTAGTTGTGTAAGTTGCATGTGCACCCCAAGTTCCACCAATCTTAACTTTTTTTTCTAATGAAAGCGGAAGGTTTTTAGCTGGTGTTGCGGTTACGTTAGTAAATTTACCATGATAACTAAGTTGTGGTCTTAACCAAGTTCCACCATAACTATGTAAATTTAAGACCGTATCTAAACCAGTTTGCTCAGCAGCAATCTCAGGAAAAGTAGCAGAACCAGTCCAGGTTAATGCACTAATACTTGGTAAGGCAAAAAATGCACCGGATGATACGTGATTAAATGTAATTTCAAATCTTTCACCGTCTGCTAATGTATATGCTGAACTATTTCCTGTATAAACTAGAGACATAGTAACATAACCTGCCGTATTGTTATCTACTGATTGTAGGTAAAGATTAGTTGTTGATCCTACTAAAGCAACTGATGCAGATGAGAAAGCATTTTTGTCGTAGAATACTCTAAATTGTACACCAGTATATAATGTACTGGTTGTGTTTTTAAGAGTTATTCTGGCTTTTGATATTCCTAATGTTGATGTACCAACAGAATAGTTGGTATCTATTAAAGCCCAGATTCCTGCACTTGGTGCTGGTGGACCAGATTGTGCAAACGTAAGAATTGGAAGAGCTAGAATAATCATCAATAGAAATGATTTAAGCAATTTCTTCATTTTGTTTTTGTTTTAAGATATGTATCCTAAAAGTGATGAAAAAATTGCTTACTACTAGCGGTCTGTAGGAACAGCAATTGTCACCTATCATTGATAAGTGACAATTGAATATTTCAAATTAATTTATTTTTTGGTAAGTTCTTCTTGAATGATTCGTTTTCCTCGAGAAATTCGATTTTTTACGGTATGTAATGGAATATTTAGTTTCTCGGCGATTTCATCGTATTTTAAATCGTTATAGAATTTTTCAACTACTACCTCACGATATTCGATTGGTAAATTATCGACGATTGTACGAAGGTATAAAATGTGTGCTTTTTCCGCATCAGCATCCTCACGTTTTTCGATTGCATCACGATGATCTTCGATAGATTCAAATTCAAGTTTATGTAAACGGTTACGATTTTCATCGTTATCGAATGCAGAAAGGGAAACCGTTCTTTGTACTTTTTTAGCACGAAGATAACCACAAGCATGAGTGTATGCTATTCGATAAATCCACGTTGATATATGCCATTTGGGATCATATTTATCGATTTTATTGTAAACCTCAGACATTACCGCCGAAACAATATGATTAGACATATCGTAATCTTTTACAATTTGAAAGACATAATTTGTTAATCCTGGTTTAAGTCGATGATACAAATCGGTAAATACTCGTTCTGATCTGGTTTCTTTAAATGAAACGCCTAATTCCTTTAATGATTCGTTTTTAGCCATAAGTTGATTTGTTTAAGTTATTATTTATAGTATAATATAATAAAAAAAATTGGTAAAGTAAAATTTATTGATGGAAAGTTATTAACAAATTATTTCTTTTTACGTTGACCTAATTTGCGAGTTCCGGATTGAACGGTTATTTCTGTGAAGGAAACTTCATTATTAAAATTATATTTGTCAAATTCCATGATTCCTTCGTTAGTATAAAAAGTGATAGTAGAACCAGATTGAAGATCATCGAATTGTTTTTCGTTAAGTGTTAAAGTATCACCAACTTTGTATATTATGGGATAAACTTCTCTACCGGAGTTTTCGGTAATTGCTTTTGTTACGTTTAAATGGAATTCTCTGTGTGTCATATGTATATTGTTTTAAATTGTATATACAAATATAATAAATCTTTTTGGAATAAAAAAATATTTGTTTCAAAAGTTATTAACAATTTAATTCCAATGATCGTGATCTTCTTCGTTGAATTTGCTTAATACCTTTTCTATATGTTGTTGACCGGCTTTTGCAATCTGCATGAAAATTGCCTGTTCTTCTTCATTTAAATCCATTGGACGAGATCCTACAAATTTAAGGTCAGGAGATTTTTCATCATGATCCATGTTTTCCCATGAGGCAAGCATGAAACAAGATTCAGGAGATCCGGTAAAGAATGATAGAGAAATAGAGGTATTATTCCGTTGAAGGAAATCTCCGCCAAATGATATGTTCCATCCATTATCTAAATATTCTTGAAGCTTACCATAATATTGATTAGGTTCCCATTTTACAATCTCAAAGAATGAATATTTGGGAATATCTAAATGTGATTGCATTGGACATTTCTTTCCATCTTTATCGATAAAGTAATTAGTTATGGAAATTGAACCCTCTCTCAATTGAAAAGGTTTCCATTTTAATTTATTAAAGTTTCGTAATCGTCCCATCTTTTTTTATGTGTGTTAATTGATCGTTTATCCAAATTGCTTCAGGTTGAGCATCGGTTAGAATTTTCCTAATATATGCATTTGGATATTTTACTTTTGTGTATACCACTTCATGAGTTTCATATAGAACCTTTATAGTAGATCCTCCTGGAGTAAATGATAGTTGATTCGTTCGCATAGAATCGGTTGGTTCATAAGTTTTCATCTGAATCTGTTTTAGGTTTAATATCTAATGAAGCATATATTTTTCGTGCAGCAATTTCATGCCAATCTGGAATACTTCGTTCATGTTTCTTTTGCTCATCTTTGATTCTTTGAGCGATTGCTTTTATGATTATCTCTTTATCTTCCATATTAATTTAGTAGAGTATTAAGTTTATCTTCGTCTTCAATTATTAAAAATGGAACTCCATCTTTAGTTTGTTGGAATCTTCCACATTCTGAAATTCGTTTTGCGAATTCTTCTCCTCTTATGTTTACGAACATCTGAAGAGTTTGTATCATGTAAATTATCATATTAACAAATTTGTGAATGTGCGTGTTCGGAAATAAAGCTACCGTCTTCGTTAAGAATATCTAATTCTTCGTCGGTCATTTCACGATTATCATAATCAGCAGATTCGATGTAAGCGTCACAGAAATCTGGAAAATCTTCCATATCGATTCCACCTACGAATACGTTTGAGATTTTGTTGTAGTCTAATTTAGTCATTGTCATATGTATATTGTTTTAAATTGTATATACAAATATAATACTTTTTTGTGGAATAAAAAAATTTATTTGAATAAAGTTATTAACAAATTAAAACATAGAGGCCTCACTCTCTAATTAGTCATTTTTAGTTCCGCAATTAGGGCAGAATTTCCATGTTTGTTTTTTCATTCGAGTTCCACATTCAGTACAATATGTACGAATTTCAGAAACCTCAATTGGTTTGATTGATTCCGGGAATAGCTGAATTTGAATGGCGTTCGTTGGCCATGAATTATAAGATCCATAAGATGATTCCATTTTTTGATTAGTCTTTTCACCTTTCTCAATTCTTCCCGTTTCTATTGATGCATCTACCGAAAGAGATTTTACATCTGAACTACCGGCAATAGGCATATTAAGAGATGATGTGAAGGTAGAGGCAATTCCTCCAAAGATGGGTTGTGAATCGAACAACATATTTCCATTATGGAAGTTGTTTTGATAATAAACCGTTGGCGATGAAGTCCACGATATTCCACTAAAAGTAGGATTATAATAATTCTGTTCTAAGAAGAATTCAACTTCAATTTTACCATTGTTGGCAATTGCTTCAAGTACTTCATGATTATTCTCAACATCATATGTTTCGAAAAGGAAGGAATTGTTTGTGTCTAGATAACGAGAAAGAAATACTCGTTGACCTGGTTTAATAATCAATCCGGCAGTTGAGATATACTCACCATTCATTTTGATTTTTGCTAATACCGAAACGGTATGTGGATTGAATACCTCTATCTCGAAATTTGTTTTATCTTTAAGATAGTAGCGATTTTTATCATAGCTCTTTAGACGGCTGTGATTAATAGCGATATGAGCTTCGCAAGCTTTTTCTGTTGTGGTTGTTGTGTACATTTTTACCTTTGTTTTTAGTTTGTTAATCTTATTGTAGCCGATTAGACTACTCTAGGGTGATTAAACCCAAGACAAACAAGAGTGAGGCTCTATGTTTATTTTTTATTTGTTATTTCAATAATATCAAGTATAGCATCTAGGGCAACTGGTTTTAAACCCCAATTCTTACAATTGACATTGATTCGTTGTTCTTTAATATTTGTTGGTTCTTCTCCGGCATGAAATTGCATAAATCCATTTTCTTTTCCAGGCCAATCTAACATAGGCCAATGAGAAAATATAAAATTGTGATCTTTCATAGTTCCAATCTGATTGGTAAATAAAGTATGAACTCCAGTTTTAACTAAAGATATGGTCGGTAGAAAGGTATCACATTTACCGGATACGAAATAAATTTTACCTTTCAGAAAATTGATTGCCGTTTCTGCTGAAATAGGATCCCATGCAAAATTACCTAAATGATATACTACATCATCTTCACCGACGGTTTCATTCCATAAATCAATCATGTTATCTTCCATCTCTTCTACACTCTCAAATCCTCTTTCAACGGCAGCTAAATTTCTACCAAAGAAAGTATCGGATATTAAGAAGACATTTGGCTTTTTTCTTTTCATACCTATTTTATGCAGTAGGATTAGAAATAGATCTAAAAACTTCTTCTATTTTTCTGATTAATGGATTTCTAACCGTATCTTCTTCGGTGAATCTAATACATCCAATTGCTGGAACCGTTGAGAATTTATCCATGATTAGCTGTAAAGAAGAGTTTTTCTTATTTTTCAAATCGATTTGACCTTCATCACCTAAGAATATCATCTTACAATTTTCACCTATACGAGTCATAATAGTTCTCATATTATCAGGTGTAATATTTTGACATTCATCGACAATTACAATACAATTATCTAGATTAATTCCTCGCATATATGCAAGAGGAAGAACTTCAATTGATTGAGAGTCTTTTAAATTTTTAATAACATTCTTGGGAAGGATTTTCTCGAAGTTGTGAAAGAATGAATAAACGAAAGGTTCCATTTTTTCTTCCATAGTTCCTTTAAGATAACCAATCTCTTCATCCTTAAGAGTTGTAACGGATTTTACTAATACGATTTTACGATACTTAAATTCGGATTTGAATAATTTAAGTGCTTGAACGCAAGCTAAGAAAGTTTTACCTGTACCAGCTGGACCCGAACATATTACAATTTCCTTATTACTTATTAAGTCTAAAAAAATCTTTTGATTTTCGCTTTTAGGTTTTAACTCAATTTTGTATTTTTCAAGAATGGGTTGATTTGGTTGGAAATGATTGATTACCTCTTGGTAATCTTGTTCTTCCTCTTGATAATTCTTTCTTCTTTTAGCCATATATTGTTTTTTATTAGGTTAGGTGGTTTTGAATACCGCGTTTGCTGCCGGTTTTATGGTAATTGAAGCGGCATTTAAAGCTTTCGACATAGCAGCTCCAATCGCCTCTGCAGTGAGAGGAGCAGGTCCAGGAGCAGCCTTTCCTTTTGGATCGGTAGCTTTTGGAGCAGCACCTGCTGGACCTGGAGTCAAAATATCTTTAACGCCTTCAAGTATTCCACCACCGCCACCGCCACCACCACCACCGGATTCTTTAATTGCTTCGGTAAGAGCTTTACCAAATTCTTCAAATGCAACTTTAAGAGTATCATTAATTTTAGCAGCCATAGCTTCAGGATTCTTTGATAAAATCGCCATTGACTTAAATAGAGAATCCGTTTTAGTAAGCCTTTCCATATCAAATCCATTAACATGAGTTTTGATATTTTTCATTGCTGCTTCTATACGTTCTACGTTAGATGCAACCTTACCTAATTGATCGGCCGGTGCAGCAAGTCTTTCAATACCTTTAACGAATAGCATCATATATCCTGCTGTTTGAGGAAGATTTTTCTGCTTGGCTGGATCATAAGCATCCATTACTGCTTGATTAAAACTAGTAAATGATTTAACTCCTTTATCTGCATCTGTTATCTTAGAGAATTTTTCATTAACCTCTACCATCTTCATTAAGGCTTCACTCATTGTAGGAATGTATTCAATAGCTTCGTCGATAGAATCTTCATTCTCGTCAACGAATGTTCCGAAGTCCATCATTCCCTGTCCTAGAACCATTATAACACTATTAATTGTTCTGGCAGCCTCTTCTAACATTGCCTTAGAAATTTTAATAGGAGTTCCAGGTACTAATTTAGTACCTTTTCCGTCTTGAACGGCAGTCATTGGAGTAAATGTTCCTGTTGCAACTTTAATAACCGATTCAGTAATTCCTTGTAGATTTTCTCCTATGTTAGCTAATGCTTCGACTCCTTTAGATAAGAATCCTCCAGAGAATACTCCTTCAGATGCAGCTTCATCTTTACCTACTTTAGCGAATGCTTCGGCAACAACCGCAATAATTTTTGCTATATTGGCTCCGGCAGCAGCAAAATCTGTCGGCGACATTTTCGTAATCGATTTAGGAATTATTTTAGCATTTTTAGTTCCAGCACCAATTACTTCATATTCAGTTATTTCGAGATTAGCGAATGCTTGTACTCCTTTTGCTAAATTAACAAGAGTATCTCCAGATCTTGATAATGCATCAATACCGGCAGATACAAATCCACCACCGAATATTGCATCATAGAAAGGATTTCCAGATGGTGTACCCTTTTCTAATTTACCAACTAAAGCGAATGGTTCGGCAATAGCCCCAATTACTTGTGCCATTCCATAAGCCGCTGATTCAAAATCGGACTTGCTTAATTTGGTAATTCCTTTAGGAACGATTTTAGCATTTTTAGTTCCAGCACCAACCACCTCATATTCAATAACTGAAAGATTAGCAAATGCTTGAATTCCTTTTGCTAATGAAGATAGAGTATTTCCGGCTTGTGAAAGTGCCATAATACCAATCATTAAATCCATCCAATCGACATTGATTCCCATTTTCTTCTGACGTTCTTTATCAGTAACTAATGAGAATGCTCCAACGATACCACCAATAGCAGCTTCCATATTAGCAGAATCCGAAGAAGTAAATCCGGCTTTCTTAAATGCGGCTAATCCTAAAGAGATAGACAATAAAGCAACACCGGCAAGAATTAATGGCGGAATTGCTATGAATAGAAGAACCGATCTAGCTGCCGCTTGAGCAGCAAATTTAATTGATGCAAGAATACCACCAGGCATATCTCCTCCAAGAAAACCAGATATTACGGAACCTAATGCAGATTTTAAACTCTCATCATCGGTTCCTTTTTTCCAACCAATAGCTTTGAATACGGCCAATCCTAATGCAAGAGGCATTAATGCAACACCGGCAATAGCCATTGCTGCACTACCTAATATAATAAATGGAGAGGCTAATCCGGCAATACCCATAGTTACACCAACTGCACCTATAGCAGCTCCTAAAGATAAAGCATCTTCAACTTTAAATCCGGTTAGCTTGAATGCTCCAAGACCAAGAGAAAGAACTACTAAAGATAAACCAGCAACAATCATTGCGGCAGATCCTAATGCAATAAATAAAGGTACCGGTCCAGCACCGGCAATTCCCATTACAACACCAAGTCCTAAGATGGTAGCTCCTAGAATAGCAGCATCTTGAAATGTTAATTTAGTTTGAGCGAATACAAGTAAACCCGCAGAAATAACTATTAGAGCAATTCCGGCGACTATCATTGCAGCGGATCCTTTAATAATTTCCATAAAGAATTCACCAGCACCTCCCATTACTAATCCAAGACCAGCGATAGTAACCCCTAACATTGCGGTTTCTTCCCAAGTCATTCCAACTGATTTATAAAAGAATAAACCTAAGGCTAAGAATGATATACCTAATCCTATAGCAGCAACTGCAAGAGCTCCTTTTAATATATCATTAAAGAATTTACCTACTATATAGAAGGCTAAAGCAAATGCACCAATGGTAAGAATAACATAAAGAGAACTCATTATAGGAACCTCTTTTGCAAATAATATAATAGTTAATCCGAGAAGAATAATAGCAATAGCTCCTAAAGCCATATTTATAATTCCTTTTCTGACCATATTAGATCCCATTGACTTAATACTTTTCGAAAGAAGTTTAAGAGTTAATGCAAGAACCAAAGCACCAATCAATCCAGGAATACCAATAATTGCATAAGCCAACATAACTAAACCGAATATTAAAATAGCTTTACCAAGTCCTATTAAGGCTTGCATTCCGGCAGCAACTTTAGGATCGTTTAAACCAGCTGTTTTCACTAATAATCTAACGGTTAATCCAAATAAAACAGCACCTAGCATTGCTGGAATACCGATAATTGCATAACCCAACATTGCTAATCCAAAATATATGGCTCCAAGACCTAATGCAGCAATTCCGACAATTCCAGCAGCAACTTTAGGATCATTTAATCCGGCAGTTTTAGCTAATAATCTAACGGTTAATCCAAATAAAACAGCACCTAGCATTGCAGGAATACCAATAACTGCATATAAAGCCATTGCTAATCCAAAATATATAACACCAAGACCTAATGCAGCAACTGCAACAATTCCTTTAAGCGAATTTTCATCTACTTCTCCGGCAGATTTCAATAAGAGTCTAATTGTTAATCCAAATAGCATTGAACCTAACATTGCGGTTGGTCCGAGTATTACATATAGAGTCATTGCTAATCCAAATAGAAGAACACCTTTTGCTAAAGTTATAACCGTATTCGCTATAATTTCAGCTTTCTTTTCATCTATTTTATCAGTTAAACTAGCTAGACCATCAGCTATATTACCTAAAAATTCTTTTACTTGTTCGCCAGTTTTAGGTTTAATTTTTTCAGCCGCTTTAACAAGTTTACTCAATCCTTTAGAGAGAATTTCTAAATTCTTGCCTAACATTTTATCTTCGCCAGCACTACCTCCATTGGTTCCTATCTTAGCCTCAATGGACATAAGTAAGGAGGTTTGCTTCTTAAGCTCCTGCCCAACATCAACCGTCATTGTTGTATTTAATGACGTTAATAAATTAATTGACTGATCATATTGGGTTTGCACTTGCTGAAGCATCGCTTCCATCTTGCTAGTGATGGAAACAATTGCTTCTTGTGCATTTACTTGTCTAGCGCTCAATTACAAATTATATTTTTAATGAGGAGGGAATTCCAGGGAAAGATGATAGTGAACCCATGCTAGGCATTGAAGGTAAACTCTTTTTAGCGTCTTTCATCATGGAATTAACATTCATACTATCAGATTGTCCTTTATGAGAACGTTCTTCGGCATCTTGTTTCTCCTTTAATATATCTATCAAGTTCTGTGTGATATATTCGTACTCATAATACGACATGCCTTCAATTTCTGAAGGCTGTAGTCGTAGATGATAAAGTAAATAAGTTTTAGTCTTAAATAAGTTCTCCAGAGATATCTGAAATAACGAAAAGACTTTTGATACCGCCGGGAAAGCTAATGGGAGTGCGCAACTCCGTACCGCACTTTGAGCAATTATGACTTAGCTCTTCTTTTACCCCTATTCGAGTCATTTCAGTTAATTTACTCATTGTTTGATATTTAGTAGTATCCCAACGCATAAATTCAACTTCCATATTTTTAATGGATGCTTCAGTAAATCCTCTCCATTCTTGAATCATGTAAGGAAGAACCTTAACGAATGATTGATCGATTTTCTTTCCTTCTTGTTGAGTCTTTTGAATATATTTAGTAATTTCTCTCATGATACCAATTGATGGTGGAGAGATTTTAATATTACCTGATGATTTAGTTTGTACATCAAATATACGAGATTCTGGATCGTAATATTTCATAATGGTATCTTCTAATTTAGTAGATTCAAATGCATCATTACGAATATCAAGTTCATTATCAGTACTACACTCTTTGCAAGTTACACTTAACATTAGACGATTTTCACCTTTAAGGAAAGTTAATTCACGAATAGCCATGATTATGAATATACGATCTTCTTCTTTAAGATCTTTAAAAGATGCTTGACGGCCAGGTACACGAATTTGCATACATCCATTAAGAATTTCATTTAAGGCTTCATCTACCGAAAAGGGATTTTGTTCGTCGATTGTAGAGAAATGACGAATCTCTTTTACTTGTGCTGCACGAATCATAAAGCGAGTTCCTTCTGGATAAAAAATTCCTTTTGATGGGAATTGCTCTGCATAGATTTCATGATAACCTGGTAATAAAGCCGCTTCATCTGATCCACGATCAGTATAATCTCTAGCTTTACCCAATGAAGTAGGTTTTACTTCCTGTTCTTCAATTTTCGTTTCTTGGCGAAATTCACGATTCTCTAAATCATTCATCCCTGCCTCATAATTATTTTTGTTTTCCATTTTTTAATTTTCGTTTTTTGAATTTTGTTTTGTTGTTTGAATAATTTCTTTAACTCGTTCATTCACAAACGAATTTTGTTCTCCTTCATATTCTCTTATATGATTGTTAATCATATCTCGAATATAAGCTGATGCCGTCATTAATTGACCTTTCACCGATGAGTAATTGATGATAATGTTCTTTAATTTATGGTCATCCGAAGGAGAGAGTAGAACTTGGTATTTTCTATCTTTGTTCTCTTTCATTTCCTTGGTTTTATTTTATATATCTAAGAACTATAATAAAATAGTATATGATTATAGTATTCCTATAATCTAAAAATATGGATTCAATATATGATACTCTAATGACCAGAATTTATTTGATAAAGTTTTTCCTTAACAAAATTATCATTAAACAAAGGTGGTCATCTATTGATCCGAGAAGTATAATCAAAATACTTATTGGGAATATATCTACTAGGCCATCAAAAAAGATGAGTGCTGTTAACTCCATAAATGATTGCCGCTCCAATAGTAAAACCAGTAGAAGAGGCTAAAGCCATTTTTATACGGTCTTTCCAAGTTTTAGATTCAACCATATAGCCTACAAATGGTAGACCGAGGAAAGGACCAAGAGAAGCCCAAAATATCATTGATATACTTTTATCAGCAACGGTTGATATGTACATGGTACCAGCAGCTTCTATAATTAAGGCTGCAATCGCAATGATGATATATTTTTTCATGTGAATTATTTGGTTTGTAATGATTTTTTAAGAGCCATAAGGTCTTGTTTATACCATTCTTCCTTAGTTAACTTTTGAATTTCTTCGATTTCAGATTTTTTGGTTTCAACATCTTTAAGCAATTCATCGATTTTTTCTTTCGTTAATGAATGAATAGGCATTGAAAGTAAGTAAGTAAACGATCCATCTAGCTGATCGAATTTATTCTTTATTAATTCAGCTTCGATTTGTGCTTTAGGAACGTTATTAATTTTTAGTTTGCTATCAACAACCATTTTAATAAATCTAGCTCGATTTGATAATCTAGTTAGGTCTCGGGTATATAGATCAACGTAATATTGTTTTCGTTTGTCATAATAACTTAGACGGAAGTTTACAAAGTAATTGATAATTTCATTTACGTTTTTGAAAATGATTAGCTTACCACGTTCATCTAAACAAGTTAGATTTTCTGTTTCGGCTTCGGCTAATTTTAAATAACCTTCAAGACGAGGTTCATGTTGTTTCATTTCTGCTCTACCAATTTTTACGGTATAGCTAATTCCATTTGAACAATTATCATCATAATGACGAATGATTCCTTTTTCCAATAAACCATTAAGAATATTATCATATTTCTCAAGAGTCATTGAAGGTGGAAGTTCTGTGATTTCTACGGTTGTAGTATCTTTTACATCATAGATTCCACGAAATACAAATGATGATGCACTGCCATCGACTTTTTCAACGTTACCGTTAAAGTCTCTCCACCATGGTAAAGGTTCTTTAAATTTCTTTCCATTAACAATCGCAAGACAAGCATCGATTAAATCAATTGGATTTCGGTTAAGAATGTTAGTGGCAAATCCAACTGCAATACCGGAAGATCCATTTAATAAAACAGTAGGTATAATTGGTAAGAAATATTCAGGTTCAATTTCATTTCCTTCTTCCATTCGAGGAGTAAGTAATTCGAAGTCTTTATAAATCAATCTGAAATTTTTAGATAATTTAGTTGAGATATAACGAGGAGCACCGGCTTCAGGAGATCGCAAAGATCCAAATTGACCAATCTCTTCAAGGAGCGGAAGTGAATTCTTAAATGATTGTGCCATACCAATAATTGCAGCATCAAGTGATGCATTACCATGATGATAAAAAGATTCAACTGCAACTTTACCGCTCAATTGAAAAATCTTAAAAGGTTTTTCAGTTCCATTCTTCCATGCTCGATTTGCAGTAAAAATGATTTTTCTTTGTGTTGGTTTGAATCCATCAATAACCGAAGGTATTGCACGATTTTCCACCACATACTTGGCATAACTTAAATATTCGGTATCCAGATATTCAGTTACCGATTTTGATTTCTGTTCAGCTACTTTCATATATTTACGCTTTTAACAATTTTGTTTTTCTAGGGGTTGAATCTCCACCGAACCATTCAGATAAAGTTTGTTTGAATAATTTATCGCTAGTAAGCAATAAAGTATTTGGATTACGAATGATATCGTTGTATTCCACATCTTCAAGAGATGCAAGACCTTTTTTGTATTCGATAGACCAGGGTTTTGGATCGATTTCTTTAAACCATTTATGATATTCTTCGTTAGTATAGAAACTCATGGTTTGTTTTCCTTTTTGAGCAACCACAATAGGAGTCATAATACGGAAGATGCGATTTTCAGTAAATAATTCTGGCCAAAATTTAGCGAAGAAATTAATTAACAATGCAGCGATTGCATCACCATCTGGATCAGCATCGGTATATATGTAAATTTTACCATATCGAAGATTTTCAGGTGCTTCACCTAAACGAAGTCCAAGCGAACCCATAAGATCGACTACTTCACGATTCTTAATAACATCAGATGGTTTTAGTTCATTAACATTTAGGAATTTTCCTTTGAGTGGAAATGCACCGAATGATTGAGGTTCTCTAAATTTACGAACGGCACTTAATGCACTCATTCCTTCGAATATACCAAGTACACATTTATCACGATCACCTCTAGATTTTGCATCAATTAGCTTTTGAATCTTGGTGGTATCTAAATTCTTGTTTAATTTACGAAGTTGTGCTCTTTCATCAGCTTCCTTTTTACGATCTATCCAATCAAGTAATGATTTTACAATTTCAGATTGAAAGATACGCATTGCAAGTTTATCTGAAATGATATGAGAAGATCCAAAATCTTTAGGTTCGGTAATTAGTTTTTCTTTAGTTTGGGATGAGAATGCCGGATTGAATACCGTTGCATTAACAAATAGAAAAATGTGATTACGAATCTCGGCTGGTTTTACCTCGACTTTATGTTTTTTCTTAATTAGAATTCGTAGTTTTTCAACTGCTTGATTTAAGATGTAATTGATATGAGTTCCACCATCCTTAGTTTCAATGGAGTTAACAAAGGAAACAGATTGAAAAGATCCGTTTGATGGTGCAAAAGCGAATTCCCAATTTTCTGAAGATTCGAATAAAGCTTCATTGACGTATAATTTAACATATTCTAAAAATGATTTGAAACGATATTTCTCTTTATTGAAATTTACTCGAAGTCCTGGATTTGCAGCGGCAATATCGATTAAACGTTTACGCATCATTTTGAGATGCTTTTCGCCAATTGATTTCATTCCAAATTGTTGAAGATCCGCGATATAAGATATTTCAGTAAATTTTCTATCAGATTTGGAAATCTTAGCTTCGGTTCGTTTTCCCATGTTGTCGGAAAAGGTTTGAAGGTATTGATTTTTACCATCTGCCGTTTTTACTGTAAATTTCTTGGAAAAGATATTAGTTAATGTGGAACCAACACCATTTGTTCCAGCAACGGTTCTTGATTGAGTATCATCGAAATTTGAACCAGCACGAAGATTTGAGAAGATTAATTCTGGAATCCATTGTTTGTGTTCAGTATGTTGAACAACTGGAATACCACCATTATCCCAAATGGTAATTTCATTTGTTTGTTCGTTTACATTTACAACGATAGTATCTAGTGTCTTATTACGTTTAGATTCATCTACCGAGTTGGAAACGATTTCATCAAATAATTTTAGAAAGCCTGGATTAAATTCAATTTCTTCTTTTTGAAATTTACCATCTTCTAAAAAATACTCGGATGATTGATGTGGTTTGGTTGAACCAATATACATTCCAGGTCTTTTTAAGACGTGCTGTATTTCATCGAGTAATTCGTATTTTTTACTTATGTCTGTTACTTTCATTCGAAAAGATTAGTATTTATAATATATGTATGGTATGGTATCACCGATTTTTATTCGATCAGCAGCCATTCTTACACTATCACCATCTATATAATGATAAACATAGATTGGTTCCATTCGTTGAATAGTCGGATTCCATTTTAATGATGTGTCAATAGATTGAACTATGTGATTAACAACGGTTTTACTTTTTGGCTCTTTACATGAAGTTGCAATAGAAACAATGATAAGAGCAAATGTGAGTAATTTTTTCATTAGTTATAATTTATATGATGTTAAGAATTACGTGATATAAGTTCTGATTCGGTTGAACGAAATTTACGACCAGTTGAAAGATCTACATAAGTTTGTGGTTGATCCATTTCTTTACGCATTTTTCCAAGTCTTTCTAGCTCTTTAATACCAGCAGTATGTGCAGAATCTTTGGTAGCACCGGTAGAATATTTCATGTGAAAGTCGAATTTTGTTTTGTACATTACTTTTTCAACGCCTTTTAGATTGTCATAGAATGAATTCATAGATTATTTTTTAATTGGTTATAACAAATATAATACTTTTTTGTGGAATAAAAAAATGTTTTGTAGGAAAGTTATTAACAATTATTCATCTCCGCCATGTTCATAGCATCGCTCACACATTTCAGGTCGAGGTTCGGTTCCTGCACCAACGGAAGATATATTCTTTCCGCAAAATTTGCATCGTATTGCACGATAGATTTTTTTGATATATTGCATATAGATTAATTTTGATTATTCCCAAGATGCTTCGATTCCCATTGCGTTTGCTTCTTCTTTTCGGATTGCCATTATGGATTTTCCAATTTCCGTAAATGTTGGATATTCAAAAAACATTTTTAATTGATCGTTCCAAGTGGTATTACCAACGAATGAATTTTCACCAGCATAAAGTGAAACACATTGATTAGGGAATGTAATTCTTAAAGGTTCAGCGAAAGTTTGAGCTTCGTTTAAAGAAACATTTTCTAAGATAATTACCTTTCGTATATTATTGGTAATTTGATTGTATAGATCACGATTATCGTAATAATTCGTAGATCCAGTAAGTAATGTATATTCTTTTATAATTTCAGAGTACTCAAGATCAGAAGGTGAAATTGTTATTTTTACTTCTGATTGTTTTTGATTCATCCATTGTTTGTAATTGCTCATATGATTTTGGTTTTAATATTAGATGTATTCAATTGAAAATGATTTAGTACCGAATCTTTCTTTCACTAAATGAATTGCCATTTGGAGTTTAGGTGAATCTTCCATAAATCCGAAATGCGTAAAATGGGTTTTTTCTACGATGGTTTGTAATGAAATTGCATTTGATCGAAGATCTTTAAGAAAAGATTTTGCGGCTTTAGCGGATAGAGTAATTACGAAAGGTTGCATATGTTATTTGTTTAAATTGTATATACAAATATAATAAATCTTTGTGAAATAAAAAAATCTTTTTGAATAAAGTTATTAACAATTTTAAAAATGGCGGATGAATTCATAATTTGAATCTCTTAAGGATTCTGCAACTAATTGATTATACACACCGAAGGTTCCTTCCGTTGCTAATTTGATTGGTGCCCATTTAACAATATGAGGTTCATTAAAATGAATTTCACCAGAATACTTGGCAACATAAGTATAATTCATGAAACCGTATTTATGAATTGCAAATATAAGTTTAAGATCGTGAACATCTAAACCGGTTTCTTCTTTGGTTTCTCTAATGGCAGTTTGAACGGGATCACCATTATCTTCAGGATCGGATTTACCACCAGGTAAACCAAAATCAGAATGGTTATCTTTTCTAGAAACACAGAGAATTTTTCCTTCCTCGTTGATGAGGACAACTTGAGCACTAATCTTTTGCATATATTGTTTTAAATTGTATATACAAATATAATACAAAATCCCGAGATTAAAAAATCTCGGGATCAAAAGTTATTAACAATTAGTTATTTAACTAGATATTGATCTAGTGTTTTTGTAGGAGGTTCGTTTTTGAAGTAATAAACAACCGTCTTCTTTGAATTATAGAATTTAATAGTCTTCTTAAAAGCAGTAGGAATAGTTGCACCACTAGGAAGTTTGGTAGCATTTTCAAAAATAACATCGATTCGAATAATCAATGAATCAGTTTTAGACCATTCACGTTCATTTGATTCAAGTTGTTTCCATACACCTCGGTTTAATTTATAGTGTTGAAGAGCACAATTGAGATAGGAAAATGTTAGTAATAGAGTTTCTCGATTAACACAGAAATCGGCAGCAGGAGCCATATGACCTTTATCATAAACATTATCGGCATAATCAGCGTTGTCACTTGTTATAATTCCCTTTTCGGAATAAAAATCCATTCCATCTCGTTTCGCTCCACATTCACGACTTTTAACAGAATACTCTAACCAAAGAGGTTGTTGTAGTGATTGAGAATATTTTACAGTATAGATAGGTCTTTTTACCAGAGTGTCTTGTGAATATCCAAAAAGAGGAAGACTCGAGATTAATAAGATTAGTAGTTTTTTCATATTAAAATTTTCCTTCAGAGTTACGATATTTTACAGTTAATTTAGGAACAAAAATCATTGAGTGTTTATTATTTTCATCTTCTACAATTCTTTTAATTCTTTCAGTATTATCCCAATCGCCAGGGAAGCACTCTTTTCTACGAGGTTGTGTCGCTTTTTGTTGATCCCAAGTACGATACTTGATATATTTTAAAGGTTCTAATTTCCAAGTCATTGCTGAATGACATTGTCCACCAAGACCTAATGTGTAATTATTTTCAGAATTCTCATATGTTCCTTTGTCAGGAAAATACATGTAAGATCCGGCATCTCCTTTTACTCTTTTCTTGCGAGCTTGTGTTAAACTATAAACAACTTCTGGGAATTGTGTATAAGCAGTAGCATGAGTTTTTAAATGATCGGTTTTCCAAGCATCATCATGGTCAAGACGTGCAAAATACTTAATGCCATCTTTTTTCATTTGAGCGATGGTCACGTTTGCTGCCGTATTTCCTCCTGTTAGATGTGGAATAGATCCATCATATTTGTCTCTTTCTCCTGGTGTTTTTAGATTATCCATCCAAAGTTTATCTTTTGGAACGATAGATGCAGCAAGTTTTTCAATTTCCGGCCATTCTTCTTGTGGATATGCGTCTCCCATAATATAGACTTTCCATTCTGGCCAACTCTGTGTTTTAACTGACTCTAAACATTCTCTCAGAACTTTTTCGGTGGACATGTGATTTTGTCTACCACCAGCATCAATTTTGTAAGTGGTAATACAAATACCAAACTTAACGCTTTTATCTGGAGTAGCCGTAAGTGCAGCTTCATTAATAGTGTCTAAATTAACCCATTTAGATTGCTCATTAAGAATGAAGTTGTTGTACTTTAAAAATTCCATTAATATATGTTGTATTTTGTTATTTATCCTTGCTTCCTTGCAGGAATTCCAATATATGTTCCTGGTTCAGTAATATTTTTAGTAACCACTGCTCCAGCTCCAATTACTACATTCGAGCAAATATGTATTTGTGGAAGAATTGTTGCATTCGTTCCTATTCTACAAGAGTTACCTATTTTAGCTCCTCCTAGAATTTTAGCTCCTGGCATAATCTCATTAAAATCTCCTATTTGAGAATCATGAAATAAACCGGCATAGCAATTTATAAGGTTTCCTTTTCCAATTTTTACATCGGTTTCTACTAAAGTGTAGTCTAAAAAGATATTCCCTGTGTCAATCTCGGATCTCTCTTGAATGGAGGATAATTCCGATAAGATATTAATTGGTGTGGCTCCCATATCAACCAGAAGATAATAAAAATACTCACGCCATTTAGGATTTCCTATACAAATTGAGAAATTTACTGTCTCGCCAATTGACGTATACTCTTTTACCCATTTAAGATCATGTGCAATTTTATGTTCATATAGGTTCTCTCCTGCATTTTCAGTATCATCAAAGAAGATAACTCTAGGATTTGCGTCGTATAAAGGAAGTACTTGTTTAGCTAATCCATTAGCTCCAATAACTACATGCATCTTAGAAAGTTTTGATTATTGTGTGTGAGATTTCATCGACATCCATAAGCTTCACACCATCGTGACATGGTAGACAAAGAATTCGTCTAGAAATATCTTCGCTAATAGGACATGATTGAGGATCAAAGATTTTGAATTCGTTAACTGATGGATAGAAATATCTACGAGGCATAATTTTAATAGCATCTAATGCCGCATACACTTTAAGACATTGTTCTTCTGTTTCAAATATGATGGGGAAATATGAAAAATTATAAGAGTCGTTGCTGATTGCTTGATATCTAACCGGTAAACCTTCCATTCTATGTTTATACATAAGAGTTAAAAGTTTTCTATGCATAATTGTTTTAGGTAACATTTTTAAATTAGCTAATCCAATTGCAGCAGAGATTTCATGCATTTTAGCATTAGTTCCTTCATGTACAATATCTTTCTTTTCATTATGTCCAAAGAAGCGAAGACGATCAATTCTTTTAGCTAACTCTGGATTTCTAGTAATAATCGATCCACCTTCTCCACTATTATAAATTTTAGTTGCATGATATGAATGAGTTGTAATATCACCGAATTGAGAAAGATCTACTCCTTTATATTTTACACCAACTGCATGAGCACCATCATAAATAACTCGTAGACCTCGACGATCTGCAATTTCTTGAATAGAATCTACATCACATGGATTCGAGAATACATGAACCGCTAAAATAGCAGATGTTCTATCTGTTATTTTTTCTTCAATTTTAGCCGGATCTATATTAAGAGTATTTGGATCAACGTCAACAAAAATAGGTTCATAATCTTGCCATTGAATAGCTGATGCAGTTGCAATCCAGGTAAATGGAGTTGTAATAATTTCACTTCCTTTAGGAAGTTCTAGAGCTCTCATTGCAACTTCAAGTGCAATAGTTCCATTTGTAACTAATGATAGATGAGGTATCTGCCATTGTTCTTTTAACCGATGTTCGAGTTCTTTGACCTTAGGTCCATTGTGCGTTAGGATTCCACTTGCCCAAACTTCTTTTGCAATATTTGCAAATTCTTCGAAGTTAGTTAGTGAAGGTTCTGATACTAGTAGACGATACATATGTTTGCCATTTTGATTGTTTTAATATACTTTTATGATGAGAGTTATCTTTAATCTTTATTCTATTTATAAAATCTCGAATAAGTTCAACGAAATGATCGCAAACAAATTGTTGTCTTTCTACCGGCTCTCCAATAAGTGAAATTGACACTTCAACATGTTCATCAATTCTAGGAGTAAATATCTTACCAGCTTTAATTGTTCCTTGAGTTCCTACAATTTCTACATCACAACGATAAGTAGATTCAAAACTCCAAGTTAAAAATGCAGATTTTCCAGTTTCATCAATAATAAATGTTCTTCCAGAAAGATCAATATCAAGTGATTTTGATATATGAGTAACTGCATCAAGTTTTTGAGGAGTTCCCAATAATAAAGAGGCTAATTTAATAGGATATCCACCGGCATCGAAAAGAGCACCACCACCGAGAGCAGATTTGTAACGAAAATCTGTTTCGGTATTTCTTGGAGGAAATTCAAATCCACTTCTTATGTAAAGAAGATCTCCTATTTTATTTAGGTTTTCTTTTATCCATTTCCACTGAGTATGAAAAGGAAATCCATAATTTTCTTGTATAAGAACTCCTTGTTTATCGGCTAGATTAATTAGATAGGTTGTTTGATATGCATCTATGGTAAGAGATTTTTCGCAAAGAATATTAATTTTTCTCTTTATAAATGTTTTAATCGCATCAAAATGTTCAGATGGAGGAGATGAAATATAAACTAGATCAACTCCAATAATTTCATCTGGATTATCCGTATATTTTGGGATTCCAAATTCTTCAGCATATTGTTTAGCTCTACGAATATCTCGGCTACATACGATAGAAACTTCAACTTCAGGTATTGCCTGAAATGCCGGAATCATTCTTCGTTTTGCAATATCTGAACAATTTAGAATAGCTACTTTCATAGAGGTAAAGATGACATAATTGAACGTGTTTGAATATTTACGTAATTGTTATATTGTAAGAATGTTTTAAGTTGATTAAGAGTCATCCAAATATAATTTCTTGGAAGTTCCAGTTCTTCATTAACTTCTATGATAATATTTCGGTTTTGTTCTTGATAAAATCTTCCTCCTTCTTCGGATTGCATAACATCAAATAAAACCGAATCTGTATTTATTAGTCTTTGATACGATTCAAAGAAAGGCGATAGATCTAAATTCTCTTCAGACATTTGAATAGTTGGTGCCATTTCAACACCATCAAAAGATCCAATCTCATCTTTTAGCTGAACTAGTAAGTGAAATACTCCTTCAAATTTACGAGCAAAGAAACAACATATTCCAGTAGATTTAGGTCGGATTAAAGGTTGATCCCATTGAGCGGATTCTCGATTTTCAATAAATATTCGATAACCTACTACATCAAAATATTTTTCATCTTTATGAACAATCTTACCATCAATCAAATTCCAATCATGTGATTCTGAAAGATAAATTAACCTAGTCAAAGCTTCTCTTCTAAATTTAAGATCGGTAATTAATGAAAGAATTTCTGGATGGGATTTTTGATATACATCTTTACGAAGTAGTGAATCTATCCAAGCAGAATCATGTGAAATTCCACCAAGAAAATCTCTTAGTTCTAGATGTTCAAATGAATATGAACCAAAGTGAATACAACTTAAAACGGTTCGACTATCCATATTGACAGTATTAGGATATCTAGTTAATGCAACAAGATCTCCAAGAGTCATCCATAAATAATTTTCATGAGATAACTCATCTTCAACTTCTATAATAATATTGCGATTACGTTTTTGAAAGAACCTACTAGATTGTTCGGATTGTAGTTGATCTACTAAAATTCTAGATTCTCCTTTTAAGAAATATTCTACAAAGGGTGTTAATGCACCACCATGAACTTTAGTGAAATTACTTTTAGTTGATTGTACGGTTGGTGATAACTGAACGATATTGATATTTCCTGGTTCAATTTTAGCTTGAACTAGAAAATGAAGTACGTCATCGATTTGTTTGGTAATAAATCCAAGAATACCAATTTCGGGTTGATTGATTATTGGTTGATCCCAAATCCTTCCATCTAACTCATTGCGTCTAATATGAATCTGATAAAATTTACCAGAAGTATGTTCTATCTTATGATCGTAGAAATTCCAACCATTTAGCTTATTAAGATCGATTTGTTGAATCGTGTGCTTAACTAATGATCGTCTAGATTCTATCCATTGAAGAACTTCTTCATCGGATTTAGATCTTGTGTGTAGAGATTTTAGGAATAATAACCCTTGTCTTAATTTCAAAACATATGATATTTTTTACTATAAGCAGATCATATCCTTAGACTTATAATTTTAATTATATGATTTGAAATTTATGAAGATTCAACTAATCGCGGATTGCTCCAGCAACATTAAACATTGAGAAATTAACTTTAGTCGCTTTACCATTAGCACCTTTAGCCGGTTTTAATTGAAGAGTTGCACCATCGTTGTTAACCACTTCGTAAGTTGCTCCAGCATAAAGAACCTCACTTCCAACTTCTATAGCAGAAAAATCCTCAAGGCTCATTTTTTCGCTATAAGGTTTCTTGAATCCTTCATTTAAGAAGTTTTTGAATGTGAGTATATGTTTCATATTAGTATAAATTATATGATTCGATTCTGCCGTCTTTTACAAAACGAACAAGCAAGCCTTCGCTAATCTTGATTATTTTATCAGAGCCTATTGGATTAATTAGCATTGTTTCTGATCCTGCTTTAATACCTAATGATGGTCCAAAGATTTGTTTACCTCCTGCCCATTTAAAATTTGGAAAATAAAGTACGGAATCGTTAGAAGATATATTGTAATCTTTGTCTCTTGCGATTTTAATAAATTCTTGAGCTTTCTTCTGTAATTCTTTCACGTCACCATCAATCTCTGAAGATTTCTTTGAGTAGTGAAAAATCATGATGGTTCCTTCATTTAGGAAATTATCGAATGTTGGTATATGTTTCATATTATTTCATTAATTTTTCTAGTGTACTCTTATATAAATCCGCTAAACTTTCAGGCGCTGCATCATAAAATTCAATTGCGGCACTATGTTCAGGTAAAACATAATGACCATTTGCAGTAGGTTTAACCGCAAGATAACCAGTTCCTGGTCCAGAAGTTCTTTTTCTTAATCCAACCGTCAATTCAGTTGTTTTAGATTTTCCCATTGGATTTTTGAATATTAGAACAATAGTCGTATAATCATTTTCACCTCTTGATTGACCTTTATTACTAACCGTAGGAGGTGATGCTAAATTTGTCTTAGAATAACCGGAAGCTTCAACTGATTCAATATTATCTATTACATATTTAGGTAGTGCTTTTAGACAAATATCTAAAATCTCTTGTGAAAGTTTAGATGGTTTTCCTTGAGAATCATTGAACATTCCATAAACTCTTTCCTCGTTTAAGAAGTTTTTGAATGTGAGTATATGTTTCATATTATGTTTTTTTATGAGTGATCTTCTATTACTTCTTTAAAGACCTTTTCAGAATAAGCAAACCAAGTTTGCATCTTTTTAAGCAAATCTTTTTCGTCTTTATAATCCTCTTCTTTGTACAAATCTTTATTTGATTTTATTTCATCAAATTGAATTGGATCAAATTCTTCATATACAATTACAAAAGTAACTTGATTGGTTGTATCTTGTACAATAGCTAATGAAGATAAAGATATCCAATTATCAGATCCTCTATAAGTTTCATTCATTTTTTCCAATTGATATACTCGTGAAGGAGTTGGAAGGTTTGTAAGTTTAGCACCATGAGAAACCATTGAATATGGAGCATTGTATATTAAAGTCTTCGTATCTTTTTTATACTTGGCTGGTAATTTAGCCTTTATAGAAAGTGCCAACTGCTTATCAGAAAGATCAAGAAGGATTGCGGAATTTTCATTAACTTCCTCATTCATAAATGGAGTTCTTGAAATACTTTTTAGATATTTTTTCTCTTCGTCATTAAGTTTAGGTTCAATAAGTTTATACCATTTTCCTTTTTGTGCCCAATTTGACATTTTCAAAAAGGCTAAAACTTCAGGATCTTCTTTTAATTTATCAACAATACTTTTTACAGCTTTATCTTTTTTACGTTTCGCCCACCAAGCTTTTAAATCATCGATAGGATGAAAGCCATCTCCACCACCACTAGCCGCCATTTGACCTATTAGAAGTCCATTAACTATAGCCGCTTGCAGTATTACCATAAGTGCAAGAGAACTATCTTCATTAAGTATCTCTTCTTGTTCATTTAAGAACTCTTTGAATGTTTGTGTATGTTTCATGTTTTTTATTTTTTAAATTATCTTAAGCGTGCTCTAGTTCTTTTATCTCTGTTTCTAATTCTTCTAATTCCGTTTGACTATATCCAAGAATAGAATCGAGTGCATCTCGGAAGTTTTTAAAATGTAATGCTTTTGTAAGTTTAGCATCGTCATAAAGCTTCTTAAGAATCTCTTTAACGCCAACTGAAGTTATCTTCATTTCGGAAATCGTTGACTCGAATAAGAACTCTTTGTATGTGTGTAGGTGTTTCATATTTTTACAAGATTAACTTTGATTCGTGTTTCTCCTATTGACCAAGCAGTTAATAGACGATGATGTCCATCATATATGGATATTCCATCCGGAAATTGAACTGCATTAATTGTAGGTAATTTATCAAATTTCTCAATCATGGCTTTCACTTTATTGCTCTGGATATTTGGTTGAGTTATTTGTATGTCTTTTATATTTATCGGTTTAATCTTTGCGGATTTTTGATTCTTTTCAAAAGTTTCCACAACCTCACTCCAACTATGTTTACTGATATCAAAAATACGATCTATTCTTTTGGCATCTTCAAAGGTTGATCCTTTTGGCAAATCATCGATTTTCTTCATTGCCGAATCAACGTCTTTTGCCTCATTAATAAACTCTTTATATAGTTTGATAGGTTTCATATTTTAATTATTCCAAGACTCAATATATTCAAGATCTTTAAGTGGAAGTTCTGTTGTTGAACCATCCCAATTATGTATTTCTGCTTTACCAGAACTTATAGATTTGATCTTACCACCAGTAAAATCTTCGTCTTTTTTGTATCTAACAAAAGTTCCAACTTTAATTTGATTGGCTTCATTAACATCTTCACTTTCGTACTTCATGCCTTTTCTTGCATATGAAAGCAATTCATTCCCTTTCAAGTCTAACTTATCTAATGCGTTTTCAATATCTTTCTTTGCATCTGATGTTATCGTTGCATCATATGATAAATGTCCGTCTGCTTGTAAGTTGTTCAAAAGTCTTTCGATGTTTTCAGGATATACTTTAAGTCTTCTATCCTTAATGACATCCTTGGCTACTACATAGTACATCATAGCAGGTTTGCTTTCATTTAATCGAGCTTCATTTAAGAATCCTTCAAATGTGTTTATGTGGTTTTTCATATTAACGAGTATTGTTTATTTCTTCGGTTTGGTCAAAATTCTGATAATATGAAGGGATATAACCAACCGTTCTAGGTCCTCTTAAATCTCGTCTAACTATTTTATATATGTCACTATTATCTCGGCTATTAACTTGAAGGAATTCTGTGATTTCGTCACCTTTATAAATGGTCATTTCCTTACCAAAAACGTCTAATATATCATTAATGGTTTTTGAACTTACCCATGATCCTCTAGATCTACCGGAAAGAAGATCTTCTGGATCACTTCCTTTTTTAATGGGATATATTTTAGCATCATTAGGACCTGATCTAAGGGATTCAAGAAGTTGATCGTTATCAAATTTAATAGTAGGTGATGGAGAAAATTGATTTCCACCATCTACTGCTTCTAATCCATAAACATCTAATAAGGTTTTAATAACTTTTGATTTGCCGGATTTATCTTTTAAATGGAAGTAAGTAACATTATCATTAGGCTGTTTAATTATGCCTTTAACATATTGTGACATTTCTTTAGCAATATATTCAGCAGAATCTCCTGAGATATTTCCTTTGTATTTAGATTCATTTAAGAAGCCTTCAAATGTGTTTATGTAATTTTTCATATTAGTTAAATTACTTTTTTTCTGCTAATTTTACAAACTTACTGATATTTCCTCGTTGAACATCTATTATAACTTCTCCTTGTTTATTAGTAGATAAGTATGGTTCATTTGCAAGTTCTTTCTGTTTAGCTGGTGGCCATTCGTCAGCTCCGAACATCATATCAATAACTTCAGCCATAGAACCTAAGTACTCTAACTTTGTCATTGTAGCATATTTATCGATTGGTAGAAATTCAGTTATCGAAGTTTCTGTTTTGCTGTATTTAGCAAGTATATCATCAGGCCATTTGCCATATTCCTTCTTTATAATGAACACCTGTTCAGGATTTTCTTCGGCTAGGTTTTTAATTTTAACACCATCCAATACGGTTGGGTTAGCTTTAAAGTCCGAAACTACCGGCATTTTATCTTCATTTAATCGAACTTCATTTAAGAAACCTTCAAATGTGTTTATGTAATTTTTCATATTGATTATTTCATTTTCCAAATTACTTCACCGGAAGCACTTTCTATATGAATACTTGATTTTGGAAATTTTAGTTTCAGTGATTCAAAATGAGCAGGAAGCATGTGTATATTATCAGTTGTGCTCTGGGCTAAAACTTTTTTATTATCAGATGATACTAGAGTCCAAGGACCTTTAGTAGGTTTTGCTGATTTAGTTATATCTGCCCAAACATTTTCGTTAATTGATTCATTTAAGAACTCTTCAAATGTGTTTATGTAGTTTTTCATATTTTAATCTTTTTTAAGAGGTTCTTCTTTGGTTTTTCCTCGACTCTTCAATTTAGTTTCAAATCTCTTAGACAATTTATCATTTTTTGTTTCTAAAAGCTGAACTTTAGTTTCGCAAGTATTTAGTTGTTTTTCATAAATCTCAATGACCTTGTCATTAGTTTTACTTTTAATAGTAGCTCGATGTTTAAAGAATTCCCATATGTCTTTTCCTTTAAATATACCGATTAGTGCTAAAATTATACCAACAACCGACGTTTCACCCATTTTTAAATATAATTTTTTTTCGTTATTATATTTATCTCTTACTTATATGAATATACAACAAAAGAGAACCTCTTTCGAAGTTCTCTTTAAAAGTCTTAATAGATTGAAATTAAACGATGTTCTCTTCCCACCAATCAGAACGAAATTTAACGTCTGGCATATCAACTTTTTCACCACCTGAGTAATCTGCAGCTAATTCACCGATATCTCCAGTAGGGAAACAATCATGGAAAGTACGTTGCCAGAAGATATCTCCGGCACGATTATAGTTTGTAATAACGAGAGTACCTACATAATCTTTCTTCAAACCTTGTTCACCAGTAAGTGGGTTATAGATCAAACGGAACCAATCACGTAATGTTTTATATACGTATAGTTCGTTTGCATCGTTTAAGTTAAGAGAGAAACCGATTGTTAAATCTGTAATGGTATCTGTAGGAGTTCCCATTGCGTAAGATCTCTTAGCGAATTTGTATGATTGAGTGGTTGCTTCTGAACCTCTATCTTGAGTTAAACCGCCGATTTTATTTACGTGTTCAATCAAGATCTCTCCACCAGAAATAGTAGAAGGAGGAAGAATGTTTACCTCAAACAAGTTTTGATAAAACGGTTCGTAGTATTTAGTAGCCGCTTTACTGTTTAGAAAATGTGGTAATCCTGGCATTGTATATTGCTTTTTTTGTGTATTTTATTATTTATCTTACTGATTCGTAAATGAATTGGCTGGGATCCTTGCGAATCCCAGCTTCATTCAAATATTAAATAAAGTTACCAGTTGAAATAGCACCAGTTCTTAGAATTGTAGTTCTGTGAACTAAGATACCCATTCCTCTAACAGGTTCGATGTAAGTATCAAGGATTCCATAATTGTTATCGATGATCTCAGTCGTATTGTTAGTTGTATCCATAATGTTTTGGAAGTCGTAAACTCCACCATCAGAAAGGATTTGTGATAGGAAATTGTCGGCTAAAGTTTTAATTTCTAAACGATTATTAGCACTGTTGAATTCCCAACGGTAATTTTTAAGGATAGCCTCAATACCATCTTGAATGTAAATTAATAACTCTCTTACGTGAATTTGTGAAAGAGCAGATTTTACAGTTTGTTGAGCAGTTTGATTGGCATTAATAGTTAATCCAAAACCTCTCTTGTTAACGATTGCATTGTAACCAAATGGTTCAATTGAATCTAGATCGGTTCTATCAAAATTGTATTCAACACCTACAAGACCAGTTCCTGTTATCACACCTCTACGAGGACCAGCGATAATTGAATAAGGAAGGGCTTGAGTGTATTTGTCAATGTATAAGTTACCAACATGAGCAGCAGGAGGAACTGAAGTGTTTTTACCGGCTTCTCTGATAGTCAAGTTAGGACCATAGAAAGCGGAGTAATTACCACCATCAGCAATACCTGGTAAGCTGAATATGTTTGAAGGATTTGTTGATAGATTACCACCATCAGCAATATAAGCAGCATCGAATTGAGAAGATGAAGTTAATTTGAATATAGGGTTAGTACTATCTTTAAATTGTTTCACTGAAGGCATATTGACAATTGCTAAAGCAGATTGACGATTCTTAGCAAGTTTAGTTAAACGAATCTTCGTTGAAGGTTCGATTGTTCCTTGGAATGAATCGATAATATAACGGAAACTAATAGTTTCACGATCAGCAAGAGCAGCCGCGATATTACTGTTATACATAACGTCTAGAATTTCATTTTGACGAGTATCAGTACCATCAGGCATTTGACCAGTTCTTAAAGTATAACCTCTAAGAGCAGAAGGTCTGTAGTGAGTAACAAAATTAGAAGCCTCTTTATATCTTTCAATTTCACTTGTTGCAGAAATAAAGATGGGATCTACTGTAGTAATCTTGATCTTTTTGTAAAGATCAGATGTAGGATCGGTAATTTCAGCAACTGAAAGGATGCGAGTTAATCTTGATTTTCCAGTAATAGGACTGTTAGATGTAGCACCACCAGTTCCGCCAAAGTTCTGAAGCAATAATTGATTTTTAATGATTAGACCATTGAAACCATTTAATCCAAGAGGACCAGTAGAACCATTATCTACCCAAACTACGTTAGTAGGATTTGTATAGGCAGTTCCACCCCATAGAGCGAAAGATTCGTTGATATTACCGGTTAAAGTATTTACCACATAAGTAGTTTGCGGAGTAATTGCAGTAGCTCCAGTAGATAAGTTAGGATTTGTATAAGCATTAACTTCAATGTAATTAGTAAATGCATTTAGAATAGGAGCTTCATTACCAAAAGCATTAGCGTTAGTAAATGTAGCACCACTAAAGTCATTAGTAGATACTCGGTTAAATTCAGCATAAGCAGTAGCAGTAGCACCTGCATTATTAACTTTAACTTTATCTCCATCAGTTAAAATACCAGAAAGATTATCTTGATAAAGTTGATTTGCAACACCAGTAAACAAATTACCACCTTCAGCAAAATTGAAATTCACTGATTGGATAACCGGTAATGAAGCAGTACCACCAGCGGTTAAACCAACTGGGTATAAGTAATAATAACCTTGAGCAACTGAAGTAGGACCAGTAACACCAGAACCAGCAACGTTAGAGATCTTAAGTGTTAAGATATCAGTTGTAGTATCATAAGATTCGGAAGCTAAATAAGAGTAGTTACCTGAAGCACCAGTTGTATTCGCTGAAGCACCAGCTTTAATGAATGTATTATCCACTGAAACGGCAGTACGGAAAGTAGCGAATGCTGTTTCGTTAGCAAATTTAGATGCAAATGAAGTGGGAAGAGTAGCAGAAGGACCATATACCAATAAAGTATCATAATGACCTGTTGTAGTTTTCCAACCGTTTGTAGCAGAAGCTCCAGTTAAACCAGCAGAAGCAATCATTAATGCCTGAGCACCAGTTTGACCAGCAGTTCCAGCAACGATAAGAGTATCGATACCGGTAGCTCCGGCATAAGGCATTGCAGAAACAATAGAACCATAATAAGAAAGGAAGTCTACTACTGTAGGTTCTTGAGATTCGATACCATGACCAATTAAGTCAATTAAATCGTTTCCAATAGTTTCAGGAGCATCATCAATAGTATCTACATTAATTCCTAATAGCAAACCAGTCTTAGAAGTTTCTAGATTAACTAGATCTTGAATGAAAAGGTTATTACCATTTTTATCTTGGAATTCTGGAATTAAACAACCAGTATAAACACCTAGTACATTAACTGAATTTAAGTTTAAGAATGCAGTTAAACCATCTAAAATATTTCCATAAGAATCAGTGATAGTAGTTTTTAAACCAGTTGCATCGAAATAAGTTCCATAAATTGGATCGATTGCAAGAGATTGATAATTAGAGAAGTCACCTTCAACGATAATCAAATCTACCATATAATCAGAGATGTAATCATTTTCGTTAATGAATTCTGGAACTTTACCAGTTCCGTACCAATCTTTAGCTAAAATATCGAAACCTAAAGTTGTAGATTTTTTAGTAAAAACTGACATGTTTTTTCTACCAACATTTGCAAGGTTAAGTAATCTTTGAGCTAAAACTGATTGATAATCAGAATTATCTGCAGTGTCAATAAGAGCTTGAGCATCAGTGAACCAGAATTTATCTTGGTTGAAATAATTTGATACTGGAGCATACTTAACCGCTGAATTAGCTTGCCAAGAAGCAGTAGAGATTGAGCGGAATTGTGATTGATCTAGAGTATCGTCAAGATTCAAAAGATTCAATACAATAACTGGACCTCTATCAAGAGAAACTAGAGCCGTTCTATGGAAGAACGAACCTTTTCTTTCAAGAGAAGTATCAATATCTCCAAAAATTTCTTTAAAGAAGACGGTGTCTTTACAAAGAACAGGAGTATTAAAAGGTCCTTTTTTTGAGAATCCGATAATTAAACGGATTGTTTCAGATGGAATATTAGTAATTTGACTCTTGTCGAATTCTAATCGGTAAACACCTGAAGATTTGAATTGTTGTAGACTAGGAGATATTGCCATGGGTCTTTAATTTTTTAATTATATATCTGGGTTTTTCTGATATGTGATAGATGACTAAAAAATATCATATATTTCCCCTGTATCGTCTCCTAGTTCATCTAGGATCTGTTCTATTTTAGCGACTTTCTCACCATCGAGGAATTCGAAATACTCTTCTACGATGTCTGCAAAATCTAAAGTATCGAAGAAAGAAGATACAGAAACCGCCGACATAATAATATCATCATGGCCAGTTTGAGCTGAATATGTTCCAGAAGGATTTCTAGAAAACATAGAAGCCTCTTGTATAGATTGTCTCTCGTTTAATTGAATTTTTCCAGACATTATCAAAGCTTTCATCTTTTCACAATAAATTTTCTTCAAATCTTTATTTAATCTAAGTCCGGGTTGTTTAACTTTAGCACCGACTCTATGATGATACCTAACTACACAATCCTCATCAAAATCATTGGATGATGGATATAACGTAATTAAGTTTTTCATTAACTCAGCACCATAAACATTATATTCAATTACATGTCGTAGATTTTCCTGATCAAAAATTTTCACAGACATCGTATAAAGAATTTTTGCAAAACTTTCTATTGGATGTATATTAGATCTAAATAAACCAACTTGTCTTAATGAAAAGAAATCCGTTATTCCTCCTGGCGATTCTAATTTTTCAATATCTTCATACGTTAACGAATCAAGTTCAAATATATTTATGATAGAATGATCTCGTCCTATTCCTTCAGCCAAATCAATGGCAAATATGAAGAATTTATTTGGATCGTCGATATCTAATATATCAAAATCAGGATGCCATTTAAGCTGAGAATAATCCAAACCTAAATCATCTAAAGCATCAAATTCCTGAAAGATATATTCTGCTTCATCTCGCTTAAGTCTTTTTAATTCATCGGATGAAAGAAGTAAATTAGAAGATGAAAGAAATTGGCAACCATATTGTTGATTAAAAGCTTCTAACGAACCTAAATTTGCTATCTCTCGTTCTTTCCATTCTTCATCTCTACCTGGAACTTGCCACCAATCAACTCTCATTGCTTTATACTCATTAGATCCATCCATAGCAGATGAATATAAATCATGAAATAGATCAAATCCATTAGGTGTACTTGTGATTATAACCCTGGATATTTTGGATGATGATAAAGTTGGATATACGTTTTCATAGAAGGTTCTCTTAATTCCTTCTGGAATGTGAGCAAACTCATCTATAAATAGCAAATGGATGGTAAATCCAATACCACCGGTTTTTGTAGTATTCTGACCAATGATACGACATTTATTATCGAATATCATTGTCATAACGTCTTTCTTATTAACACCAGGTTTTAAGAAGAATGGAAGACCTTCAACGATTGCTTTGATCTTATCCATAATCTCTTTAGTGGTTGCTCCTTTATTAGACATAAGGAGTACATTTTTATCAAAGTGAAATAGAAGATACCATGTTAAAAATATAGAAGATGTAATAGTTTTACCTATTTGACGAGATGCCATAAAGATATTCCAACGATTTGCTTGATATGATCGAAGTACATCTTCTTGATATGGACGAAGTTCGATTTTCATGTAACCTTCATCTGTCATTACCGTACAATAATGATTGGCAAAGTGAATGATATCCTTAGCACATTTCTTTATCTCTTCATATTCCCAATCACTATATTCAAATACAATATTTCCTTTTCGATAACTAGGATCACCTTCATAAAATGGATGGTCAACCGTAGCATATCCTTCTTCCATTGCCACAAGAAGTTTTTCAACTTTTGCAGATGTCCAAATTACTTTGTTATCTTCTGAATTTTCCTCTTTATATTCTTTTACTTTAAACATAAATTATAGCGTTTTGAAGGAATATCCTTGATCGATTGCCCATGTATGAGCAATCTTTAAAATCTCTAATGTATTAATTCCTTCACCATTGATGTGAAATAACAAAATATCTCCAGGACGAGTATTTTGAGCTAGATATGATAATGCAACTTTATTTGGATTTGCTAAATCAGGTACACTCTTGTCAAATACATGACCAGCCCATGATGCGTATCTAATACCTAAAGGTTCTAATATATTAAAGGTATCTTCATTAGGTTTTCCATAAGGACAACGATACCATTTTACTTCTCGTTTTAATTCACTATCAATGAAGTTTACACAAGAATCAATATCATATGTTTGTTCTCGAAGATCTTGTCTAAATGGACGTTTATGATTATATCCATGACCACCAATTTCAAATTGTGAGGATTTTAAGAATGACAGATCTTTCGATTTGTTTGTTTTATACCATTCAATATTTAGAAATATGGTTGCTGGTATTTTATTTTCCATTAACCAATTTACGGTATCGAAGTCTACTCCATTAGTTGGACAGGTATCAAACGTTAGATAAAGAACCTTCTCTTCTGTATCAATTCGAGTAAATTGTTTAGGATCTAACTCTTTATCGTTATGACCTATAATTTTAATGAAATTATGAAAGGTTTTAAAAGTACCTTTAATTGGATTAATCATTTACATATCTTCTTGATTTTGGGAATCGAAATCAGTTTCTTCAATTTCTTCTCCGTTGATTTCTGATTGAATATCTCTCATTAGATTTCTAGTTCCTCTATTAACAGATGCAATCTGAGGTTTTGTGTCTTTTGGTGTAATATCAATTGAATCTCCATAGATATCAATATCACGTTTAAGTTTTTTCATGTTCTCCTCCGCAGCCATCATATGAAGGGTTTGATGTTTCATAATATCTAACATCGTTTTCTGAAGTCCACCAAGAACTTCAAACATACGAGGTGAAGCTTCACCGGCATCAATAGATCTTAACAAAGTAACTATTGCATGTTCAGCAGTTCTCATCTGAAACATTAAGTTACTCATTGTCATTACATCAATTTTAGCTTTGAGAGTAATATATTCATTCTTTTGAATTATCTCCTGTGATAGGTAGAATTTCAAAAGAGAATTCATTAATTTCTTGGCCTTATTCTGTGCTATATCTTTTTCTCCATCATAATCTAAAGGATCTGTTACTTGAAATGCAGGTAAACCTCCACCTGATGTAGTAGACAAAGAATTTGATTGTTGATCTTCTGCTAATAAATCATCTATAGATTTTCTTACTGAATCGTTTTTATCTTCCATAATTTATTTATTGGATGCATAAATTAGCATCTCTTAGGTTTTATTATTATTTGCAGGAAATGTGTAAATGAATCAACGATGGTACTGAATCTGACTACTTCAAAATAACATATAACCTTTATCTAAGGTGATCGAGGAAATAATATAGTTCTTCAGGCAGTACTAGTAGTTACTAGTTAGGTTAATCTCCTTCATTCTCCCATTATCTAACATATTCTTTAACTAATCGTAAAGGTGGTATAGCATTGTCTGTAGCTAAAGATAAATGAGAATCTCTTACTACATATTGATTAAGAACCAATGGTTGTTTTTCTTCTTCAATAGATTCTTTCCAAATTCTTACATTTGTTATTCCTAAAGTTCCACCGACTAAAGTAAAATTAGTTGCAGTTGGTTTGACTTCTTCTGCAATAATTGAAACGTTTTGAGTGTATACTAATTGAAGATCGGTTGTCTTTTGTGTGTTTGGTGCCCCTGTCCATTTCATTTTCCAAATATGAATTGATGCCTGTGAAAAATCGTTTAGCTGATTAAATACGATTGCATACCATTCGTCTCTATTTAATTGAGGAAAATCTTGATTGAATTGTAAAGTTTGTCCATTTATTTTAACTTCTATTCCACTAGTAACAACTGTATTATTTACATTACTATAAAGAAGATTGATTCGATAACCTTTGGATTCTGCAGTATTATATCCATTGATTATTGTATCGTATGTATTTGTTTGCGTTGTCCAATTAGACTTTAAAGGTTTGAACCATGCAGAAAATGCAGTATGTTCACTTTGTGATCTATTTACTAACAATTTATATTTCACCGCTAAATCATTTTGTTTTATTCCGGTATTCAATTCGTAAAAATACTTACCTACTATTGTAAAGTAATTGTTTAGATCATAAGTCTTTATTTGAATATCTGTATTAATAAGAGATCTAACATTATCATATCCACCGATATTATTCATGGATGAAGTTACATATTGATCTGGTTTCGTTATTTGTAAAAATTCTTTATCCACCTCTGGTTGTAGAACTTCATCAAAATTCTCAGTTAAATTATCTACATAATCATTGATTTCTTTGATATCTCTCATTACATTTAGCTTATCTTGCCATTTGTATAGCATCACTTTGTAATAAACTTGAGACATCATAAAATCTCTATAAAGATATGCTGAATGAACTTCGAACATACGATCTATGAGAGGAAAGTATAAATAATCTTTTTGTTCAGGTAAATCATCTACACCGAATGCTCTTTCGAAATGATCTCTTACTATGTGTATCTCTAGACCTTCTCCAAAATCCATATCATAAGGAAAGAATGCAATAGCATTATCTGGGAATGTATTATCCGGAACCATGATTTTGATGTCTTTAACATCAGTCACATTGAATAATGAATATTCTTTAAGTACCGCATCAGCTGAAGCAACATCTGCTTGAGTTTTGAAATAACGAACACAATGACCAAACATTTCAGATACGGCATTCGAAGCTTCTCGATAGAAGTTTATTGCCGGATTCATTAAATTGTAAGGTTGAAATAGAAGTCTTGGATCACAATCAATTCTTACTCCGGTATAGAAGTTTTGTGATGGAGAACATTGTGCATAACATGATGTATTTCCAAATGGCGATTCAACCATTTGTTCAGGAGCAGATTTGCTCTCGAATTCCATTGCCGCTAATGTAAGAGTTCTAGTTCCTACATCTGTACCATATCTAACTAAACGAAATTCTAAAAAGAATGAATCGTGATTGGTGATAATTTTACTAATTAGATCTTGTTGATTTGCAACAGCTGCTGTTTTGATTATCCAATCTTCCCATGCTGACCATACCATACCGTCATACGACCAACGAATAGAAATATCGTGTCCATTTGATGCAGTATCTAGTGGAGCAAAATCAAAGTTAATTGATTGTATAGATCCAATTAATTTAAAAGAATCTGAAAATTTAACAACCAAAGAATCATTAGCCTTGTAAGTGTTATTGTTTGCAGATATATCAAGTACAAATCTCATTAAGTTTGGTTATTTTAAAATAATGCCGAAAACTGCAGTAAGAATTAAACCTATAATAGATGTGTATATTATCCAAAGTGCTTTATTTACTCCATCTCTCCAAGATTCAAGAGATTCTAATCTAGAAAGTACTCTAGGATAATCATCAACGATGTCCTCAATTTCCTTTCCGAATCTTTCAATAGAGTCGGTATTTTTGTTGATTCTTACAATAACTCCATCATCTGGATTAAACAGACGTTTTTTGAAATATTCTAAGTCTTCTTTAATTACTTTTTGATCGTTCTGCATAGATGCAATCATCGATTTCATACTCTCAAGCTCGCCATTTGGTAATTTAGCTTGAATGGTTTGTATTGCTAGTAAGATTTCTTCGAATCGTTTATCTATAGTTGGACCAGTTCCTGACATTATTTCGGAATGTTTTTTTTATATATTCAAACTACTTCTTAATAATTAGAAGTATAATTGAATTGTCCTGTTCGAGTTTTGGACCAATAATCATAAGAATTCTTTGGATAATTTCGAATTCTTCGCTACTCTCTTCTATGCCGGTAAGATAGATGGATAGTTTATCAATTAGATCGTGTGCATTTATCTCGGTATAAGCCTTCGGTTGAAGAATATCATATTCGAAAATTTTAATATCTCGCAAAATACACTCCAATAGAAATAGATCTACGCCATCAAATTCAGAAGTAAGATCTACTCGAGAATGAGCTATTCGATAATCAAAATTAATGACGTTTTCTTTCTCTCTAGTAAAATTGGTAGATTGAGATACATTAATTTTGAAGTACTTTATAGATTGAAACCTTTCTAGAATTGTATCTAGAAAGTAAATCGAAGTGGCATTTTTAAAAATAGTTTTATCCGATGAATTTCTGAATGTATCTAGATCTTTGGCAAATTTTGAGCTAATCACGAAAAAAACATCATCTGCTTTAACAAAGAAAGAATTCTCATCTTCGCCATTTTGAATAATATTAGTCTTCTTTCGTAACTCAGATACCAATAAACGATCTTTATAATTGTTTTGATAGAGAAATACTTCGAGAATTAAAGGTTGTACTAATGGTGATATGTAATCATTCATACATTCCAATCTGTTTTTCTAGGGATTTGAAAAGTTTTTTCATTTCCTCTGGACGGTATTTGATACATTCATCTAGTTCTCTTGGACCTACTGAATTTCTTTGCATCCAAATAGTTGCAATTTCTGGATCAGGTTTCCAACGTTTTTCTGTTGTAGTAGATACTTTTTTCGTCTTAGTATATATCCATCCTGGAACTTTACTAAAACGAGAAGCAACTAATTGCCATAGATCAATGATGGCACCGGGATTAGCACCTACACGATTAAGTGATTGAGCAGTTGTTGGGTATTTAATAGACATGAATCTTTGAATCATAAAGAAGTTTTTAGACTTTTCATGATAAGATAGCTTTGCATATTTCTTTTGATCAGAAAACATAATTCTGACAAGATCGAATAGTTCCATAATAATTATATGATTAGATTTGTATTTGTGGTACCCAATGTGTTGTTCTACCATCTTGAGTTCCTTCGGTAATTACCTCATAGCCGGCTTCGCAAATGTTTCTTCCATAGACTTTAAAGAAGAATGGAAAATCTCCTGATTCTCCGTCTAGATTAGCATATGTTCTTATTGTTGCACCTCGATTTTCATATGATCCAACAATAACTTCTTTAACTGCAGCATTAAGACGAGAAAAATCTCGGTCATTTAAAGATTCAACAATTCGATGAGGAGAAAGTTGAGCTCGATAAAGAGCTTCTGCTTTAATATAATTTCCAATACCACCAATTAGACTTTGATTCATCATAACTGCCGGGAGTGTCAAATGTGGAAATTTCATCAAACGAGTCTTAAATAATTCGTCGGTAATTTCATGTTGAAGATGATTTGGTCCAATTCCATTTGATTTTCTTCGAGTAAGTTCTTCAGAATCAGTGAAACGCATAGTTCCAAAGTTTCGAGGATCCGTGAAATAAAATCTACCATCTTCAGTTACTACTTCAACATGACCATGTTTAGATGGTTCTAATCGCCATCCACCAGACATTCCTAATGTATTCCAAATAAACCAAGGTTTGTCATTTTTATCTTTTAAATAAAAAATCAAAAGTTTCCCGGAAAAGGAAACTTTGTCTACCTTCATAGGAAGGTTATTGGTAAATTCATCGAAACCTGGAGGTTTTCCGTGTCGAGAATATCGACCTGATAAAATGTTAATTTCGGAAATTTCCGAATTATACATTCTCTGGTGTAGACTCGTTGCTGTCCTCGCTACTTCCGGTAACTCTGGCATCTTTGGTTTCTTTAAGTAATTTTTTCTGTTCTAGAATTAATCGTTTTTCTTCGATTTTATTTTTTCCTTCTAATGCATTTGCAATTCTTTCTAATTGCTCAGTTAATTTAGGAATATCGAAATCGTAGAATTTAGATCCTCTACGAGTTGAATGAAAATTTGTTTCTGCCATATATTTTTTTTATTTTATGATCCTAATAGTATTTTAGAAAGCCATATTCCTAGGAAAGAACCGACTACTCCTCCAAAAGCATAACCTGCCCATCCATGAAAGGTATCTTCACTTTTAGCAATTTTACGAATTACAAAAAACGAAAGAGTCGCAATTACAAAGTCAGTAATTGCTGATTGCATGTAATGCGCTTGAGCAACGGCTCTAAAGTTTATACATAATAGAGAATATGAGATAACTTGTATTACGAATAATGTAGTAAATTCTTTTAATTTAGGTTTCATATTATTTAGTTAGATTTGACCAAAAATCATCATTGAATCCTTCAGCCGGAGTTTTAGTTACCGTTACTTCATGATTTCCTTTTATAATATCTTCAATTTTCATTGCTTTGAAAACTCCTGATTCGTTAAATGAATCTGTTTTTTCTTTTGAATATGTAGTTCCTCGAAGAATAGCATCTTTATCTTGAATACCATGAACTGAAGCACCTGAAAGTGATTTGTTCCATTTAGTTTCGATATTTTCGAACATAAGACCGTTTACTCTTTCCGGGATACAACGCTTATGTAAGAATACTAGATCTCGGTTTTGTTTCCATTTGGTAATAATATCTTCGATAGGTTTATCGATTTTGATTATTCTTTTAGCAATTGTACAGATTTCCTCGATGAATTCATCTTGAAAAAAGTGAGATTGATTAACAAATACTTTATCGCTTTTGAATTCATCTAGAACTTGACGAGCATGATTATCGGTAACTCGATAAGTAATAGGTCCTTTTTTAGTTTCTTTAATCTTGGTATCTAATGGCGAAACATTATCGCCGGCATCACCAATAAGTACTTTTTTGAAAACGAATTCAAGAGTATTTACTTCATCGATTTTCATTTTATTAGTACGAACGATATCTCGAAGATTCAGTTTTACATTAGACATTAGATCTACTGGAAGATTGAAAATATCCGTTGGTGCAGATTGAGTAGCATCTTCATTTAACCATTTTTCGAATCCTCGGAAGACGTGAATATCTTTATCGAATTTGTTGTAGTAAATAGTGTTTGTACCAGCAGATGTATCATGATTAGTTAATTGAAGTAAATCATTATCACCAGAGATAATAAGGGCATTTTGACCATTTTGATTAAGGAATGCTGACCATGCGAAAATTAAATCGTCGGCTTCAGCACCAGGTACTCGAGAAATTGTAACACCAAGAGATTCAAGAGCTTTAGCAAATTCATCATGTACTTGATAGATTGCATTCCAATTGATTTCGCTAGATTTTTTACGAGTTCCTTTGTATTCGGCTTGTGGAAAGAATTCCTTACGCCATGAAGATGAATCGATGCAGTAAACCACACGATTAACGATTCCGTCGAAACGTTTTACTTCGGCAGCGAAGTCTACTGAAAGTTTCCAAAGAAGCAAATTCTTATCGGCTTCGGGTTCGTCAAAGAAATTAAAAGGTTTTCCTTGTTTAATTTTTTGACCGATGAAATAGGTTTTGTGTAACCAGAAATTTGCATCGAATATAAGAGTGTATTTACCAACCATTTTATAAATGTTTTATTATTTTTATATGATGTTTTTATCTAAGTGGAATGCTTAATATTGCTCTAGATGCAGCCGAAAAATCTGATTCGTTGACCATTAATCGATAACCGAATTTTGTAGATACTTCTGAATATTTGATTCCAATTCTTTCTAGAGATTTTCGAACATTATCGTTATACAAACGACGATATTTGCTTATTTGCAGGTATATTACTTGTTTTTGCATATGTAGATTATTAATCGTTTAAGATGTGTAATTCCGTTTCTTTTGATAATGATCTAGCTTTTAGTTCTTTATCCGTAGTAATCATAGTAAAATCCGGAATAAAAACATTTGCAATAATTTCACCATCAGATGATTTTACTACATTTTTTTCTTTGTAAAGAATACTCGTTTGTAGTTTTTCTGACCATAACCATAAATAATAATAAGATCCAAGAACACCTGGATGATATTGTGGTTCGATTCCAGAACCTTTAAGAGAGGATGCTTCTACAATAAATCTTTTTGTAGTGGGAGAGTAAGTAACTAAAGCTTTATCTCTTGGATCTAATTGGTTTTCTTCGTGTTTGTACATAATTTTAAATAGTTTAAATTGTATATACAAATATAATAAATCTTTGTGGAATAAAAAAATTTATTGACAAAAAGTTATTAACAATTTAAAGATAATGGATTAATTATGTTTAGGTGACGAAAACTTAAAAAGTGAATCTCCTATGCTATATGGGATATCCGAATAAAAATAAAGACCACATTCTGTTACATATGCAGTAACCGAATCATTTTCCTTATAAATATCCATAACATAACAATTAAATTGACAATCCTTTATAATCCCATAAAATGCAGTATCTTCTTTAAAAGATATATTGTTAGTATACTCAACAACCGGATATTGTATTGTATCGGTTGTTCTGGTTTCTTTAATGATATATGGATAGTCAGAATTACATGATACGCAAATACTGGTTAATAGGATAAATGTTGATAATAGTTTCATTTTTGTAAGTTTAAAAACTAAATGTTATAGATAAACCCATTATTGCTACTCCAGAAATTATTGCAGCCATACGTCCCGGCGATTCCCAAATGTGCTCATTTCGCCAATAACCTGGTTGTCCATAAGCGGTTGCATTATAACTGTTTTGATCTATCACCCATTTACGATCAGGTTTCTGTAATATTCCTGCCACGATAAAACCTCCACCAGCAATTGCTCCAATCATGGTTGGACTGAATTGCAATTTATAGTTTGTTTCTTTGTTGAAAGATTGTGCGTTTACTTTTGTAAAACTTAGTAAGCTACTTACTAATAATACCATCATAATTGATTTTTTCATAGTTTATGTTAATTATTAACAATTTAGATTTTCAGCGATATCAACAACCATCGAATTTAGAACCATATCCGTTGCATGATCTTCATCAAATGCTTTATGGATTGGTTCCTTTTTAGTCTTTACTAATTTGTTGTAAAGACAAGCGATTTCATCAATGGTTAAATTACTTTTCTTTCCATTGATATCGATCGTGCATGCAACTACGTTACCTTCAATATAACCTTTATCGGAATCTATTCGATCGAATGATCTTGCATTAGGTCCATCTTCAGTAAATGTTACTCCTGTATAATAACAGGTTTTGAATCCTAACATACGTTTAACATATTCAAATGATAGGTTAAATTCGATTTTACGATCCATTGCACTTTGATGTATATTAATCATCTTCTTTGCAATTTCTATATCCGTTAGCTCTTTTGTTTTGCTTACCGGTTTTTTCTTTTGTGCTTGCGCCATTTGTTTTGTTTTAATTTTATTATTTTATGATGGAATTGCCATTATAATTCGAATGTTGGTTTTAACCATAGACCTCGACTAAATACTAATTCAATAAATCCAGGTATAGTGGCTTCTACAACTGCAAATAGCTCGAGAGTTTTTATGGTATCGGCTTTCATCATTTTGTAAACTTCATCTCTTATTCTTTCAGCAGAAACTACATGTTTAAGTTTTTCTAATATATCCGGTTGCATCATAGCAACAAATATAGAAGGATGTATTTGAAAATCTTTAGTGATGGAAAATCTTAAAGCTCTTAGGAACCTTAATGGATCATCCATCATCGTTTGTGAAGCCGGAAGAGGAGTTCTAAGTAAACCATTTTCAAGATCTTCTTTACCGTTGAATAGATCGATTAGCGTTCCGTCTTCTGCAACAGCCATTGCATTAAGAGTAAAATCTCTTCGTAAAAGATCATCCTCCAAAGTACCTAATGCAAGTATTGGACGTCTAGTTCCTTCAACATAACCAATTTCTTTTCTAGCCATTACGAAGTCAGCGACTAAACCTTCGTTTGTATCTCCTTTCGGAAATTTAGCTCGAATAGTAAACATTTCTGGAGTTGATAGAAATATTACAAATCCTTTATCTTTCATCCATTTTGCCATATCGGCAAAACCATGTTCGACGGTTTGTTCAAGGTTATCGAGAACAAATGTAAAGTCGATATCTTTTGAATCAATTCCTAGAAAGGAATCTCTTACACAACCTCCTACTTTAAATAATTTTGGCATAATGTTTTGTTTTTATATTTGACCATATCTTTGTGAATCGTATTCTTCCTTCCATTGTGGATGGAGATAGTAATGTGAATCCATTAAATAAATGAGAACGAATTGTTCAGAAGCACCGTATGTATCGGTTTCTTCTAGATGAACGATTCCTTTTTTAACGAGTGATGAAAGTACACCTCGAATGGATTTCGTTGGAATTCCAGTTGAACGAGAAATATCTTTTGCGTCTACATCGGAAAACCCGGGTTCTGCATAAAGATTGTCGATTAGATTTTCAAGAACTCGTGTTTCTAAATCGGTTAATAGAAGATTATGTTTTTCCATGGTTATTTGTATTATTAATTATAGTATAAATATAATACTTTTTTGTGGAATAAAAAAATTTATTTGAGGAAAAGATTCAAAACTTATTAACATCTTTATTAACATTCTTCTCGAACATATCGATCAGATTCTCTCTGCTTAATAGTTTCTCGTTTGTCGTATTCTTTCTTACCTTTGGCTAATGCAATACCACATTTGATTTTTCCATTCACGGATTTGAGTGCAGTTACTATAATAGTAATTCCATCATTAAGTCCCTTTTCTAATTTACGAAGTTCCTTTTTGTGTAGAAGAAGTTTTCGTATTCTCATTGGTTCATGAACGAAAGATTTGTCAACCGGAGTTATATTCATTGATTTGACAAATAACTCACCTTTATCAAAGAAACAATATGAATCTACTAAAGACACTTTAGCCGCTTTGATACTCTTTACTTCGGTACCAAATAATACAATACCGGCTTCATATTGTTCTATAAAATGATAATCAAATTTTGCTTTGCGATTTTGTATGTATATTTCTTTTTTCATGGAGTACAAATTAAAAAAGCTCGGAAACTTGCGAATCCGAGCTTTTGTGAGGTTATTAAATTAGATTACAATAGCTTCAATCGCTTTGATAAGAGCTTTAGGATCAATTTCCATTCGTTTAGCTAACTCATACATTTCTGATGAATATCCAAATAGCTGATAAACTTTGTTATTTGGTTTGAACATGGTAGTTCCATAACTACAAAGATCAATTGTATAAACATGTGGTGAACCAAATTTAGATATGTAATTTGAGTATGTACTTTTTCCTTTGGATGACCATTGATTACCATTAATAATATCATCTCTTCCTTGCATATCGGAAATAATGAATACTCGATCATATGCACCATTTTTTTCTAGGGTTGAGAAGATTGAATTAAATTCAGTTCCACCATGAGATCCTTGACGAATAATCTTTTCTTTGATGGTATTGGAGGTATCTAATGGATTCACATTTACTCGTTTACAAGTATTAGAGAATTCATAAACATCGGCATTTAAACCTTTAGCAAAAGTTGCAGCGATTAAACCGCCTTTATCAAGTGCTGATTGAGAACCGTGTGCTTTATTTGCTAAACGAATTTGAGAATTCATAGAACCAGATGTATCAAGTACAACTGCAGTTCTACCACTCATTCCCAATTCAGCCATATTAGGAATTGATAGCTCATATGCATCATTAAGAGCTTTAATAACTCGATTGCGACTAGTAGAAGATCCGGTTTCCATAATCATTTCCATTGCTAAATCGATTTGATATGGAAATACTAGAGATTTGTGAATTGCACCTTTGTTAGTTAACATTTCACAAACTGAATCGATTAAATCTGCTTCGGTTGAATTCGAGAGAATATTGCGAACATTTCTTAAAAGAGCAAGATAACCAATTTTCTTCGTTGTGATTAGCTCACGATAATTCGATTCCTTTGCAACCTTTAGCTCGATCACCGCTTCATCTTTAGTGATGGTTCCTTCTTTCACTTTCTTTGCAACTTCTTGACCAGATGAGGTATTCTTATCTTCAACGGTATTGAATTGTTTAAGAGTTCCTTCCATCAATGATTTAAAGATGGGTTGCATTTTGATATTCGGTTTTGGATGAACTAGGTTTATTAAGTCAACCAATGAAACCGTTCTTCCTTTACCTTGATATTTAGCTAGCTCATAAGCATCGGATGATTCAAGAGTATCTCGAAAACCTTTTTTCATTGAGTTAGGCATTGGTTTACCGGGATTAAGAGCTTGATAGCAAGCCATAATTTCGAGCATATCATCAATGCGATATACAATACCACCTTGATTTTCTTTACGATCTCGTTTAGAGAAAAATCTTTTTGCGATTTCACTTCCTGAAAGTTCGGATGCTAAAGCAACGGATCCAAAATGTGTTACTGATCGTTGACCCATTACTGAACGAGTATATACAAGAGCTTTTGCAACGAATTCCAAATCGGTCTTTGCGATTTCTTGAATTAAGTCTGCAAATCGAATTTCTCGATCACTCAATTTCTCGTAATAGGTATTATCGAATCCATTAGCTAGAATGCTTACCAGCTCTATTTTAGGATCTAATTTTACAGATACTCCACCTTGGTGGTTAGTTACAGTTTCTACTGTATTTGTCGGTTTTTGATTGTAACGTGCCATATATCGATTTTATATTAATTTCAATTCAATAAAAAAGGGATTCGCTCGAAAGCAAATCCCTTGTAAAAATGTTTGATAGAGAATCCCGGGTAGAGATGGTTTTGAATAAAAGCCTAAGCTTAAATTCGTGTGATAGTGGATCAATTAAGAACCGCAATCTTTGGTTTTCATTTATAGAATTAATTGTATAATAACTTCTTGCGAAGTTGGATTACGATGTAACTCTACGCATAACTACTATCAAAATATCTTATCAAGGGAATGATGGGTGAGTGTTTTTCTGATAACGAAGTAACTCGACCGCTTACCACTTGTTAAAGTTTGTGTTAATTTAAAGAACGTTTGTTTATATTATATGATGGAAAGTTATCCAGTTTCACAGAATACAAACATTTTAAAAGTTTGTTAATTATATATCTCGGTACTTTGATTTTTAACGGATTTTTGACCAATTGTTATCAATTTCATTTCCACTTTGCGATGCTCGATATTTAGATCCCTTAAGTTTCATTACCAAACCTTCATTTCCACGAGCAGTAAACATCTTAAAGAGCGATTCAATATCCTTTCCGGTTTTTGCACTATGAGTTTCTACTTCAATTCCAAAATCCGATTTAAGAACTTGAAGTCTTTCCTCAATAGTAGCATCAGGTCTTTCTGGTAGATATATGTCAAATATACGAATTTGATATCGACCACTTTTTATTGCACCACGAACTCGATGTTCTACTTCTTTGTCCGTTGAAATGATTTCTCCATCTAGTTGATATTCATAAGGTTTTTCAGGATAATCAGTTTGGACTGGAATTGAATTACCAGTCCTTGTCCATGATTTATTTTTATGTATTGCAATTCGCCATCCACGCCATTTAGGTTGAATTATGTAATTCTCTATCTTGGATTCATGTGGAAGAATTGCTGTAGGTTTAGGAGGATATGCTAGCATAGATTATGAATTTATAAATTCGATTGAACGTACTTTATCGCGAATAGATGCATATACATCGAATACCTTAGTGGAATTGATTTTATCACCAAGTTTTTCTAATCTAGTTCGTATTTCAGTTTGCATTTTTTGTAACCCATCGACACCTACTAAAGAAATGATTTTTTCTTCGGTTTTATCATAAGCTTCAGGTTCAAATACTTTACCATCAAGTAAACATGATCGAGTACCATTAGGAGTTTCCATACAAAATGCGTCGATACCGGAGAAGTTCATTGAGTAAATTTCAGGCATATCTAAATCTGGAGAATTTAGACCGTTGTAATGTTTTCCATTTTTGTTTGTGAATCCTTTCTTGGCGGCAGCAAAGAATACTGCTCTAGCGACTGCAAGTGATTTTGCAAATTGTGGTTCGTGATTTTGCATTTCTGCAGCTTCCTTGTAAACCATTGTACAAATAGGGAAGCGATTGATAAAGAATGTTGCCATTGATTTGATTTTTTAATTGATTAATATATTACAAATATAATAAATCTTTTGGGAATAAAAAAATCTTTATGAGGAAAGTTATTAACAATTTATCAAAAACAAAACCAGGAGTAGCGAATTCCTGGTTTTTATAGTCGTAACTATACCGGTCCTAAAAGTGGAGTCTACTTTAGAAGTGACTCGCCGGTTGAGAGATTATTTAGTAATAGTCCACATTTGTGTGGTTTTTGGATCGCTCCTTGAATACGTTTGATATACGGCAACTGCAATTTCTCCATTTTTTAATTCAAAAGCAGCAACGGTAGTAGATTCAGAACGATTAGTCCAATTATAAAACATATTCCATTCTGGCATCGTAATAAATTCATTAAATACTGGAGATTTTGCTCGGTCTTCAATGTCTTCTTTTACCTTTACTGACTTAGAACCTAATTTAGATTGAAGTTCCAGGTATAGCTCTTTTTGAATGCTATTTGGAATGTCATATTCAGATTTCCAATCTCCGTAAGGCATTGTTGGCCAAACGTCAGTGAATTTACCTTCGTTTATGATCGATTCGTTAACGAATTCCTCAAAATTTTGTATATGTTTCATATTCTGATGTTTTATTACTTTATATATCTAGTGATTTAAGATCGTACGATTGCCTGTATTTTATAAACCAAAGAAAGCATGGTAATTACCGGATCAATTACAAAACGTTGTTCGTAAGAGTGTCGATTTGTTTCGAAACAGATTTCACCAACTTTACGCATTAGATGAGGTTTTTCGAGTTGAATATATTCGATAAATTCAGTTCCTAATGCTTGAATAACATCTTCAACTCGATTTGAGTAATTGGAAACGAGAAATTGATAATTCTTGATTTCGTCATTAGTTGAGAATATGTGTTCGTAAAGATCACGGAATACACCATGAAATTTCTTCACATCTTCGGATGTAATTTTATTTCTTCCTTCGGCATTATAACCTTGAAGAATCGAGATGGTAGCACGAAGATCTGGGAATTTACGACGAACTAATTCAAGTAAAGCATCTTTTTCGATTTCCATACCTTCAGTCTTAAGAATATCAAATACTCGACGAAGATATTTCTTTTCGATTTCTTTAGATTCTTCGTCGGAAAAGTCGAAGTTAATACATTCGAATCGAGATTGAATATTATCGGGAATCTTATTGAAGTAATTACAAGTTGCAATAAAACGAGCAGTTTTATGAAATTGTTCGATTGTTCCACGAAGAGCTTTCATATATTGATCAGATACACCATCGAACTCGTCGAGAATAACCACTTTCATTTTACGTTCACCATCGATTACAGAAAGAGTCGAGCAGAATTCTGTGATTTTTGTGCGAACCACATCGACACCAGTTTCTGATGAGCAATTGATATACATTGTTGGATGTTCTTTGGCAAGTACTTTTGCCGTAGAAGTTTTTCCACTGCCTGGACCACCATAAAAAAGTAGATTTTGATATACGCCATTTTTAACTTTGGCAAAGACACGTTCAGGGAGAATAAGTTCTTCTAGAACCTTTGGACGATATTTCTCGGTCCATAACATATTTGATACCTTCATATTAAGATTTGAATTGTTTTAATTATATGATTGACAAATTACTTTTTTACTCGTTCGAAAGAGGCAAATAAACAAATTACGGCCATAGTAGAAGAAAGTGTGAAGCAAGCCATTTCGTTTTCCACGGCAGCAAAATGAATGTACCTTTGTGCAAATCCTGAGACGATTGAAAAGGAAACGAGAAATGCAATTACGAAGTAAGCGAAGAATTTAAGATCGATAGTTAATTTCATATGTTTATATTAATTGGTTATAACAAATATAATACAAATAAGTGGAATAAAAAAATTTTTAGTCAATTATTTTTCAAAACTTATTAACATTTTGGTGTTAATTAACTAGAGGATTCTCTATTGTATAGAGGAGTATCCGAGAGATCATCTAAGATACTTTAAGATCTCTTTTATATAATACCACATGGGAATAAAGAGATCACCTGATGATCTCTTTTAAACAAAAAATTAAGTTTATTGAATTAATCACAGGTTGAAATATCTTGGACGGATCCTCCATTATCAATTTGATAAACTGAATAATTGGTACGGTACCACCATTGGCTCATTCCAGCAAAAGCAGAGGTTAATTCTTGATCCGTATATAGGATGGTTCCAAAAGTTATTTCTGAATCTGCTGAGAAAAGCGTTTGAGTTCCAATACCTGGACCAAATGCACAAGCTCTACCAGGAAATGGAAATGGTCCATCACCAAAAGTATAACTATATGCGGCAGAAGCCGTTTGATCGTATGAATACCAAGAGCTAATACTAAAAGGAGCAACTTCATTTGGTTTATGTCCACTATTTGGATTAATTGCGACATAAGTTCCAATAGATGCAAATTTAAGACTTATTCCTGTACGTGGACGTTGATTACCTCCACTTAATTCTGTATATATGGCATCTAATCCAATTGCACCGCTACTAGGAAGTGCCATTATTTAGTTTTCTTTTTATCCCATTCGAAAATAATTCCGGCATGTGGCTCTTTCTTCGCTTCTCCACCATGATAAGCTACTGGGAATGAGGATACGATGAAGGTTCTCATTGGATCAACGGAACAACCAATTCTCTCCATGAATTTACGATTCACAAGGAATTTAGTACTCTTGGTTGAGCGATCATCTAATGCAACTTGAACTTTCTTATAAACTTTACCAGCAAATTGAATATCCATTTCGATAACAGGACGTTTCTCGATAGTATCACCTACTTCAGTTTCAGTGAATCCTACAAATTTAGATTCAAAATCTCTTCCACCAAGTGTCCATTTAACAATCTTCTCTTTCTCATTTACATCTAATTTATCATAAGTGATTGTGCATGAAAGAGATCCATTACCGGTATCAAATTTAGCAACCATATCTCCAATATTAGGAATTGTAATAACTTCACGGAATCCAACACGTTTTCTAGAACGAATCCAATTGGTTTTATCCATTAAGAATTGAACGATATCTTTAACCACGTTAACTCCAGTTGCTTTCTTTAATCCGGTAGTTCCGGGAGAAGCATTAACTTCAAGTACGTAATTTTTTCCAGTTTTCTTATCTACAATAATATCCACACCACACCAATTGCAACCAACCGCCTTAGCTGATTCGATAGCAATTTTTTCTTGTTCTGGAGTTACTTTAGTTTTTTCAACAGTTCCTCCTAATGAGTAATTGGTACGGAAGTCTTTTTTAACACGATTTCTTCTCATATAACCAAGAAGTACTGAATCTGTATCTTCTGGTGTTGGCGAGTTGAATTTTCTCGTCAAAACGTGTATTCTTAAATCATATTCAGATTCAATTTTCTCTTGAATCAAGATTTCAACTGAAGGATCCACTTTCCAAATGGTTTGTAGAACTGATTTAAGAGAAGCAAGAGAATCAACGATAGAAACTCCAATTCCTTGAGATCCGGAAAGTATCTTACATACTACTGGAAATTTACCACCAATATCTTTAACCGCTCTATCAATAGAATCTTCTCCATCAACGATTGCAGTTTTAGGAACTGGAATTCCAGCTTCTTTAAGGATTTTAGTAGTAACATATTTGTTTTCGCAAGCCATAATAGCTTCAAGAGTATTAACCACAAAGAAGTTATTATCTTGAAGTTTTTCAACTAGAGATTTTGTATAAGTATTTCTAACAACTCCACGACGAGTAAGAATTGCGGTATTATCAGCATTGATTTTAAGACCTTTGGGATTTTCTTTATCACTGATTAGAAAATTACCATCTTTGGTTTCGGCAATCATTGCTGTACTAATATCAATAACGATAAATTCAGCACCCATTTTTTTACATTCGGCTGCAAAGGTAGGAACTGTATGAGATTCTTTACTAGCATTTGTTAGAAGTACTAATTTAACTCTCGGATTTTTAACAGTTTTTGCGTCAGTGGTTTTTGCTTCGTTAACAAAATCACTGAAGTATTTAAGATTCATCATTTTTCTTGATATATTTTATAATTTTCTTTTGATCTTCTTTCATTAAGGTTTTCACATGTTCTGTGAATCTCAAAGATTCCTCGATAATTCTTCTTGGAATTTTTCGAGTTCCTTTAATATATGTATTCTCGCATTTCATGCAAGTAAAGTTTCCTGGTTCATAATTATCTATACGAGATTTGATAGGTTTATTGCAAAAAGTACAATTCCAATCAAATTGATGATATGATTCCCTGATGATTTTAAATGAAGATATTTCTCCACTTTTAGGTTCGATAAAAACTCTTTTTAGATGTGATACTTGTATTAATCGATCTTCTATTTTGAAGATACATTTAAGAAGCCTATCATCCGTAGAATAATTACGAATGATGGGATTCTTCTTCAATATTTTTTGATATCTAGGTTTTAATCGATCGAGAACGATACCGAACTTCGTTGGACGTTTACCTAGATTTTGTCTAAATATTTCCATTATTCATTAATTAAGAATTGATATTCTTCCATTTGTTGATTGATTCTCTCTAGAATAAATTCGATTGCCCAGATTTGTGAGTCAAAATCATTAAGAGATTCATTAGGCTTAGGAGTTCCTCCTTTTAATGCGGTTAATTCTTCTTTTGCTTTATTAAGATTGGCTTCAATTGCAGCAGCGGCTTTTTCTTTTTTAGGTTTATCGTCACCTTCTGCTTTACTAGCTTCATCTTGCATTTTTTGCCAAGCAACAGATATAGCACTAACTTTCTTATCTAATGATTTTATTTTAAAATCTTTCTCTTTTGCTGCTTGAGTATCACCAACTGCTTCTATATCAGCATCTCTACCTTTTCCTTGAGAGGCTTTTTCGGCTGCTTCTCTTTCTTTCTTTTGAGCAGCAAATTTAGCTTCGGTATCTTCTTCTCCACCTTCACCACCTTTAGCAGCCTCTTTAGCCGCTGCTTCTTGGGCTTTCTTTAATTCCGCCTTTTGTTCTGGAGTTGCATTTTTTTCTGCATCCTCAGAAGATTGAGATTCGGCATCCGTAAGATTAGCGTCTGCTTTAGCGATTGTTTTTTCTGCTGTTTTGTTTTGATCCTCAATTTTTTCGGAATCTTTATCACTAGACAATTTAAGTCTCATGTTATTATATTCTATAGTGTTTTCTAATCTGATTTTAGTTAAGAGATTTTTAAGCATACCATTATCTCCAGCAATTTCATTACTTTTCTGCCCTAATGCATCGAATTGCTCATCATTAATATCTGATTTCTGATCAATATCTTCTTCTAAAGCTTTTGCTCTAGCTTCTAATTTTTCTATTTTGGCTTTATCTTCAGGTGAAACATTTTTAGCAGGTTTTGCTGGATCTTCTTTTTTTACGGATTTTCCAGCACCTTCAGCTTTAGTCAATTCACCGTTTGCCGTTTCTAAAGCCGTTTGAGCATTAGTAATGGCAGTTTCGGCAGCAGCTTTTTCTTCTTCGGTTGCGTCTGATTTTAAAGCAGCCTTAGCCGCTTTTGCGGTTTCAAGTGCCTTTGTAGCTTCTTCAACTTTCTTCTTTGCGGAATCAATAGCAGCCTGATCAACTTCAGTTTCTCCTTTTTTAGGGGTTTTTACATCTTCACCTTTAGCTTTAGTTAAGTTCGTATTTGCAGTATCTAAAGCCGTTTGAGCATTAGTGACTTCGGTTTCTGCCTTAGTCTTCTCTTCAGGAGTTGCATCTGATTTTAGAGCAGCCTTAGCTTCAGTTGCTGTTTTAAGTGCGGTTTTAGCCTTTTCAACTTCAGCTTCTGCAGCTTTGACTGCTTCAGGATCTACTTTAGGTTTTTCTTCAGTTCCAGGAGTTTTTACATCTTCACCTTTAGCTTTAGTTAATTCTCCTTCAGCAGCCTTAACTTTAATATCTTCATCTGCAACTGCTTTCTTTAATTCTTCGGTTTTAGTTTCATCCTTATTATCGGCTAATGCTTTTTCAGCATTGGTTTTAGCTTCGGTTGCAGTTTTTACTTTAGCTTCTGCAGCTTTGACTGCTTCAGGATCTACTTTAGGTTTTTCTTCGGTTGCTGGAGTTCCACCAGAATCCTTTTTTAAATCTTCTATTTTCTTTACAAGATTATCATGAGTTAATTGGGCAGCTGCTTTACTTTCAGGTGTAGCAGTGGTTATTCCGATTTTAGCGGCAGCTAAATCTCCTTCTAATGAAGCAATAAGTGCAACTTTCGCAGCAGCTTCAAGTTTTTCTTTTTCTTCTTTAATCTTGGGATCAGCAGCAATAGGAGCAGCTGGAGTAGCAGGAGTAGCCGGAGTTAATTCTTCTGCTTCATTAGCAGATTCACCTAATTTAGATATTTGCTGTTTGATCTTTATATACTCATCGTAATTTTTAGCAGCATCAGATTTAGCCTTAGCTATTTGAGATGCCTCTTTTGCATCATCAGCACCTTCAAGTTTCTTTTTACTTGCTAATAACATAGCGGAATCAGCTCTAAGACCTTTTTTCTTTGCTTCTAATTCACCTTTTTTATCTGTATCTTTCTCGGTTTCTAATTGTTGAGATATCGATTTAGACTCATCGTCAATCTTCTTCTTTTCTGCATTAATCTTTTCTATCTTTTTAGCATCTGCTTCTGGATTAGATTTAGGTTTTTCTTCACCTTTAGGTTTTTCTTCTCCTTTAGGTTTCTCTTCCGCTTTTGGCTTTGCCTCGGCTTTTGGTTTAGCATCCGGTTTTGGTTTGGCATCCGATTTTGCCTTAGGTTTAGGTGCCGGTTTCTTAGCAGCAGGTTTCTTGGCAGCCGGCCTAGCAGGTTTTCTTTTAGCTCGAGGTTTTCTTTTAACTGCCTCAATAAGCTCTTGATACGTTTCGTTATCAGAAAGATCCCAATCTGAAAATGCTTCCATAACATCTTCTATTGTTGCATCTTCATCTATAGATAAGTTAAAATGTTCTGATATATTTAAAACAAATTCAGAAAATAAGGTTTCTACCTCAGCACTATCAAAATTTTCTAATATTTGTTTTTCATATAGAGCAATTAAATACTCGTCTCTTATAAGATTTTCTAGATTTTTAGTCATCATGTATATTATCTTTTTGGTATTATTTCTTTTTAGAGGCAGGAGCAGGAGCAGATTTTTTCTCGGCAGGTGATCCTGGAGCAGATGGCATTCCAGGTAACGAAGATAATCCAGTGAATTCTTCTCCTTTAAGAGTAGCCAATTCCTTTTTTATCTTGTATATCTCTTGATAAGGTTCTAATTTTTTCATAGCAACTCCAAGTTCTGCTTTTGCAGCACTTTTTACTTTACCTTTTTTAAATAGATATTGAATAAGTCCTCCAACTTTCACTACTCCAACTACTGCTAATGCTCCAGCACCAGCCACTGCACCAGCAGCACCAACACCGGCAGCAGCTACAAGTCCTAATGCCGCATCTTTCTCTTTTGCGACATCGGCAACGGTGTTTGAATCTTCTGCTATTAAAGCGGATTCAAAAAGAGATTCATTAACATTATTTTCTAGAAGATGCATATCCATATTTTCATAGAAAAAATCTACTTCACTAGATTCACATGTATGGCCTATTCCAGTATGAAATAATAAAAGAAATTTAAGAGTCTCCTCATATTCTTCTTTGCTTGGTTGATAACCAAATTTTGAACAAAGTTCTCGGTATTCTATTAGATCTGGTCTAATTTGAATGGCTTGACTGGGATATATCATTTCAATTATATGATCGTATTTTATTTATATATTCATGCAAAAGCTACAAACAAAAAAAGAGCTTCCCGAAGGAAGCTCTTTAATTTTATAGTTAGATTAGTTAATCTTTTTAGGATTATACTAAAGAACCGAATGTAGCACTTAAAGATACACCTGAAGTTAAGTACATAGTTTCTGGGTGGAAACCAGCTTCAACTAAAGCATAACGAGATTTAACCGCAACTTTAGGAGCCATAGTACCTTCAGCGATAGTTTGAACGCTTTCAGCCATTAAATAAGGCATGAATACTAATCCTGGAGAGTTACCGTCACCTTTACGACCTACGCAGAAACGAGTATCTGCCCAGTTCATGTTAGGATCGTTGTACACTGCCATACCAGCTAAAGTACCGATAGGATAAAGTGAACCACTCATTTGGTTAATTGTGTTAGCCATTGGAGCAGGTACGAAACCAGCAACGTCTTGTAAAGCTGAACAAACTTGACCGTTAGTAACTACGAAAGTAGCTGGTCCACGACGACCTCTAATAGCGATTAAGTTAGCGATAGCTAATACTTTAGACATAATTTTACGTTGACGAGTATGCATGTTTTCTGAAGCAGAGTTAACGTTTTCAGTAGCAGCCATTGTAGCACCACGTAAAGTAGTTGATTGGATAAATGAACCGAAGTTAGTTGCTGACGCAGAGTTAGAAACTAAAAGGGCAGTAGCACCTAAGTTCAAGAAGAAGTTTTGACCTTGAGTACGGATTACGTATTCGTGGTTTCTTTCTCCTAAAGCGAAGATACGTCCAAGGATGTTCTTGTTAATTGATTGAGTTAACTCATTGATAAGAACTGCTTCTACTTGAGAAACTGCATCAATACCAAATTGTTTCAAGTCTTGAACTTGCTCACGAGTAACAGCAGCAGCAACTTGGAAAGTCTTAGCTTCAACTGATTTGTTGAATAGACTTAAGTTCATTACGTTATCTGTAGTACTTTCACCGTCGTTACGAGAATATGGATCGTTAATATCAAATCCAGTGTAATCGTTGTTAGCAAGAGCATTACCAGAGAATCCAGTGATGTGATCTTCTAAAGCTTTAACTAATTCGATAGAATAGTTAGTAACAGTTCCAGCAGAAGCACCACCGATTGTGATGTTAGTTAAACAATCTTTGATTGTGTTAGAACCAGTTAAAGTTCCAGCAACACGTAAGATTGGATTACCATCCAAACGAGAAGATCCTACCATGTAGAAAGTAGCACCACCAGAAGCACCAGAACCACCTACAGTAAATGAAGGGATAGTGTTAGAACCGTAGTCTAATTTAACCATTAAAGGAACATCAGCACCAGTACCAGCAGTTTTACCACCAGCATATACGAAATCCAAGTAAGTTAATACACCCATTGGACCAGGCATTGGCACGACTGGAACTAAATCCAATCCGATTGTTTGAGCTGCAACTTGCATAGCAAGAGGTAGCAATGTGTGAGCTTTATCACCAGATCCAGAAGTGGATGTAGCAAAAGCATCTTGAGTACCAGGGTTTCCAGGGAAACGAGTAGCACCCATACCGTTCACAGCGCCTAGTTGTGCATATGAGTTGTTCTCATATAATTCGTGGTTATGGCAATATTTTGACATCCACTCAACTCTAGCACGCTCAGTGATTCCAGTATTAGACTCGATAATTGGAGCCCATTTTGAAAAAATTTCACTTTCGTTAATTAAGTACATTTTTAAATGTTTTATTTTGTTGTTTTATTGTTTAGTTTTCCGTTACACTTTTTGCATCTTAGTGTGGTGGAATATTATAATCTATTTATCTATGATCTCTTGGATATTTTATCTTTTGAATCTACGTTTTAATTCAGCAGCAACAGTATCCATATAATCTTGAGGAGTTTCATACTTAGAAGATTCGTTAATAGGAGCAACCGGTTCAGTTGATTCTACTTTAGAAACTCTTAAATCTCTTGAAGACCAAAATGAATCGATTTGATATTGTGTACTAAGAACTCTTACTGATGCTTGAGCTTTAATAGCATTCTTTTGAGATTCGTTTAAAGAATTCCAAGCTTCGTTATAACGATTTGGCATATTAGCTAACCAATCATTTTTAGCAACTGGTTTAGTGAAAGCAGATTCCCAGATGTTATTAGCATCAATTGATCCGTACCATTTAGTATTTTCGAAAAGATCAACAATTTTTTCTTGAACTTCAGCAGTTAAAGATTCAAATTCGTTTCTTTTAGATTCAGCTAAGAAATTAAAGAAATGCATTTTAGATTTTTTCTCTTCATCTTTTTGGGATTTAGCAGATTCTAAAATAGCATCAACTCTAGAGTTAATTTCATTTTCAAAATCATCAGCACTTTCAGTTGAATTGATAGCTTCAGCATTTTCATTTACTTTAGTATCATCTTCGTTTGCATTTTCAGATTTGTTATTATCGGATGGATCGTTATTAGAAGTACCTTCGTTAAGACCTTTAACAACATAATCCATATAACCGGTTAAGCTTGCTTGATTCTCTTTTAGGTACTCACTGTACTTAATAATTGAATCACAACCTTCAACGATATAATCGGTATGTGAAATGATATTGTCAACTTGTTCATTGATGTAAGTTTGATAAGCAAAACGCTCATTAACTTCTTTAGCAACATGATTTTGATATTCGATCGAAGAATCAACAGATTCAGCAATTCTTTCAGTGTAAGAAATTCCACTATCTGCTTTTTCAGCAACCATTTTAGTATATTCAATTAAGTGGTCAACCGATTCAGCAAGTTTTTCTGAGTAGTTAATTCCTTGATTTGATTTTTCGCCAACCATTTCAGCGTAATCTTTAACCTTTTCAAGGTTTTCTACGATGTAATCATTGTGAGATATCAAATGATCGAAGTTCTCTTTTAAAGATCCTAAATTTTCTTGGATTTGATTTACTCGTTTGGCAATAGTTTCAGTGTACTTAACTAATGATTCAGTACTTTCAGTTACAGAATCAGTGTTACTTTCAGCGATTTGTTTTTTAAGATTTTCAATTTCGTTTTTAACGATTTTTGTATATTCGTTAAAATCTTCAACTGATATGTTCTCTGTTGTATTATTCATTTTTGAAGATTTGTTTATGTTTTGAGTTTGTTTGTTTTCATCAATTTTTTCGTGATCTTCGAAAGACTCGGCTAATTTAGCACTATAAGGCATTTCGTAAAGACCTAATGTATCATCCATTTCAAATCCAAATGCTTCATTTACTCTTGATAATTCAGCATTAGCAAATCCAGGATCTGCAACTAAATCGTAAGTAAACATTTTTTTGATTTTAACGTGACCATTACTTTCAACCACTCCAGCAGCACGACTAGAAATGTGTAAAGGAATACCAGCATCAACCAGAGCCTTTGCTTCTTTTCCAGCACTAGTATTAAGTAAACGGATTCTTCCCATTACCTTCTTAGTGTTTTTGTCGTAATCTAAAGCTTCAATAACATGAGAAGCATTTTTTAAAGAAACTTCAAAAGATTTAGGATGATCTAATTCACCTAAAAGTTTACTTCCTTTTACTTTTTGAAGAAGTTCATCTATGTGAGGAAGAACTTCCTTTTCGTCGTAAATACGATTGTTTTTGTTTTTAACGCCGATTTCTGTAAAGATTCCTTCTAGGATGTAATTGTCACCTTCTGTTTTGATGTCCAATTCAGAAGAAGATCTTTCCAATACGAGCAAATACTTTTGACTCATTTTACTTAGTTGATTTTTTTATATATCTAGGTTTATTATGATTACATTCCAGTTGCTTCAGCAGCTTTCTTAGCAGAAGCAATTTTTTCTTCATCTTCAATTTCTTTCATTTTCTTATTAGTTCGGATATCATCTGATGATAAACCTAAGAAACGTTGAATTAAGAATTCTGATGCAAAATACTTGATTTCGTTCATATTAGCATCTTGTTCAACAAGACCATCTTTCATTGAAGTAACAAAATCTAGACGTTTTTGAAGGATTTCAATTTCTTTCATTTCTTCAAAGATGTTATATTTGTTAAACTTAATTCCAATTTGAGCTTTAAAAGCATCATCTTCTTTAAGTTCTGGAAAGTCTAAACACATTTGAATCCATAATGGTTTAACAAGAATCTCTTGATAAACTGAACGCATACGATTAACAAAACGACCAAATTTAATTTCATCTCTTGTCATACCTTCAGCATTCATTTCCCATGATGGAGGTGATTCCATATCAAAACGAGAAAGAGGAATTTTAGATACTTTAATTAGTTTTTCTCGGAAATATTTAAGAGCATCTGTATCTGATAAATCTGGACCATCATTACCAATATTCTCGATAGTAGGTTCTCCAGCTTCACCGGATGGTAACCAATACTCTTTATTGAAAGGCATCATTGGTTTACCGTTAACTTTAAGTTCTCCTGATTCTGTATCAAAATCAATATTCTCACGATAATTTTGCATCAAAACACCTAAGCTTTGACGAGCTCTAGTTTTGGATTTACCACCAACCGGAATTACAAATTTAGTTTTGAATGAGGCATTTACCGTAGCCCAAATAACTCTTGAATGCTCCATGATACGAAGCAAGTTAAATGCACGAATAAGACGTTCTACGTAAGAAACACGACTTACGGTATTGGCATGTGCATATGAAAGATAAATTAGTTGAGAATCATATATAACTCTTTCTTTACCAGGTTGAGCTTTAAATTGTTTCCAAATTTTCTTACCCTCTTTATCAAGACCTGGTTCTAAAGATACTGGATCAAGTTCTTTGAAACCGATAATTCTAGTTTGTTCTTTATTGTAGATAATCTCAAATGCGAGATATCCATCAATTAACCATTTACGAAAATAAGACCAAGCAGAAATATCGTTATTGAAACCAAAGTATTGATAAACTCTTTTAAAGTTTGTATCTAATGCATACTTAACGGCTTCTAGTGTTTCCGGTTCAAGTGTCTGATCATCAAAAGTTAATGGTGTACAGAAGTAATTTTTTTCGTCATAGACGACACATTCGTCACATAGGGTATCGAGAATCTCTTCAATTTCATCTTGAATAGAGAATTTTCTAAGATCCTCTCTCTTTTTAATATAAGATTTGTCAAAAATAGAAATACTTTTACGGAGATTAATATCCGTCATTGAAAGGTTGGCAAATAGAGCATAATCGTCATATTCACCACCGGCTGCATTTCTTGGATCTAATCTCCAACCGAAACGGTCTTCATTGATACCTATGGCTTTTGAGTTTCTAAGAACCATATCATCGTATATCATCCCGAAAGATGATAACGACTTAAGAGCTTTAGAAACGACATTTCTCGAAGATGCGGATGGTCTACCAGCGTAGGTTTCCTCTCTATTTACAAAGCCTGCCATATTAGTTTATTTTAGTATTTTATTATTTATTCGTTGTGATCGAGCCATAATGACTTCAATTACTTATTTTATGAATTTATATCTATTTAGTTTTTTCGCCATCTCTCGTTTCTTAGCGTTTGCGGCACCATTACTCATTTGAGATCTAAGATAAAGTTCAAATCCTTTATATACATCGAACAACGAAACTTTCCCTTCTAATTGTGGAAAAATCTTAGGCTTATCCATTCTAGAAACAATTTCCCAATCTTCATAACAAACAATTGCTTTAGGTGATTTTATTCTATCTGGAATATAAGTTCTTACGGCATATGATAAACCGGCTCTATCTAGAGCAACTTTAAGAGCATACAAATCAATAGGTACGAATGCTTGTTCTTGTCCATCAAATGGATTCTTCTTTGATGCGGCTTCATATAGAGGTTTATACATTTCTCTAATTTTACCAACAATATATTTTCTAGCTTTTGGAGGATACCAACTAATATTGATACCAACTTCTAACTTTCCATTCTCTGTCATAACTTGACCTAATGCAATAACAATAGGATGCATATCATAATAATCTAGAACGGTCTTATATTTTGGATCGTATTTAAAAACGTATATTTTACCAGGCTTAAGTTTATTATCACCAGTTTCAACTACTCTTTTATTTCGAGTATCTTTGAGTGTGTCAATGAACCATTGATACGCATCATCGACGCCTTCAGATTGAGGAGTTTCAGGATTTGTATTAGCTTGGACTTTAATAAGGTCCAAAAGCATTCCAAAAAGATCTAATAGCCCTTTCATGAATTAAGGGTTTTGGTAAAAAAATCTTCAGTGACTAACATATATTCCCAACCTCTATTTTTAGCATACTCTTCGGCATATTTCTTTTTGCACATATTAGTAACAAAAGCTGAATATGCCCATTTATAACTTTCTAGTTGTTTGGGAGTTTTACGTTTTGGAGGATTTGGCTTCGTTAATTGAGCCTTGGGTTTAACTTCAACTATAATGGTTCTTTCATTAGAAGTTTTTACCAAAAAATCAGGGAAATATGTATGATATTTCTCGTCTAAAGGATTGAAGTATTTAATAGAAAGCGATTCCGAAGACCACTGAATGATCTCCGGATTCCTTTCGCAATATAAGCAAAATTTCTTTTCCCATGATGAACGGTAAATGATTGGTCCATTACCGAAGTATTTCTTGCACTCTTGGATAGGGAAATATCCTTGAACGAAACCTGATTTCTTAGTTGGTTTGTTTCCTTTTATTGAGCGCATACATGTTGAAATTATTAGTTTTGTTTAATAATTTCGCCATCTTTAATAGCTGATTCTAATTCTTTGTCAGTTAATTCTAGAGGTTCCGCTTCACCAAATTGTGTAGATGAATTGAATATATGAATTCCACCAGTGTAACCTTGATAAATGTTTTCTGCTTGCCAGTTATCCATTCCAGGCTCATATATAACATATTCAGCACCAACTTTTAACTCTTTACTGTTTTTAACAGGAGCACCAAAATCTCTTCGTGGATCAATATAATCAGGTAAAACTTCTTTTCCTTTATAAAGTTTAGATTCATCTAATTCGGTAGATTCTCTTAGAGCATCAACCTTTTTCTTCAAATTAACAACCGTCATTTTAGCATGAGCTAAATCCAATTGAGCTTTATAAACATTAGCTTTTTCTGGTTTAGATTTCATCATTTCTGAATAACGAGCAATTTGATTTTTGATTCGATCTTCTGCATCTTTATTTACTTGATCTGCAGTTCTTTTAACTGCTTCATTTACTGGTTGAACACCACCATCAGAAACAGCACTATTAATTTGGTCATCCTTAAGATTAAGCACAGTTTCCATATCTTCGGAATTGAAGATATAACTACCATCACTTACTCCTTGATACATCATATTCGAATGAGTTTTACCATCTAATTTAATGACGTATTCTTTACCAGGCATTAGCTCTGATGCAGATTTAATTGCAGGCAATAGAACATCTATATCAGATGTATTAGCTGGATTAAATTCAGCGGCTTCTGATACGAATTCAGAAAATGTTTTTAGATTCTTCATATAGAATTTTTAAGTTTTTAATTAAGCAGCAACGATTTCACCAGCTTTAAATGCAGCAGCATATTCAGCTTCAGTAAATTCACATGGAGAAGTAGTTATACCATCTTCTTTAGCTTCTGGGTTGAAGATATAAACTCCGTCAGTATTACCTTGATAAATGCAAAGAGAAGTTTCTTCTCCTTTTTTAACATTGTATTTTTTTCCTGGAGTTAATTCTTGATTGAATTCATCGCTAGTAGCTTCTGCTGCCGGATTAAATCCTGAAGCATCGTATTTACCAGCTTCATTAACTACGAATTCGTCGAAAGACATTAAATTTTTCATATTTGTATTATTTTGTTTTTTATATTTATCTATGACATATAGTTATATGCCTAATTAAGTCATAATTGGATTCCAACCACCAGATGCAGGATCATTAGTTTTGTATATACCTTTAGTTTTCACATTTAGATCTGATGCAGTAGAGGTATAAGTTCCTGTACCAACAGTTCTATTTGGATCTTTATTAATAGAAGATTCTGCATTAGAATTTGATGGATCTAAAACAGCATCGGCCATTTGTTGCAAATCTTCTTCAACTTTTTGACCATCATTAGTTTCTAATGGTTTGGTTTTAAGCATCTTATTAACTTCTATAAAGAATTCCATTTCTTCTTGATTTAGTTTAGATTTTACATATTTAGCCATTTCTCTTAAGATCTTAGATCTTTCTTTATTATTGGCAGCAACTTTAACAGTTTCTCTTTTACCTGCCATAAGAGGCTTCATATAAGGGAATTGTTGAAGTTTAGTCATAAATCCATTTAATTCTGGATCATCGTTAAATTTAGTAGCGATTGCTCCAGCCGAAGCTTTCAATTTAGCATCTTTTCTAGCGGCAATCATTTTCTGAGAGATACCGGCAAACCATTGAGAGAAAATTACTGCGGCAATAGCAAGACCACCACCGGCAATAGCCATTCCTGTTTTAATTGCATCAGCAGCAAGTATACCTTTGGTAACTTCCCACCATTGAGATCTTCATTAATGGCTTCATCGATAACTACATTATGCGATTCAACTAAATGATGTACTCCTAAATGATCCCTGAACATTATTCGTCCATTAACCATTTCTCTTGAAATTATAATACCCGAGTAACCATCAGCAGCTACAATGCTTTGACCAACTTTTAAGTTGGTTCCATCAAATGCAATTGGAGGACCTAGAATAAAATCCGAGTATGTTGGTAAATGATTCATTGTTATTATATATTTTTTATTCTTCTTCTGTTTTATCGGTTTCTAATTCACCTTCTGCTTCTTCCTCTTTTGGAGTTCCACCAGGAAGAACTTCTTTTTTACCAGTTTCGGCATCGGTTTCTTCGGCTTTAGCTTTTGCTTTAGGATCAACTCTTTTTAACTCAAATTGTTTAGGTGAATCATTGGTGAAAACTACATTACGACCATAATCAAAAACGAAAGATAATTTAGGTTCTTTATCTTTAGTATACACTTCGAAAGTTTTAGTAAAAGAATCTTGTTTTATAGTATAATCTTCTTTGTTTTCAATTTTCCATAAAGCCCACCAAGTAGAACCCATAGTATAAGTTCTATTAAATCCTGAAGTTTTACCTTCATTAACGAATTCTGAAAAGGTTTTAATTGCGTACATTCAATTATTTTATATTTCCCCTCGATGATATTTGTCTGATTCGATTTGATCCACGACCATTAAATCTACTAGAGCTTTAAAAGCAGCAAATGTTTTCTTCGAATACTCTAAATCACCCATTTCTCTATCAGCATAATCATCTAGGTGATTAGCTAAAGGAACTAGAACTTCATTAAATGTAACTGAATTAATTCGTTGATCTTTGTATTTAGAAGTTACATACTTAAGAGCTTCATTGCTTCTTGCAGCTTCATTAATGAATTCCGAAAATGTTTTAATAGTGCTCATATTATATTTTATATTGAGTAGATACCTTCGCGATCCATACCACCATCAAGTGATAAAGTTCCTTTGTATTTACCTGGATGTAGTTTATTCCATCCTTTAGCATATGCATTCTTTGCAACTTGTGTATAGAATGCAAATGCGTTTTTAGTTTTTTCTGGTTTGAATCGATCCCAGTACTTGAACAAATCCAAAAGAGCAAAAGCGATACAATCCTCTCGGTCCATTGGATTTTCATATCTTAGCTTTTGATTAGCTCGTTCAGCTATTAATATGAGCATCTTCTCCGCCTTTGGAGTTAGTTTCTTTTGCTCTAGTGATATACAAATTTCTTCGTATAGTTCTTTTGGTTTTACGTATATTGCCATTTTTTAAATTTTAGCGAAAAGTATTCTTTTTTTCGCTTGAGCTTTACTTCCATCAGGCATAATAATATCAACCATATCATCATCTCCTCTTTTGGTAAAATCTAAAGCGTCCATCTTTACTGAATCACCTTTTGCCAAACCTTTAAAGGGTTCAGCTAAAGTAGCAACGACATAATCGTCACTTGCTTCAATTAAGAGTTTTTTTTTGTAAGCTCTTCGGATTGAGTGTTAATTTCACTCTCTACTATAGCTTTCGCTTTATTTATATGCTCAATATCGTAAACGGATAATTTCTCGATTCTGTTAAGTTCTTCTAATTTCTCTTGTAAGAATTGAATTTTTCTTTCAATTTTAGAGTTTTCATCAGCAATTTTAGCTTTAGTAACTTCTTCAGCTTCAATCAATTTAGTCAAAGAATTAGTAATATCATAATTCATAAATTCTTTAACGATTGATACGGCGGCTTCAGCAGTTTCAGCTTTAACAAATTCATTAACATTCATTGCAGGATTAACCTTTTGAATGTAGATATTTTCTGCAATAGTAAATACAGTTGTAGATACTCCACGGAATTTTTTAGATTCAACTCGGTAAGCGAAATCCATATCTTTAATTTCTGCACCTTCGGCAATTGCACGATTGATAACATTAACTTTATTGATTTCGTTGAATTTGAAAAGACCAGTTTTAAGTAAATGTGTTTCTAGATTAGCAGCTTCAACCAATTTACCATCAACTGTAATTTTAGTACCATCTGCTTCGAAGGTAACATCTAAAATAGATCCAGCCTTAGGATAGAATCTCATACCGTTTTTAACGATAGTAGATGATTCCATTAAGTTAAGTAATCCTTTAAATTTTTCATCAGGAGTAATTGTAGATTCAGTGATTTCTTCACCTTTAATCGTTAACATTTTTCCGTTAGAATAGAATGTATAAGATTTTTCTTCTTCGTTAATGATAACTGGAGAATAAACTTTAGAAACTTTGTAGTTACTATCGCTTTCTGAAAGAGATCCTTTAGATTTTTCAGCAAATTCAACTAATTGTTTAACTAGAGGAATCCATTTTTCTGATGTAAGATCTTCAGATATGGCAAATACTGGATTTTCTGCATTTGAACATTCACGAAGTTTATTAATTGCATTCATATAGAATTTAGATTCTCTGTGATTTTCAAGATCAAAAATAACAGATTCAACTAAGATAGCAAATTCATTTTCAGCAAGGATGTTATTACATTCTTTGATGTAATCGTTAATAACTGGCATCCAAGAATAAGCAGATAATTCTTTAACTGCGGTTCTCATGATATTTACCTTTTCAATTAAGTAAGGATTAGCAACCCGTGAAGTTGATTCGTTGATAGCAGCATTAGCAACACTTTTTGCTTTTGCTTGTTCAACACCTTTACCCATTAGGTATGTGTATGCATCAGTTGCAGTTGTAGTTCCTTCAGAAACTTCTACTGTAGCGAATCTAGAAAGAATACGTTCAGCAATAAATTTAGATGTGTTGTTTCTATCAATACTCTCAAGTAGAGTTGAAACTCTATCTTTCAAAGAAGCAGATTCGAAAGCGGTTTTTAATTTTGACATGTTTATATGTTTTTTTGTTTTAATGATTTTACTTTGCAGCACCTACACCTTTAAGGTTAGGATATTTTTTGATAACGGCTTTAACGATATCATTTTTAAGATCTTTATATTGTGGCCAAGTTGCCCAAACTAATGCAGTTTTACCATGTTTTTCGTCATGTATAGGCCATGATCTTTTAACTGGAAATACGAAATCGTCGTCTTTCAATTTAGCTCTAACTTTAGGATCGAGTTTTTCATCTAAATGATAATCTAAAACGTCAACTAATACTTCATCTTCGATTCCTTCAATTTCCATTTCCATAGATTCTCCAAGGATTTTCTTGATTTTTTCTAGCTTTTCTGCATCTTTAAGAGCAGATTGTAATGCAGCAACTTTAGCGGAAGCATCATCATCGTCAGTTTTAGTTTCACCATCTTCTGCTTTATCTTCCATATCGTCACTATCTCCCTTTTTCAATTTATCTAAGGCATCTTTAACATCTTCATCGGGTTTAGCTTTTGATGGTGGAATTCCTTTAGTAAGGTCAGATGTATCAGCCTTAAGGATGTCATCATCTTCAAATAAACCTTCATTCACTCTTTCAAATACTTGACCAAGAACACGTTGTTTGCGTTCTTCGTCAATTCCTAAAGTTGTAAGGTAGGTATAAACTTGTTGAGGGGTTTTTCCTTCTTCAGCTAATTTTTTTACAATAGGGTATAATGACCCTTGTCCGTAATAAGAGTAAGCTCCTATTAAATGTTCGTTTACAAATTCGTCGTAAGATTTGATACTCATGTCACTTCTTGATTTTATTATATATCTTTGTTTTTATGCATTAATAGGTCCTTGGGGATCAGTTGATTTTGGCCAAGGCACAGGATCCGCTGATGGGATTGCACTATTTATTTGCGTAACAGTGGTTGCGTTGTAATTTGGATCGGTTGTTGACGATCCACTAGCTCCAGTATTTCCAATTATTCCGGTAGGTCCTAAAGTAAAAGGAGGAGCTACTGTAGATGAAATGAATCCTTGCATAGTATTTCCAGCAAAAATCTCGGTTTCTGGTCTAAATATCGGTAAATGACTCTTAATTTGAAGAGAAAAAGTTACCTTGAATTCTTTCTTATCATTGAATGTGAATTCTACGGTTCTTTCATTGGCAAGATCATCTGGGAACATAATTAGACATGGTATTCTAGTATAACCAATATCCACTTGATAAACTTTATTCTTATAGAAAGTTTTGATAATAGCCTCTGAACATTTCAATTGATCTAAAATAGAATCCAAATAGATTGTGCAATCTACATTCATAATCATGGGAACCATATAGGTTTCGTAATTATAGGTATTAAGAGTACCATCCTCTTCTTGTTTAAGTCTATTCATACGAACAAACTTATTAACGATAGCCGAAGTTTCAATAGAAATTCCAGAAAAGTCACATATTCCTCTAGGAATCTTGTTATAGAATGATTCTGCCTCTAATAATTGAGGATCAAAATCTATATTATTTAGGAAGTTATCTTGTAAGTAACGTTCAGTACCGGTTGTACTAAAATAAAAAGGAACTTTAATTTCTCTTTTATCGCTAACACCCCTTCCGGTCTGATTATACCATTTGATGGAATCATAAAGAGTCGCTAGCAACCCAACCATGACGTTTCTAAAATAAACGTCATCTTTATTAAAATGAAGATCGTATTGAGACAATTAGTATCTTTTATTTTATATATTCTCGTGTAATTACGAGATATTTTCTATATGCAATTTAGAGAACCCAGATTCTTTTATAGCTTCAACTCTTTTATCGAAAAGTTCTATTGGAAGTTCTGTATGGTTAACTACCCATGTGTTTAATGAATTTTCAACCGATACATCTTTTAGAATTTTTAAAATTTCATAAATACCTCCAGAATCTACTGATGAGAATATTTCATCTAAGAAAAGAAGGTTTAATGAAGGATATCTAATTTTAAGCAATCTTAAAAGAGAGATAATAATAACAAAATCTGCTTTTTTACGTTCACCAGTTGACATGCTTCGAGCATTAATTTCTTCACCTAAAGAGTGTATCGAACAATCGAATTTTTCATCGAATCTAATCAAATAAGGTAAGTGCATTTGTTTAGACATATTTTGAATAGATTGATTGATGGTTGGAATGATAGTTTTCATAGCTAAATTCTTAACACCATCATCGCCAAGTACACTTTCAACAATATCTAAGAAGGTATCTTCGGTTGAGTTATTAGAGACGCTAGATTTTCTTTCAAGAAGTTTAGTTTCATTCTCGGATAAGATTTCATTAAGATAATCCATATCTTCTTCTCGAGTCTCTTTAGCAATTCTTTCAGCTTCATTTTTGTATTGTCCGATAAGAAGATTGATCTTAATACAAGATGAATCCATTTCTTTTATTTTAGAAGAAAGAGAATTCATTTTGCCGGAAAGGTCTAGATATTCTTCTTGGATATCGTTATATTCTTCCTGTTTGGTTCTTACTTTCTCTTCTAATTCAGATTTAAGATGTTGATGATTTTCTGTATTTAGATCTGCATTACATGTAGGACATTTTGCATTGTTGTATAGCTTTAATGAATTTACTGCATTTCTTAGCTCAAAAGATAATTGTTCTTTTTCATTCCCTTTTGATTTGATTGCATCATTAAAGTCGGTTTCTTTGGTTTTAACTAAGGCTAAAGCATCATTGATCTTACGTTTTTGTTCAATCATATCTTTAATTTTCCCTTTGTATTCTTCTATTAATCTAATTCGATCTACTTTTTTAGAAGATTCTAATGTAGAAATTTTAGTATTGACAGATTCAATGGATTCTTGAATAATATTTAGCTCATCACTAAGCGTTTTAATTCTTTCGCGAAGATCTTTTCTTTCTGATCTAATTTGGTCACGCATTTGATTAATTATAGTGAATCCAAATAGCCTATCTACGATGTTTCGTTTATCACCAGTAGACATTGTTAAGAATGATCTAAAATCATTAATTGAAAGTACAATGATATTCTTAAATACTTGATATGGAATATCGAATATTTCGGTTTCTAGATAATCTTGGACATTTGCATTACCAGCAGTATCATAAGTAACCGTATCTATTTTAACTTCAAATAGATTAGGAGATACTCCACGAGTAATTTCGACTAATTTATTTTTCGATCGAATAACGATTCGACACCAAAGGTTTTTATTAATTCTATTAGGAAGATCTGATTTGTTTTTTCTTTCAATTCTACCGTAAAGAGCAAATGTAATTACTTCTGATATTGTAGATTTTCCATGACCATTAGATCCTAGAAGCAGGTATAAATCTCCTGCATCTTTTTCAAATTCAATCTTCTGAATTTGATTTCCATAACTATTGAAATTTTTCCATTCTACTGTTTGAATTCGCATATTAAATTTCTTTGATGGTTTGATTGTATAAATTAGAGATTTTAACCTCGATTCTTTTCTTTACGGAATCATCTACACTACGCATTTGAGTGATGTATTTTTGGCACATTTCAAATATTGAAAGTGTTTCTAGATCTTCTCCATTGATATCAATATTTTGATCTTCTTCAAATGGGAATACCTCTAGCTTCCTAGCCACTTCTGAGATGGCGTCTATGATTGGATTAACTTGGTATTTAAGTATATAGTGCGAAGGTATATACAGATCAACTCTGTTATTCCTACATTCATCTAATATCTCTCCTAAAGTATTCTCTAAATAACGATTTAGATGAACTCTAACAAACTTAGGTGAATAAGTATTCTCATGAAAAGTTTCTTCAAAGGTATTGAAGTTAAATTCATAGAATCCTTTTGGATTTCCAGCATCGGAACGAGTCATTTGATATGGATTGCCAACCATTGTTACATTTCCTCGTTTCTGTCCCCAATGTATATGACCAGAATAAACTCGTTCGTAGGTTTTTAGATCATCGGCATGAAGACCTTCTTCTACATCTCTTGAATTATCAAATTTAAGCGAGTAGATGTTAGTATGACAGAATAGAAGTTTAGGATCTTCTTTACCAAATTCGGCAATACAAGTTTTTTCTTCATTAACATCGGTTCTCCAAGGCATAAATAGAGCTTTGGTTCCATTGATATCTGCTAAAGTAGGTTCTTTGATGATATGTACTTTAGGAATGTATTTTAAGCAATCTAAAGATGATATGTCGTTTGATGTTTTTTTCATAACATCATGATTTCCGGCTATAATGTATATAGCATCAAAAATATGACCAAGTTCTTCGAATATTGCCATTCCTTCATGAAGAACCATTAGATTAATAGATTGACGATTATCAAATACATCACCAGTATGTATTAGAATTGTTCCTGGTTCGTAAAGCTCTTTTGCTTTAGGTATAAAATCTTCGCGAAACCAATCCATCATTGTGGTTAACCATTCAGCAGAATTTGACCTTGCTCCTAAGTGTGTATCGGATACAATGATTGCTTTGTTTGCGTTTATCTTCATTAAAAAAGTGCTTTTATGTTTTGTAAATATCCTCGGGACTTGAGATCTTGAATAAGTTCGGTTTTGAACTTATTAGATAAAGATTCGTAGAATTTGTCAGGTGATATTTCATATATTTCACACATACAAGAGTAAATTTCAATTCGAGTTCCTGGACCAATTGCTTTAATTAAATGACTGTATATTTCATTAATTTCAGATTTTCCAATTTTCTTAAATTCACCATTGATGGGTTCTAGGTATGCTTGATATTTCTCGACTTTAGCAATTTCTTCATATAGTCTTTCTTTCACTAGATCAACATCGATTGAATCTTCGATGGAATGAGCTTTATAAGAATCATCAATAGAAAACGTTTGATTGGAACTTTCTAATTCGATTTGATCGTAATCGTTATCGAATATTTTATCTCGTTTTACTGCATTTTCTTCAGGAACTAATGGTAGACCATCTTCCGATAATTCATTTTCTGGTATGTTATTTTCTGGAGTATTCATTTTATATACTTGCTGTTATTGTTGTATCGCTTTCAGTTAATCTCATATATTCATAATTTATTCGATACATGGTTCGGCTGTTTTTACCAGAACCGTTTCTTATTTTTAATAGTTTCAACCAATATTCATTATTCATATGCATTGAGGTATCTTGTATAATACCATAAATCATATCGGCAGTATGTGATAATCCGGCAGATTCAGCGATATTTCCTAGGTTTAATTCAGTTGAATCATAACCACTTCGATTAATTTGAGTAGCAGTTATTACAACCCAATCGTTTCGAACTGCCATAGCACGAAGATCTTCGGCGATTTGTTTAATCTTCATGTAAGTATTTTCTGTATTGGGATTTCGATAATTTGCTAGAATATTAATATAGTCAATTATAATTACTTTAAGTTTAATTCCTTTAGTTAATTCTAATTCTCTTAAATACATTTCAATTTCAGGAACAGTTACTTGAGAAGTTGGATATTCTTTAACGAATAGATTTCCAGTAGGGATTACTCCATTTGCTAAAGAAGCTAAACGAGTTTGTATAAATCCTGATTCTTTAGATTTTCTTTCGTATTCACTTACTTTAACATTTAATAGGTTTGCACCGATACGATGAATGAAATCAATATCTGCCATTTCAGCAGTTATTACTGCAACATCGAAACCTGCACGAACATAATTTACAGCATCATTAGCTAACCAAATTGATTTACCGACATTTTGTTCACCGGCATATACAATTAAAGATTTTGTTCGATAACCACCACTGAAATTATCAACGAAATTATGACATGTGGTGATTTTAGAATTTGCTGTAGGTATGTGATTTTCAGCAGAGAAGAAGTCTTTACCTAAGTCCTTATCAAAAGTAATAGAGTTTCTTTCATTAATAAGAGATTTTACTTTTTGAATTACGTCTTTAACATTATCAGGATTAACCTTTACAGTTTTAACATATTCGATTGTATCAATCAAAGATTTATCTAGAGATTTCCAAAGAATCCAAGCTTCACTAGTTTCTCGAATCCAATCAGGATCGTATGAATCAAGAGGTTCGTCGAATACAAGATCTATAATAGATTCCGTGATTCGATCTTTAAATTGATCTTGTCTAGCAATTAATTTAACTTGGTCTCGGGTAGGAATTTGTGAAAATCTACTGTGAAAGCCTTTTGTGATTTTGTGTAAAGTCGAGATTTCGTCGTTATCGTAAAATCCTTCGTCAATACTTGATAAGTATTCTGGGTTTTTACAGGTATATAAGTAAAACGCCTTTTCAAATTCGGATGATCCAATCATAGATTTTATAATTATATGTTAATTATATGTTGTTATAGAACTTCATAGTATATTGTGAATTTAGTATCTTTATTTACTTTTATTTTGTTGTCCTTTAGCAAATTGCTAATAAGGTCGTTATATTGTTCAATGTTTCCGTTTAGTTTTTCTTTCAAGGTTGAATCTGGAAAAATCACATTACCGGTTTCTTCTAAACCACGATATGTATGTATAAAATTATGACCACCTTCTACCCAGTACCAATTATGTACTAGGTAGAGGAAGTCCTCATATGTAGGAAAATCTAGTTCATCTCGAAAAGATCCGAGCATGTATTTGATTTTTATTTGTTCTTTATTCAGCATCGCTAATATCATCAGAGTTTAAGAAAATTGATTCAACTTCATCTTCAGCAGAATTAATTCCATAGCTGAATTTAGGTTTAATACATTTTTCATTAATCATCTGTAGTATTTCGTTAGTCCAAACTTCCGGAGTAAATAATTCATTAGCTGGAATACCCTTTCCTAAATGTTTAACTATATAATTACGAGCAGTTTCGCGAGGAATGAAGTATTTGGTTTCACCTTGATAATCAAAAGAATGAGCGGTTGCTTTATCTTTATCGCTCATTTTCTCGTATTCTTTATCGGTAATTAAATTTCCTTTTTGAATACCACAAGTTTCCCAATTCATATATTCTTCCATTCCAATATAAGGGTTCATTCCTTTATCCCAACGGATATGAAACTTAATAGGAATTGGTTTACCAAAACGATTTTTAAGAGTTTTAACGGTAACAATAATTCCAGTTTGTACGGTTCCTTCTTTAATTTGAGCTTTAGATAAAGCCAAGATAACAGAAGCCGAATAGATTAAACCTCCACCACCGGATAGGTTCACTGTAGGGAACATTCCAGTAGAAGCGTATGTGTGATTTGTAAATACGAATGGAATTCCAAGACCAGTTAGATCAGAAGTAATAATACGGAATAAAGAGCGAATCGATTTTGCACGAGTCATATCAGCGGCAGTATTTCCACTGATTGCATCATCAATTTCTTTTGTAGTTGCAAGCATCCCTAACGAATCGAGACAAATCATGATTTTAGGTAGAGTCATTTTAGCTTGTTTAGCTTCCATCATTTTTTTCACTAATGTGGTAATAGAAGTTCTGAATTTTGCAATATCTGAAACCGGTTGATGATCGAATCTTTCAGGATTAACTCCAAATGATTGAATGTTATCTACATCGACTGCACCTTCAGTATCATAATAAACCACATAATAACCCATTTCCTGAGCTTTTGCGACCATATTAAGAAGTAAGAATGTTTTACCAGTACCTGAATCACCAGCTAAACATATTGTTCGATTGTTAGGAATACCACCGAAAAGATCACCACTAAAAACTGCGTTTAGATGATAATTTCCAGTATCGATCCATTCTGTTATTTTTGAAAATTCCGATTTGCTGATAACGTCACCAAATGGATTGATTTTTCTAAGCTCTTTCTGAAGCTCACCAATTGTAAATTCTTTGCTCATGTTGTTTATTTAATTTAATTTTTATATGTTAGAAAAGGCTTACTGTATATGCCAATGAAGGATTCAAAGCCGGAATACCTGTTGGCGTTATGATTCGATTAAGTGGATCTAGAATTGATCCTTGAAATTGTCTTTCAATATTCATTTTAGGAGCAATTTCCATGGGATGCATTCCTGCTTTATAGGCGAATACATCACAAAATGAATCGTTTGCATGATACCATTTTAGCTTATCACCTGATCGAATCATTTCGTATTTACCTTTAAGTTTGGGATTTTGATTAAGTAAATAATTGTAATGTGCTGCTGCTCGAACATGAATAGGACAACCTTTTTGAAGTTCTAGCTTATCGTTATCGTTGATTACAAATTTTTGATAATCGGAAACCGAACGACCCATTGAAATTTTTTCAATATTAGATAGCTTAAATTCTCGTTTGATTTCTTTGATTAGCTTAACTAAATCACTTACGTCTTTTTCGGTAATCTTACCTTTTGAGAACATATACTTTACAGCATCGATAAGTTTACCTCTGCAAAATACAGGAGTTGATGATTGAATAATTTCTAGACCAGTTGTTTTGATATATGAAAGATTATCGTAATCTTTACCATCTTTCCAAATGATATTTTGGATGTATTTTTTCTTAGCTACCCAAATTGCATTTTCTGCAATAGTTTCTAATTCGAAATCTAGATAATTTTCGGTTTGAAATGTTTTGGCATAATCATTAAGAACTTTCTTAATATAATCAGATAATCTAAAGGAATTAAGAGTTAGAACAAATTCTTTTACGGTACCTTTCCATTGAACCGCTTCCATACATTCTTCGAAGATTAAATAACCTGAATCCGTATCGGTATATTTCCAAACATTACCTTTGATTCTAGGAACTACTTGGTTTTCGATAACACCTAATTCAGTTAGTAAAGGTTTGTCTCGATGAAAGAATTCTTTGAAATACTTATCAACCATACGTTCAGTAAATTTGATAGCATCTTGTCCTTGAAGAGTTACTGTTTCTGCAACTGAAATATTATAGAAGTGAAAATACTCATTCGCGAAGGCTCCATAAATTGAGTTAATAATTAGTTTAATTCCCTGTTCCTGAGTACTGCATCGAAGTTGTTCGGCTTTAAGAGCGGTTATAGCATCTTCTCGATCTTTACCTGATAGGGATTCGAGAAGTGCTGGAATATCTTCTATTGCAATTTTTTCTGGATTGAAATTAATCATTTGTTTTTTGTTTATGGTCCTTTAATAAATCTTCAATTGAATTGTATTCTTTAAGAGATTCCATTTGTGTATTATCGTTAAGATATAAAACGGCTTCTTCTCTATCGAAAGCGAACCATTTTTTCGTATATTCATTGTAATGAATAAATTTTGGGTATAGGTTGTACATAATTTTTATTCTGTTATTGCTAGGTTTAGAGCTAATTTTGTGTTTGTTTCAGTTGAATCAAGAATTAATTTATTAGAACAAACATGGATGCGATAAGTTTCTTTATCAATTCTAGATAGAAAAGATTTGAAGATATTTTTTGGAGTAGATTTGATTTTTACTCGATCATCTACGATAATATCAAATCCTTCATTTTTGATATGTACACCTTGTTCGTCGGAATAAATTGATAGTAATTCACCCTTATCCATTGTTTGTAAAGATACAATTTTATTGAAGTCTTCAGCGGCTAAGATAAATTGGAATTCTTCACTACCAAGATCAAATGCTCGAATGGTTTGATCTGGAGTCATTGAAGTGAATCCTAAAGAAATATCTTGACAGGCAATTTCAATTTTTAGTTTTTGATCTTGTAGAATGATTTTATCTGCATAGATTAGTTTATCTTCCATATCTTCGAAGCAAGATACTTCGGCAGAAAGATGATGTGCATCAAAATATTTTAAACATTCGAGTAGCTTAGATCCTGAATAGAACGATAACTTAATTGGTTGTGTTATTGGTGATTCAAATTCAAATACGCTGGCGATTGGAAGGTAATTAGATTTTACAACATCCTTTGTTGGAGTATAAACATCTGACCAAATTCTTTCACTATCAAAATTCAAATAGATTGAATTGTCCATTAGCAACATTTTCCTTACTAACATAGATAAATTTGCAACGGAAATTTTCGTGATTTTAATTTTCATTTTTATTGATTTGTTTATTATTTTATGATTGATTTGATTATTAAGTAAGCTCTGCATATCCATCTCGGATATAAGTATTTAGCCATTGTTCCATATCTTTGAGTATAATACACGATGAACTAGCGGTAGATCCGTCTTTTTTGTTTATGTGTTTTACTCGAATGAACCATCCATCTGAATCCATTGCTAGATCTTCTTCAAAGACAATATCTTGTCTAGATTTAGGTTTACTTAAATGATGTAATATCGCCATATTTAATTATATGAAAAAGGGATCCATAAAAATGAATCCCTTAAATATGTTAATTAGTTTTTACTATCCGTCGCAAGATGCACAATTTTCATCGAGTGCTTTAGCGGCAATATCACCTCGAAGAACAGATTCGGTTCTCATGTAATAGAGTGTTTTAATTCCTTGTTTGTAAGCTTCCATATGAACTTGATTGATAAATTTAGGAGTAGCTTCAGTAGGAAATGCAAGATTAAGAGAAACTGATTGGTCAATGTATTGTTGACGTAATCCGGCTTGTTTTACTAATTCCAATTGATTAATTTCTTTGAATGTCTTAAATACATCTTTGAATGGAATCAATTCGGTTTTTTCAATATCAGATAAAGTTTCGATCTTTTCTTTATTTACCAAAGAATCTCGGTGAAAGAACCAATCATCTAGAAATTGTAAACCTTGAATCGATCCACCATCAATAAGTATTTGATCCCATACTTCTTTTTGATTACGTTTCATACGTTTAAGATATTTCTCCAATGTAGGATTTTTACGAATGAAAGTTCCTTTAGCAGTTTGTTCGGTAAATACGTTTGCTGCCCATGGTTCAATACCAGCAGATACATTTCCACTTAATTTAGAATTGGATACGGTTGGTGCAATTGCTCGTAAATGAGTATTACGCATTCCAGTTCCAATACACCAAAGTGGTTCTCCATATTCTCTAGCCATATCTCTAGAAGCTTGATCAGATTCTAGCTTAATTTGAGAGAATATCTTGCGAGTTTCGAATCTTGCAAGAAGACCTTCGAAAGGAAGCCCTTTATCTTGTAAATAAGTATGCCATCCTAAAACTCCAAGACCTAATGCTCTTCCTTTTTCGGCAGATCTAACAGAATTGGTAAATCCGCTCATGTATTTTGCTTTCTGTATAAATTCTTCAAGTACACCATCTAAAAACCAAGTTGATGTGTAAATAAGATCAGTATCTTTCCATTCATCATATTTAGCAAGATTAATAGAAGATAAACAACATACAAATGAATGAGATTCGTCGGTATGTAAAGTAATTTCTGAACAAATATTAGTCATGTAAACTTTAAGACCATTTTGTTTATAGGCTTCAGGATTGTTGCGATTAACATTTCCTTTGTACATGATATATGGTTCACCGGTTGTACGTCGTTTACGAAGTACTGCAGTCCATCTTGATCTTGCTTCTTTATCTCCTTGTTCAACTTTATTCATAAATGCATCAGAGATAATAACGCATTGATGCAGATTAAGAGATTGTCGATTAACATCACCTTTTGGTTCTCGAATTTCTAACCATTCCCAAAAATCATTGTGTTCAATATCAATATTAACAGAAGCAGCGCCTCGTCTAACACTTCCTTGTGAAGTTGCTAAAATAGTTGAATCATAAATTTTACAAAAAGGAACGACACCATCAGATGTTCCATTATTCTTGATTATTGTTCCGGCAGGTCGGATTTGATTAATACCAACTCCAACACCACCACCATGTTTAGCAAGCAACATAAGTTCCAGATTCTTGGTACCAATATCAAAAATTGAATCGGCAACATCAATACCAAAACATGATATTGGAAGACCTCGTTCAGTTCCGGTATTTGAAAGAACTGGAGTAGCTAGATTTAACCAACCTTTCCAAATATAATCAAAGAATTTAGAAGCCATTTCTGGTTTGCCTAAACGTTTTGCTACGGTTGTACATACTCGCCAATAGGCATCTTTAGGAGTCTCTCCTTTTAACAAATATCCTTTAGATATTGTCTTTACGTAAATCTCGGTATTTCCCCACATAGGAAAATCTACACCGAGTTCCCAACCTAATTCGGTTCCATGATGATTTATATTATCTTTTCTTTCTTCCATATATTACTTAATTTTTAATTCCATAGTTCATCATCGGACCAATCTTCACCTTCACCGGCTTTTGCATAATCAGTTGAACGAATAGCAAAAAAGTCGGTATGTGTAGTTCCACCAGTTAAGTGATCGAACCATTCTAATTGATTAGCTGATTCAATATCATATTCTAAAATAGGATCGTAACCTAATTCCATTAGCTTTTCATTTGCTCTACGAGAAATAAAGTTTTTAACATCTTCAGCTTTGAGATTTAGTAAATCTCCTTCTTCGAATATTTTATTAATAAATTTATGTTCCATATCTACCATAAGTTTCGCAGCATATTCAACTTCATAACGAACATCTTCCTTTAATTCAGGATACTCTTCACACATATGACGGAATAGTTGGCAACCCATTTTAGAATGTAGTGATTCATCTCTTACTGACCATTTCATTTGTTGACCAATTCCTTTAAGCATGTTTCGCATTTGAAAAGAATATAAAACGGCAAACGATGAATATAAAGAAACACCTTCAGCAAATGCAGAAAAGATAGCAAGCGATTTAGCAGCATCTTTTCTAGCCTTAGGAGATTTTATTAGATCTTCATGAGTATAATCAGATTCCGTTGAAAGTAGATATTCGAATTTAGCAGCAATAGTAGGTTCATGCATAAAAGCAGCAAAATCTTCAAGACCTAAAGTTTCATTCAGATAAGAATATGCAGTTGCATGTATTGTTTCTTGAGAACCAAAGGCTATTGCCATTTGTTTGATTTCATGTTTAGGAAACCATTTAGTAACCATTCCAGTCCAATAATCAGAAACAGCACATTCAGTTTGTGCGAAACCAAGAAGAATATTTCCAACTAGATTTTTTTCATGAGGAAGAAGGTGTTCTTTCCAATCTTTTACATCACCTTGCATTTGTATTTCTGTATGCAGCCAAAATGCTTGCATTTGTTTTAACCATCCTTCATTATAGTACACAGGGTACTCAAAGGGCTTGTACTCCAATCGTTCTTCGAATAGTTTAGGCATTTTTCTTTTTTATTTTAATTAGAGATCTTTCGATATCGAGTCCACGATTTTTATTCGTTTTACGTTCAGTATAAAGGTCGGTTAGAATTTCTTTTAACACAGAAACCTTAGAGTTATCATATATTGCACCGGTAACCGATACAACGAAATTGGGATCTTGACGATATTTTTCTAGATTTTCTTGGTTTAATTCTTTTCGTAAGAATGATTCAGGTGACACATTGTATTGACGCATAATTGATGGATATAGAGATGCATAATCAAAACATGTTGCCGCTCTGAACATTCCTGGTTCAGGTTCTTTAACATAAGCACCTTCATAAGATCCTTTGATTTTTTCGGTTCTATCATCGGCAATTACTTGATTTCGATTATAGAATCCTTTCCAAAGAAGAGCTTCAGTAACATTCACAGCCGAGGAAGCTCGATAGATGGGAACGCGACAAATACATCCGATAGAGAATACCATATTAAGAGTTTTTAATTTACGATGTATTAAAGACACCAATGCAGCATCGACGGCATTATATAAAATGTATTTGTCATAATCATTTTCGTATAACTCTTGTAGAGTTCCATTGTACTTTAATTTGGTTGTTCCTAAAACAGCACTAGCAACAAAATCTAATGAATTGCTTTCTTTGATAGCTACTGTTCTATCCCATCTTCTATAAATATCAAGATAATCGATAATACCAACGTGCATTAAGATATTGTCATTACCTTGTACTTTCTTACTAGGAGAAGCCGAGGTAATATCTATCCCGAGCTTTTTACAACGATTATAGATGTATTTCCAGTCAAAGTTCATAAAATTCCATCCAATCATTACGGAGAAATTTGGAATAAATTGATTAACAAAAGTATACATCATATTGAATTCATCCTCGAAACAAATATATTTGAAATCCCAATCACCGAAGTTTTTCAGATATTCTCGATGTTTATCGAATATTTCTTTCTCTTGTTCTTTTGTGATCTTTTTCCAACCAAGAACAATAGTTTTATTAGTTTCTGTTGAAATTGCAATTGTGGTGATTCTTTCTCGAGCAATATTTGGATCTGGAAAAGAATCAATTACTTCAGTTTCAATATCGACGGATTGTATTTTAGGAAGATGGAAGCCGATAATTTCATCTTTATCTTCATCTTCTAAATTGTTGATAAATTCATAGATGGAGAATTTTTGAAGTTTTTTATCTTTAACTTTCTTTACTGGTTTTCCATCCCAATTCCTGAATTGTGTAGATTTCTTGGTATCGGATTCAGAACATAATCGCCAATTGGAACATTGTTCTTCAGTTAGTTTATATTTCTTTAAACGAATATTTCCTTCCTTATTGAAATAAGAAATGGTTAATTCATTGAAATTGTTTTCAATATCTAATATCATTTACGTTGTTTTTACGGTGAATTCTTTATTTATATGACCGCATTTAGTGCACTCGAAAGTTGGTATTGGCATGTAAGAATCTTTAGCACTTCCGGTAATTATAGATGATATTTTACGAATCAAATATACTTCTCGGAAACGTTCATTCTCACAATCTTCAGCTTCACATTTTACAGCGGTTGTCATCGATAAATCGACACTCGGTCCTTTTAAATTTTGATTTTGCATAATTTGTTTTTTTTTATTTTAATCCAGTTGATCCAAATCCACCTTCACCTCTTTCAGTAACACCATCATATAGATCATCGATGGTTTCGACTTCTTCTGGCATTGAATAATTAATAGGTAGCAAAATAAATTGCATTAATTTTTCACCTGGAATAATGTCTACATAACCAGTATCTATTGCATAAGCACTATCACCGAAAGTTTCGGTTAGTTGATTTGTGTTTATAATATGTAAATGAATTTCTCCTTGGTAATCTTCATCAACTACTTCAGCACCTACGACAATACCTTTCTTCGTGGCAATTCCACTCTTATTAAAAGCAATAAGAGCATGACCATCAATTACATTTACTTTGATTCCACTGGGAATTAGAACTCTGCCTCCTGGAGGTATTGAGTATGGTTGACCTTCATTCCATTCATCAGGAACAAAAAAATCGATACCGGCAGATCTTGAAGTTCCTCGGATAGGTGACTTCACATTACGTACTTTTAGAAATTTCATATGATTTTATAATTATATGAAATTATATGTTGGGATTTTACTTTGTAGAAAACTTTTTATTTGGATCGGTTAAAAAATATAAACCAAAAAAGAATGCCGAAATGGAATAGAAGATAATATCGGTTATTAGATAAGATCCAGTCAGTTTCGTCACCAAAGCGAATAAGGCGTCGAATCCAAGAGGGTTGAAGAATGTTGCTAGGATCAGGCAAATCGTCCTCCAAGACAATTTGTTGAATGTTCGTTTTACAATTATCACTGTCCATTTTCTCTGTTTTATTAAGGACCGCTAACTTAAAAGGCAGTTCTAACTTCCTCGCTTCCTTTAATGAAGTCTTTAAATTTCTTGAAGGAGGATTTCTTCTTTTTCTTCGGTTGGCCTTTAACCAACGAATAAGGTATATCACCGGATCCTGTCTTTTGTGAGACGAATCCAGCTTGAGTTCCAGGATTACCTGGCAATGCCGGAGCACCCATTCCATTTACAGAAGCAGGTGTTGCAGCAGAAGTATTTTCTTTTATAGGTTTCATTATTAAGATTCTTGAGTAATCATTGCTTGGACAACATTAACAGATATCCAACCGGCTTTCTTGAAGAATTCTTGTGCTAATTTCTTGATCTTTTGAATTTGAGCACCTTTTATCATATTTTCACCATCAGCTTCTTGGTTCCATTCAGTAACAGCATCTTCAAAGGTATCCTCAAAATCTGTTGATTTATCTGAATAATGTTTGCTTTGTCCTTGAACTCCAGCATCATCATTATATCCTGCCCAATATTTAACATCAATGTTTTCATTAATGAAAGATTCGAACGTAGGTATGTGTTTATTCATTTTATAGTTTTCTTTTATTTTTTGTGGTAGGCCTTTATGTGATGTTTCAGCAAAGTCTTTTAGGTCTTTTTCTGTCATTGATGCGGCTAGATCTTCTATTTGTTTTCGATATTTAGGATCTAAGTCAGAAGACTTAAGCTCTCCAGTTTTGAGAGCGTAAGCCTGACCCATAAGTCTTTGTTGTGCAATTGAAGTTGATGGCATATTACCAAGCGTAATTAAAAGTACTAATCTTGTTATAAGCGTCTTTAATAGATTTAGCATATTGAGCAGATCTATCACGTTGGTATTTGTCCATTTCACCCCAACGTTCTTCAGATTTAGCTTGATCATTTTTACCTTGAGCATAATAACCATAATCTCTAAGAATGTTACTCATATGATTACCAGCATCACTCATTTTAACTTCTCTTCCTTTAGGTGAAGTTCCAACAAGAATATCTCCATATTTGGTCATGGTCTTTTTAGCTACGGCCGCTTTAATTTGTGCAGTAAGCTCTTCGATTGCGGCAGAAACTATTGCATCAATATCTTCATTAGAAGCACGATCTTTTAAAATAGCTTCATATCTAGCTTGATTGTCCGCTTTAAATTGTTTATCATCGATAAAAGCAGCAGCACCAGATTTAGATTCTTTTCGATCATCTCTAGTTTGTTTAGATGAAGGAACTGTATCCGGATTGATGGCATAAACGATATCAGAAATATCTGCCATTTTCTTAAGGGTATTGATTCCACTAGAACCATATCCACTACCTTGTTTGTTATCAAGTCCTAATGAAGAACCAGCATCGGTTCCAGGAACTAATTTATATACGGCTTTTCCACCTTTGGAAGCCCAACGATCATAAGATAACCCCATGAATAATTTACCTTTAACGATAGCTAAAGGAACATCTGCTTTAATTGTTCCGTAGTAATATTTACCATCTTTGGAAACATAAGGATTTTCCTTTTCAGTTGTTGAATAATAAATTAAGATTTGATTTGGATTTGCAGCCGCATATTTAGCAGCATCTGCAGGTTGAACGATATTAATATCTAGGTTAGTTACTTCAGAAGGAGCAATACCATAGTTTTTAGAAAGCATATCAAAGAATTTCTTATCAATTCCTCCTTGACGTTGTTTAGTCACGATGCTTTGTAGAATGCTCGAATTGAAAGCTTCTAATAGAAGTTCTTGTGATTCATTTAGATGAGTAATGAACTCATTAAAGTTAAGTAATTTCATATTTATGTTAATTTTTATTTAGAATTTGAATAAACCAACAGATTCGTTGATTTGTTTTTGTGCTTGAGCTTTAACAATATACTCATAAACTCGTTGACCAAATTTAGAAAGAGTATAAACTTGTTGACCTCGGTTTTGATATGATTCAAAATATCTTTCATTTCTTTTGAACCATTTGTTAGAGTCAAAATCAGCTCCACGATCTTCTGCTAATTTCTTAACATAATCTTTAAGTTCAGATTCCGTAACATGTTTGTTTTTTACGAATTCAATAATTTTGTTTCTGATTGGACCTCTTTCATATACATTGATTGCTCCATGTTCCGCATATTTGCGTTTAATTTGATGAGTTCCTTCGTTTAGATCTTGTGACATACTTAGATGTTTTTTTTATGATTGTTGTTTTATTTCTCCTTTAAGGAAGTCAGTAACTTCTTGAATATCATCTTTTGAAGATGCAATATGATCAGCTGCCCAATCGTGTCCATTATTCAAAAGCATATCTACTTCAGTAGGATTCATTTGCATAAGATCATCGATCATCATTTTAATAGTTTCGATATTCTTAAAGAACATGTAATGCTCAACATTATCATGGGCTTCATTCATACCTACAGTTTTAAACTCATTAAATTTTGGAATAGCTTTCATTTGGTGTTTTAGTCTTTTATTATATATTTACCTTCCTGTTTTCTTTTTAGGAAGTCTTCAAATGTTGCAAGACCTTCATTTTTGTTTGTGTCTGATTTGCCTTGAACTTTGATGGAAATCTTATCGGCAATCAATTTAAGTTCTTTTAAGAGAAGATCGGTAAGAGTTCCGGTAGGTTTCTTCTTGGGTTTAATTATAGAAGATACAAGAATTCGGAATATGATTTTATTCATTTTAGATTTCTCTAGGAATTCGCGAGTTTCTTCGTTAGTAATGAATCCGATATTAAGATCAAATTGAGGAACCGAATTAAATGAAAGAGGATCCATTTCTACGCCTTCATATTTGTATTCATTTTTCTTAATATATTTATTATATACCAAGCACATTAACTCAAGGAATCTTTCCTCTTCTTCAGTTTCTTTTAAACTATATTGGCCAAGACCGGTAATTTTAAGAAATTCAACGATATCAGATAGGATAATTCCATACATATCCGTTGGTTCTCTATCAACTTTTTTATCGCGGTTTACATTTGCAATAATGGGATCTACTACTTTAGCAGAGACGGTTTCTTGATTTTCATCAGATATGAATTTGAATATGATTGAATCAATCGGTTTGTTCAAATCATTATTAAGTGCAGTTTTCTTTAACTTTGGATTCAGTATAGAAACCACATATTTTGTAAATGAAGAGGTTTTATAAAGTAAAGTTAGCTCGGATTCTGCCGTCTTTATAAATGTCAAAAGGTCTTCTTTTTGAGCGTCGTCTAATTTACCATACCAAATAATTGGAGGTGATTGAACGGTTAAAAGATCTGATATTTTTTGAAGAATTTTAGGATCTTCAATCATTTTTCCATCAGATGTTCTTTGAAGATCGGTTAGAATTAAACCATTGAGAGGCATATTATCATATTGAATAGCTTCCGGTTTGGTATTTAAGAAGTATCGGAATCCATAACGATAACCTTCAGGAAGTTCTTTTATAATATCTTTGGATAAAGTTTCAATATACCTAATAGGTTGTTCGTATAATTTAGATAAAGATCTATCGACCTTAGTGATTTTACCTTCCTTCTTAAAGAAAGATAAACCATTTTCGGTTTTTTCAAATGCAAATCTAGTCCCACCAACTTTCTCAGAAACAACCACAAAATTGTTGAAAAGTTTTTGGATGAATTCCAAGCCTTCTCTTTGAAATATCGACTTTAATGATTGTAGTTCTGCCATTATGATTGTTGGTTTCGGTAGGTTTTTAATTCATCTAAGAATTGAGTAAGCTGAGCATCATTTAATTCAGATGCATCTTTAGCACCTAAAGCTTCTAATTTAGAATAATATGCTTCTTTGAAAGCAGTTGAGGCTTTCTCTTTTAATTTAGTCGCTTTAGTCTCATTTCGTACATTACGAAATTGTTTGAACTTTAGTATCGCCATTCTGAGTCTACTATTTTTTATTATATATTCTCTGAAGATCTACGGTTTTTATGGTGTATGGAAAGTTTTGATCGTCGTAGATAGCTTGACGAGCTATAGAGTGCTTATATAAGTAGTTTTGAAATTTTCCTGATCTAAAATCATCCACGAAGTCAACTATGAGAAGTTTTTTCTTATCTTCATGTAATCTTAATCCTCTACCAATAGATTGACGAATAATTACTTCTGATTTGAATGATTCAGTTAGATATACCGTATGAATATTCTTTACGTTGATACCGGTTGAGAAAGTTCCATATGATGCAATCATTATTTTCTCTTCACCTTCTTCGAGGGCTTCACGATGAGTTTCTCTGACATCTTTGTCAATTCCACCATCTATGTAAAGTACTCTTCGATCGGTTTTATCTCTTAGCTTATTGAATATTTTTTGGCCATATTCGATTCGATAAAAAAGAACTAATGCATTTTTCTTGTTCTTTAGAATTAGATCGGTAATAAAATCTAATCGTTCTTCGGATTGGATTGCATAATTTTGTTCCATATGAAGTAGCTTCTTACGATCATCTTCTGATCTTTGAAATAAAGTTTTGAATCCTTCTTTAACTTCTTTAGTGGCATAATCCATTTCAACTACATATACTTCACATGGAGTGATATGTCCTTGTTCAATTAAAAAATCAGCACGAACATTAGATATAACCGGTCCGGTATATGCCATAAGAGTTAATCTATCAAGAGTTCCTGGTTTTGGAATAGTTCCAGATAAACCAAATTTCCTTGTTGCGTTTTCACATTTTTCAAGAATAGTTTTAATTGATGCAGATTTAGCTTTATGAGTTTCATCTACAATAACAGCATCGAATTCGTCGAAATATGATTTTTCTTTTTTAACCAGAGATTGATATGTACCGATAACTACGTTAGATTTTTCTCGAATAATAGATCCAGCAAATATTTGTTGAATGTCTAGCTTTAATCTACAAGACTCTTCGTTATATTCATAAAAATCTTCTGTTCCTTGTACAACAAGGTCAACGGTAGGAACGATCATTAAAATCTTGTGAGATCTTTGAGTTTCTAGCAAATAGGCGATTGCCATGTAAGTAATTAAGGTCTTACCAGCAGATGTAGCAAGTTCAGCTAAACAATTTTGATATTTAACAATATTGAATACGGCTTCAACTTGATAATCTCGAGGTTTCATCTTAGCATCTTTCCAACGATCATCAACCCAAGCTTGTAAATCTTCCATCGTAATATCTCGATCGAATTTACGTTCAATACCATTGATTTTAAGTTCAAAATTATATTGTCTTCCTAATCCTACTAGTTCATCCCATAATCCAGCAGGAAGATATCGGTTTGATTTGAAATAAGAAATTTTCCCATTCCACCAACCTTTCTTTACTCTTGGATCCCATTTGGCATTTGCTACTTCACGTTCAAATGTCAAATTGAGTTGTTCTATCTCCATTTCCGTTGCAGAAACTAAAGTAAGTATTTTATCGTTATGTGTTAAGTTCCATTCCATTAGTATGCTCGTTGATTAATTTCCTCGATTTGTATTCGATTCTTTATTGAGAATCCCATTTTATCGAGAGTTTCAACACATTGTTGAAAGAAGTTTACTTGAGATTCTAGTAATTCAGTTTGACGGATTCTAAGTGCCATATCCGAATCAATGTATTGGTTAATTTCTCGATGATCTAATCTAACATCATGTTGAGTTTTATAATATTCATATCGAAGTTTTCGATAATTTGAATCCGATGTTTTCTTTTTGTAAAGTGCTACTCGATATTTAGTTATCTTATCAACCATCATGTGACGATAAGATAACATAAGAACTTGAGCCTCTGCAATTTTAGATACATCGTTAATACTCTTGATTAGCTCAAGAATCTTTACTGAAAAATCATCTCTTTCAGATGTTAATGCGGTATCTAAGGTTTCGACTTTTTGTTCTTCTGGTGTCATTAAAATAAATTATTAGTAGCCTTTTGTTTTCGATTAGGTTTTACCACAATGGCCTTACCCTTATTTTTGGGTCTTTCTTTATATTTTATGCTGGGAATCTCAAATTGTTTATGTAGATCTTCGGCTACTAATTTCTCGGATGCGATAAAATCTATTGGCGCTTTGAGATTTTGTTCCTCAAATTCTTCGAGTTTTTTAGCTTCGTTTTCCATTCTATACAGATCTGATATCGAGGGGATTTGATGTAAAGTATTCACCATAATTTTTAATTGCTTCATTCTTAGTTTTCCAACAATAAGCGAATAGATCTTGTAGATCTTTCACCTTTTCACGTATCTTATAATCTCTTATGATTTTATTCCACATAAATACTGATCGTTTTTTCTTTAAGATATCTTCCATTTTCTTTCTGCCAATATAATCATTATCAAATAGATAACGCATATTAGGCATTTCATTAAACATATCAAATGGTTTATCGATTCCTGAAAGTGCTATTGCATTTTTACAAAGAAATGCATCCATTGGACCTTCAAATACAGTTACCATTTGAGTAAAGTCGGTTAACATTATATTGAAGAAAAGTGATAAAGTATTTAAACGCATTACCGTTTCACCACTTCCTTCTAGAAGTTTTTCTCGAACGATGAGATGCATTTTTTCCATATTATAACTTACATATTTTGCTTCATCGGTTCTTTTACCGAAATTACGAATTTGCCAACCTAATACACTTTGTTTATCTGGTGTTAGATTGAATATGTAGAGTTGATCTCGTTTAGGATCGTATGCAAAGAATTCCATTTTGTAATGCATGAATCGAGCTTTTAAATATGCTTCAATTCTTAAATTCTTATTTGGATCAATTAGATTTAGCTTGGTTTTTACTTCAATTAAAGGTATTGCACCTTTTCGAAGTTCGCCAAATATACCTACTTGAAGATAATCTTTAGTTGGTACTACAATCGTATTTGCTTGAATAAAATCTAGTACATAAATAAGTTCATCTTTCTTATTGAAAGATTTTCCATGATCTTTTAAAAAATCAACTACCGTAGTATGTGGTTTAGGACATCCACCATTGTAGCAATGAAATTTTAAATTTTTCCAATAAATATTTCCACGTTTCTTGTGAGCACCATGTGAATCGCCACAATAAGGGCATGCAAAATTTATACGATCTCGATATATTTTTGGTTGTGCCTTTTCTCCTGAAAATTGTTCATGGAGAATTGAATCTATCAACGATGTAATATGATTCCTCGAAGATTCTTTTAATTCCATATTTATTATAAGAAAAAAGGGGTCCATATAGAACCCCTTTATGAATTTGTGTTAATAAGATTTGATTACTTGATATCAAATTCTTTCAACCAATCCTCGATGTTTTCATCGGTACCTGGATTAGATGGAGTAGGAATTGATTCTTCTTTTTTAGGAGCAGATTCAGTTCGTTGAGGAGCTGAAGCAGTTTTAGCAGGAGAAGTGACTGCATTATAAGCAGCACCGGGATTTCCTGTAATTTCACTCAATACGTTGTTAACCTTATTTCTTAATTCTTCATCCCATTGTTTGAAGTCATAGATTTCAATATCAGCAGCACCTTCGTAAAGGTCCATAATCATTTTACGTGATTCTGAATTGTTATCCATTTTAACTGCATTTACCGTGATAGGAGTTTTAGCTTGAGCGAATTTACATTCGTCATAATTCCAATAACCACCTTTCATTGTAACTTTTAATGAGAAGTCTTTTCCTTCGAAGAAGTCGAAAACGTTAGTTGGTTCGGTTCCCATTTCCAAATCAGTAACATCTGGTTGAATTTGCGAATCGATTAATTTCTTAACGGCACGAGGGTAACGAAGGATTTGTACGGTGTTTTCGTATTCAGGACGTTGTGGATCTTTCATGATATAAACAAGAGAGTAGTAGTACTCTTTACGTTTAATCTTTTCAGCTTGTTTTTTATCGAAAGCGGATTCCGATTTGTATAGCTTCCAGAAAGTGTCTTGAATAATTGATTTGTCACCAATTGATGAAGGACAATCTACGTAAAATCCATTTCCACCTGCGTCTTCCAACCAGTATGAGAATTTTTTAACGAAAGATTTCTTTGGGTTTTTAACGTTCGGTATGAAACGAACGATTGCTCTGTAGATAGAGTCCTTAGATAATTTAGGATCTGTTTTGTAAAGATCCTGACCAGATTTTGGTTTTTCTTCTGTTTTGAAATCTTCCAAAGACAGATTAAAGATGTCGAATTTGTTTTCCATGTTTACTTACTTTTTTATTTACGTTGTTTATTTAATATGAACTTACTTAAATCTTAGATTCACTTACTTACTCCGGATTAAATTAGTTTCACCTAATCTAAGCTTGTTCTACTTACTTGGTTATAACATTTTTTAGATGTTATAATTATTATATGTATCTCACTTCAAATGAGATTTCGGTTTCAAAAAATTATGCAGGACCAGTTAAACCGGTTCCTATTGATGTAACGGTTGTGATATCGTCATTTAACAAAAGTAACATCGTTTGCTCTAAAGGCAAATCAATTGGTTGAGCATTTGTCATTTGTTGAAGTAATTGCTCATCTGATCGTTGACGCATTATTCGGTTTCTGTTATATAGCCAGGCATTATTCATTATGTAGTTCTATTTTTATCAATCCATTCTCTAAATATCTTGGCAGCAGCTTTCATATCAGGTGTGCTAAATTTATGGGTTTTAGCTCGATTCTCCATAGTCGTAGCAATTGCCATTGCGTGACTATGATCGGTTTTATTTAATTTATTAATGATGGTGATTGTTTTGTTTGCCGCTTCTGCATCTTTATAACCGGTTCCTTTTACTGCATCATCTTTACCCGGAGAAAATAGAGTTTTACTTTCAGCTTCTTCAACACCTTCACTTTTCTTATTTTTATCAATCCATTCACGAAATATCTTCATGGCATCTCGCATTCCATCTGATTGATGAGGATGTTTTTTAGCTCGAGATTCCATAGTAGTTGCAATTGACATAGCCCAAACGTTTTCACCTTTGTCCATAAGTTTATCTAACTCTTTTACCGTAAATTCTGCCTTTTCTTTGTTGGCATATCCAGTTCCTTTAATTGCGTCTCTTCCTCCTTTAGAATAAAGACCAATATCGGGTGGATCTGATTTGTAATGTCCTCTTTTTACAGTATGACCTACTCTAGGTTTCTTCTCTTCTTCATTTAAGAAATCGTCGAAGCTTTGTATATGTTTCATAATATATTTATCTTATATGTTTTTTATCTTAAATCAAATACTATAATTTCAGATTCTTCTTTTGGAGAGATATTTATTGATTCTTCTTCAATATAACTTAAACCATCTCCTTCAATAATATCTAAACCATTTACGTTAATTGAACCATTTACCACATATAAATAATATTTTCGGTTGCTTTTAATTTCAAATTTAAAATCTTCAGTAAATATACCTGCTAATAATTTAGCATCTTGTTTGATTGGCAATTTTTCTGTTATATCACAAAATTTATTTAATTTATCTTCTCTAGTGAATTGATGCCATTCGTGATAAGATTCCGTATTAAGTTCGTTTGGTCTTATCCAAAGTTGTAAATATCTATTTGGTTTATCTGAAGCATTCCCTTCAGTATGTTTTATACCTAAACCGGTACTCATTCTTTGAACGGAACCTGATGGTATATCTAAAGATTTACCGTGACTATCGGTGTGTCTACAAGTACCTTCAACAACATAACCAAATATTTCCATATTCTTATGTTCATGTAAAGGAACATGACCACCTGGCTGAACTCTATCATCATTGATAGTTTGGAGATCACTAAAATTCATATAATTAGGATCATAATAATTTGGAAAACTAAATGTTCTATATGAATTAATCCAATCAGCTTTTACGTTTCCTCTAGTGGTATATGGTCTATGTATTATCATAAATTATATAGTAACCTCGGTTTGTTCATTTGATGTCCATTCGGAAGCGGATAAAATTGGAATTATTTCTTCGTATGTATATGGACCATGTTTAGTTGTTAAATTATTAACACATTCTGGGATTTCACCTTCCCACTTCACAAAAGTTTTTGTTCCATCTATGCTTTTTCTTGAAGTATCAATTGAAGATTCTAACACTTCTTCAAAATTGATTTGGGATAATTCCGATACATTAAAAATCATAAATTTTCGGTTTTTATACTCTTGCATAAGTTTTATTTTATATTTAATCGTTTAACAATAGGTTTGTACATTACAGCCGCCTATTGTTTGCGTAATTGAAGTAATTATTCCAGAACTATTAGTTACTATTCCGTCAGCGGAATAGTCAGGATCATCTGGCCAGACATTTTGAGAAAATGTTTGGCTAGCATATAGTGTAGTTAAATTAGAATCCGCATAAACAGTTTTACCAACAGTAAGTCCAGCAGATGCAACCCAAATTACCGCAGAAGCAGCATTACAACCGTTATACACGGTATAACCGATAGTTGCATTGGCAAACCTATCCTTAGTTGCATTGTAATTTTGGAGAACTTCTGCGTTAGATAGAGCTCTATCATAAACGGATACGGAGGCTATGCCTCCAGTAACATATCGTTCAGTAACATAATCTTTACCTATTGCTAAACTTGTTATTGATGTTGATGCGTGATTAACCACGTTAGTAGCAGTAGCTCCATTCAAAAATGCGGTTGCTAATGTTGGTGTTACGGTTAATGATAAAAAATGCCATCCATAATAATCTAATACTAATCCAGAATTCCAACTCCATGTATTTGTTACACCATTCCAACTATACCCTAATGATTTATTATTATTGTTATTTAATAGTAATCCAGTTGCATCTGCCGGAGAAGTTCTATTTGCTACTACTCCTGCAAAACCATATGTTCCATTTTGATTAGCACCATCTCCACGAAACCAAACCTGTATTGTCATGGATGTAAAAGTTTTTACTAGAGAGGTTGAACAATAATCATTTACTCCATCAAATATAAAATTTCCCTCATTCGTACTACTAAATGTTGGTCCGTTAACTAAAGTTGCAATATTACCAGATGCAGATAAATCAATCCAAGTAGTTCCAGTACGAGGATAACTTGCAGTTAAGCCTGCATCTAAATACAGAACTAATCCTGAATCAATTATTGGTATCCAATTTGTCCAGTATCCGTTTGTATTTAACCAGGTTTTTGCAGCAATTGCGGATGCAAAAGATGTAGCACCAATTTGATTAGCCAAATTTATAAATGATTGATCAGTCTTAGCAATCGATCTTTTATATCCAATGTCATTTACCGAAATAGATATAGTATTGCCTCCGGCAGTTCTCGGAGGAGTTGCAGTATATGCAATAATATATCCAAGATCTTCATCAGGACCACCTCTCCAGGTTAATCCGGTTGCAAAGAATCCTGAAGTAGGTCTTCCTATTGCAATAGATCCCATCTTTTGAGTACCGGAAACGGTAGCACCAACATTATATGCGAAAGTTCTAGTGGTTGCCATTTAATTAGAAATTGTTAGTTGTTGAATTATAGAAAACTAATCCGGTTACGTTTGTTGTTTTAGTAATAGTTGGAGTTGAGTAATTAAATGTCATTACATCTCCTCCACCTTGTTCGCCAAATTGTATTCGGATTGGATAATAAACTCCAGCGGTTAAAGCTATAGAACCAGATCTTTCAGTGGGTCCATGAGCACCTCCATTATTAACCGTTGCATTTCCGGTAGTAAATCCGGTTTGTGCATTACTTCCAACCCAAACATACGATGCATCATCGGATGACGTGAAAAATGTGTAGGTTTCGGTGGTTGTTGGTTTGAAATATCCCAACCATTGACAACTGAAATTAGTTCCATCATCAGTAGCCGGTTCAAATATAGAGGTTGTTTGTACAGATGTTGCCGGATTATTTCCTACTGAAGCAGGAGTTGCCGTTGCAAAGAAACTAACATTGTCAGCAAAATATCCACTATATGTTGTCTTATATAATCCAGCAACATAAGGTAAATATGAAGTCCAGTATCCATTAGCAGTTAACCAATTCGTTGCATTAGTGACCGTTGTGAATGTGGTGGATCCTATAGAATTTGCTAATGTAAGAAATGCATTATTACTAGTTGGACCAACAAGAACTTCAGTACCCCAAAATTGCACGGAGGCAAAAGGGCGATTTGGATCTGATGTTGGTTGAGTAGCACCTGGAAGAGCAGCAGCAATCACATAACCTTTACCTTCACTAGGTCCACCCCACCAAGTTAATCCAGTAGATTCATAGGAAACTGACGGATATCCAACACATAGATATCCATAATTGGTTGCTCCGGCTACACTCACGAGAGTCGGGTTATATGCGAATGCTCTACTATTTGCCATTAGAAGCTAAATTTAATTTTATTCAGTTTATATATCAATACTGAATCTGCCCCTATCTAATTGTCATATAACCTTTATCTAAGGTGATCGAGGAAATAATATAGTTCTTCAGGCAGTACTAGTATTTACTAGTTAGGTTAATCTCCTTCATTCTCCTTCATTCTCATTAATATCTAAAAGATAATTAACATACTTCTCTTCCTCACCGAATTTTGGTGATTCGTACCAAGGCCAATTAGAATCAACGAATGCCCAATCTTCTACGCCTAATTGACGGAATCTGTTTCTGATATCCCAGTTATAGAAAACTGAAATAGATCTTACTCTTCTTTGAATATCGGCTCTTGCATTACCATCATCTTGAGAATTTCCTCCATGATAATATTGGAAGTAGAGAGGTTTTGGAATGTGAACCATTCGAGTTTGTAGGAATGTTCTAACGATTAACTCATAATCATCAGCTATGGATAATCTTCTATTATGAGATCCAACTGAAAGATAAACATCTCTTCGCCAAGCACGAAAGTGATTTGGAACAGCCACAATGTGGCGAATAGTAAGAGGATTAATATTAGGTTGATCTACGGATTTGTAATCTCTTCCATTATGATGATAATCATAATATTTACCATAACCTAAAGCCCATGTTCCATCAGGTCCATAAGTTAAAGATTCGTGTTTTTCGTTAATCTCTATACAATCTGAATAATAGAAACCGGCATCTGGATATCGATTATAAGCCTTAATAATATATTCATTTGCTTCTGGATGTAGCTCATCATCATGATCCATTTCCATAAGAATTTCTCCTCGAGAAAGCATGAATGCACGATATTTGGCTTCACCAATAATTCCACCACTAATTGGAAGTATTCGATAGACAGTTACTCTCGAATCATCTTTCTCGATTTCTTTTGCAAGATTAGAGGTATATTCATCTGTCGAATCGTCAACAATAACCCATTCCCAATTCGTGTAAGTTTGTTCTTTGATTGATTTATAAGTTCTTCTTAGCTTATCTCCAGTATTGTATATTGGAGTAATAATACTTAAAAGCGGTTGAGTGGTTTGTCTATTTAGAATATAGGCAGTTGCACATTGATAGGCATCTTCTCCTATTTCTGGTGAGTACTCTTCGAAATGCAACCACCTTTGTTTAAAGTCAAATGATGAATTAGCTAGCTCAGGATAATCTTTCCATTCACCGCCAATCGATAAAATACAATCTGGATTAAATTCAGAAACGACCGATTCATCATATTTCTCTATTCTTTTAACTGTAAGTTCTTCACATTCAAAATAAGGTGGATTGTTGGATATTAACTCAACATCTTTATCGTGTATTAATAGAATTCTTGGAAGTTTTCTATTGAGCTTCTTCTTCTGAAAATAATTGTAATTAGTAAGGGTTTCATTAATGAAATGAAATATCTCGGGTTTTTCTGCCTTGATGGCATTGATGAAATATCCATCTCCACTATAATGAGCATGAAAACGATGTGGATTCATTGTTCCTTTATGAATAAGTAGTTGGCCAACATCTACTCCTTGCCATCTCATATTATCGAGAGTGGCTTCTCTGATATGTAATTTCGTAAAGTCTTTTCCTTCGACTAATTGATTGAATGCCCAGATTCCGGGAAGGTTAACTCTTTCTTGTACGATTTTGAAAAATTCAGGATGTATTGCATTATCATCGTCAAGAATGTATATCCATTCATCATCGGGTAAAGTATCAATTAGATTATTGATTAGGCTATATCCAAAAGTGTTTGGTTCACCTTTTTCCATAATGATCGAGGTAGTTTTACTCTCAATAAACCTAAGAAGTTCTGAGGATATTGAGAAATTACCTAATATGTCAATGATAACATGCCAATTTATCTGGATGTTATCTACTCGAGAATCTTCTATAGATTTCCAAACCTCTTTAAGGTATTCAGGTCGAGTGAGCCTAGTTATAATATTAACTTTCATGAAATTACAGTCTTTAACTACTTATATGATGGATTGTGTACTCGGGTTTAATCGAGAAAGAGCTACGGCATCAACAATATCGTCAATCGGTTTAGGGATAGCGTATTCTCCTTCTTGAATAAATTCAAGTTCGGTGATTTTATCTCGAAGAGGAGAAGAATCCATCATGAAACGATTAACCATCATACATTTTGAAGCATTGCCATTTCCTGTATATAGCTTCTTAATAGATTTTGGAGGGATAACCCAAATCTTCTCTCCTACAATTTGTAGCAGTTTTACTTTTAAAAATGTATTGTATGATATTAGATCGATGAAAGAATTTCCTTTAGATCCAAATGAGAAACCTTCTATATTGATAAATTCTGCTTCTTCTAAATAAGGTCTAATGTGAGATATTATTTGATCGGATAATTCGTTAGCATTACGAATCTTAATTCTTTGATCTTCTAAACTATCTTTAGTATTAGGTTCTTTATTATAGCTAACAACCGTGACAATTTCTCGTATTGCATCATGTGTTCTGAATGCGGCTTTACCTGATTGAAAATTTGGAACGAATGAAAATAGAGTGAGGTTACCTCCTTCGTTTATAGATACGGCTGTACTGTTAATTGAGAAATCAATTCCTATTATCATACACGTTTTCCTAATGCAGCACCTAATGCAGCTCCAACAAGTCTACTTGTTAGTAAATCGTAAATTACGCCTCTCTCAATACCTAGTACATTTGCAATAATTTTACCGATCGAAGATCCTAGAGCAAAACCGGTAAGACCTCCTAGGATAGATCCTAGAAAACCTTCATTTGTAAGCTCTTCATTAAATTCTTTTATATTCTTGTTTTTATCAAGATATTGACTACAAAATTCTTTGATAGCTTTATCGATTTTAGCTTCTTCAGCTTCAGTTAATTCAGACTTAAGATTTTCATTAAGTGCTTTGATTTCTTCTTCAGAGAAAGTATTACTTTCAATAAGATATTCTTTGAATGTTTTCATTATTTAATAGCTTTTGTAATTATTTCTTCTAATTTATATGGGTCTAATCTGAAAATTACTCCTGTGGCTTGATTGTCAATTGCGAACCAAAGAGCACTTGCAAATTGAGGCATTGCTGAATCTAGTTTATCTTTTATATTTTCTACCATGTCATTCTTAGAAAATTTATCTAAAGTCTTGCCATCCGGTATAAATTGTACGTATAGTCCTTTTGCATCGTTAAAAACTCGTACAAAAAAATTCATTTTTCCGATGGAAATCTTTCCTTCGTTAATAAATCCATCAAATGTTGGAATGATATTCATTAGTTTGTTGTTTTTATATTAATTTATATATTCAATCCTATTCCATACTTGGCCAAAATGGATCAATTAAAACTAATTGACCTCTTCGCATCATCCAATTCTGAGGACCAAAATCTACCTGATATCGATATTTGTCAATTGATCCATTAAGGAATGCAATTATATCGTTTAAAGATTTTTTATCTGAATCTTTTGAATATTTAATTATAATAGATTTTAAACCTTCAAAAAAGTTGGTATCCTCTTTATTATTACCGAAACGATATCCCTTTAATTGAGTTTCTAAATACATGTTTAATTCATTGGTAAAATCTCCACTTGGTTTTTCTAGATTTTCCATGAATACTGCAAATATCCATCTTTCTTCATTGGCCCAAACCTTTAGAATTTTTTCTATTTTAGGAGTATATGAATTCGTTTTATTAGATAAACAAAATGCTAAATATCTAGTCATTCCTGGATCATTGATAGGAGCATATATCTTGATAACTCCACCTTGGTATTCGAGTATTTCAGCAGATGAACCGCCGGCAATCCTTTTTGCGCCTATATTTATGAAATGATTAACATAATCATCCATATTTTCAATTTGAATATTCTCTTCATTTCCTATTCTATCAATCACCGATGCAATAGATGCCTCATTTAGAAATTCATGATATTTGTAAAATTTCATTTTATTGAGTTTCAAATTCTAATTTTATCTCATTAAATGCAAATGTAGCTTCGAAGGTTCTAAATTCAGGAGTTAATTCTGAATAAGAAAGTGTGAATTGATTCATTCCGGTAAACAAACAATCTTTGAATATTGATGAGTACATCTTATTTCCTTCAGCATCAAATATACCAATAGGAACATCAAATGTATATGGATTACGATTATCAAAGCTATAATAATGAAAGAATGTTTCTAATAATATCCAATAATTAACATTTCCGTCTAACAGCTGAAATGTGACGGTGAAGTTTCTATCAATTAACATCTCTGGTGATAGAGCTTGACGAAATCTTCTTGTAGTACCTTTAGCTTCTGCATAATAACCAGGCTTAACCTGTTCAATTGGTTGAAAATTAAAATTAGGAATAGTTATTGATTGAATAGAATAATTCACAATATCGGCCACATCCGTTACTGGAGTTGGCATCCTAAAGAGGTATGGTGCGTATCGATCTTTTATTTCTTGAGGTACGAATATTCTAGGTAACTCAACTTTAAAAAGATCATTTCTATTTTGAAGTATCATTTATTGTTGATTTGTTCCTTTAGATGAAGTTCCTTTAACATTAGTTCCTTTAACATTAGTTCCTTTAATTGCAGTTTGGAAAGGTGCAGGAACTGAAATTGTTACCGATGGAGCGGCAATTACATTCGGAGAAACCGTTACCACTCTAGGAGCTGATACTGGAGTAACTGCAAAACTAGGAACAGGACTAGATATAACTGAAGAAGAAGGAGGTAATACTGCTACTTCATTTCTAGTTATTGCAGTAGGAGAGCTTATCAAATTGGTATTCGCAGAAATACTACTAGAAGTTCCAAAGTTTCTAACTTCTATAGGAGTAAAAGTCTGAATCGGTTGTTGAACTGGAACTGCTCGTAAAGCAGAGATTGTTGCATTAAGAGTACTTATTAAAGCTAGCAAACGATTATTCTCGTTAGTCAATGTAGTCTTTTCATTACTTATATTTTGTATAAATGTAGTTTGTTGTCCTACTACGGATTGAATTGTAGATAATTGTTTTGATAATGAAGCAATTGTTGCATTGAATTCAGCGTCTTCTATATTATCTGCTGCTACTAATGCAGCGTTATTTGTTAAAGCCTGAGATAAATCTGAATTAGATTTAGTTAATTGAGAATTAAGAGATGAAATTTGATTATCTTTGTTAACAACGGTAGAATTTCTTTCAACGATAATCGTTTCTTGTCTACTGATTTGACCATTTTTTTCGTTAATGGTTATTAGAAGATCTTCAATTTTATCAATTTCTTTTAATTTAGCATATTCGCTAGATGAATAGAATTTACCAGTATAGAGTTGTTGTTTTTCTCCTCTAGAGGATGCAGCATTAGCTGCTGCTGTATTGGTTATTTCCATAGAAGTTACTCCGGTTAAACCGGCAGTAGTTCCCTTTTCATTTCGTATGTAAAGATTAAATTCTCGATTTTTTAAACCTAGAATATTAGTTGATTGAGTTTCATTTAAACGAAATACAACTTGACCTCTTGCTTTATCGGCTGCCGTTGTTGGAAATTCATCAAATGTAATAGATTCATCAGTATTAGATCCAAATTCTAAAATAACATCACCTAGACCAGAAAGATCTAGAATTGTATTAGCATTATTTTTAGTCTGATATAAAGTAAAACGTACATACGAGGTTCCTTTAGATACCATTATTCTTCCTAAACTTTGAGGATATATTCTCAGATTAGTTCCGTTTTGTAACACATTTTGAATAGTTCCTTGAGTGGCAGTTCCACCAGTAGTAATATTATCCCATGCGATAGAAATAGCGTTATTGTCGGTGAACGATGTCAAATATCTTACATTGCTAATGACTGGATCTAAAGCCCTTTGTAAATTTATTTCTTTAGATACTAATTGATTGTATACTTTAAGTTGAATAGGATTTGAACCTAAATTAATAGCCTTAAGAACTCTTCCATATTTATTAACCTTACTAGAAATCATAGATGAGGCTTTCCAAATTTGTGAATTATCTGATCTATTATATAGTCGAAGTACATAATCTATTTTAAAAGATATTGCATTCGTGTTCTTAATTACTGGACGAAATGTATTGGGTAAATCATAATTGTCAACTTGTGAAAGTTGAACATCGGCAGTTTGTACCCACGCATAAGTTGCACTAGTTTGATCGTAAACATATTCAGAAACGACTAAATCGTGAAGTAACATGTAATCATAACCAGATGCATTAATATCTAGAATAAAATTCTCGATAATATCACCATTGAATTTTCCATAAAATTCTATATAATCACCATCATTAGATTCTGCAATATAAGCACTAATAGATTCGAATTGATCTTTAGTAGGTATTTCTGCTTGAACTCCTTCGTAAAAAGTTAGATAATTTTGTCCATCAACAAAAGTTGGATTATTCAAAAATCTAAAATCTATTTGTATATTTTGAGAAGGTTCAAAACCGGATCCATCCGTAATTTTTTCAGCAACTGAATCTCCATTAAGTGTAGTATACCAATAATCATATACTAGATTGTAAAGAGAAAGAACTCTTACTTCTACATATGAATCATAAACTCTACCACCAAATAAGAATGATGATGGATTAAGAGTTTCCCATGCATCTGATTTAGAATAAAGTATATTGGCTAAAATTAGATTAGTTCCATTTCTCTTCTTGGCTTTTATTGATGCCGCAAAAGCTTCATTACCTTGAAAATTAAATCCTTGTACAAGATGAAATTTGACAGTATCATATACCGGAGATTTTCCTGTGTTGAAACTGATAGGTAAACTAGCAGACGAAGTAAGATCTGTATCGAAATCATTATAGAATACAATACGATCAATATCTAATTCTGCAACTTTAGATCTTGAGATTTGAGCATATGAATGATTTCGGATATTAGCCGTTCCTACTGGAAGACCATCCTGAATTATTCCACAAGCATCATCATTAAGAATTTGATATTCTCCGGTATGTAGATTTTGAGTCTTCCATAACGGTGCAGTTGTAGTAGGGATACGGAATTCGTTCCCTGGTACATTTATTTGAGCCTGATCCGCATAGATGTATTCCATCAATACCGCATCATTAAGTAAAATAAATTTTGAAGATGTAGCCATTTACGTTTATTATTTAGAAGGGCTTAAAGAGCCTTTTAATCTTCTTATTCAAGTTATATGTAATTCCCAATCCAAAAGATACATTAGGTCCAATAGTTTTATTCATGGGATCAACACCAACACCAACACCTACATAAGGTCCAAATACCCAAGAAGATTCATCAGATTGAATCATGTTCTTGTCAAGAATAGATCCTTGTATATCAGAAATTGTCATTCCAGGATAATTAGATTTTACAAATATTTGATAAGATCCATCAAGTTTAACCAAACCTGTGGTCACCGAGATACCGATTTCATCTTGTGTTATAGTGGTTCCTTTATCTAGAACATTCGCTGAATCGTATTGAATCTTAGATATCCCTGCCAACTTTCTGTAATTACCTTTCGAAAAGATGGAATCATATTTCCAACCAATATCTACAATTCCATCGGCATATTTAGTGATGGTATTTGTCAGATAAATTGGATCCGATTTGATTCCGGCATTGGCGGTAGTAATCATCTTAACGTCACCCTTTAGATTTTTAACTTCTCTATAAAGTTCCGCATTAAGTTCTTTAAGTTTCTTACCGTCTGCAATGAAGGTGTTCTTTAGAAAAACTTGTTCGCCTAGCTTATTAGTTGTTTCTCTAACTGAGTCGTTAAGTGCTTTTTCATTTTGTCCGGCTACCATCAATTCATCTTTAAGACCATCCGTAACTGAACATTGTCTAAGAAATAGAAGCAGCACAATCACAAATCCAATCATTAAGATTTGATTAAGCTTCAATTTTTTATAGTCAAATTTCATAATTTTTTAATTTTTTATTACGAGAATCTCATTGGACCAGTCCATCCAGCACTAGTGTACATATATAAACCTTCTCCAGTAGGACCAGGAGCACCGGGAGTTCCAGTTACTTGATAAACCATAAGACCTTGGGCGACGGATCCCATTGCAACTCTTTGTGTCTGGCTCATTCTCGGTGGTGCAAAACCTTTAGTTGTTGAGTTAACTGATAGAGCAGCAGTTTCAGGATAACCTAAACCATGTCCTGATACAGTAGCTCCGGTTATTGGATCTCCAACTACAACTACATTAGCAACTAAACCACCGGTATAATACGGGTCTTTTGTGTACCATGATTGAGAATATGCAGATCCTCCAATAATAACTTTTCCTCCAATTAAGGCAGCCGCATGATTAAACATACTTGAGTTAACTATACGAATATCTTGTAATTGACCATTTGCTCCATCCGTTGTTTTATTAGATCCTTCAATAATTATAGGTCCTTGGAATGCTCCAGCAAATATTGATGGAATTCCTCCATTTCCAACTTGTGATTGGTAATATTTATATCCACCTAATGCTCTAGCAGTAAATGTAGAATCACCAATCGCTAAAAATGATTCAGATCCAATTCCTCCGGTTCCTCCATAATATCCATAACCATCAAATGATGCAGAAGCTCCTGGATTATTTGCGGTTACCCCTTGGTATATAGAACCTTGAAGTCTAATACCATTTGTTGGTGGTTGATAATCTCTATGCCATGCAATCTCTCCTACAGTTATTGATCCACCAATGGCAAGTTTAGATCTAATATATTGACCGGTTCCTCCTAAAAGATTAGACGAAGTAGTTGGAAAACTTAAACCTACTATTAAAGATCCACCATTTGCACTTCCTCCAGGATTAACCCAAATGTTAGGAGACATATTTGTTGCTCCTCTAGCAAATGTTCTTAGAACAATATCATCCCATGAATAAATTACAGTAGCTCCCATTGGACCTGATAAAGATGTAATATTATAAGCTGGAGTAAGTCCATGAATAAGACCACCACCTCGAGCATCAATAACATCAGTCATTGATAAAACTCTTAAACCAGATAAATTTGCAGGAAGAGTTAAACTGGATATACCAGCACCTGATCCATTAATTGTATTTAGATTTCCACTATCTTGAATGATGTGAAAGGGAACCTTAGGCGTATAATTTTCTGAATTCCAAGCGCCTTTTAAAAATCCGGCAGATCCAGTAGCTCCTGGAGTAGCACCAATAATACCTAAACGACTCGAAGCAAATTGAGTTCTAGGAATTCCATTCGCATCAGTTGAAGCAATAATTTTTGCAACTGCATTTGATGTGTTATCGGCATGTAATGATATATGAGAATCGTAATTATTTGATGCACTAATTCCACCGGTATTTCCTCTTGATATAATTAATCCAGCAACAATATTACCAGCTAAACCGGCAGTAGTACCAATAATGGTATTTCCCAATCGATGTTGATAAGATCCTATCGAATAAGTTCCATCAATTCCTTGAAGTACCACAGCACCTTGTTTACCAACTCCGGTTGAAAGAGGATTTAATCCAACGGATTTTGAAAATATATGATGAAAACCTAATGGAGTAGATCCGGTTGAATCGTTTCCGGTTAACCAAGATTTTTCACTTAGATAATCGTTAAATTTTAAGAATTGAGATTCTATATAAAGGTTAGCCGGTGTTTCTAGAGGAGTGGTTCCACCAATCTTAATTGCCATAGGCATTTTAGGTGAGTGAATAACCGCTCTTTGTATAAGAGTTCCGTTATACCAAGGATCCGTTGTTGTAGTTTCAAATCCATAATATGTAAAATCTAGAGCAGATACCGGTTCATTAAGATCTCCTGAAGTAGGAAGTGTTCCAGCAGTACCAGAAGTTAAACCTACTGCACCAAATGCAATTCCACTAACACTATCTCCATCAATATATCTTTGAATTACTGTTAATGTAGGTAGCTGTTTTTGTAAATTAGATCCAGTCGGGAAGTAACCAAAATCCGAAAGTTGGTCAATTGCCCAACCAGTAGATCCCATAAATACAATATTCTTCTCGGCACCAACATACGAAATAATATCTCGATTTGAACTAACCGTCGTAGTTGCACCATATGCAGTAGCAGCAATCCATGAGTTAACACCAATGTCGGTAGCTCCTCTAAAATATTGCCATTCGAATGATCCACCAGTAACTCCTTGAGGACCACTAGGACCAACAAGATTAATTCCGGTATTGTACCATCCGGTTGAACCTCCAGTAAAAGAGTATATGTAGACAGTTCCTCCACTACTTACAAATCCATCACCTAATTCTAATGGATTACCATAGGCATCACCAGTAACTCCTCCATAAGTAGTTCCAGCAAACCAATAATTTCCTCGATCTCCTACTGGACCTTGTCCACCAGCAGGACCAGTAACACCAGTATCTCCTTGAGGGCCACCGCCACCAAGAATTACTTGATCGAAGTTAAAATTTATTTTTTCAACGGCATTTATTAGCGAATCCGCTGGAAAAAGTTCTTTTATTGAAATGTTAGCCATTTACTTATTTTTTATTTAATGTGACTGTGCAAGAAATAGACACTTGCTTGTCTGTTGGTAGTTTATATATCAAGCTAAAATTCAATGGGTTATTTCCCAAAGGAACGGTTTGGAAATTAGTCGAAACCACATAACCATTATCTTTCTTTTGAGCATCTGTATAATCTAATCGAATCAAAGGTTCAACAATATTTGGTTGATAAGTCTTTTCCCAGAATGTTATGTTCGATACCTCATACCGATCAAAGATATTTTCTTCGATGTATTTAGTGATATCGTCGTCTATTGTTCGCTGATCAAATGAATAATCAGGATCCATATATTTAGTAAATTCAGCACCAAATCCTTCGGAGATTAACCATTTACTTAATGCTGATGTAACATAAACATCTAAGGTTAACTCTTTTTGTATGGCAGTAGTATTAGTTATTTCAAATACAATATCTTGAGTTATTGTTTTGATTTTAGCCCTAGTAGATCTTCGACCAAAATCGTTTCTATCAATAGCTCCTCCATCAAATTTTTCAATAATTGGAGAATCCGGAATAGCAATAACCTTAGATCCAAAAAAAGCTTTTTCTTCTTTAGGTTCTCTTGTACCTATAACCGCTTGAGATATATTACGTCGTATATATTTCCAATAATAATACGGATCCCAATTAGAACGAAATACAAAGAAGTCTTTATGGTCAATAGAAATCTCTCCTATTGCTGGATATATTGAACGAGTTGAGCCAGTTATATTTTGTCCACCAACTATATTTGGATTTTCAACATTAACTTTATAAACATAAAGATTCGGGATAATTCCTAACGATTCATCTTTCCAATAGTAATATGGCGAAGCCGTACTTCCACTTCCTCCACGTTGAACATCCCATATATTAATATTAAGATATTGAAGACCTTCTTCTTTAAGATCCGTTTCATCTACAAATTTAATAACATCATACCATCTGGGAACATATTCTCCACGATATCTGTTCATTCTAGATAATTCTACTCTTGGTGCACCTATTAATTCGAATCCAATATCAACTGATGATTGTAGACCAGAAGGTTTATCTTGAGATGTAGCAATGTCTAAATAACTGGCTTTAACAAGATCATCCGGTGGTAATACTGAAAGCATAAATGTATTAAATTCTACAGTACCATCATCGTTTACTTGAATATATTGAACATGTGGATCTCCACTATTAAATGCATCGGCAATAGAAGCAAAGCTAATACCGGTTAAGATATTAGAATATGCGTTATATCCACCGAATTCATAATATATCCGAGATCCAATTCCTGGTTGAAATGGTTTTGTATAATCTGCTCTCACTGAACCCGGCCAAGCATTTCGAATATTCACATATGAATTATAACCATTAGGCGTTAAAGTTGGATTGAGTGGAAGACCTTCAATCGTTGTACATTTAAATGATCTAGTAGAAATATCAAATATTCCTCCAAATTTATATATGTATGTAGTTACACCTACCGTATTAGCTAGGTATACGGAATTGAATCCACCTTCTTGATTAAGAGTTAAATCATTTCTAAAATCCGGTTGTTCTCCATTAATATCCGTTCCGCTATAAATTTCAAAATATTCTCCAGTATCTACCCAACCATTAATAGATCCTTTAATTACAATATCGGCATATTGAAAAGCACCACCATATCCAACATAGCTATATTTGTCGTTTGCCGAGTATAAGTAAGCACGATCAATCCAACGATCTCCAACATAATTTGTTAAAAGCGGATCATTCATATCAGCTTCGATTAAAACCGTTAAAGTTTTCCATTTATCATTTTTGATAGCTTTGATTGCAGTAGATTCTCCATAAGTTAATATTGCTGAGAATTTATAATCATCATATATTGCGCTAGGAACTGTTTTAATTTCCTCAACATTATAATCAATATTAGATGTACCACTTCGGTCTTTAATTGCAACCTTAGCTCCTCTAAATAAAGCTTCGGCAAAGGCAAAATCGTTTCCACCATTGAATATTGAATATCTAAAATCTCTAGGCACTGGATTTCCATCCACCGTTTCTCTAGTGAAATAATCAACGAAATAATCATCGACTATACTATATAAACCACCACCGGAAGATCCGGTTATTCCTGTATAAGAAGCATAATCACCAGTAGGTCCAGTAGGATTAATAATTGCTGAATCGAAATATGAAAATGAATTTCGCTTTTCATCGAATGTCATATACTTGGGATATTCTTGTAGATAATACCATTCATGAGTAAATAGCTTGGGATTTCTATTATATTCATCAAATGAAGGCGTAAAATTGAACATACCGAATGCTTGATCGACATTTAGACGATATCCATTTTCTCTAACGTCAGTTGATTCATTATCATAAACCCATTTGTTTATAAATGGAACTACTCTAGAATAAACTGAAAGTGTAGGATTGTCATTTTCTTTTAGACGATCATATTCATTTGTTATGTCATCTGCCGTATCATCATATTCATTGTATAAACCAATAAGTTTTTGGAATCCTCCAGTGATGGTAAAAGGAGATTCAGCACCAACGGCTTCGGTAACATTGTTTCTAGATTCCTCGGTAAGCGCCCACCATTGAACAAATGGATTTTCATCAGGAATATCTACTGGGAATATTTCTAGATCTTCTCCAAATGAAGGACTTGTATTAGTAGCTCCTGGTAAAGTGATACTTCCCCATGCCACATTGACTGAAGTTGTTCCGATAACTGAATTTAGAAGATTTCCTCCTTGAGTTAAGGTCCATAAAGATAATAATCCAAAATCATTTTCATGTGCCGATGTTGAGTATGCTGGACCAGAACCTAAATTAAGACTAGTAGGTATCGGTTTAATTATACCGTAATCTGTTATAGGTGAGAATCCAGTAATTCCTCTAGATATTACAATTGAAGTTGCTCCAGAAGTATTAGCGAATGTGGATTGTCCACTTACAACATAATAATCCGGATTTGCAGTGGATCCTAACCAAGGGAAATTCTTTACTCGATTAAATGAATAGAAGTATCCACCAGAAGTACCTCCAACACTGGCTCCAGTAGGTCCCATTGGTTGATATTGATTGGATAACGAAGTGGAACCTATAAATTTAGTTCCATAAATCCAGGGACCAGCACTAGCTCCTACAGATCCTATAAGGCCAGTTGAATAATTCGATAGTGCAACTACCGTATTACCAACAGTATGGAATTGCGCAGATTTAGTAGCAGATATCGAAACGAATTCGGATTCTCCATCATAATCTTCAAATATAGTACCGGATCCAGTTAAACCGGAAATATAATTAGTGTCAAAATTTCCATACCAAACCTGTCCAGTAGGAGCAATCGGAGCAATTTTATAAAGAGCTCCTAATCCAAAATCGGATCCGCTATAAACATCTCCATAAACGAATCCTTCAGGACCTTGGAATGGAGCATAAAGAGGATTAGCTCCATTTGTAGCTCCTTTAAAATTAGCTTCTACTTGATATGAAGTACTAACATTAATTGGTAAATTAGCATCATAGCTCCATACAACTCCTTGTCCGCCAATTCCTCCAGCGGATGATACTCCATGTAATCTATGAGGATTTGCCGAAGATCCAATCGAAATTCCTCCTAAAATACCACTTCCAAAAGTGGATGTTGTGGTAAACATCGAACCGTTGTTAGCTTGGAATTGTCCAGTATTATCTTTAGGAAACATAAAATTTGCCGGAAGAGCAGTTGAATAAAGGGCATCTAGATCAAGACTAAAAGGTCCTCCACTTGCGCAACCGAAAAGTCGATGAAAACCCGAGTTTGTTGGATCGTCAATCAAAGAACCTCTTGGTTGAACTGTAGCAGTTCCACCAAAATAATAAAGAACTTGAATTCCTCTATCTTCATCCCATGAGAAAATAGTTCCTCCAGTATTTAAGTTTCCAGTGCCACTAGCTTCTACTGCCTCAATTCCTCCTAGAGGAGCTACACCAAACCAAATAGGTTTATCTTCAAATGTAACCGTTTTAACCGCTATTTCATTATCATAAAGAGTACGATCTTCCCATCGCCATTGACTTAGACTAGCACTCCACTTCCATACATGATATATTGATCGAAAAGTAAAATTATTCGATTGAATAGCATCTATGGCATATCCAGTTTGAAGGTATAATTCACCATCAATTCCATCAAATTTAGGTAAACCATAACCATATCCGGCAGTTGGAGCACTTGCTGGAATCGTATCCCAATACATTTGTCGATAATCGAATGTTAGATTTGCCGGTCCAATTAAACCAGTATCTAAATTCGTCGCTTTGCCCCATATTGATGAATCGGTGTTTGTACCGGTTGGAATTGCAGCAACACATCCAGTTTGCTCAGGTATGTAAATTGAGTGTCCTGGCATATCAAATGAGGCATTATAGATAGGATCATCTCCCTGATTCCAAGTTGCAGTAAATATTCCTCCGAATTCTGGAAAGGTTGCAGATACTAAATTTAATGAATTACCGAATTGAGTAGCAAAATCATTTTGATTCCACATATTTCTTCCGATAACATATTTTCTAGTTGTATTATAATTACTTACTAAATAATTACTGAGCACCATGTCTTTTCCCAAATATACGGATGCGCTAGATCCAGCTCCTCCAACACTAAAGAAAGATAAGGCACCTACTGGTTTTCCGTCCATAACATTATAATGATCTGAATAAGATCCAGTAATACCAAACGCTGCTACAGTAGTAGCTCCAGTCGAAATATTTTGAAATACCCATTCAGCAGATGCACCTCCACCAGACATATCTTGAGCAGTAAGTAATGCACCTAATCCATTGTATGCGACGATATCTGGACCAACTTTAAATCTTCCGTCACCACAACTCCAAAGTGGCATATCTCCAGCAGTTCCACCTCCTGTATTACCCGGTATTCCGAATTGACAAAAATTAAAAGGATTGACTAAATTTGCCTGAAGTTTAAATCCAAAATTTGAGCCAATATACGCAGATTGATAAGATGTTGCTTGTGGATCTCCGCTTGCAAATTGACCAATTCCTCCTTGAATACCTTCAGCACCTAAATCTGCTCGGGTTATTGGAGCTATTGCGGTTGCACCTATCGTAGTCCATCTACCATAAGGTCTGTTATAGAAGAACAATTCATTCTGATTTTGATATGGAAAATATTCAGGATATTCGGCTGGTTCAGGATATGTTCTAGTTCCAGCAAAAACAACCTCATCTTCGTTGATAGCCGATAAAGTTCGCATTCCAAAATTTGGATAATCCATTAATTTTATAATTGCTAGTTGACTTGCACCGGTCGAAGTAACGCTAAATTTTCTAATAGTAGGATATTCTTCCGATGAAGATGACATAAAAATATCGTTTTCTGCCCAATCTAAATCGATATAATCAAAAGCGGGTAGAGATTGATAAATGTTCCAAGTATCTCCGCCATCTACCGTTGTGTATATTTCATGCAAATTAAGCAGAGCTCCGGTCATACCTTTTTCTCCAGTAGGACTTTTTGCGAATACCACTCTTAATGAAGGTGAATTTGCACCAACTGGAATAGGATATAAAGTTTGATTAGTGAAGGCATTTTTAGTGGTAACTAAAAGCGAAGTGGCTCCGGCATAAGAACCGGCAACATAACCATCTCCTAAAACTCCTTCACCTAATTCCCATTCAAATAGATTGTCTAATGAAGCATCTCCATCTTTATTGTAATCTGTATTGAAGAAGTCAAAATCAAAATCTCTAATAGGCATTAATGAAAGATAACCAACTGAATTTTTTATTAGCTTTCTTAAAGGTATCTTTCCTTCACTTCCTATTTCTAATGAATGAGTTTTCTCGGTTATCGATAGAACATAATATTTATCAAGTCCGGTAAATCCAACAATATTAGCTCCTTCATAAAGAGGAGAATCTAGATAATTCGAGTATTCATGAACTATTGTAGAATATCCTTTATCGGTTTTAACATAAGTTTTATCGGTTTGATCTAGGAAATTATCAACAAAATCTTTTTCAATTATAAATCTAGTACCTGGTTTCGTATTTCCTCCTACAAATTTATATTTATAAACAAATCCCATTTGAGATGCATTATAAGTGGCACCGGTTGATGTAAAAATTGGAGATGCTAAATATTGTTCTTGATTCCATTCAGATAAAGAGGAAGGACTGGAATAAGGTATATCTTCAGCATAAAGAACGTCAGCAAATATACTAAATTCTATATTGTTAAAAATTTCAGATGTATTTTTATAATAAACAACTACTGTCGATTTTTGCGAAACCGCTTCAAATAAAATTTCTTCACCGAAATTACTAGGATCTCTTGTAATTAATGATGTTATGTTATTAATAGCTAATGCTATTGAACTAGCAACTTGATCGGTTGTACCTAAAGTACTATATTCATTTCCATCATTAGTTCCGGCAGATAGACTGGAATTTCCTCTAATTGTATATTGATCTATTAAAGCTTTAAAGGTATTACCGGTTGTAATTTTAGTAGATGCCTTTGAATTAGTAGGATTGATATATTTAATTCTAATCTGATCCTTTCCTTTTGGTTTTTTTAGTACATCAAATGCAAAATTAGCACTTCCATTCAATCCATTTTGTTGAGTGGTAATATACTTAAAAGGCTCTTGGAATCCGCCAAATGCTGCCCAATTGACGGTAGTATCTTTTACTCTTAAGAATGAACTATCGGTATATGTATCTCCTTTAGCCGTTGTTCCTGGATTTTGATATTCGCTATCCCATTTATAATTATTGTCTATTGAATAAACATTACCAAGGGTATCTTTTAAATAACCAAACCTCGGTTTTTGAGTTTCTTCCCATGTAAGTAATCTACCTGAATAAATTCCGGTAGAACCTGTAATAATTCTAGGATAAACTTTAAGACCTTTTGGATTTGTTTGTATTTGATTTTCCGCTAATGTTGGATCTCCTACATTAGGAAGAATAGGAATTGGTGATTGAGTATTTTCAACAAATCTATCGGCATATAGC